GGTGTAGCAAACTTGTCGCTCTCACTTCAGGTACATTTTTACTGATTGTTCCTTTCTTTTACAAAGATAAGAAATGTTTTCTAATATTCCAAATTATTTTGAAACTTTTTTAGATTTTTTTTCTTTTTTAATTTCATATGATCCACCCATATCATGTCCAACTTCAACATTCTCTTTTGGTGATTCAGTTACAATACCTTTCCATTCTGTTTTAGTTGTGTATTTCCATGTTGAACCAGCCATTTGATAGGCTTGTTTTTCATCAACTCTAATAATGTTTCCCGTTTTTACGTTTTTTAAACACTTCATATTTTCTATTTTTAATAATATAGGAATTTTTTGTTAAAAAACAAAATAATCAATAGGAACAGTTCCTTCACTTCTGTCTTGTATCTCCGTAGCAGTCAGCACTATTGATATTTGATGGATGAAAAACATCTATTCTTCTTGCGGACTTCCATCGGAGTCCCATATCTTATAAAAATCTACTACCTTGTCTTCTTCTTGCTTCTTCAGCTTCCCTATACCAACGAATCCAAGTCAATGAAACATCAACGGGGGCAAGTATCCAAGCCATTACTAAAACCATGATAGTATCTAATTCTGGTGAACCACCTGTTGGGTCGTTAGAATATCTTTTGTCTAAATTTTTAAACAACTGATACAAACAATAAATAACACAAATAACATAATAACCTATAAACATAACTTTTAATTTTTTATTTCCAAAATAATGATATAATAATAATTGTGAAAGCCAACAGTAATTGAACTGCGGTTTTCATTGTGAACGGTTGACCAAAATGGTACGGATAAAGAACCGATGCAATCATAATACCTGTCACAAAAAATATAAATCTATTACTCCACATTTCACCATTAAACGCTTTTACACCATAATGAGATGCTTTAATCCACAAGAACGTACAACCGACTGCAATTAAATAAGGCCACGGAGTCTTAATCCAATTTTCCATTTTAAATTGCCAATACATTATATACCAATGACCAACCGATCCTAATAGGAAAAGTGAAATTGATGTAAGTAAATTAAAAATCTGCGGTTTCATGATGATAATATACAAAAAATATTCCAATAAACAAAATGTATTCTCGACGGGATTCGAACCCGTATTACCTCCGTGAAAGGGAGGTGACCTAACCCTTAGTCGACAAGAACAAATAATCACTCAAATGGGTATTTGTTATAATATCACAATTGTTGCACTATACTCTGGTTAATTACTCCGTCTGTATCCAACAGCTTTATGTTGGCTTATAATTGGCTACTTTATTATAGCTCACATTTTTATTTGTGATTAAAAAAGATCCCGTTTTTTTTCTACATTTAGCCCAAGCACCAGTAGATCAGTGTTTTGGGTTTTGACGCGAGAAGTCTACAAGGTTTCCCCATTAGACCGTTACCACGGGCAAACTCTACAGCGGAGAGAGTAGGATTCGAACCCACGGACCTGTTACAGTCTACAGTTTTCAAGACTGTCGCGATAGACCAACTCTGCCATCTCTCCGTTGACACCTTTATTTATCCAACTCACAGGTGTCTTAGCTGTCCCCTTTCGGGTTAGGAATAATCATTTCGTCCTCACGAGGTCGGGGTGATGTCCCCTGACGTTCTTCCTATACGTCAATGTACGTTTCCATATGGTTGTCAAACCATTTCTCATCATATTGGACATACTATTCGGTGACTAACCGAATCGTGTGGGAAAGTTTGGATTTGAACCAAAGACCTTTGCTTTATGAGAGCACTGCTACTAACCAACTGAGCTACATTCCCATTTTAGTCTTTTCCTTACCTCTTAATAACCACATTGCCATCCCGGTGTTACTGCCGGGTGCTTACCACTTGCGTGGAGTGATTATCACGTTGCGCTCCCTGAGGGTCACGATCCCCCGACTTCAAAATTAACAGTTTTGCGCTCTACCAACTGAGCTAAGGAAGCGTGTTTGATTCCAACCCAACTTAAGTTGCACCTCCGTGTCATGCACTGGTTAACAAAGTCCTCGTTGAGTTAGTTTCAAAAAGTTACAGGTTTTTCGTACCATCTATGTACATCATGTCCGAGACTGATTCATGAATCGGAGGTTACTTTTCGCTTAATGGTTAATTACTCCAACTTATAGTAACTCTACTCTCACCGTTCTACATCTAGATTCAAACGGATAGTTGAGATTCATAGACAGTGGGGTCACACCACCGTCGTCACCTGTTGAGCCTCGTTACGGACTTGAACCGCAGACCTAATCATTACAAATGACTTGCTCTACCAACTGAGCTAACGAGGCTTATTTTATTTCAATATGTCAAAGAACCACTTATTTTACAAAGATAATAAATATATACGAATATACAAAATTATTTTTAATCTTTTACAAAAAACCCCCACTTTTTAAGGTGAGGGTTATCAATATAACAATATACTACTATTCACTCCAATGTTTATCTCTAAGTTCATATACATCAATTGGTTCACGTTTCATATGACTTCCCTGATTGTAAAATGCACCTTTTTTTAAGAATCCACCTAAAAAGTTTCTTCTCATTCTATTTGAGTTGTTAGCTTCCGACCCGTGTACACAATGTGAGTGTAATAAAACCACTTGTCCTTTTTTTAGAATTCCTTCTACCTTACGGAAATCGTGTCCCTCAGGCATAATACAAGGTTTACCTCTTTCATTTCTCCAAAACGATGGATTAGTTTTTGTTCTTTCCTCATCAACCTCAATTGGTAAGGTTTGTAATCTATGTGAACCTTCGTAGTTCCACACGGAACCATTACTGTTGTCGTGGTTATCCAATGCTAATGCCGTATTGATAATTTCATTGTGTTTACAACCCGTGTAAAAGGCGTTTTGGTGCATATCTCTACCTAATTGTCCTGGTGGTTTAAAGTATGCCCAACTTTGCATCCCAACAATTTCACCTTCCATTAGAAACTGACAAGCTTCAATTAATTTAGGGTGAACATATAGTTTTGCAAGTTTATCCGATAATTTATGTGGATATGCGAATGGATCCCATTCACCCCACTCCTTACCATCGTCTGTTAATGTTCCTTTTCTCTCCTGACGTAAACGTTCAAGTTCGTCATTGATTTCGTCACATTCTTCTTCTGTTAAGAGTTCTAATGTTGTAAATCCTCGGTATCTCCAATCAAATGTCATTTGTTGAATTTCCAATTCTGTGAGATGTTTAAAATTTCCCATAATAATTTATTTAATATTATAATATAAGATATTTTTTTATGAAAACAAAATATTTTCAATAAAATAACTCATGAGTTTCATCAGTAGACTAATTCAATAGTATTTATAGACAGACAAAAAATAAACGTATCTCTCTCAAGATATTATGTATTATATTAATATGTGGTTCTGAGGGAATTGTAAACTCAGAACAGTATGGAAAAATTAAGAACACTATCAATTAATATTAAAGAAAAAATCTTTTTAGGTTTTTTATACTTTGCGATATCATGGGTAATATTTGGAATGATATTCGGTATATCCATGGCGGTTTTGGAATTTTCAGGCCAAAGAGAAATAACAAGAGACATCTCAAATTGGATTTCGTGGAGGATTGATGGTACATTCAAGAACTCACCTGAAAATATATTCTATGTGGCTGAAGACCATATTTGGGTGGAGAGTGTTACCAATGAAGTTAAGATGGGTAAATTGGCAGGTAATAGAAATTTAGCTTTCGGTGTAAAAAATACATTGGAAGAATTCTTACAAGAAAAGGGTTATGATTTAACACCTTCAGCCCCATACAAATTAAAAGTTCAAATCATTTATTTAGATGTTCTTACAACAAAAAAGAACATTTCTGTTTTTCACAAAAATGAAGAAGAAGTTGTCATTCGTATGAAAGGAACTTTATATAAGGATGGTAAAAAAGAAAAGGAAATAATGGTCGAAGAATCATCTTCAGAAATATCAATGTCAACATTAATTGTTGATGAGGGAGGTCAATTTAATCAAACGTCACTTAGTAACGCCTTAAAAAAATCGGCGGATAAATTAATAACTAAATTATTTGTTAAATAACTATGAAAAAACTATTAACGCTACTTGGAATACTAGTAATATCCATAGCAACAAATGCACAATTAACTGTCAACCAATCTGTGACACCTACAACAGGGTTAAAGGTTGGTGATACGGTTTCAGTTAAATACACGGTTGCGAGAGGTACAACCACGCCTCGTTATTTTTGGTTGAGATATCAATTTAACAATAAGGCACTTTCATATGTTTCAACGACGTTCTCACAAGGAACATCAGTTCAAACATTCTACACAGGTTGGTCGTCTTATAAATTTACTTCAAGTGCAGCAAATAGTATTACAGCTAAAGATTTATATGCACAATATCTAATATCTCCATGGGGTTACGCAGCCAACGCAGATTGGAATGTTGGTCAATTAACTGTTCAAAGAACCGATGCATCTATCAACGGAGATGTTGCAACTCAAAAATATGTAATCAAAGATTTGGGTGCGTATACCGACATTCATAAATTAGACTTATCATATTCAATTGATGCAACAAGTGCATACATTACACCAATTACAACTGATCCAGGTACAATGTCTTTAACAAATGTTGTTGGTAATACGTCTCAGTTCAAACTAAGAGTTTTATTCCCAACAGGATATGATATTACCGCACACAGTGTTGCATTATTTCCAATAAAAACAGATGGTACAATTGATTTTACAGTAACACCAATTGCAACAAAAGTATTAGATGCAAGTGGTGAGGCGACATTTACAACAGAAGTGAAAGTGGGAGATAGTTTGGCGGTGTGGATGTATGGTGCAACAGGAAAAACTTTTATGAATAACATTATAACAGTATCAGACGCATATAAAGCATTTTTAGGTATTTCACAAACGGATATCGCGGGTGTAAAAACTTATTTTACAAGACCACAATTACAAAAGAATATAGGTCAAATTACAAAGAGTAAAAGTGTGTTTAGTGAAAGTGATTCATATTATATGTTTGCATATGTAATGGGTATCGCTAATGTAAAAGATAGTGCATGGATTCCATTGAGTACAAATAGTGGTTTATTCAAATGGTATAGTGGTTTATTAAATCAAAGTTGGTTAGATGGTGTACCTACTTACAAAACAAAAGTAACATCATCAAATCAATCGGTAGATATGGTATACGCATGGGGTGGTGATTTGGATTGGTCTCATTCATCTGACCCTGATGTAATCGCAAGTAGAATTGCAGCAGGAACTTACTTAAACTCAATTAATGAAAAAAGTACCTCATCAATCAAATCATTTTCAGTTCAATCAATGTCATATACACCAACAATTGAAAAGGCAACATTAGGATTAAACTCTACAATTGTTAATGGTAAAGTTGTATTAACGGGAACATTAACAAAAGACGGATTAGCGGGATTAGAGGTAATCTTACAATATGACAATTCAAAATTAACATTTGATAATATATCATTTGACGCCGGTCCAAACGTAACTAACTTCTCAACAAATGGAGATGGTAGATTAACATTCGGTTCAATGGATCAAATGAAAACTGGTAGAATTAAAATAGGGACACCTTACAAATTAACTTTTATACCGAAAGAAACCATAACAAATACGGCGGGTTTATTTTATACAGTTTTAGCTGACGCGGTTGATGGAAACGGAAACAAGATTAATTTGATTGTTGAATAATTTATGAAGAAACTATTAGTAGTATTATTTTTATTTATATCATTTTTAGGGTTTGGTCAGTCAGTAACGGCTCCAGACCCTAAATCATTTACTGTGAATACCACAGGACAAGACGCTAGTGGATTTTCATTAAGTGGATTTGGTGCAACATCTACTTTACTTGCTTCTATAAGTTTAGTCAATCCACCATCAGGTACAACATTCGTATTAAACACAACAACGGGTTTAACGGCAGCAAGTGGATTTACTTTAAGTGGTAATAAAACTCGTTTAGTGGTAACTGGAACAATGGCAAGTATTAATACTGCGTTAGCGTCTCTAAAAATAAACACAGGAACAGTAATTGGTGATATTAATATTTCAGTGGCCGCAACTGTTAATCAACCAGGATATTATTTCAATGGAGTAAATGGTCACTTTTACAAACCCGTAACAACCGGTACAACTTATACAAACGCAAGAGCAATTGCGTTAACAACAACATTCAAAGGACAGACGGGTTATCTATTAACACTAACATCATCATCGGAAGATTTATTTATTCAAGCTAATGTACCACAATCAAATATATGGTTTGCAGCAACAGATGAAGTTATAGATGGAACTTGGGTAATTGATGCGGGTCCTGAAAAGGGGACTGTGATGAAAACATCCAACGGACCAACTGCCGGAAACCGACCAGGTGTGTATAATAATTGGGCAAATGGTGAACCAAACGGATATAATCATAGTGAGGATTATGCAGTAACAAAATGGAATGGTAATCAATGGAATGACTTATCAAACAATTGGAGTAACCCATATGTAATTGAATATGGAACTTGGTCTAATCCCGATGATGCAACATTTACGGAGTTCTATACCAATTCAGTAACACATTCAAACGGAGAAACTATAAAAGCATTATTTGGATTTAAGTTTAATACTTCAATAGATAAAACAAAATTCTTAGCACAGATATTCAAAAGAAACGACACATATTCAAATTGGGCAGCGGCGGATGGTTATAAATCATTGAGTGGTTTGGGTAAAGTATTTCTTTCAAATCAAATAGATACTTCAAAGATTTATACAACTGGTATTCCATTAACAGCAGGAACATCCGATATGCAACAATTTAATGAATCGGATATTGGTAAGATATATAGAATAACAATAACAGGTACAACAGGTGGAGCAATATGGGGAACCGATATCTATACAAGTGATTCATATATTCCAGCCGCAGCGGTACATGCTGGTGTAATATCAGACGGACAAACAAAAGAAGTTTATATTAAAGTAGTACAGGGGTTAAGTGAATATGTTGGTTCAACTCGTAATGGAGTATCAACATCGGGTTATGGTGGATGGGGATTAAGTTACCAATTCGTATCGGCACCTGCATCATACAAAGCAACTATATCTCCGGGTGGGGTAGAGTGGTCTTATACAAATCCAAATGCAAGTTGGTTAAATGGTAATAGTAGATTGTTAATTGATATGAGACAAGTTGGAAGTATAGACCCAACGAAAATATCAAATGTAAAAATATTAGATGCGTATGATGGGCCTGTTACATATACATCACATGACAATAATGGTTGGGCACAATATACTGTTCCATCTCCATTAACAAAAGTAACCGATGGAACTTCTGCATATAATCAATATATTAGAAATATGAATGGTTCAAATACCGACTATGCATTTGCATGTGGTATTGGACTTACCCAACAAGGTGCGTTCAAACAACACAAAATGGAATTACAAGAATATGATAGTACACAATTAAAAACTTTGTATAATAGTATCGTAACAGTATCAGATGTGTATTTGGCATTTAAGGAATTGGCAAATGGTGGTATATTTGGAAATCAAAGTGGTAATGAGTTTACTTACGGAATTCAATATAAAAACGCAGATGTAAATGATGATGGTTTATTTAATGAAGCGGATTGTTTCAAATTATTACAAAATTTAACGGGTGTACAAAACTTAGTTAGTAATTATACTTTGGATAATACAATACGTTTGATACCTGATTCAATTTATAATAAAATTGGTAAGTCAACTTGGAGTTCTTTTCAAAATTTTGCAGGAAAAACTTATAATTTTAGTTTATTAGATAATGTAATAAGTTATAACTACGATTTGGCTGTTAGTTGGAAAGGTGATGTAAACTTATCACATTCGGCAACTCCTCCATCAAATAATATCACAACGATGACAGTTAGAACATCAATGAGTACACCAATATCAACTGACATCAACGCATCTATTATGACCGAAGTAATTGGTGATAGTGTTTATGCTTACATCACATTTGACCCATTACAACAAAACGTGGTAGGAACTCAATTTCAATTAAACTACGATAATTCGGTCTTAAATTTTAAAGGAATACAATTTACCACAAAAGGTTCACCTACCAACTATGCAACCAACAAGGGTAATTACATTAATTTAGGTTCTTTGGTAAGTGATGGTAGTACAAGTTTAGATAAGACAACAACATATAAGATTTCATTTTCGTCAAACACAAAATTGGATAACATATTGGGTTTAATTTCAATAGGTTCAACGGACGCAGTTAATAAAGATGGAAAATCATTAAAAATAAAAATAAATTAATGAAAAAACTATTATTAATTCTGTCACTAATTTTGACAACATTTGTTACAAACGCACAAATTGTAAAACCAGATACCTTACAACTATCACCAAAAGAATTATTTGGAGAAAGTGGTGATTGGAATAATTTAGGTATATTAGAGTCATATATTGATTTTTCAAAAGATGTTCTTTCATCCTCAAATTTATCAGTAGGTGTAATTGGAAAACAAGTATCTACTACCTTAAATTTAGGATATAGTAAATCATCTAAAAATGGTAAATGGGGTCACTCATTCGCATCATCAATAAATCCAATATGGAACTACTATGGTGTGGGTTATGGTTTCAGTAGAAATACGAATACAAGAACTACTACATTACAATCATTCTATTCAACCGATTTTGATTTTCAAAAAGATATTTCTCTATCATTCATTGATGTATTCAGAACTAAAAAGTTTGGAACATTTGGTTATAGTGTGATTGCGTCAAAATCGTTTTGGGGAAGTTATCAAGGTCAATGGGAAGGAAAATATATAGTAGATGAAAATGGTGATTTTAAAGATTTAATATATCCACAAATGCCATCATCAAGTCAAATTAGTTATAGAGGTATGGCAATGTATACGTATACATTCAAAACAAAGAGAGTAAACATCTCACCACAAATATTTGCAATGAGTGATATCTACAAAGTATTCAAAGATGGGACTGAATCGGATTTAGCATATGTAGATGATTTCAATTTGGACTTATATTATGGTACATCTATTGATTGGAAAATAACTAAAAAATTTGTATTGAATACTAATGTTAGATATAACACAACTTGGAATAAATTAAGTGAATCGGTTGGGTATAAAAAGAGTAATCCAATTCTATTTATGATAGGAACAAACTTTCAATTTTAAAATATGAAACGTATCAAAATTATATTATTGTGTTGTATGGTTTTTATAATATCGTGCAAAAAAATGGTTCCGTTTACACCTGTGTCACCGACAAATGTGGAATTTTTCTCCTTATCTGAAAATAAGGTAAAAAACGGGGATGTTATTAATATTAATTTAACTACAGGAGGAGTATATACTTTAACAATGATTGATACGGTTCAAAACCAAGTAGTATCAAGGGAAAGGTTTACTGGTAAAGTAGGATTAAACTCTCTTAAAATATTTACTAATACTTTACCGACAAAAAACCTAAGTGTCGTGTTAAAGGATCAAAATAATAATCAAATAGGTAAAACAAGAATAATTATAAATTAAACAAGACAAAAAATGAAAAAAGTATCTCTCGTACTCTTTGGATTAATCTTACTTGTTGGATGTAGAAAAGTAGACATACCAATGCAACCACAAGTGATTAGTGACAACCTTAAAATCTCAAGTTCAGTGGGATTAAAATTAGAAACTTCATTTATAACAAATGAAGTTGCAATGAACATAAAAAGTGATGTTGCTCAAACTGTAACCGTTAAGATTTTTGATATTTCCAATAGAGTGGTATCAAAATCAACAAGTGAGGTTAAGGTTGGTGATAACATTTTAAGGGTGTATACATCCGCTTTACCATCTTCAGCGTATAGGATTGCATTATACGATGTTGCGGGTAATATGTTAGGAATTACAGATTTTAATAAAATTTAAGATAATTATATAAAGACAAAAAACACAAAATTATGGCAGAAGAACAAGAAAAATCAGAAAGTACAGGTGGTTCAATTAAGAACATCATTATCGGTTTAGTAAGCACCATCACATTAGGTGTGGGTGGTTGGTTTACAACAAAATTAACAGGTGGTGACGAAAAAGAGGCTCCCGTTCAACAAGCGGCACCTGTAATCAACATTACCAATTCACAAACTCAACAATCGGGTGGTGGTAAAACTGTAATCATCAATAAAGGTGGAGACGGTAGTGCTAAACCGGCGCCAGCACCAAAACCTAAGAAAAAAGAAGGTGATGAGTTTAAAGAAGAAGCACCTAAATGGTAATTTTAAATTAAAAAAAGATGAGTAATGAACAACCGCCAAGCGGATTTAAGGATTTATTAGCAAATATGATGAAACGCAGGTGGTATATCACTGCGATAGTGTTAGGTGGATTTATGATTATTATTGGAGGAATGTTCTTTGGTATATTAAATAAATCTACGATTGAAGGAGAATGGAAAGAACTTCTTTTATTATTATTAGGAGCGTTTATCGGTAGTTATGGTAAAATCATTGACTATTGGTTTAGTGATACTGATAAGGATAAGATGTTAGTTCAGAAAATGGACGAAGAAGATGGTACGTCAATGAGTAATACTGCTGATATGCCTGTAACTCCACCAAATAACACTCCATTGATTCCAGATGCATTTGTGCAAGCCGCAAAGAACGCACATGAAATCAACTTAATTGAGGCAAACAAAGTAGAGGTAAAATCAGAACCAAATAATCCTCAAGTTGTTGAAAGTCCTTTCAAATCACAACCAAGAACAGGTGTTGAGGTTGATGAAGATGGTGATGGTACAATAGATGGTATTGATTTTGATGGTGACGGTAAAATAGATATGTATTTCGCACATAGACAATGTGAACACGTTTGGGGTGACTTGGATGGTGATGGCATTGAGGAGTGTTTAAAATGTGGTAAAATTAAAGATGAAAATGCAGAAATGCATACGGAAGGATAAAATAAACAAAAGACAAAAAATAAAAAACTATGAATTTTAAACAATGGGTTATTGAAATTTTCAAAGATGAAAGAGGATCAATATCGGTAAAGCCGGTAATAGCAATGATAGGTGCTTTATTCCTATGTATTACGATGATTTTAAATTCGTTCTCTCACGCGGATTTCGCTCCATCACCTGAATTGGTGAATGCGGTGATGTTAATCACGGGAATTGGAATGGGTGCAGATACTTTGGATAAATTCTCTCACAAAAAGAAAGAAGAAACAGAAGGTTAGTATAAAAGGGAGTTAAAAACTCCCTTTTTTGTGTATTTATATTAAAAGAATATGACAAACGAACAAATTCCTACGGGATGGCAAGGTGGTTTTCCATCTGAAAAACAAAAGAAAATGCTATATCCTACCACAGATTTAACCTCATTACCTATGTTGGGTAATATGGATAACATTAATTTACTACAAAGACAATGGGGTGTTAAATGGCCAATGTTTAGTTGGAATACCCTAAATGGGGAAAAAGACCCAAAACGTTGTTATGTACAATTTGCTCCTTATATTTCAAGAATAGGATATACCAATGAAGGTAGAATTTATTCCATAATCTGTCCTCAACAAGGGATGTGGATTGGAGATGAGATTTGTATCAATGTGGAAGTAACAGTTACGGGACAAAGAGGATGGGTTAATGAAGACACAAAGGAAATTGCTGCGGATATGATGGTTGAGGGAAAAATTTGGTTAACACCAGGTGAAAATCAAGGTGGTCTATTAAGAGCAATTTGGCCATTATTAAAATACAGTTCTCGTAAGTATCCTATCAACAAAGAAAATGCTATTCGTGTTTTAACACATCTACCAGGAAATCCTAAAGAACCTATATTTCAACTCGGAAAGGGTTTATCACCAAGATTTAAAAATCCTGAATTTGCAATAAAGGAAGAAGCATATAGTACAGGACATATCAATGTAGAAATAGGAGGAATGGTAACAACAAGTGATCACAAATTAGATAAGTTTAATCAATACTTTTTAAATCTTTTTAACTTAGGTACTGGTAATATGTTACAAAAGGGTAATGTATTATCGTGGAATTTATTTTTTGATTCACCTGAATTGGTTTCAGTTCCTGAATGGCAAAATCATGCTGATTATTGGCGTACCTCTATAGGTGCTCATCACGGTTCACCAGGTGGTGAGGGAACAAGTCCAAGATATTTTGATGGAACATATTTTGACACTAAAAATTTCGCCATTAAAGAGGTTATTAAAGATATTTTAAATCACGTTGTAAAAAACTCTACGTTGAGGAAGGGTTTAATATTACTTGTAGAATACAGTCCTAAAACAATATTTGATATATTTTTAAAGAAGGGTGATCAATCTAAAACAAAAACACAATAAACTATGGAAGAAGAATTAATTGGGGCAATTAAATTATTTGCAGGAGGCTACGCTCCTCAAGGATATGTAGAATGCAACGGACAATTATTAAACATAAGGGAAAATGAGGCGTTATATGTATTACTGCAAGATAGATACGGAGCAACACCAAATTTATTTGCGGTACCTAAAATGGAACCACCTATGGATGGTATGAAATACATAATAGCCACTCGTGGTATATGGCCAGCAAGACAGTAATATTATAACAAAAACAAATACACAATGACAAAAAACGAAATACTATACAATGTCGGTTTAACCGAGAAAGTATATTCAGAACAAAAAGACATTGATTTTAAAGCACAAAGATTAAAATTAATTAAATGGATTGACGATAAAAAAACAGATACACAAGGATTTGTTGCCACAAAGGATAAATCTATCTATATCGTTTGGAGAGGAAGTTCTTCTAAAAAGGATTTCCAAAACGACGCATCAATTGATAAAGTTCCATTTGTTCAAGATGGTGAAAAAGTTCACATTGGATTTAAATCATCTTGGGACGCTGTTAAAGACGAAACTTATAAATCATTTGAAAAAGCATTATCCACATTAGGTGGGGAGGGTGAAGTTGATAATATTATTGTTTGCGGTCACAGTTTGGGAGCTGCAGTTTCTACCTTATGTGCATATGAGATTTATTCAATTTATAAATCAAATAAAATTATATGTTGTACTATCGGTAGTCCAAGAGTTGGTAATAAAGTATTCAAACAGAACTTTGATAAATCATCAATTGAATCATTAAGGATTGTTAATAATTTAGATGTTGTTACTCGTGCCCCAAATATTGGATATCACCACGTTAATACTGAATTACGTATTGATAGTGAGGGTAAAGTTAAAAAATGGATGATTGATTGGCAAAGAGTTGGTGAATATCTTAAAGCTGTATTCACAGGTAATACTGCCAAAGATCATATGACGAGTAACTACATAAGTGCATTAAATAAATGGAACCCTTAATATAAAACTATGAGACATTTAATAATATTTTTAATTTTTATTTTAACCTGTTTAATTGCAGATAATGCAATGGGACAAACAATAGGATCAACAAAAACCGAACAGTATAAAGCAGATTTTGAAAAAAAACGAGACATAAGTGCTTACATGGATTACGACGGTCCTCAAATTCCAATTCAAATATTAAAGGCAGGCATTTCTGATGAGATGTATGAAATGTATCCTGAGTTAAAAGAAAAACGTGTTGGTTTGGGTGTTGCTAACATTTCAATGGAATACCTTGAAAACTTAAATAGATTCAAATTTACCGAGGATAAGACAGAAATTAAGAATAGGATGGTAAAACAATTCCAAGCGTCTGCTGCGGGTATTTCTGAGAATAAATTAGACGGTCGTGGTAAAATCAATTTGGCGAAGTATTTTGTTACGATTGAGTGTTATGACTACTCGGTGTCAGAAGACGAAACTATTAACCTAAAAGACGGTATTAAAGACAATATGGTAACTCGTATAGGTCTTCAGGTTAGATTTACTGATGCTGAAACAGGTGTAGTATTTGGTGGGTCAGGTTTAGGTGAGGCAACAACAAAAAGAGAGTTAACCCTTTTATCGGATGCGACCATTGACCCAATTAAGTTCAATCAATCAACAATTAGTATTGCAACAAAGAAAGCTTTAGACATTGCATGTGCTAACATCCTTGATAGAATGATTAAAAAAGGTATATTCACGAAATAATGAAATATGAAGTAGTGGACGTTCCACAAAATAATCCTTGTGAAAATTGTACACCATGTATGAGATTAAAATTGATGGATATGGGGTTTATACATGGGCAAGAAATTGAGATAAGTGATAAAAAATTTGGTCTTTATTTAGTAAACATTTTATCCGACGGAGGACAAATAGATTCAACCATAGGTTTAAGGCAAGAAGAATTAGATAGAATATGTTTAAAAGGGGTTTTATAACCCCTTTTTTAATATTTATATTATATGAAAAAGTTTAAAAGAGTTCACGACGACAAAGTTTTTTTTGGTGTATGTAGTGGTTTAAGTCACCGTACAAATGTTGATCCATTGGTTTGGAGGTTATTGTTCTTTTTTTTAATATTTTCACCATTCCCAATAATAACCGGTTATTTACTAACCACAATTTTAACTGAAACAGTATGAAAAAGGTTTTATTAGTTACAGGTTTAATATTAATATTAATATTATTCTGCACAATAATGTTATATTCCCAAGTTAGTTCTTGGAGACAAACTGGTGGAAGTGTTCCAGCATCATCACAAACATCACAATCAACTCAAACAAGAGTTCAACCATCTGTACCACAACAAAATAATGTAAGTAGTTGGAGAAATAATCAACCTCAACAATCACAACCAGACCAACGTGGTAGAGTACGTGTTCAAAATTGGAATAGAAATAATCAATTTGGTTACTATTGGGGAAACTGGGGATGGTATCAACCAATGCCTTATATTTGGTATGATGATTACGGATGGAGACAAAGAAGTGTAATTCATATATATGAAGGTGGAAAAAGAGATACTATTAGAAAAGAACGTGTTTATACCTCCTTTGGATTTGGACATACAAATAATAAACAAATTTCTTATTGGGGAACGATTGGTGACAAGAGAGGATATTTTATTATGGATTATGTAATGACTTACGCAATAGACCAAAATAGCTATTATCCATATGGTCAAATTAACAATGTCGACTTTCCACTTAGTAAAGAAGATTGGAAAAAAGAATCAACTTTCTATGTTGGTGGTGGTAAAAGAATTGGTAAAATAGGAATACATGGTATGGTAGGATTTGGTAATGAAGTTATTAGATGGCAAGGTAAAGATGACTTAGGTGGTATTTCATTTCCAAAATCAAATTCATCATTTACCACATTTAAAGTTGGTATTATAAAAGATTTTAAATTCGTTACATTAAAATTAGATACCGACCCAATAAGAGGATACACACAAATATCAATAGGTTTAAATAACAAATAATGAATTTAGATTTTGACTATAAAATATTTGATTTAGAAAATTATCTTACTAAAGATGAGTTTGTTAAACTTAATACATCATTAATTAATTTTGACGTAAATGTTGATGAGATTAATAGCTCGTTAGGGTTTTTACAATGGTCAAATGATGTGGAAAATAAAGTTAAAGAAATAGATCCAATAAGATACAATAAAATAGTAGATTCATATTCATTGAATTATACAGATTATTGTTTTTTAAATAAATTAAATGATCAATATGGATTTAATGAAAATGATTATTTTAATTTTTTATTAACACATAATAGTAGTTTGTTAAAAACTAATGGAATTTATGATCTAATATCTAAATGTTACGAAAACATATTATTTGAATTATTTAATAAAAAAATTAAACCAAATTTTAAAGATTCATTAGTTGGTCATATAAATGTATATCCAGAAGGATCATTTATTAAGAAACATTTTGATAGTGACCCAAATGGTGAAAGATTATTTACTGCTGTATTTTTTATAAACAACGATAGAAAATTTGATGATGGGTCATTATTAAAACTTTATACTAAAAATGGTGAAATAGAAGTTTTACCAAATTTTAATAAATGTGTGTTGATTGAACATCAAAAATACAATTACGTACATGAGGTAACTAAAAACTTATCAAAAGACATTAGATATTCAGTATATTGTCCATTTACAATAAAAGATTATAATGAAAAATTTGAATAACGAATAATGAAAAAATATATTATCTCTCTCCTAATATTATTTTTTTATGTTAAGTCGTTTAGTCAAAGTACTATAACACAAACATATATTGATCCATGTGACAATAAAGTCTATGTGGTAACAATTCCCTTTGGTCAAAATCAAACGGTTGCAGTTATTAGAGGTAAATCTAAAATAGTTACATTAGCTGACATGAGTAGTGGTGCGTTTCAAGTATGGGTAAATTCAATATTTTCAACTCCTTGTCCTATAAATGATAATATAAGATTGGCACAAGAAGCTGCCGCGAGAGCTGCCGCAGATGCTGCAGCAAGAGCTGCCGCTGACGCAGCCGCAAAGGCAGCTGCAGATGCCGCAGCAAAAGCGGCATCGGACGCCGCCGCAAAAGCTGCCGCAGATGCTGCAGCAAAGGCGGCTGCAGAGGCTGCGGCAAAGGCTGCAAGTTCATCGGCATCATCGGCAGCAAGTTCATCGGCAAGTGCGGCAGCAAGTTCTGCAGCGGCAAATGCAGCAACACCACCACCAATAAACATTGCACCACCACCCCCACCACCCGTAGTCACTGCACCCCCACCAACGGCAGCACCTCCACCGGCAGCTGCACCACCACCCGCAAGTGGTAGTTCATCTCCACCTCCTGCAAGTGGTGGTAGTTCATCATCAACAGAAGCAAAACCTGCTGAAGCAAAACCCGCGGAGGCAAAACCTGCTGAAACTAAATCGGACAAACCTGCAGAACAAAAAACCGAAGAAAAGAAAACTGAAGCTAAAACAGAAGAAAAGAAAGAAGAAGCAAAAACCGAAGAAAAGAAATCAGAAGAAAAAAAGACTGAGGAGAAAAAGGAAGAAGCCAAAAAAGAAGAAGAGAAGAAAGAAGAAGCTAAAAAAGAGGAAGAGAAAAAGAAAGAGGAAGAAAAGAAAAAAGAAGAAGAAAAAAAGAAAAAACAAGAGGTAACAAATCCAACACTATTGGCATCGGATATAAGTGTTATGGAAGCAACTCCGGGTAGTTTCTTAGCGTCTATATCATTAGGACTTAGTAAATCATCGTTAGCAGGTGATGTGAGTTATAGTGCTGGATTGATGGTGAATAGTAATTTAAGTTCAATCGTAATGACGGGTGGTATAACAAAAATGGGAATGACCGAAGATGGACAATTAGACGCAATACATTCATACGGAACTGGAATTGCGTACTTAGGTGGAAACTATATGAATTTATTAGGATATACATACATCAAACCAACTGCAAAAAAAGGAACATATGGTTATAATGTGGGTGTAATTAATCTATTACTTAAAAACGATGAGACGGGTGGGTTTGAATACAATATGGCTACATCTGCAATTGTGTTTTGGACTAAACCTTATCAGTATAATAAAAAATTAACAATATCACCACAGGTATTTACAATGTTTGCACCTATAAGTTATAATAGTGCAACGGGTGTAACAACAGTCAATAGACATATGGGATTTTTATTAGGTGCAGCATTTGATTATAAAATTAGTAAGAGATTTGGGTTCTCCGCAAACTACAAAATGAGTGGAAACACCAAACCATTTTCTGATTTTTTAAGTAATTTCCAAATAGGTAGTAGAATGGTATTATAAAAAAAATCCCCGAAGTATAAACCTCGAGGACTTGACAAAAAATAAATGTACCTCTCTCCTGATACTTTACTAATATATTAATTATATTTTAAGAAGTCAATTCTTTATGTAAATTTAATACTTGACCACACATTTCATAATCTTCATTTTCTTCAAAAAAAGGTAAAATATCTCTTTTTAAAACAATGGTTTCATTACGATGAAATTCAAATTCTGTATTCCAATCAGTGTTTTTAAACTTAGCTGAAAGTTTTAATACTAAAGATTTTTTTCTTGTGTTTTTAAACTCCTCAAAAATTTCAATTATAGATTTATAAATGTCTTCTTTGTTTGGTTCGTAAAAACTTTTCCAATCCTTATAAATTCCATTGATAATCAATTCTTTATAAGGTTTCTTTCTTCTTTTTGGTTGATCCAAATTTTCCATGTGGGTAAGTGTTTAGTTTGTTTAGTTATGAACGTAAAAATAATGATTTTTTTTGAATATCCAAGAATTATTCATTCTCCATACTACGATCCCACTTTGCTTTACGTGCTTCAGGGGATAACATGTGGATTTCATTAATGGTGTGATTAATTTGAACTCTTACACAGGTTTGAGGTAGTCTACAATTCATTAAATAATTGTTGATATATCCCATCATATTTGCGGAACCAATAGGGTTTGCGGAATGTATATATACTTGAGGTAAGGGTATTTTTTCGTTCATACTCTCACTAACCAAATATCTACAACAATCCATTCCCGTTCTTTCTTCTATGTTGTTGTAATCCAACATATAATTATTTTTTACATTTGTATAGTATTCCACCATAGCACCTTCACCTAAATCATGATCTAAGGATATAACTTCAAAATTACCTAATCCATGTAATTTTATTTGTGCAACAAATTCATCATAATTTCTCACAACAATCCAATCATCATCCACAGGAGTTCTTATATCGTCAAGGTATAATCTCAATCTATTATTAATTTTCATCTTTCTTAAATGGTTTTTCGTATTTAGGTTTCATTATTCTCCAAATAATATGTTCATATGGTTTTCCGTCCCACATTGCAAATAATATTGGTCTATAAAATGTCTCAACATTACATTTTTCTAAATGTAACGCAAAATCTTTTTTTGTTGGCATTGGGTCCACATCACCATATTTTCCATATCTAAAATAATCGTGTATCTTACCACAATGTTCACCAATTCTGTATTTGGCATATTCAAAAGAACTCACTTGTTGTTTAACCCACTTGTAAAATTCATCAGGTACCCTATCTAAAAATTCATCCATAGGTTTTCCATCCCTCAATAATTCCCAAATATCTTTGGATGAAAAGTTGGTTAATATTTTATGTAATCTTTTATATTCTTCTCCTTTGATTTTCATACGAAAACCATTCTTAAATTTAATTACATATCCTTCTCTATCTTTAGATATTTCTTCTTTAAGTAAATCATATCCTTCTCCCCAAGTTTTGTATGTCATAGCAACTTCAAATCCTGAATCTTGTGTCCAAAATAAACTACTATCAGGTATTTCCATTCCACTTTCAGTATGAAAAGCACCAAGAACAACTAATTTTTCTTCACCTTTGTAATCAACAACAATTCTATTTTCAGGATAAATAATTTCAAACAAATATGTGTTGTCTTTTCTCCACGCACTGATGTCGTGTCTATCAAGAATTTCTTTTCCTTTAATTGCTTGCGGTGATGTAAAAGAACCACGAGTGGATAATATCCATTCTCCTTCATAATTAAAAAGAATACCTAATGATCCATCCATCTTTTCATAAACAACATAAGTTTCATTTGGAATATCTTCTGGTTTATGTTCTTCGTAGTTAAAGAATTTCTTAAATGGTCTTGCAACAATATCACCTTTTGAATTGGTCACCAATCCACGGCATTGCAAAGTAATATCATCCCACAATCTTTCGTATTGAACTTTAGGAGAATAATTCCATATAGTCAAATCTTTAGTAGGATGTGTTTGTTTATGTAACAAACCATCAGTATAATATTTCTCTAAAATCTCTAACATTAGTTTATTGTTTTGTGGATTCCGATGTTGTAAGTATGTTTCAACCAATTAAAGGACAAATATACTCCACATATTTTGTTTTTCCAAATTGATACATGAGAATCTGGTTGACATGTTTCAAAATAAAAATAAACAAAAGGTAATGGATATATTGACCATTGGTTTCTATGTAAGTTAGCGTGAAATTTCATCTTTGGTTTTGGATTTATGGATTCAATAAAAGAAGAAATAAATTGACTCATTAAAGTTTAACTTGAAATCTATTCTTCATTTGTTGAAGTTTATCTTCGGGAACCCCATGAATATTTTCATTACCATGTCTGTTTTCAACAACCACTGTATGAACACGATAATTGTATCTTTCAGCCATTTTAAAATATTCGTCCATTTCCCATTCTTGGGTAAAAGTATTTGCAACAACTATCTTTGCCTTTTGTTGTCTCATTCTTTCTGAGCATCTAAATTGACAATAGTTATGAGCTTCTTTTAATTTAGTAGGATCAAAATTGTAATCACCTTCTTTATCTTCGAAAAAATCATCGGCAGATAAAATTTCAGGTTCGTCCGTACTTCTAAGTTGTAGTATGATTTTTGCTAGAGTTGTTTTACCTGAACCAGGTAAACCTCGTAATAATATTAATTCGCCTTGTGTCTCGTTTGTAATATCCATAGGAGAGATTTAGGATTAAAAAATGGGGGTCAGAATAAACCAACCCCTATTTCTTATTTTACTTCTTCATTAGATACTGGTTTTTCAGCACCTTCTTTTAATAAAACACCACCACCTTCTACAGGTGATACTGTTGAATCAGCGACTACTGCAGTTGTATCTGCAACAGGAGCTACTGTAGAGTCTGTTGTTTCTGTTGCGGCTGACCCTGAACCACATGCTGTTAGTGTAAGTGCTACACCAAGAGCTAAAATAAATGTTACTTTTTTCATATATAGTAAATATACGAAAGTTTAACGATAAAACCAAATTACATAAAAAAACCCCAACGAGATGTCGGGGTTTAAGGTCTTTGGGTGGGTTCAACCCCACTTACTTTTGAAAAACGAAAAGGTAATCGACAAAGAGAACCTATAGTGATATAAATATATATAACTTTAATAAAAAGTCAACTATTTACATTATTTTTTTATATAAATCTTCTGATAATTCTAAATGAGCAATTTCACCATAATGAAAATCGTCAATTTCTTTATTTGTTTCTTCTTTTATTAAAAGATATTTTTTATATGGTTCTAATAAATCATAATATGCTTTTTCATATTGTTTTTCATCAGTAAAAAATTTATTAGATGGTTCTACCCAAGTCCAATGAATTATTTTATTATTTTTTAATGTAAAATTTATAAGTTTTATGTAATCCGATAATTCGGTGTAATAAACGGAATTTTCATTTCGATTAATTGTTATGTCCTGTAACGTATCAACTTTAAGTGTAAACATGTCAGTCATATGTTTTACAACCGCAATCATAACGTCATAAAAATCATTATGTTTAGATGCAACCCTAAATCTAATTGGTTGTGTCCAACCAAATATTAAAATGTCATTAGGTTTAATTTTTTCTACACAGTCAATAAATTTATGGAATAAACTATAATTAGAACATCCACCAATTGACATATCAATTAAATTATATTCTAATTTTTCAGATAAAAGTTCTGAATATATTTTTGGACAGTACCCTTTATAATGGACATAAGGACATTCCTTTTCTATTTTTTTAAATGGAACAGAAAAGGAATCTCCAAATACCCAAAGATTATTTTGATTCAATATTGGTGGTTTTTTTAGTGATAGTTAAATTTTCGTCCTTATATTTCAAAATATATTGTACATTTTCTAAAATTGTACCTTTTAAAATTTCCTCACTCAAAAAGTCTTCACAAAGATTTTGTATAATACGTTTTAACGGACGTGCACCGTACTCTTCTTGTGAGTTCAATTCATAAATTCTATTGATAACCGTTTTATCGAAATTAATTTTGTAGTTCTTATTAATTAAACGTTTGTTTAAATTATTAACTTCAATTCCAATAATTTTTCTTAACGTTTCATCATTTAATGAATTGAATAGAATGATATCGTCAATACGATTTAAAAACTCAGGATTGAATTGTTGTTTCAATGCCTTTTGAATCATTGTCTTTCTAACTTCATATTGTTGTTCTTCACTTGATGAAGTTTTAAATCCAACACCTGCACCTAAATCAGATACACGTTTAGCTCCTACGTTAGATGTCATGATAACAATTGTATTTGTGAAATTAATTTTTCTACCAAATGAATCTGTTAAATGTCCTTCATCTAAAATTTGGAGTAAGATATTAAACACGTCTTTATGAGCCTTCTCAATTTCATCAAATAAAACGACAGAGAATGGGTTATTTTTAATCTTCTCAGTCAACTGACCCCCTTCATCATAACCGACATAACCCGGTGGAGAACCGATTAATTTAGATACATTATGTTTCTCCATATACTCACTCATATCAACACGGATAATTTTATCAGGATCACCAAATAAGGTTTCAGCAATTGACTTTGCAAGATATGTTTTACCAACACCTGTTGATCCGATAAAAATAAATGAACCGATTGGTTTATTTGCTTCTTTGATACCTACACGATTTCTTCTAATTGCCTTAGAGATTGTTTTAACCGCTTCGTCTTGACCAATTACTTTTGAAGATAAAATATTTTCAAGTTCTAATAACTTCTTAGTTTCTTTAGTGTCAAGTTTAGTAATTGGAACTCCCGTCATATCACTAACGATGTCGTAAACATCATCTAATGAAACCGGTATTTTATTATCTTTTTGTTTGTCGGACCACTTTAATTTTTCTTCATCTAATTTTGTTGTGACCTTCCTTTCTTCATCACGAAGCTTCGCAGCTTGTTCGTAATTTTGACTTTTTACAACTTGAACTTTCTTTTCTTTAATAATGTCAATTTCCTTTTTTAATTTTTCAATTACTTCAGGAATTTTAGACGATACTCTTTTTTCAGAACCTAATTCATCTAATACGTCAATTGCCTTATCAGGAAATTGTCTATCAGTAATATAACGACCTGAAAGTTTAACAATAGTTTCTAAAACACCTTCTTCATAACTTACTTTGTGAAAGTCTTGATATGATGTTGTTAAGTTTTTAAGAATTTCTAATGTTTCTTCTTCGGTTGGTTCTTGTAAAACTATTTTTTGAAAACGACGAACTAATGCTGCGTCTTTTTCAATATGTTTTTTAAATTCATCAAATGTTGTTGCACCAATACATTGTAATTCACCACGTGCTAATGCGGGTTTTAAAATATTTGCAGCATCCATCGCACCACTCGCATTACCGGCACCAACCATAGTATGTAATTCATCAATAAAGATGATTACGTTTGGAGCCTCTTGTAATTCGTTGATAATTGCTTTAATTCTCTCTTCAAATTGTCCACGGTATTTTGTACCGGCAACTAATGAAGTTAAATCCAAAGACATGATACGTTTGTCTAAGAGATTTGAAGGACAATCTCCTTTGTATATCATTAATGCTAATTTTTCAACTAACGCTGATTTACCGACACCAGCCTCTCCAACAATTACCGCGTTGTTTTTCTTTTTACGAGATAGAATTTGAGCAATTCTTTTTACCTCTTTATCCCTACCAACTACAGGATCAATTTTACCCTCTTCAGCCATCTTAATAAGATCACGAGAGAAATTGTCCAAGATTGGTGTGTTTGACCCTTTTCTAACCTTCTTGGGGTTCGTGGTTGGTCCATCCTCAAAAAAATCTACTGACATAAATAATAAGTTTAGTTTACAGTACAAACATAACATAAATCGAACTAAAAACAAAACGGTTGTGTATAAATTTATTTTAATGACAAGTTGTCAAATAAAATTAAAAAACTATGACAAGTTGTCTAAATTAATGTGTTGGCAAAAATTTTGTTAGTAAGAGAGTATAAAAACAATATATTATGATTACATTATTTAAAGACCCATTTTTTAGAGGATTGGACACGAAGGGATTTCTATCTACTCCTGAAACTAACATCGAAAAAGATGAATTAGGATACACGGTATCCATCAGTGTTCCTGGTTTAACAAAGGAAGACCTTAAAATTTCTACCAAAGAAGGTGTGTTAAAGATCACTTACCAAAAAGAAGAGAGTGATAATACACATCATTTTATTGGAAGTTTTGTGAAATCCTACAATATTCCAGAAGATGTTAAAGAAAAAGAAATCGAAGGAAAAGTAGAAAACGGAGTTCTAACTCTTTCATTACCAATTGATAAGAAGAAAAGTTTAGAAAGATTGATTTCATTGAATTAAAATATTTTCTCTAAAATTTTTTTTTATGGATATATTTGTGTAGATTTATAATATAAAATTTAACACCATGTCAGTAAAAAAAGAAAAAATCAACGGAAAGATGATCACCGTATCAATCGCTTCCACTAGTTTAAAGGCTGCGTCTTACGACACTTTAAAAGAAAATTTAAGAGTTACCTTTACAACAGGTAAATCTTATGAGTACCAAAACGTTCCGTCTACAACTTTTACAAAGTTTAGATTGGCTAAATCACAAGGTAAGTTCTTAAACGAGAACATTGTGAGTCAGTTTAAGACGAGAAAAGTTAAAAGTATCTAACTAACTTAAACCCCTCTAAATGAGGGGTTTATTTTTTGATATTTATTATCTATAATATATAAACAATATAATATGGGAATAATATCAGAAAAAATTGATGGTAAACTTATTACTGTCGTTGTCCAATCATCCAATCTTAAAGAAGTCTCTTACCATACAGAAACAGAAGACTTGACCGTTATATTCAATAACGGAAGTATTTATGAGTATAATAAAGTTCCTTGGTCTAAGTTCACCAAATTTAGGTTATCTGAATCCCAAGGAAAATACTTTAACGAAAATATCGCTAAAGCACATAACTATACTAAAAAAGGATGAGTTTATTTGAAGAACTTATTGAGGGAAAAAAGAAAGACAAACAAATTGTAAAATCTTTCGAAACAAAAGAAACTTTATCCGATCAAATTTTTGAGGAGAAAAAGGGTCATTTTGTTATGCGTGATGAAATTAAAAAAAGACTTCTTGAGGTATCTAATGACTTTATTGAAAGTTTGGGGGTTGAGTTTTTTATACATGATGTAGTTCTCACTGGATCTTTAGCGAACTATAATTGGTCACAATACTCCGACGTTGATTTACATATTCTTATTGACTTTGAAGAATCCAAATATGAAATGGATATCTTAAAAGAGTTTTTCGATGCGAAGAAAAACGTGTGGAATGAAAAATATGATATTAAAATAAAAGGTTATGATGTTGAGGTTTACGTCCAAGATGTAAATGAGGAACATGTGTCATCAGGTGTTTACTCCGTATTACATAATAAATGGATTGTAGAACCTGAAAAAGATAAACCGAATATTGATGACAGAAAGATTTTAGAGAAGGGTGAAGAGTTTGGAAAAAAGATAGATCGGTTAGTACAAAACCCAAAAGAAATCACCATTGATCAACTTGAAGATCTTAGAAAAAAGATAAAAGAGTTTAGACAGAGTGGTTTAGAGTCGGGTGGGGAATATTCTTATGAAAATCTAACATTCAAATTATTAAGAAGAAACGGATACATCCAAAAACTTTTAAGACTAAAAACGCAACTTAAGGACAGGAAATTGTCTATAACACAATAATTATACCTAATTTTTCTATATATCTATGTATTTATAGGATAAGAATAAGTATATCTTAACAATTTTATAAAATGGCAGAATTAAAACCACTAGGAAGTGAAAAATTAAACGGGGACGACAAGTTAAAAAGAATCCTTGAATTAACATACTTCAACAGTAATAAAAATAACAGTCGTTCTTCGAGTAAACCCGAATTAGTGAAAGAATCTAAAAACGGGGGTGTATATGGTGTCGTTAAAGAAAAAGACGGTTACTATGTAAAGAGAGGATTAAATGAATCATCACTCGATTATATCGGTGGTATGTTCATGAAGAACAAGAATAAGTTCTCTTCGTATGCCGAAGCGTTCAAACGACTTGAATTGTTGAAAGGACAGGAAGAACTACAGGAAGCAACAAAATATGTGTTAAAGCAAAACAAACCTCAACAAGAGGCTCCAATGCCTGAAGCACCGATGGATTTACCTCCAGCACCTGCGGCTGATGCATCAGGTGACGTTCCTCCCCCATCTCCTGAAGGTGAAGTTCCAATGGATGCACCTACAGATGCTCCTCCTGCTGAAGGTGGTGAAGATGAAGATGCTGGTAAGAGATCATCTTACATGGCTGAAGCTCAAAAATACGCTGGTAAATTAGGTCAAGAATTAAGAGATTTACATGATAGAATGGAAAGTGATGATATCAAATACATTTTAAACATGATTATTTCTGCAGTTGATTTAGATAAATTATCAGATGAAGATATTGAAGATGTTGCTAAGAAATTTGAAAGAGAGGAAGAAGAAGGTGGAATGGGTTCTGAAGAACCAACAGGTGAAGAACCTGCTCCATCTGCTGAACCTGAATTAGATATGAACGAATACGATTCAATGTCAGCTTTAGATGAATTCGTTAATACCCCAATGGATACCGATGAAGTAAATTTGAGTAAGTATTCAATTAAAGAAGAAGGTGAAATGGACGCGGAAGATGAAACTAAAGAATTAGATTTGGACGAAATAAAGGCTGCAATTGGTGATACATTAAGCAAATATTTTAAATAAAAATGCATCTAATATATGTCAATGAAATTGGGTCAGATTACAAAGGTCAAAAACAATACGAATTCGTATTCAGTGAGACCACTGAAATTGATATGGGCGATTGGTTCGTTATACCTGCTTCGGCTTGCCAACGGTCTAAATCACCTGACATCGAATATGTTGACGTAGTTGGTTTATTAAAAGATACAGATTTACAATTAGAATTAGTTCAAGACTCCGATCATTTCGGAGTTATTGATGCTGTAGATGGTGTAATTTCAATGGCTTGGGAAAAGTTTGATTTTGAAAATACAGAAGAAAGACTAACATTTAAGTTTGCGGAACCAATTGAAAACGTAACAAAAAAATTAAAATCAAGAGGGTTTATCCTCTTAAAAGAAGAAATAAAATTCAAGGAATCATGAAAAGAACAGAATTAATAGGAAGACTTTTAAAAGAAGGTTTTTCTGAAAAGACATTAGTTAATTTTACCGATAAACAACTTAACGATTTATCAGAAAGAATTGTAACAACTACACAAGCTATGGCATCCAATCCTGAAATTCAGAAATTGGCAAATGATCCAAATAAAACTGTTGAGGTTAAAGAAATTTTAAAAGGAAAACAAAATAAAATTGATAAAAACAAGAACGGTAAAATAGATGCTGACGACTTTGCAATCTTGAATAAAGAAAAGAAGGGTGAAACAAAGGAAGATGTGAGCGAAGCGGATATGGGTTTAACTATTAAAGGTTCAAAATCAAGTAGTTCAACGGTATTTGGTGGAACTCCTAAAAAGAAATCTACCCCTAAGAAAAAAGAAGTTGACGAAACTGAAGAGGGAGAAGTGGACGAATCTTTACATGGTATTATGATAGGTGCAACTAAAGAAAAATTAAAAAAAGATTTAGGTAGAGATCCTGAAGATCATGAAGTTGAAAAAGAACTTGGTAAATTTGTTGATAGTTGGAAAAAGGATAACGAGTCTAAAGAAAAAAAGGGAAAAAATCCATTTAATCCAGGAAAACCACCAAGTCCAGATTTTAATGGTTATAATAAGAGAAAAGAAAAGAAAGAGAGTGAAGTAGAAGAGGGTGACTATCACAATGAAAGAAGTGAAAAGGCATTACAGAAATCTAAAGAAGATTTCCCACAACTTAAAAATATTAAAAAATGTGATGAGTGTGAAAAGGTAGAATCTAAATGTAAGTGTAAAAAGGTAGATGTTAAAGAAGTAAAAAATTGGGTTAAAGGTTTGGTGGAGAACAAAGAATTTCATAGCTTTACGTCTAAAAACGAAATTATGGAACTTATCCAATCTAAACTTAATGAGTCTGAAACAATGACCCACCAATTCGGTCCTAAAGTTAAAAAGGGACACAACGGTATTCCTGAGTTTATGTCATATGATGCCATTGTAAGTGCGGAACCAAAAACTGCACCTTCAAAACCCGCACCATCAACTAAACCTGGTACAAGACCAACTCCAACAAGAAGAGAAGATCCAAGAAAAACTCCTTTTCAACCTGGACCAGGGACAAACCCTAAACCAAAGGCAAAAATGGCCGAGGAGAAAAAAAAGTAATTAAAATGCAATTTTCTAAGAAAAAACTCTTATCTTTAATTCAAGAAAATTTGAATGAAATGCCAATGGATTTTGATAGTCAGGATAGACCTGACCAAGGGGTACAAGATGATTTAGCTGCGGGAGAAACCCCATTGCAAAAAATACCTTTCCCTGAAACAGGGGATGAACCTAACAAGAACTTCCAAGAACTATTAGCTTCAGAAAGATATAGACAAGTTGTTGCTAAAATGAGACAATATACCGGTACAAATGCCACTATTAGAGGTACACAAGGTATGTCTCCATTGATGCAACAAATGATGAGTGCTCACAACCAAATCTTACAGTTTGAACAAAACCACAGAGGAGAATTAGAAGCGTTAGCGATTGAATTAGTTATGAAGGAATTAGGTATTCCTGAAGGGTCAGTTCAATATGATGCAAAAATTATTGGTATGGGGGAATTCAACCCTGAAGATTTTAATCACGACCAAGAAGGTGAAGAAGAAGGTGGTGAAGAAGAAGGTGGTGAAGAAGAAGGTGGTGAAGAAGAAATGAATTTTGGTAACGAAATTGAAATCGTTAATGATTTAGAGAAACTTGACTTAGAAAAAGCAAAAAGAAGATTTATAAATACAATTATACAAGGTGCATCTAAAAGAGGTCATTACATGTATCATTACGCTGAAGAGAGAATTAGTCAAATTGTTGGTAACGACAGGCTTGTTGGTCTTTACGGAATTATGATGTCAGTAAACGACGCATTATATTGGCAATTACCTAATGATACCATGAAAGCAATGGGTCAAGCTGGTAATATTGCAGGTAGAGAAGATGTTGATAGACAAACTGATCCACCGACAGTTAAAGCAAGAGCAGTAAACTTTCCAGTTTTAATACACGAATTGATTAAAGGAACTTTAGAGTTAGTTGCATTACAAGGTAGAAAAAGAGATGAAGAAGGTAATGAAGAAGACTTTACAGCAATTGAAGATAGTGAAGATACATTGGAAAAAGAAATGTGGGATTTACGTTTAGGACCTGCAATTTGGGATAGAATTAGATCTAAATTCCCTGAAGATGTATTGACAGATGAAGATAAAGGAATTATTCAATTAATGGTATTCCAACATATATTCAAAAAACCAGCAAAGGAATTCTTAGTATTCATGAAAGAAATAGTTTCTAATTCTGAGAATGGAAATCGTTTAATGGAAACATTGGTTCGTGCAATTGAAGAGGACATCAACAATTACGATTACGAACAAACGATGGCGGAATTTGACGAGGACTTAACAGGTATAAGTGATGAAACTGATAACGATGAATTAAAGGGTTTTTTAAATAATTTAGGTGTTGATTTACCAAGTGGTGGTAATGATGAAGAAGATGATGATGACAGTCTATTTGACGAGTTAGGGTTAGACAGACCTACGAAATAATACAAAGGTGGTTTACAATAACCACCTTTTTTTGTATTTATACATATATGAATACCAGAACGGAACAATTAATTGAGTATGCAAAGATTATAAAAGATACTCCGTATGCACTTAGAACGTATTTACAAACATTCGATAATACACAGAAGAAGTATGTCCCAATGGACCTGTTTGAAGATCAAATTCAACTAATAAAGGACTACGAAGATTACAACGAAAACATTACAAGAAAATATAGACAGGCGGGTGTAACAACAGTAACGGCCGCATGGTTATCAAAAAAATTACAATTAGCAAAACCCGATAATCCTGAGAGAGTTCTACTTATTGCAAACAAACGTGATACTGCGGTGGAGATGGCTAATAAGGTTAGACACTTCTTGGAACAATGGCCTGAATGGTTAAATGTTGGGTTCTCACCTGATAAAAACTCAGAGAGTAGATTTAGATTAAATAATGGTTGTGAGGTTAAGGCGGTTGCAACTTCAGCGGATGCCCTTCGTGGTTATACACCTACCATACTTGTATTTGATGAGGCAGCATATATTGAAGCAGGTGATGATTTTTGGGCAGCATCTATGGCGTCCCTATCAACGGGTGGTAAGATTATTCTTATCTCCACTCCAAATGGTTATGACCCTATCTATTACGGTGTTTACGACCAAGCATTACGTGGAATCAATGATTTCCATATAACAGATTTAAGGTGGTTTAAAGACCCTCGTTACACCAAAGATTTACATTGGGTTAAATGTCAGGACATCTGTCATTACATGTTGAATAGAGAACAATATAATGACGATGAAGTTGTTTTACATGATTTTGATATGAAAGAATATAACAAACTTTTAGAGGATGGTTATAAACCATTTTCTTCGTGGTTTGAGTCAATGTCTAAGAAATTTAAATACGATAGACGTAAAATTGCTCAGGAGTTGGAATGTGATTTCTTAGGTTCGGGAGATGGTGTTATCCCTGGTGATATTCAAGAGAATATTGCTAAAAACATGATTAGAGAACCTATTGAAAAATACATGCAGGCTACGTTTTGGCAATGGAAAGAACCAATAATTGGTCATCGTTATATTATGGGTGTGGATGTTAGTAGAGGAGATAGTGAGGATTTTTCGGCTATATCAATTATAGATTTTGATGATAGGGAACAGGTTGCAGAATATATTGGTAAAATACCTCCCGATGACTTAGCGGCAGTTGCATACAAATGGGCTATCCTATATGGTAATGCGTTTATTGTAACGGATATTACAGGTGGAATGGGAGTTGCAACATCAAGAAAATTAACTGAGTTAAATTACAAAAACGTATACGTTGAGGGTGTTAATACTCAAAACATTTGGGACTATAACGCTAAGGCGATGGAGAAAATACCAGGTCTTAACTTTAACAACAAAAGAACTCAAATTGTTGCAGCATTTGAGGAACAACTTAGAAAAGGATTTATTGTTAGATCTGCAAGATTATTAAACGAACTTAACACGTTTGTTTATATGAACGGTAGACCTGATCATATGAAAGGAACACATGATGATGCTATTATGGGTATGTCAATGGCTTTATATGCTGCGGATGTATCATTTAATTTATTACAAAAGAACGAAAATGCGAACAAAGCAATGTTAGATTCTTGGACTATGAGTGAAAGATCATATGAGACAAGTAAATCATTCTATTCATATGGTACCGCATTTGATCAAATAGGTTCAATGGGAACGGATAATAATAATTTATATTATCGAGATAATAATATGAATGTCAGTAAACAAACATATCAAGAGAATTCTTGGTTATTTGGTAAACGTAGATAATGTTTAGTTTATCATTATTTTAGTTTATATTATAAAGAAAAGTATTTATATAGAATGGCAAATCAAAATTTAACTGTATTTCAGAAATTAACAAAGATGTTTGGGTACCCAGGGAAACCTCAGGTAACACAGGCACCTTCATTTAATTTCAGTAAAGATGAATTATTAAAAACAGATAACAAAGAAGATTATGATAAGGCAATGTTACAGGCTCAACAGAGTCAATACATCGCTGATAAATGGACTAAATTAGACCAATCTCTCTATAACCAATCGGTTTATTATGAACCAAATAGATTAGCAGCTTATTACGATTATGAGGCGATGGAGTTTACTCCTGAAATATCTGCAGCGTTAGACATATATGCGGAAGAATCCACTACAATGTCTGAAAAGGGTCAAATTTTAACGATCTATTCTGAATCAGATAGAATTAAAGAAATATTAGAAGATTTATTTAATAACAGATTAGACGTTAATACTAACTTACAAATGTGGACTAGAGGTGTTTGTAAGTATGGTGACAACTTTGTTTATTTAAAGTTAGATCCCGAAAAAGGTATCATCGGATGTCAACAATTACCAAATATTGAAATTGAAAGAATTGAAGGTGCCGCGGGTAAGACCACAACACAAAATAGAGATTTAAAAGTTCCATCAAGAGAATTACGTTTTCAATGGAAGAACAAAGATTTGGAATTTCAAGCATGGGAAATTGCTCACTTTAGATTATTAGGTGATGATAGAAAGTTACCTTACGGTACTTCTATGTTAGATAAAATTAGACGTATTTGGAAACAACTTTTACTTGCTGAAGATGCCATGTTAATCTATAGAACATCAAGAGCACCTGAAAGACGTGTATTCAAAGTATTCGTTGGTAATATGGATGATAAGGATATTGAATCTTACGTACAACGTGTTGCAAACAAATTTAAAAGAGATCAGATTTCAGATCCACGTAACGGTCAAGTCGATATGAGATATAATCAAATGGCTGTTGATCAGGATTATTTTATTCCTGTTCGTGATCCATCACAATCTAATCCAATTGAAACATTACCAGGAGCACAAAACTTAGGAGAGATTGCTGATATTGAATACATTCAAAAGAAGATGTTAGCCGCATTACGTATACCTAAAGCGTTCTTAGGATTTGAAGAAGTTGTCGGTGAAGGTAAGAGTTTAGCTTTAATGGATATTCGTTTTGCTAGAACTATTAATAGAATTCAAAAATCTGTTATTCAAGAATTAAATAAAATTGCATTAATTCAATTATACCTTTTAGGTATGGAGGATGAATTAAATAATTTCTCATTATCATTAACTAACCCATCAGCACAATCTGATTTATTACGTATTGAACAATGGAAAGAAAAAGTAACACTTTATAAAGACGCAACATCGGATCAATCTCAAGTGGGTATCTTACCAGTATCACATACATGGGCTAAGAAAAATATCCTTGGATTTAGTGATAGTGAAGTTATGTTAGACTTACAACAACAACGTTTAGAACGTGCATTAGGATTTGAATTAACGAATACTCAGAATGTTATTAAACGTTCAGGTGTATTTGATGAGGTAGATGCTAAGTATGGTATTCCTGAAGAGGATAGAGAAAAGGCAATGGAAGCCGCAGGAGCAGAAGCGGGTGGAGGAATGGATATGGGAGGTGGAGGAATGGATATGGGAGGTGGAGCACCACCGCCACCAGCGGGTGGAGGAGAGGAACCTTTGAGTGAATCTACATTAGCTAAAAAATCAAAAAAATCTAAAATACTTGGTATGTTAGGTGAAGAAAAAGAAGATTTTAATATTCTGTTTGATATGGAAAAAGCTCAACAGAATATTTATGAAATAGAGACAAAAATAAATGATATCTTAAACGATTAAACATGAACAAATTCGGGGTCATTAAAACCAAATTATTAAACAAGTTAACTGAATCTTACACCAATGAAAATAAAGGTGAGATTAAAAATATTTTAACAACAATTAAAGAAAATAAAAATTTTAAAGAAATGTATTTGTTTTATGAAGAAATTGAAAACAAATATATTGACGATAAAGAAACCGCAAAGTTATACGTCGAGGGAGTTATTAGTATCTTAAAACAACAAATGGATGATTTAACTACATTTTGTACATCATTAAATAAAATGATAAACGTAGAGGCAATTAATGAAAATGAAATATACAATTCATTAGATATCTTAATTGAAAAAGATAGTCTATCAAATATTGAAAAGAAGGTTAATGCAAAAAAGAATTTAGTAAATCATTTAACAACCAAAAAAGAAATTAAAGAATCTAAAGATTCAACCTTGATACCAAATGAAAATTTATTAAATGCGGTGTTAACAAACAATTTTAACGCTCTTTATTCTAATACATTATCAGAATCACAAAAAGAAGAATTAAAAAATATCTTATCTATTCCTTATGATGAGATCATCACCAAAACAACTGAATTAAAAGAATCAATTGTAAGTCAAGTATCAACACTTTTAAGTGAATCAAATGAAACGGATTTAATAAATAAATTAAATGCTGTTAAAGATGAAGTAAATCAAATGTTTCCGTCGAGATACAATTACTACAGATTAAACGAATTAAAAAATGGACTTAACTAAGTCCATTTCTTTTTTGTTGTAAATAAACTGCTTTTAATTTTTCAGTTCTTTTTTTAACGGAAGGTTTTACGAACTGTTGTCTTTCCCTCAATTTTTGAACTTGCTTTGTTTTTTGAACTTTTTGTTTATAAGTTCTTAACGCTGTCTCAATACTTTTTTCTTTAGATAAGTCTATAATAATCATATATAATAAATATACAACAAATATATGAAATTATTTTTGGTTATTCCAAGTATTTTAGTTATTTTTTAAAAACACCATAAGAAATAATAATATGAAATATTAATGAAAACAGGTAAGTATATCCCATTAGGGATTTACAATGATGTAAAGATCGGTTATGGTACCGTAGATTTTAAGAATCTTAAAACCATTTATTTGAAATTAAACTCATGGGTACAAGCCGAAAATGAGACTGATGATTTTGATCATATGATTCATAAATCAAGACGAAAGGTTAAAGAAATAATTTATAATCTTAAGAACCCTTATTTTAAACAACAATCTATTGTTGATTTAGATATTAGAACAAAGGGAATTAAATTAGAAAAAAGATCTTTTATGAACTTAGAAATCACATTATATGTTGATAAACAGTTCGACGTTAAATCAAAAGAAATTAAAAATAACGTAAAAGATATTCTATCTATGGTAATAGAAGATGGACTTTCTGACAAAAATCTATTCAATTTCTACAAATCCAAAAAATAATAGGGATATCGATGTATTTATAGTAATAAAATCTATAAATGAAGATATTAGGACCCAAAGAACTTGGAACAGGAATTTTAATAGAATACGACGCAGGACACGTATCTCCAGAAGAGAATAAAAAAATTATACAGGAAATGAAGGGTGTGGACTTCTCTGAAGATCTAATCCTTTATGCTGTTTTACAAAAATTCGATACTCCAAATAAGAACGGAAGGATATATCCTGAAATGTTACTTAAGAGAGAAAACGAAAAATATCAATCACTAATTAAAAAGGGTGGAGCATTAAATGAATTAAATCACCCTTCATCTTCACTAATCGATTTAGATCGAGTATCACATTCAATTTTAGAAACTTGGTGGGACGGTAGAATCCTTATGGGTAAAATCAAGTTATTCACTTCTCCTGGATGGAAGAAGATGGGTATCGTTTCAACCAAAGGAGATCAAGCTGCGATGTTATTAATGAACGGGGCAACTTTAGGTATCTCTTCACGTGGTGTAGGATCACTTAAACAAGTTAAAGGAGAAAACATCGTACAAGATGATTTCGAATTAGTTTGTTTTGATTTAGTATCATCACCATCAACTCCCGGTGCTTATATTTTTAAAGACCCATCAGAAAGAGACCAATATCAAGAAGCGGAAATTAAGAAACCAACACTTGACAGTAGAATGTCTAAACTTATGGGCAATTTAGATACATTTCTATCTAAATAATAAACTTTTTAGGGGCAGGAACATTAAAAAACACGATTTTTTAATAAATCGTAGTATTTATAAGGTAATAAAAACAATTAATTTTCACAATGAGCGAAAAATCAATTTTAGAACAAGCGTTACTTCAAGTACAAAATCTTGAAGAGGCCGTAAAGCAAAATGCAAAAGGTATACTTGCTTCAACAATGAAGGAAGAACTTAAAGATTTGCTAAAAGAATCATTGGAAGAAGAGGAAGAAACAACAACTGATGAAGAAGTTGCTAAACCTGAAGAAGAGGCAGAACAAGATGTAACAGCTGACGACGAAGACACAGATGATGAATCTGAAGAAGACGTTGATACAGATGTTGATACAGATACAGACCTCGATAACTTAGACTCAACAGATGACGTTGATTCGGATGTTGACACTGATGTTGACATGGATGACATGGGTACCGATATGGGTACTGATATGGAATCTATGAGTGACGAAGGTTCAATGGATGATGAAGACGTTATGGATATGACAGGTGCTTCAGACGATGAAGTTCTTAAAGTATTCAAGGCTATGAAACCAGAAGATGGTATTGTAGTTAAAAAAGACGGTAACAATGTCGAATTCGGTGACGGAGAAAATGAATACATTATCAAATTAGATAGTGAAGATTCTGATCTTGATACTGGAATGGACATGGGAGCTGACTTAGATACAGATGTTGATTCTGACGTTGATTCCGACGTTGATATGAGTGGAATGGATACAGACGTTGATTCTGATTTAGAATCTGATGTTGATACAGAAACCGATATGGAAGATGTTGATGCTGAAGACGAATTAGAAGCTGACGAAGAAACTATCTATGAAATCGAATTAGACGAGGAAGACGAGGTTGAAGAACCTAAAAAAGTTGAAGCTACAGAAGCTGCACGTACAAAATCAAACCCTCATGGAAACAAGAACGGTATGAAAAGAGCTGGTTTACCATCTAAAAAAATGTACAAAGCGGGTTCAGGTATCAACGAACAAGTTGAAACATTGAAAAAACAAAATGCTGAATATAAAAAGGCGTTAGTATTATTCAAGGATAAACTAAATGAAGTTGCAGTATTCAATGCAAACTTAGCTTACGCTACACGTTTGTTTACTGAACATTCAACTACAAAACAAGAGAAATTGAATATATTAAAGAGATTTGATACAGTTTCTACTATGAATGAAGCTAAGTCTTTATTCTCAACAATCAAAACTGAATTAGGTTCAAAAACTACGGTTACCGAATCAGTTGCGAAAAAAATCTCTAACACTCCATCAACATCTTCTTCTACAGAGGTATTATCTGAGTCAAAAGCTTATGAAAATCCTCAATTCAGTAGAATTAAAGAAATGATGAGAAAAATAAAATAAAAAATTAAAACCAATATTAAAAATGGGAGCATTATTAGAAAGCGGTATGGTTGGTAACATAGGTCTTAAGCACCTTAGAGTTATCAAAGAAGATACCATTAAAAAATGGGACGAATTAGGATTCTTAGAGGGTCTTGGTGGTCACCAAAAAGATAACATCGCGCAATTGTATGAAAACCAAGCGTCTTACTTAATCAACGAAGCAGCAGTAGCTGATGCGTCTGGTTCTTTCGAGACTGTAGTTTTCCCTATCATTCGTCGTGTATTCTCTAAATTATTAGCTAACGACATCGTGTCTGTACAAGCTATGAACTTACCAATCGGTAAATTGTTCTTCTTCGTACCTAAAATCCAAGAGAGAACTGACGCTAACGGTCATTACTCTCCTTACGGTATGCCAGGTAACTCTGACGCTGCAACAGCAGGTTATAATACAGGTGCTAAGAATCTTTACGATCGTTTCTACGAAGCTAATGACGACTTAGAACAAGGTCTTTTTGATTATTCAAAAGGTGCTTATTCTGTTAGCGCATTAACTGTAAATGGTTTCACAACTTTCTCTAACGGTGAAGTTACTACAAGTACATCTGCTATTAATACCGGTACAACTAAATCTTATGTAATTTTAGAATTAGAAGGATTTGAATCTGCAGGTGCAGGTAAATTGAAAGGACCAGACGGTAATGAAATGGATTCTGAAGAATTCTTAGCTTCATTACAAGTTTTCACTTCAGATGCTAACTTATTAGCTTTCTTAGGTGCAACTACAGGTACTTCATTACCAATCAATATCGTTACTCAAAAGTACGGTAAAGGTATTGTAGAATACGGTGCTAAAACAACTAACGCAACACAAAATTTCTACGATATTTGTGATACTGACGGTAAAATCTATGTACAAGTAGATTTACAAAAATACGACCCAACTTCGGGTTTTTCTGATTACGAAGTAACAGGTTCAACTTTAGCAAGAACAGAATTCAACGCTTCTTATCGCAAGTACGATACTTTGGAGTTTGAAGATCAAATTGGTGAAGTATCTTTTGATTTAGAATCAGTAACAGTTTCTGTAACTGAAAGAAAATTAAGAGCTAGCTGGTCTCCAGAATTAGCACAAGATGTTAGTGCGTTCCACAACATCGACGCTGAAGCTGAATTGACAGCTTTATTATCAGAGCAAATCGCTGCTGAGGTTGACCGTGAAATCTTACGTGACTTACGTAAAGGTGCAGCATGGAAAGCTAAATGGGATTACAATGGATGGAAATACGGTGGATCTGGAAACTCAACTTTACAAGGTTACACTCAAAAAGATTGGAACCAAACTTTGGTTACAAAAATCAACCAAATTTCTGCTCAAATCCACAAAACTACGTTAAGAGGTGGTGCTAACTGGATCGTTGTTTCTTCAGAAGTTTCTGCAGTATTCGATGATTTAGAGTATTTCCACGTTTCTAACGCAGAACCAGAACAAGATCAATATAACATGGGTATCGAGAAAATCGGTACAGTAGGTGGTCGTTACCAAGTGTATCGTGATCCTTACTTCCCAGCTAACAAAATCTTGATCGGTCATAAAGGAAAATCATTGTTAGATGCAGGTTATGTATACGCACCATATGTGCCATTACAATTAACTCCTACAATGTACAATCCATTCAACATGACTCCAATCAAAGGTATCATGACACGTTACGCAAAGAAAATGGTGAACAACCGTTACTTCGGTGTAATCGATGTACAAGGTATCCAAGTGTTTGGTTTAGATACATTAAGATAATCTTAATAGGAATATCACGAAAAACCCTCGAGAAATCGGGGGTTTTTTATTTTTGGTATATTCTAAAAAATATAGTATATTTGTGTTATGGAATACGAAAATCTACGATTAGACGTCTTAACCAAACTCATAGATGAGAGGGGGATTACGTGTAAAATTAAAAAAGAAGTGATGATTGAACACCTCAAAATGGACGATGAGGGAAAATATGTGCGTGAAACAACCTACGAAAAGTGGCAAGGTCGTTTATTAGTGGGAATAGACCTTAAAAACGGTCTTCATTTAATACAGATGGGTAAGTTAGTGGAAAAGAAAGAGGCGTCCTATAAAGGTCTCTATGCGTCCGATAGGGTATACTTTATATCTAATCAAAAATTAATTTAATTACCAAGTTCTACAAGCCCAATATCTTGGTTTCCAACGAGGACCTGGATTATCACAATTCATACGTGCTCTAAATGATTTACGTCTTGCAGGGTTATTTTTCTTAATAACCATTCGTTTACCTTTAGCGGATTTACCACCAAAACCAAAGTTTACTTTAACGACTTTACCTTTATCGTTCTTAACATAAACTTTTGATTTCTTTACGTCCCCTTGCATGATTTTACCAAGTTGAACTTTACGTCCTTGATACTCAGCCTCATTTAAAAGACCTAAGTCGTATTCAAATTTAGTATTTTCTATTGATCCAAACTCATCCTCATATATCAATACAGGAGTTTCTTCGTTGTATTCAAATAGTCTTTCGAATTGATCTTCAGATATTTGAATTATTGTTCTCTTTTCCATATTCTCATCAAATTTAGTCATTGTTGGTTTATTACCCTTACCCACTTTAGGGTCTTTCTTTTCTGCTCTTCTTTTTTGTGAAGTCATTGCTTTCTTTTCTTTTTTATCATATGAAGAGGCAACTTTTGGAGTTTCTTTAGACACTTTTTTAGAAGGTCTACATTTAGGATACGATTTACCATCAGCATCTTTTCTACCACAAGGTGGGTGTTTACCATCTACCTTTTTACTAACATCTACCCACTTCTCTTTAAACCACCTTGTAAGATCTTCTTTTAAAACCTCACCTGATTTAAGACATTCGTTTATATATTCTTTATCTTCCTTTGAAACAATAATTTTCATGTTATATAATTTTATTTACCTCATTAACAAATTTATGACACTTATCGGACACCTTACCCTTATCGTGGTCTGTAATTGATAACTTTACATTATCATAATGAACCGTCATATCGGGGTGATGATTTTGTTTGTTGGCAATTTTCATCACCTCATTAGCAAATGACATAACTTCCTTATAATCTTTAAAATAAAATGTTTTAATTAATTTACCGTTTGTTTCCACCCAATCATTACTATTCATAATTTTATTTTTTTGGTCTTCGGTTATTATTATTCTCATATTATAATTTAGTGTCTTTTATGAATTTATCATGAGAATCTTTATATGATTTTTGACTTTCGTCGTTAATATCTTTAGTATACTGCCAATTCCAATATATATCATCGTTTGGTTTGAATCCATAAAATGAATGAACTTGTTTTTGTAGATCAACAACGTTACTTCCATTCCAATTATGTCCCGTACAAATATATCCAGATTCAATATCTTTTACTATGTTTGATTCATTTTGTGTTGTATGTCTATTTTCAATCCAATTAAGTCTTTCAATTAGATTTTGATAATACATATTTGTCTGTCCCCACCTTATTGAACTAAAAAATATAACCGCGTCCGATTCAAATAGTTCTTTAGATATTTTCCAAAGTTCATCTGATTTGTTGTTTATACTTGCCCAACATCTATGATGACCTGAAGGATTTTTGTCCTTGTCTTCAAGTTTAGATTTTAATACTCCACATGAATCTCCGTCTTTTCTTGATACGTTACCTTCACAAGGAAATATCTTAAGTTCAGGTACATCTATTAAAACGGATTTGTCACCTAATTCTTCGTTAAGATACATCGCAATCATTTTAGATTTTGGTATATCAATATCATTTTCGTCCCAATTGTGTCTATTAGAACAACTTAATAGTAAAACTTTTTTCTTCTTTTTAAGAACATCTAATGTCTTCTTTAAAGACTTCCAAGCATCAGATTGTACCATCTCCTCAGAAATCATCATTTGTTTAATTCTTTGTATGTTCTCTTCTAAATTCATCTATTTACATTTTCTCCAACCACCACCTTTTGCTTTATAATCTTTCGCCGCGAATCCATTTGCATATGCTGAAGGATAGACGTCAAATTTAGATTTAGCTTTAGCCTTTGATGCTGCCCACTTCGCAGGGTCTGTTGGACAGTTCTTACTTTCGTCTATTTCACCGTATGACTCATTTTTAGGTTCAACACCCTTTTTCTTCATATTGATTGCAATTGCAGCTTGTTGTGCAGGACTACTTGCTTCACTTACAGGTACACAATTCGGTACCATTTTTCCACCTTTTTTCTTACTACCAACTTGTTTATACCCATCCCAACATTTTTCGTCAAGTTGTCCTTCTTCGTTCATACTAAACTGATCCATATCGGCAGTAACATCTTGTTTATCTTTACTTTTAGTTTCATTCATAAAGAAATCAAAAACTTGATCCATATTGTTCTTAGCTTCAGATACATGATCGTCCGCCCAATCGTGACCGTTTTTAATAATTTGATCTAACTCTTGTGGATCCATTTTCATCAACATCTCACATTGTCTATGTATTTGTTGTAAATTACTGAAAAACATATAGTTTTCGGTTGATTGATTTTCCTTTATAATCTTAGCAATATATTTTCTAAGATCGTTTTCTTTTAGTTTAATTACTTTCATAATATATAAATAGTTTTATTTTTCTGAGACAATCTCAAATTTAATATGTTCATTATAGAATATTTCTTCAGTGTGAGTTTTAGCTTTAATTTCAATAAAATATTCTCTTGGGATATAAACTGAAGTGTCAAAATGAAACGAATTTTCATTAGTTTTATCTAACAATGTCCAATCATGTACATTTACATTTGTAGTACCTTCCTTAATAAACATTCTAAAATAAACCTCATCAAACAAGTTGGCTTTTTGAATATCTATAGATTTAATGGTTACAACTACTTTTCTCAATTCACCTCTTACAATCTTTTCGTTTTGTTTTATACCAAAGTATTGTATTTTATATCTTTGTAATTCCGTTTGATTTTCCCCAATTGTATATTGTGAGGTAAATGGTTTAGGAACAAATTTTTGTTTCACATCATCAATTTCAACCCCGTCAATCGAAAGGTTTGTCCACTGATCGTAAAAGAATTTTTTACCGTCACACAAATCACCATCAATACCTAATTTTACTTTATAAACACCTTTTTTAACTCTAGAAACCTCTTGTTGATTACCTAAACCATCAATAACGTTGTTATTTGAATCTAAAACATTAACTATCGGCATAGTGTCTAAATTATAAAAATTAGAACCTTTAGTAACATAAAGATATAAGTAATTATAAACACCCGCAGCAAAGTTTGTTCTATTATCGTTAATTCTATCATTTACAAATGTCTCGACGTAAGGTTCAAAAAATGTTTGTGTATATTTTGTAAAGAACGAAACTGACTTATCATATTCAGGTGTGAGATCTTGATAAGGTAAAGAAAACGCCAATCCAAATCCCTTAATTTGACTTAATTTAGTACCGAAATTTAATACCTCATTTCTTAATTTTTGATTAATATAAGTTGTTAAATCAAAATCAATATTTTCATTTCCATTATCAAAATGTATTGTCCCTATCACAGTTGGGTTTTCAGCATAAATTCCTGATGTTGACCAAGCGTCTAAAGTCGTTCTACTGTACCAATTTGATGGGTTTTGATCAAAAATTGTACTATCGTCTGTAGTATCTGAGGGAGCATTCACATAGTCAAAACCAACACCCTCATCCCATTCTTCGGTAATTTCAAATAATATTAGATCAAAAGAGGTCGCTCTTTGTCTACCAGTACTTCTACCCTGACCTTTAAACCCCTCATCACCAAATATACAATTTGTTAGGTGTAATGTATGTGATACAGTATTACCACTAACACCAATATCTGTAAGAGTCAATTCTCCATTACTTAATTTTCCAATTAAATCTGTGAAATCAACCTTAAATATAAATTTAGAAAAAGTGCTATTACCGTAATAAATCTCCGTGGTTGGATTTTTAGCGGTATTTGTGGTTGAACCCTTTATAATTGTGTTATTCTTCTCAAAATAGGAACGTATATATGACATCTCTTTTTTATTATAAATATCAAATTAGTTGATTCTAATCGATTTATTTAAAATGTCATTTTCAATAGTCTTAAAAAGTTCCTTAAGTTCATTACCATGATCGTAATCATATTGACCCGATATTGGCATTAATGGATTATGTCTATGAGTAAAAATAACTTCTATCATTTTACTAAGTAATTTTAATAGATTTTCACCTCTTACCGTTGAAAAGGTTGAAGGTTCAATTTTTTCTATATAATCTTGTTGAGATAATTCATAACCATTTAAATCGACAAATGGTACAGGATTGGTAGATTCGTTTGTACCTAAATCAGTTGATAATAGATAAAGTTTATCCACTAACATAGCTCCAAATGTTTGTTCGGCAGTATTATTATCAATTTTAGCAACCTTCTCAATCGAATTAACAGGATTAACTTCCGCCTTTGCTCTTGTTGCTGACCATATTAAACCAGCACCAGGACCAATTCTTAATACGTTAATTCCATTCAAAATAGTTTGTTTATTATTTAATTCGTCCGTAGTCGATAAAGATCTTTTAAAATTAGTGTATGGCCTAAAAAAGAACGGATGTATATCATCTGAAGGATATTGAGTGTTTAATTCATTTAATCCTTTGTCGTGTACTAAAAATATTTTATCTCTTATTTCTCTATATATGTCGGATATTGATGTTACAGTTATTTGATAAGTGGGTGTTGTGTTCGTGTTGTCATCATTAATTAACTTAATTAAAGAAGATTGAACCTCGGTATTTTCGGTAAAATAATTTGTTTTAAATAGATCACCTAACGCCCCGTTTACTTTATAAACATACAAACTAATAGTATAACCCGTTGCATCATTTACAAAACTATTTACATCATATTCAATAATATAATTTAAATCTTTGTTTTCACTTATATTTTCGGTAGTTAAAACCTCCTCTAAGTTCATTTTTTTAGGGAATTTTTTCAAATAAATCCTTGATGACTTTTTAGCCATTAAAGGATAATCTAACATAGTTTGTCTATTCACAGTACTGGCCGCCTCTTTGGATAATAATTTACCACCTCTCAATTGTAATCCATTTTCTGTAAAAAGAACATCAGAACCACTCTTACCATATATTGCAAAATCTTTTTCTTTTGCAAATGTATTTTCAGATTTTTTATTTATATATTCACCTGTCGAATTTCTAATATTAGCTTTATGTTTAACGTTAGTACCATAAGTGGTATTTGCAATTTGTTGTGAGAATGTTTGTCCGTTATAATCATACATCGTTGTAAATGGACCGGCAATGTACTCAACGTTTACTGTATCTTTATCAGTATTGTATTGTATTATTTTTACAGATTGATTAATCTCAGGAATAAAATTGACATTAGAAGGTAAGAAAGGATTGGCAATAAATAAATCTCTATCACTCCATGGTTCATAGTCGATCGCACCTTCTTTCTGTCCCGTATATTCGTTATAACGACTAACCCTTATTCTACCAATACCTAAAGGATCAACATTATCAATACATTTACCAATATCTATTATTTTCATTTCCCTGTATATCTTTTTTCTATTTCTTTATTAACCTTATTATATAAACTTTCAACACCATCTAAATGTCTGGTTAAATCAATAATTAATTCTTTAGTTTTTTCAAATTCCTCATTTAATTCATCCGCAACAATCATTAAATCTTTATTAGATTTATTTTCTACATCGTTTGCAATTTCAATTAATTTTTGACTTTCCATATCTTAATGTTTCATTAATGCACCAACCGGTATACCTGATGCTTTAGGTATTGATATAAATGGTGTTTTTGCTAAATTATCGGCGAGTCCCTCTATCGCCGCTGAATGTGATAGTAGGTGATAGTTAGGTTCTCCATTTACATCTCCTGTTGGAATCCCCATCGCTTCCATTTTTTCATTAACGTCCATAGATGTTTTAACCGCACTAAAACCAGGTAATTTATCTGCAATTAATAAAAGGACGTTTGGTATGTTTAAACCCCCCGATGCACTTAATGCGCCGTCAATTGCAGCACCAATTGCACCAATTAAATCCGCACAGTTATTTATACCAGTTTCAATTATTCTTTTTAATAATGCAATCAACGCGGCAATTACTATATAATATCTTCTAAACTTATCTCTTAATATTTTTTGTATTATTCTTTTTAAAAAATTCTTAAGGTCGGCTTTAACTCTTTTCCAAAACTCACGTAAAAATTTCCAAAACAATTGGTTAATTGTACATAAGAAAATCTTTTTCAATAATTTCATTATTGTTTTTACATCGAATATCAATTGTTTTGCTCCCGCTGTGAATAATTTATAAATTATTACAAATGGTAAAAACATCTTAGGTGATATTACACTCATTATTAAGGCCTTAGGTATATTGAAGATAAAAGATAAATTTATGGATAATTGAAAACTAGGTAAGTCAATTGCAAAATTAGATTGTTCATATGCATCTGACGCAGCTTTATTTAATGCACCGTCTATCAATGTTCTTAGATCCGTTTTATCTTCTAAATAAATAAAGTCCTCAATATGAACCGTATTATAAGGAACCTCAAAGTTGTTACAGTCCACAAATTTTAAAACTTTTCTTCTTCTCGCATCTTCAGAATCTATATCAATTCCTTCAACGTCATCAAAATCAAAATAAAATTCATCGGGTTCTTCATTTTCGTGAAATAGATTTGTTGGAGTTTGTCCACTCAATTGTTCGGTTTGGTTATTACAAAAAGCAAACAATTTATTTAACATTCTTTCCAAGTTATTAATTGCCTCATCTAATGAAGGGGTAAAATCTAAAGGATTTTCCATTCCTGTTGCAGATCCTCCGACTTTTACACCGGTTTTATCTGCACTGACACTAGCCGCCTTTAAAGTAAGTAACATCGCTTTCTTTACAATTTCATTTAAATCTGGCATTTCTATATTTGAATAATAATCATTAAAGAAATCTTCTACTTTAATAATACCATATTGTCCAAGACCTGGACCCTGTGTTAATCCACTTATTTGAAATGTTTGATCACTTGTATTCCAAGTTGATGTAAATAATGTTTTATTACTTGGTGTTTCATATTCAAATGTTCCTCCTGTAAATGAATTATATAGTCCTGTATTTACTTGAACTTTATTACCCCCCGTTCTTTTGGGGTTTTCATACATTATTGCACCATAATCACTTTTTGGTGGAACTCTAAACATATTTAAAAAATCAATCTCTTTTGGTGAAATAACTACAGAGTCCATATCGGCACCTGTAAGAAATCGATCAGTACCACATATTCCTCCATTTGCAAAAAACGCACTTTTAACGCAATCCATTAAAATTTGTTTTGCGGAATTAGATGTGACTTCTACAGAATCAATAACGTGTTGTCTTAATCTTTGAGTAGATTGAAATCTACTTGAATCATTAACTTTTCTACCCGCTTCTAAAAATTTATTTACTACACTAATAACTTCCTCAAAAATATTTTTTTGATTTTGTTTTTTCTTTTTTTTGTTTGCTAATTTAGATTTAAACTGTTCTAATTTAGCATCTAAATTTGGTAATTTAGGAGCATGTTTTTTAATAAAGTCATCAGAATTAATTTCCATTTTAACTGATGCACTATCAACACTTTTCTGAATTAAATCAATTTTGGTCTTTAATTTGTCAAACATTATAATGAATAGTTAGTTGATTTATTATCATTTCCATCATTAACCAATCTATCCAAAATCTCACGATCTTCGTCAGATAAAGTCAATTTACCCATAGAACCACCTCCACCACCAGACCCACCGGTGGTTTGTTTAAGTAAAACACTTTGTAATTTAACTAATGAAATTTTCTTCTCGGTACAATCGTTAAGGATCTTCTGTTGTTCTTTAATAACAGGTCCGATTGTACTCATATCTTCAGCGTCCTTCATAAAACTCATCATTTTTCTCAAAATGGTGGATGCGGTATTTCTATTCTCAACGACATCGTTGTAGATCTCCTGCATTAAGGCTAACGCCGAATCAACATCTAATGTAATATTGTTTCTTTGTGTTCTCATATCAATAAATAGATTTATTCTAAAAACCCACCCAAAATACCGTCATATAATTTCTTGTAACGTTTTAGGGAGACTCTAATCTCTTTTGTTGATAATGAGGTCATTTCTCTTAAAGAGAGTAAAATGAGGTTCTTATTGAATTTATTACCATCTCCTACTTGAAATATCTTATCGAAGTTTCCAAAAATTTCTAATAATGCATAACCCAGTTTTCTTTCATTATCAGATAGGTTTTTTTCCTTTTCCACAAAATTTTCTAAATCCACGGTAAGTTTTACAATTACAGATGCGTAATCAACTACGAATTCGTCAATTACATATGAAAGGTCTTTACTATCTTCAAAATCTGAGGATATATCATCATACGATACTTGTCTGTTTTGTTCCTTTGTATCCTTCTGTATTGCACCCATAAGGTAGTTTTTACAGATGGTACCAAAATAAGAATATGCTTTGGTATTCTTGGTATGATCAAACTTGTTGATCTTTGTTATAAGAAAGGACATGGTGTCTGTATGAATCTCTTCAAATTCCATATCTTTTCTATAAAGTTTATAACGTCGAATAATTGATTCGACCATTATAATTAGGGGTTCACGTAAATATTCATTGAATATCTTATTTTTTTCTGCTTCATCAGTACTTTCTAAGTAATTGACTACCGCCTTCTCTTGATCCTCCCCAAAATATATTTTTTGGGTTCTTGGTCTTGGCATTAAGCTATTTCATAATTTACATCTCGTTTATTTTTAAAGAAAAATTCCTTCTTTGCCGTCTCCAACCAAAACTTAGCCTCATCTTCACTAATCTTATTAGTTTCATCGTTTTTATATGACCAAAATAACGAATCCTCTCTAAAGTTTAAGTGTTGATATCCTACTCTTGGTACGGTCATAACCTTAATATTGTTATGTGTTAATCTTAATAAAAACTCATAACCAAATGTTAACTTGATATTTTCTTTTAATGAACCATTATCTTTAATAACTTGTGTTTTATAAAGTCCACCACTAATTTGATAGTTTTGAAAATCTAATAAAACTTCATTATCCAATATACCTTGTTTTTCAGTAAACCCATATGCCCAAGTTGATTCATTTGTAAAACTTACAAAATTTCCATCAACATTAATATCCTTAACTACAGGTAAAAATACATCAACATCGGTATATGTTTTAACATATTCGTTTGTTGATTTTAACCAAATTGATTTATACTCATCATCAATTTCTAAAATACTAAACCATTCAGTTTTACATTTTTCAATTCCCAAATTTACTTGAGAACAAAAATCAGTTTTACCATTGTTAGAAATAACTTCAATTTCTAAAACTTCAGATAAATTTACTAATTCTGTTTTTAATGATGGTGGACATACTATTGATAAGTTAACATCATTATGAAATTGTTCAACTGATTTAATCGAATTATCTAACATTTCTTTATAAATGCCATCTAGTCTATGTACAGGTAAAATTACTGTTATATTTTTCATATTATTCTTGTTCTTTTTTTAGATTTTCTAATGCCTTCGATAAAGTCTCAACTCTTTTATTGGTAAATGAATTGAAAATTGATAAGATATTATTTTTAGTTATTTCAGTATCATATGGTAATAAAGTATCTTTCATTTTTTGTTTAACTTCATCAGTTAATTCAACACCATCTAACCAAGCTAAAACAAATGTCCCTAAAATGTCAACTAATTTATTTTCATCATAAGTCCACATACCATTTTCATTTAACCAATCAGGTTCTGTACTTGGTATTTTACCAATAATCGGAACACCCGATTTCATTGATTCTAATGGGAACGTACCAAATGTTGATTCGTCATCGGCCCATAATGAAACCATACAATCTTTTAGTCCTTCTGAGAATTCTTCATATGTCATTTGAACCATATCTTTAAATGTGATCCAACGTAAATGAGGATATTTGATATAAAATTCAGAAATGAATTTTCTATGTTTAACTCTATCTCTACAACTAATTGCAATGTAAGGTTTTACAATACCTTCAGTAGGTTTAAAATTATCACCAATAATTGGTGGGATAATATGAACTAAAGATTCTGGAAATAATTCTTGTACATATTTTTTAGTTGACTCGGTGGTTACGATTACACGATCAAATCCATAATCACTCCAACGACTACCAACTGGTAATGTTTCAAAAATATATTCTTTTTGTTGTATCAACATAACTTTAGTACATCTTACATTTGATAATTGTTGTAGTACATTTGAATAATATTCAGGAACAACAATCACATCATCAATTTGAATATTGATTTTGTCTTCTTTAATTGAAACAAGTTCTAAATCATCATATTTTTCACCTAACCATTCAGGTCTAATATATGATTTATCTTCTGTTAAAATTTTTGGAGTGTGTCCATTTTCTTTTAACGTTAAAGCCATATCATAGATATGTTTAATCGCTGCTCTCGCATTATTTTTAGTATCGTACGTTAAAAAATATATAACGTTTTCTTTTGTTTCTAACCTTCCTAAGGCTGATTCAAGTTTTTCTATGTTTTCTTTACTCATCTTCGTCTTCTATTAAAATTTGATTTTTTATTAATGTGTTAAATGCAATTCTGAAAGATACTGATGTTCCTTCTTGTGCAAATTTTCCAAGCCCTTCGTCAACTTCGTCAATTTCACCTAAAACTCTATCCAAACACATTTTTATAATTTCGTATTTGAATATGTTTACTTCGGTTACTTCAGTTCCGTCTTCGTCTGGGATGGTTCCTCCTGTTCTACACTTCTCTGTGATTCCGTCAAGGTCAATGTAGTAGTTTTTTCCAAAGATTTCAACCATGGTTCGTTTATTTCTATTAATTTAGATATTTCTTTACCATAAGTAAAGAATTGATTATAAGTGGTATTGAATTTGATTCCAGTTTTATTCTCAGGAATTAAGTCAATAATCTTTTTATTGTCGGTGATCCACACATCGCATTGTTTCCAATTATCTTCAATATCTTTTGTTTTAATAAATTTAATATTATTACCAAGAAAACCATTTTTAGATAAAAAGAATAATGTTGCAGGTTTAGATTTACCTAATTCGTCCAACCCAACTAATGTAAAATTATGTTCGGGATTATCAAATAAAATTTTATGTAAATCGGTAAATGTAGTTGAATAACTTAATCCAGCATGACCAAATATTTCAATTGGGTATTCAATGAATAAAAAGTTTTCAAACTCTTCTTGTGATTGAAATTTGTAAGAATTTAAAAGATTATCATTTTGAATAGGTTCAGTAACTGCATATTCAAATGTGTTTTCTTCTTCATCTTCAATTGTAATATCACTATTGAAATATGATTCATTATAATGATAATCAAACTTTTGAATTGTATTTCTTAAAACACCATCAATACTAATATATATTTCCATTGTAAAAATATACAACGAATTGAATTATAAGTAAATACTAATCGTATCTATTCAATATTTCACCGATGATAGGGTTCCTTACAATATCTTGCATTCCGAATTCAAATAAACCAATTCCTTTAACATCTTGTAATCTCATTTTAGCATCGTAAAGTCCTGATTTTGTTTTGTCGCGATATTTGTCTGATTGTTCAAGATCACCCGAAATAAAGAATTTAGAATTAAAACCGATACGAGTTAATAATAACTTAATTTGAGATGGTGTAGCATTTTGAGCTTCTTCAAAAACAAGGATAGTATTATCTACGTTCCAACCTCTCATGTAAGCAAGGGCAGCAACTTCGATATAACCTTGATCTTTTAGTTCTTCACGAGCCTCTTTCCCGATAATCTTATTTAATAGATAATATGATGGGTATATGTATGGATCTAATTTCTCTTCTAATCCCCCTGGAAGTGACCCTAATTTCTCCTCAGCTTCAACTGCGGGTCTTACTATGATAATCTTCTCATACTTGTTAGAATCGTCGTATAATAGGTCTACTGCACGTTTCATTGCTATGTAGGATTTACCTACACCTGCGGGACCGAAACATAATGTAATTTGATTTTCTCCAAGAATATTCCAATAGGTTTCTTGGTTTTTGGTTAGGAACTTTTCTTTAGGACGTTTGATGATTTGTCTAATCCTATCTTTATGTGATACTTTCTTTTCTTCTACTAATACGGGTGGGTGGTTGGTTGTCTTGGTTTTTGTTTTATACGCCAAAGTTGATAGTTTTAAATGATCCGTTTATTGTTTATAAATATCACTATTTTCCCGTAGATCCAAATCCACCACTACCTCTTTCAGTATCTGATAATTCAGGAACTTCAGTCATATATATAGTAGGATAAGGTAATATGATAATCTGTGCACCTCTTTCACCCACTTTATATTTAATTGAATCCAAACCTTGAGTTTTCTTAAATGTTGCTTGTAATTCACCTCTATATCCACTATCAATAACACCAACACAATTTGATAATATTAAATCTTGATTTCTAACTGATGAACGAGGAAATACTAACCCAACATAACCTTTAGGAATTTCCATTGCAATACCAAAACCATACGATACACTAAATGATGTATTTTCAATTTCTTTTGTGATTGTTAAATCCATACCAGCATCACCAACTTTTGAATATGAAGGAATAACCGCATTTGTATCTAATTTTTTTACTTTAACTAAAACACCCCCACCCGTCATCGTTGGTTGAGTGTTAATTATATTTTGTTCAGTAACAGGTTGAATTGGTTGTAATTCTTCTTGTAATTTTGTCAACAATTCATTTAACTCCGACATAAAATTTAAATCTAAATCATCTTCATTATCGGTTCCGATTGTTTTTTCAAAATCTTCTAATTTTTTTAAATATTCTTCAGCTTCTTTTTGGTCCATTTTATTTATTTTTCTTTTCTTCTAACCATTTATCTAATGCCTTAATTCTTTGTTTAAGATTATCATCTTGTGGACGTAAACATATCTCCACAAATAAATCGGTAATCCTTACCAACTCCTCAAGAGTAACAGAAACACCAACTGATGTTACATATTCCAATGCCATTTTACTTTGTGATTGACGCATAATTTGTATCTCACGACTATAAAATTCCATATCAGTTGGTGTTTAATTGTTATTTACTTTTGTAATACTCGGGTGTGTTCTTACTGTCAATGATACATTCAATTGCCATTTTTGCAACTGAAATACTTTCACTTGAACGTGTGTCACCAGCTCTGTATTTTGATGCAACAATGGTTGCTTCTTCTACTGATTCTGCCTCGATAATGTACTTGTACTTTTTAACACGAGGGTTTCCTTCTCTGTCCATTTGTTCGGTCTCATAACCGATTGTAACTAAATAATGCATGTTGTTTTATTTTATTATTGATTTAAAAAATTCTACTCTATCTTTACATACTTTCTTTAATGAGTATGTGTCTTTAACTGTTTCATATAAACGATTACCTAAGTCTTCAATCATATTAGGATTTTCAACTAAACGTTTCATATGTTTTGCCCAATCTTTATGGTTCTTTTTAGAACCTACTAATAATGCGTTTCCTTTATCATTAAACTTACCTTCATCAACCGCAGAAATTAAATCGATTGTAAATGGATCAACATCACTTGCAATGATTGCCTTCTTAAAAAATCCCGCTTCAATTACTTTTAATTGTGATTTATTTGCGTTGAATACCGAATCAACTAACGGTGCTAATGATACGTCAAACGTGTTATAGTTTGTTGCATAACTGTTAATATCTTTTGTCCATCTTCTTCTATATGGTTCATCTATGTCGTTGTAATCTCCTTGAGTAAATGTTCCTAAATAATTTTTATATTCAGAACTTAATACTTTAAAATCATCTGTGAAAAATCCTTCATATTTGTACCATACTGTTTCAGTTGGTTGTATAGGTCTTTGTTGTTGTTTACCACTCTGATCAATCACAGTAACACTACCTCTTGTATCAAACCCACATAAAACAAATTGTACTTTATCTTTAAATAAATTATATGTGGAAGAAATTCCATTAGACAATAACTCTAAATCATGTAAATGAGAAGACCCACCTAACCAACCAAATCTAACTTTATCTGATTGAACAGGTTTATTTTGAAACTGTGGTTCATCTTCATTTACCGCATTTGGAAAAACAACAACATTATTAACTTTTAATTTATCTTTAATTGTTTTTGCAAATATTGGAGTGGTAGTACTAACATAATCAACTGTCTTTAACATGTCAATTTTCATCTCACCAACTTTATTCATTTTAATTGCATGATACATTGGATGTCTTTGATCAACAAACCATAGGTCATCAATATCCATAATAGTAATAATACCTTTGGATTTTAACCAATTAATTCTTTTAATGTTATGTTCGTGATTTGTTTGATGGATAAAAGTATGAAAAACTACAATATCGTAGTTTAAAAAATAATCATCTCTATCTTCCGCATTATACGAAATATCTACGTGAATATCTTCCGAATGTTTATCTGAAATGAATACAAATGGATCCATCATTCTAAACTTACCTACACCATGCTTATCCGATGGAATTGCTAAAATTCTAATTTTTGACATTTAAATTAACTTATATGTCTAAAATATAACTAAAAAAATTGGAAAAACAAAATTACTTGGCTTTATTTACTCCTGTAATTTTACCCTTGAAAATAGAGTCTCCCACCTTCAGTACTAAATTTTCATTAATAGATGATGTTGTGGATGCTGTAAGGATTTGATTTAATTTTTCATCCATTACTTTACGAACTGTATTTTCAATAAGAACTGCGATTGCGTTCATGTCAATATTATTATTAACAATAGTTTGTTTTGGTTGTGCCGACGGTCTTGTTGCAACACCTTCTTGTTCCATTAAACGTTTTGCTCCTTTAACGAAATCCATATCTAAAGTATCATTTAAAGAAATTTGTTGAATTGGGTTTTCCATCATTGCTTTTTTAATTGCGTCAGGTAATTTTGAATTTTGTATTTTATCAATACTCATATTACCACCCACAGGTCTTGTATTAGGTTGTTGAGGTGTTTGCATTTCCATTAATTCTGAAGGATCAGATCTTAACATTTCACTATTAACATGACCTCTTTCATAATTTCCACCATCAACTTTATTCATTACTTTTTTTGCTTGTACTAACTTTTTCATTAAATCGTTAGATGATATTGATCCTTGTTGTGACATGTTAATAAATATTTTATATTATAATAAACTATTTTAAGAAAACATTAAACGCTTAATATTTTTAATACTTTCTTGTAAATTTTTATTTTCCTCATCCTCTTCAGGATTTGCAACTGGTTTTTCTGTTTGTTTTGGTTGAGGTAATTCTTGTGTTTTAGGTTCTGTTGTTTCAGGTTCTGTTTTTGTTGGTTCAGGTTTTGGTACAACTTTCTCAGGTTTAGTTTGAGTTTTTGGTTGTGGTAGTTCTGTTGTTTTTGGTTCCTCAGGTGTAGTTGTTGTTGTCGGGTCAACACTTGGAGTTGATTGAGTTGTTGCAGTTGCCGAAGGGACACTTGGTTTTGGTTTAACAATCCTTGGTTTCTTAACCTCAGGTTTATTTGTCCAATCTGTTGTTACGTAAGTAACACTCATTGATTTATCATCACCTTCTTTATAGTCGGGTCTCTTCTGATCAAATTTTTCATCGCTAATTCTTAAATCACTCATTCTACTAACCATAAAAGTTCTCCAACCTGTTTTATCAAATCCTTTTTTGGATACTGAAGGTGGTTGGACATATGCACGAATAACTAAATTACCTCTTTTACTTAACCCTAAAGCCACTGCTTCGGCATCAATTCTTTTACCAGGTTTAACACTATCTTTTGCAGGTTTTCTTGGACCAGTATAAAAAAAAGAAATCTTATTCCTATTTTTGATTGAATCAACTATAGGTTTAGTTTTTGATGTCCTTAAAATATTTTGTTCTTCAAGTATTTTGAAGATTGTATTTGTAAAACTCATTATTCTGTTGGATGTCTATTATATTCTTTTTTAGAGTTATAACTATTCTTACCAGTATTTTCGGTTCTTTTTAAAATATCAGTTTTAGAACCAACAGTTCCATTTTCATCTTTAGGTCCTTTACCATTTTCATCTCCGTCAGAAATTGCATCAGGATTTGTACTATTATATAAATTCTTTTTATTAAACTTATTTTTTACTAAATTTTCAGTTCTTTTTAACACGTCAGTTCTTGAACCAACCTCACCTGTTTCACCTTTTTGTCCCTTACCTTTTTCATCACCGTCGGACATTGCATTAGGATTGTTAACACCATATTTATTATTTAATTTATATGTGTTTTTACTTAATAATAAATTTCTATTTGCAATATCTACAGATGTTCCAATTGCAACATTATCTTCTTTTTGACCTCTTCCTTTTTCATCTCCATCTGCTAATGCATTTGGATTAGTTAAACTATATTGATTATTTTCATTGTAAGTGTTTCTACCTAAACTTGAAATTCTATTTTGAATGTCAGTGGTTGAACCGATTTTATCGCTGTCACCAATTTGACCTTTACCTTTTTCATCTCCGTTAGATAATGCATTAATATTTTGACTATTATATAAATTCTTTTCGTTATAAGAATTTCTTGTAATAGATTCTTTTCTAAACTGTTCTGATATTTGATCTAATTTTGTTGCCATATTATAACATTAATTTTTTTATTCTATTAACTTGTTCAAATAAACCTGTTAATTTTATTGACGCCACTGAATTTTTTTCTGAATTAGAATTAAATTTAAATGACGGTAACCAACTTGATTTTTTTGTATGTTTCGTTAAGAAACTATTTTTTCTTTCTCCCGTTGTACTTGAAATATCATCAGCCTGTTTTCTACCTTCTTTTCTATTTTGAATTAAATCTCTCTCACCCTGAAGATATTGTTTTGACCACGTATCCATTAAATCACCACCAGCCAAGTCATACCTAATTTTATCAGCAACTTTATCCATACCTTGTATGTCATGAATAATACGTTTAAGTTGACCATATGTTACTTTTTTATCGGTTAAAAGTTTTTTTGCTCTCATTACCCCATGCACATTTTGACCGTTAAGACCTGTAACCGTGTGGTTGATCTTATCTAAAATGTTCTGTGGTAAATCAAAGTCCCTATTTTTTAACTCTTTATTCATTATCGTCTTTAAGTCCTTTCAAAATATGGTCTGGTTTAAGACCATAAGTTTTCATACTATTTTTAAGTGATTTTATTTGTTTTACAACTATTGGATTGATTTCAATCTCCTCAACCTCTTCTTCTTTGGGTAATACATCATTATCTTTTCCTTTTTGTTTTAAAAGATTATCTATGTATTCTTCCATGAATTTTTTAGGGTTTTCTACCAATCTCACCTTATCGTCTGGTAATTTTGGATCATATCCCATTTGTCCTAATCTATCTTCCAATTCCTTTGGGTCAGTTACACCCAACTCAATAAATTTCTTTTTAGCTTCTTCATAATTAGCATCATCCATAATTGTATCTTCAGCACCTAATGCTTTACTCATATCAGACTCACCCCAATATCTTCTAAAACCCATACCTAATTTTGGTGATATAGACGATTGACCCGCTCCTGTTAATACAAATTCATCAGTTGTTGAATTTGATGTTACTTCAGCTCTTGAGTTAGTTGGTTTTTTACTTTTAGCAAAATTACCGGCACCGTCCACGATTTCATCTACTTCTTCCTCTTTCTCTACTTTATCGGGGATTTCATCATAATCTGTTTTATCGGAGAACTCCTTAGCCCATTTAGACCATTTCTTCTTTTCTTTCTTGGGTTTACCCTTTTCATTCGCCTTAGCGTAGAAGAACCTTTGTTGTGCTTTTGAAGCAAATTTCTCCTCAATTACCTGTTTTATAAAATTATTCATCTAAATAGACTTTTATATAAATATCAAATGTTATGAAAGATATTTATATTATAATGAATAGACAGAATATTTTAAACTATTACGGATCTAAATTGGATTTGAAGTTAGATTCATCGGAACTTTATGACTATCAATTAACCACAAATGAGGTTGATTACGATACAGATGTGTTAGATTTAACTACCCCAATCACATATAGTGCTCTTACAATTGACTCAAGTTGTTTAACCACACCTTTAAACGATCAGAAACCATGGGTTGTTCCGGTTGCTAGTCGTTACACGGGAGATACCTGTGATTTTACGGTTAGAAGAAGAACAGAAAAGGGTTGGACGTTGGATTTTGTATTCAATAGAAACTCAGTAAATTGGTCTGGAGGTACGATTTTTTACTATATCGGGGTTGATGGTGATACTACATATACAAATTATTTGGATAATAACTTATCATTTCAATTTACAAATGATGGTAGGGTAAAGTGGGTTTCATATCATTATTCAGGTTATTGTAATACTACGGGTTATACTGAGACACATAGTCTTTTAAATGGTCAAACACCTGTATTATGTGTAACAGGAAATACGAGTGATTTTAATTTAACGATAGTTTTTAATAGATATAAAGAATTTACAGATTGTGATTTGGATAATGTGGGTGGATTTAACAATTTAATTAGAGGTCCACATGCGGTAGAATTTATTAAACCATTAACAGGTGTCACCGCAATGACATCAACACAAATCACAACAGGATACACAATTACCAATACAATAGAAGATTGGGTTACGGGTGGTACAATTACAACTGAGTATGTTGAAGAATTAAATAAAAAATGGGCGGAACAAAGAGATATGAGATTGGGTGATTTAAAGTTTTATTTAAATGGTAATTTAATTTATACCGAAACTAATTGGGAAGAGATTATACCGTCATATAGAGACGAACAAACTTTAATACAATCTTGGGGTGGAGGATATAACTACACTTATTTTGGTAATACATCAAAAACATGTGGGTTTAATATTAAATCGGCATTATATTATGAAGAACCATTAGATTTTATTCACGTTAAACATAATTTTAGAACATTAACAGGATATACTTTTGAAATATGTAATGCACCTTGTGTTGATGACGTGAGAGCATATGTTCCACCAACGGCAACACCAACAGTAACACCTTCACCAACTCCGGTTCCTACATCGACACCAAGTCCAACTCCTACGCCAACTGTTACACCTACAGCAACACCTGTAAGTTTAGGATTTCAATGGATGACTATTAACTCAGTTACCGATTCAACCGCATCAGGTATAGGTCAAAATGGTATTACTATTGCAGTTACACAAAGTGTAGGTGGTATGGGAATACAGAGTTCAGGTATGTATGAGGGTACAACGTTCCCTCAAGAATATAATGTTCCGGTTAGTGGAACTCAAATACGAAATACATCGATGGGTGTGTTTACCGCAACATTTAGTCAACCAGTTACAAATCCTTTGATTGCCTTTGCTAGTGTGGGTAATTCAATTACATCCGTTCCGGTTATCGTTTCCGCACCATTCACACCAATTTGGGAACTAGATACAACATACCAAAACCCAGTAAATGGAACTCAATATACTCAATTTACAGGAATTGAAGGGTTTAATATTATCCGTATAGATGGTACGGTAAGTAGCGTAAGTTTTAATTACACTGAAACAGAAAACTATTGTACGGTTTGTTTTGGATTCGTAGATCAGAATACTTTACCAACTCCAACCCCTACACCAATATAATTTCATAAAACAAAATATTTAATGTATGTCTTGGCAGATAAACGGTAAATTCATTTTAGTCCCAAAAAACCAAACATCCCCACCAACGGGGACACCTACGCCGACGCCGTCAATTACCGATACACCTTTACCAGCTACAAGTACACCAACACCGGTACCAACAGATACACCAACACCAACGCCAACATCTACCCCTGTTCCACCAACTGCCACTCCAACAATTACACCTACACCAACTCCTACAATAACAAATACACCAAGTCCAACTCCGAATGAGTTTGGTATAATAACCGAAAACGGTGTTTACATAATTTCAGATGAAAATGGAAACATACTAATACCTGAATAAAAAATTATAAAAATATAAATAAAAATGGCACTAATAAAAGTTTCAGAATTAACTAGTACGGGTTCCGTAAAAATTGATGATATATTAATGATATCCTCAACCAGCGGTAGTGGGTACACATCAAATCGCATATCAATTGAAGATTTGGTATCAAGTCAACCATTTCTTGATTTAGGTTCTTCAGGAACTGCCGGTTCATCGGGAACATCGGGGTCTAACGGTTCTTCGGGTTCGTCAGGTTCAAACGGTAGTTCAGGGTCATCGGGAACATCAGGTTACGTAGACAATGATTGGTTATATTTTACACCATCAACTGCAACCATACCATCAACGGGAAATAATTTTATATTATCGGGTACCACAATATCAAATGGTTCGGTATCTTATAATCAATCTACGGGTATTATAACCTTAGCAGCAAATAAGACATATAAACTTAATGCTAGTTTTGCATTGGCAAATAATATAAACAATGCTGAAACACAATATCAATGGATAAATGTAACCACAAGTAATACTTTAATAGGAAATCTAGCAGGTGTAATAGTTGTTAATAGTGTCGCTCCTGCAGCTTGGCAACCATTGGCGGAGGCAATTATTGTCACAACAGGAACGACACAAGTAGCCCTAAGAAGTACTTTTAGTAATTCAACTGGTGGGTTTAGCACAAATCAGTGTTTTATGATGGTAACCCAAATAAATGGTTGGTCAGGTACAAGTGGTACATCAGGTTCTAATGGTAGTAGTGGAACATCGGGTTCTAATGGTTCATCAGGAACTAGTGGAGTTGTTAGTTATACGGGTTTAATTACAACAGGTTCAATTTCAACAACTCAAAATATTACAGGTTCGGTAATAATAAGTGGTTCAATGAATATAATAACAACTGCATTACAAATTGGAACTGGAAGTGGTGATGAAGGTGGAGAAATTTTATTAGCAAAATCACAAACAAACAACTCACTTACAGGTAGTGGAATTACAATTGATTCTTATCAAAATAGATTAAGAATTTTTGAACAAGGTGGAGGTGCAAGAGGTGTATATCTTGATTTAAGTAAGTCACCCGCCGGCGTTAGTGGTGAATTGACGTGTAAATCAAGTGGAATAGTAAATGCTGGAACATTTGTAACATTAGATAATATTAAAGCAACTCTAACATCAAGCGGTAATAGGGGGTTGAGTGTCGCAACAGTATCTGATACTGTTACAGGATTTATTTCGGCACATTATCAAGCTTTTGGAGGTTCTTCATCGGGAAGTGTTAGTTCAACTTCATTATCAACAACCGCAACTGCATCAATGTTTAATTGGAACTTTACTGGACAAGGTGATACATCTACCTACATTTTAAGAGATGATACAAACAATAGAGTATATAGAATTATTTTGATAATCGGTGACACTTATCTTAATAACTTTATTTCAATAGAAAGATTACACTAAAAAATTAAAATAGACAGAAAATAAAAGTATTTATATAACATAATGGCAACAACAAGACCCTTCGCATACAACACAGGTACCACCATAGACGGAACAATACAAATTGGAAACATCGCAATAGGTGTTTCAGATCAAGATTATTCACAAGATCCAGGTGGGGTTAAATGGTGGATGGGACCCGATGAAGAGTTAGGTTATGTTATTGCCAACCAAGTACCAACGGGAGATCATCCGACACCGGTGGATGAAGATTCCTATATTAATTTTTGGAGATCAACAGATTTAACCGAACAATCTTTATTAGATTTATTAAACGTTTTACCAATAACAGATGGTTTAGAACCATTTACAAATGGTAGTGATGCTAAAACTTGGTTAAATAATAACGGTTATTTTACAACATATGGTGAAGATTTACCAACACCAACCCCTACACCTACAAATTTACCAACGGCAACACCTACTCCTTTACCGGCAACTAGTACTCCAACTCCGTTACCAGCTACAGCAACACCTACACCAACACCGACAGATAATTTAGGTGATAGTTTATTACAAGAGAATGGTGATAGTTTATTACAAGAAAATGGGGATAATATTTTATTAGAATCTACATCAACAACCCCAACTCCTACACCAACGCCAGATTCAACATCGGTACCAACTGATACTCCTACACCTTTACCGGCAACAAGTACACCAACTCCCGTACCAACAGATACACCTTTACCGGCAACAAGTACACCAACGGCAACGAATGAACCAATTAATCATCCATATCAAATTACAATAATTGGTAATACCGATAATACGGGTCCATTTTTTAATGATTTAACCACCGCTTGTAGTGCACTTGATTGTTTAATGAATTCAAGTTGTTCCGCACAGGATTCAATTATCGGTTATGTCGATGGTGAAATTTTTGATTATGTTTACGTAAGTTCAAATTCAAATGAAACAGTTTCATTACTATTTGATGGGTATTACATTCTTACCGATGGTAGTGGATTTTATTTCTTATCTCAGTTTACCAATAGTCAATTTGTGGATATTGTTAACTGTATTCCATCAAATACACCTACACCAACACCAACACCAGGTCCAACCGCTACACCAACACCAACACCAGAAATGGCGTCGTTATTTATTGATATAGTTATGGGTTATGATGGTATTTCATTCGGTGGAGTCACATATACATCAGATACAACAATCAGTGTTGTTAAAAATCAACAATATTCTATTACTGCGTTTAGTGGTAGTGGGTTATTCCAAAATTGGGAGGGTACTAATGTTAATTTACCTGTACCTAATTCATCTAACACCATTGTAACTATTACTGGTGATACAGCAACATTAAAAGCTGTGTTCCCTGAAATGACACCAACACCTACACCAACAGTAGTTTCATCAACCGCAACACCAACACCGACACCTACTGAAACACCAACCCCTACACCAACAACAGTTGCATCATGTAGTGGTAAACCTTATGTGTTGTCAAATTTATTAACAACACCAAGTTCAGGTGAGTCACTTTGGATATCAAGTACAATGCCGGCAACAGCATTAAATCTCGTTAATATATTAGGTACTAATTCTTCGGTATTATATTTTAATGAAATTGATAATGATGGAACAGACCAAACAACATACTTCGGAAATGCAGTAGGTACTTCATTTACTGTAACATTATGTCAAAATGGAAATAGTGCAATATATTCAGGTACAAATATTGCCATGGTATATGACGGTAGTAATAGTTCGTATTTTTTAGATTCAACTAAATTATCATTAGTACAAAGTTCGCCCGTTTCTACATTTACATTTGGGGAGGTTTTCTATATAGATATATTAGTTTCAGGTCAATCGACACCAACTCCAACACCTACGTCTACAACAGAACCAACAAACGTTCCAACAGACACACCTACACCAACACCTGAGGCAACAAGTACACCTGAACCTGCAACGGCGACACCAGCACCAACAGGAGTACCAACAGATACACCTACACCAACACCTTTAGCTGCAACAAGTACACCAACACCAGAACCGACAAGTACTGCAACACCTTTACCGGCAACAAGTACACCAACTCCAACACCAACATCTGGTTCGGCACCAATGACAGTTACTATAACTGAAGTAGGTTCTAATGTTGTTATGTCTGCATCGGGAACAGTTGACCTTAGTGGATTAACTTTAGTATCATCAAGTGCTGGACCATTTGGAAATGGAGGTTTAGGTATTAGTAATGCAACATTTGTTTGTGGGGCTAGTGGTTCATCAGGTAGTTCATATAGTGGATTCACATCTGTACCAAGTAATTTCGGAAGTGGTTCTGGATTACCACATAGTTCAGGTACTGGACAGGCGTTTGGTGTAATCATGAATATGGCACCACCATACTTATTGATTGTACCAACAGGATACACATCAGGTGCGAACATTTCAAGTAGTCAAACATTTACAGGTCAAACATTATCGAGTTTAGGTTTAACTAATGGAACATATACTTACACATGGTCTGGCGGTTCGATTGATGTCGTTGTAGGTATAGGATTAGGAGGACCAACACCGACACCCACACCAACATCAATAGGTGGAGGAATAGGTGCGTGGTATTTCTATAGTGATGAAGGAGGTATTTTTGATGCACAACCACCGTTATCAGATGGTAATTCTATATTTTTAATAAGAAATAATGAAACTAATGAAGTAACTGAAACATTTAATCCAAATAAATCAAACGGTGTTAATGAAATTTATTTCAATTTAGATGATAGTAATGGTACCAACTACACAACTCAATTTACTGAATTGGCAACTAATGGTGGTACAATATCTATAACACAAGGTGCTAACACTGTAACATACACAAGTACAACACCAGGTACGTTCTTTGCTGATACTATTGGCGGAATCTTTACAATACAAACGGGACCTGCCACACAAACAGTAACATCGGCTAATCCATTTGTATATGCCGACCCAATATCAATAACATTCGGTAGTTAATAATAAAAATACTAAGTAATAGACAAAAAATAAAACTATTTATATAAAAGAAAAACAAACACAAAATGGCAGATCAAAAAATTTCACTATTAAATGAACTTACCGAACCTTTATCGGGAGATATGTTACCAATAGTTAACAACGGAGAAACTAAAAAAGTAAGCGTAAGTAATTTACTAAGTGTCTCAATATATGAGGAAGTAACACATAGTGAGTTATATTCTCTTTTAACAGGTGCAACATTAACACCAGGTAAACATTATTTAATTACAGATTTCAAAACTTGTTATGACCAACCTGATTATGACCACACTGGTAGTACAATTGAAACGGGTAATTACAAACAAGGTAATGTGGCACCTATACTTGTGTTGGCAACTGATGTTGATAAAATTTCAGAACACGCATATCAACCAGAATATTCAGGTGATACAATACAATATGATCCATATTTTACATCTACTGAAGTTACCGCGGGTGCTGCGTTTGGTAGAATAACATACAGAATTGACGATAAAGGAAATGCTTTTGATTATGACTTTAGAGAAGTATTATTCAAGAGATATAACGCATATAGTGCCGAGGAAATTTATGACGGAAAAGTAAGTATTAATAGTGTTGGTGTTGTAACGGGTGTAGGAACAAATTTTACAGGTAGAACTACCGGAGAAGTTATAGGTATCGTGAATCCAAATACGGCGTATGGTGTAAATTTTTATGAAATTGTTTCTATTGATGCAGAAACGAGTATGACTGTTACGGGACGTACAATTTATAGCGTCAATGACACTTTCTATACTGACAGTGTAACCGATAATGGAATGTCTTACAAACAAAATAATATCTTTTCTAACACAGGATTTAGCCAATACAATACATTCACAAGTTATGATGAATGTTTTAACAATACTTGTGGTAATAGAGTTGCAAACACTATAGAAAATGAAGATACTTTCTTACTTTCAAATAATGTTTTTAGAAGTGGCCCATATAGAGATAACTCTTTTGGAAGTAATTTTAGAAACAATACCTTTAATGATAGTTGTGGAAATAATACAATTAGTGGTAATTTCTATGGTAACATAATTGATAATGATTTTGATTACAACACAATATCTTCGGATTTTTACGATAACATAATTATATGTGATTTCACAAATAATATTATTCAAAATGATTTTTATAACAACAATTTAGGTGATAATGACTCAAATGATTTTGATTATAATTTAATAATGGGATCATTCTATGGTAATTTTTACACTGGTGACGACTCTTTCGCCAATAACATATTAAAATCCTATTTTTATAATAATATTATACAATATAGTTTTGATGATAACGTAGTTGGTAATTTTTACAGTAATTTTATTAAAAATGATTTTAATAATAACACGGTGGGGGATAATTTCTATACAAATAATATTTATCACTCTTTTTATAGGAATACAATTGGGTTTGGTTTTCACAATAATACATTAGGGACAATTAATAATAGTTCAACTTTTGAGGACAATCATATTGGTAATGATTTTAAGGCGAATTTAATAGTGGGTCAGTTTGATGATAATAAAATTGGGAACGACTTTGGGGGAAATGAGATTGAAAATTATTTTGAAAATAATAACATTGGAAACGACTTTTATTCAAACGATATAGGATCATATTTTCAAAATAATTTTATATTAAATAATTTTTTTGATAACGGAATAACAGATGATTTTAGATATAATCAAATTGGAAATAGTTTTTATAGTAACAACATCGGTGAAGGTTTTGGATATGGTGGAAGCAATAGTAGAGGTAATGTAATTGGAAACTATTTTAATGCCAACACAATTGGGGAATATTTCTATAATAATAATATTGGAGATGAGTTTGAAAACAATACAATAGGTAACGATTTTCAATTTAATAGAATAGAAACTCCTGTCAGTTCTACGGATTTTACCACATATTTAGGAAACCCTATTGGTCCTTATTCATACACATCAACTGCTGGAACCGATGGAGTTTATACAGGTGTAACTGGAACATCATCAGGTGCAGGAGTAGATTCAGTATTTACTATCACTGTTGCGTCAAGTTTTGTTAGTGATGTTGAAACTTCAACTATTGGAAAACTATACCTAACAGGTGATACAATAACAATTGCTTCTGGTTCATTTGGTGGAACGAGTGATTTAGTTTTGACGGTAGATACGATTGGTGCAACCCCAATGGTTTATGAATATTATAACAAAACTATTCAAAGAAGGTTTGATGGAACACCTATATTAACTGCATTAGATAATAATGGTAACTGGTATATATCATCGGCAATCACTGAAGCTATAGACGACTAATAAAACAAAAGAAATATGAGAATATGTATATTATGTGAGGACTCCAAAGTTCAGCAAGCAAAAGAAAAAATGAAAGATGATAATATCTTAAAAATAGATTTATCACCAAACGGAGAATTACCTTCAACTCACAAATTGTGTGTAATGGCGGTTACGGAAGAAAAGGCTAAACAGATGATGGATTCTGCTGAATTAACTATAATAGAGGCGATGAACCCAAAAGAGTTTTTAGCAAAACATAATTTGAAAAAAATTGGAAAATAATAATTATAAAATTAAAAGGGGATTTATTACACCATCCGAGTCCAAACAAATAATAAATTGGATAGACTCAATTGACCATAGTGGTAATGGTGCTAATCACCATCTTTCGGAATTATCAAAAGAACTAAAAGGTAAAACTTATATGTTTGATATTTCGGATACACCTTTTACAAATTATATTACAAAGTTTCAAGCGGTATCAGATGTTTCAAAAGATAAACTACCTGATTTTATTGATACCATTATTGATAGAATTTCGGAAGAATTTGAATTTCCTAAAAACCATATCTTTTTACAAGCGGTAGATATGAATAGTGGTGGAAAGATAAATCCTCACTATGATGCGGCAGTTGAAGGACATGTTAATTATAAATGTAATATTAGTGTTTTATCGGAGGATTACGAATTGTTTTTAGATAAAGATGTTATAAAAATAAATGAAGGTGATTTATACGGATTTGAGGCATCGTTATACAAACATTGGACAAACGAATTCAAATCAAGAAGAGTTTTCCTAAGTTTTGGTTTTATATTACCATACGATGTGGTGGGTAGAACCACAACCGATGTAAGAGTCCGATTAAGTAAAAGAATTGAAAGGTATTTTCAGAAAACATTAGAAACCACCAATTAAACCAAACATAAACAACATTCGGTTCTTAATGTATTTATAACATATGGAATTTCACATAAGACAAGGGGCAACTGACCCAATATTAAAGATGAGAATGATTGACGACGGTAAAAACGATAAGTCATCATTCAATGAAATGTTAGCAAGTGGTACAACAATCACCTTTGAAATGTCTGATGTGACAACGGGAGAACCTATGGTTTTAGGATCTGAATGTCTTTTAACCAATAGAACAAAGAAGTATAACTATACAACTGACGAATATTATATCACACATAGATTTACAACTGAACACACATCACAAGTTGGTAGATTTGAGGGTAAGATAACGATTACATTTGATAATGGAAATATTCTTATCCTACCCGTTAAAGAAAAATTATACATCAATATTTTTTAATACCCCCTTTTTTTCTTATACTTATTAATGTAAACAAGGCAAACTGTGGTTTTCCACAAGCTAATACGTCACATTAAAAAAATATAAAACATGAAAGAGGTTATCTCTCAGGAAGTTATTGAAGGCTTCCTTAATGGTGGAGACGATGAAATGTATATCGTCGGAGTTGAATACGACTACCCAACCAACACAATCTACAAGATTATTCAGGACCCAATTGAGGGTAAAATTATTAAAACTGATACATTTACTCCGTTTTTATGGGTGGGTGATTTAACAGGTTTAAATTTCTATAACAACTCAAAAGCCATGCAAAAGAAACGTATGGGTGAGTTTGGTATATTAATTGAAAAGTTAGACACACACGGAAACGAACGTTTAGAAAATGGTATGACCCATATCGTTAAGAGTATTAAATCATATACGGATTTAGTTTCGTTCTTTAGAATGGGTGGATTAAATCCATGGGACGAAAAAGTTAGACATAATTTTACAATCTTAAACCCTGTTGAACAATACCTTATACAAAAGAAAAAAAGATTATTTAAAGGTATTGAAGATTACGGTGGAGTCAATAGATTTGTATTTGATATTGAGACCACAGGTTTGGATCCTGAGACTTGTGTTATTATATTGATTGGAGTAAAAGACAATCGTGGTATGAATGAAACAATTCCAGCGTTTGGTGAAGACGGTGAAAAGAAATGTATAGAAAGATTTTTTAAGTATATTAAAGATTTAAAACCAACTATTGTTGCAGGTTATAACTCAGCGTTTTTTGATTGGCCTTTTATATTAAAACGTGCAGAAATTCTTGGTGTTGATGTTGATGGTTTAACACAAATCTTTACAACACAAGGAATGAAAGAGAAAGAGGGAATGTTAAAACTTGCAAATGAAATTGAACCATATAAACAACACGTTATTTGGGGATTTAATATTATTGATATTGCACATTCAGTTCGTAGAGCACAAGCTATTAACTCTGAAATTAAAAGTTGGGGATTAAAATATATTACAACATATTTGGAGAAAGAAAAACCTAATCGTGTATACGTAGATGGTGCAAAGATTTCCAAAATATATTTGGAGAACGAAAGTTATTATGTAAATCCAAAGACGGGTGGTTATAAACAAATTGGTGAACCCGGTACAGAAAATTTAACACAGAAATATCCTGGCAAGTTTGAGATATGGACGGGAAGAAAAATTGTAGAACAATATCTTGATGATGATTTGTATGAGACTATGATCGTAGATGATAGTTTCTCTCAATCAACATTTTTACTTTCTAAATTGGTTCCTACCACGTATGAAAGAATTGCAACTATGGGAACTGCAACACTGTGGAAAATTATCATGTTAGCGTGGTCATACGAACACAACTTGGCAATACCAGCAAAAGATGAGAAACGTGCTTTCACAGGAGGTCTATCTCGTTTATTAAATGTGGGATTTGCAAAGAACATTGTTAAGTTTGACTATTCATCACTCTATCCGTCTATTCAATTAGTGTATGATGTGTTTCCTGATTGTGATGTTATGGGAGTTCAGAAATCAATGTTAAAATATTTCAGAAACATTCGTATAAAATATAAAAACTTATCGGGTGAATTAAAGAATAGTGATCCTGCAATGTCGGAGGTATATGATCGTAAACAATTACCAATCAAGATTTTTATCAACGCATATTTCGGTAGTTTATCCGCACCACATGTATTTCCTTGGGGTGAAATGAATTCAGGTGAAACCATTACCTGTATTGGTCGTCAGTGTTTACGTATGATGATTATGTTCTACATGAAGAAGGGTTATAAACCTCTCGTAATGGATACGGATGGTGTGAACTTTGAAACACCTGAGAGTGCAAAAGATGCAATATACGTTGGTAAAGGATTAAATGAATTAGTTACAGAAGGAAAAGAATATGTAGGTATTGAAGCACATACTGCAGAGTTCAATGATATTTTTATGAGAGGTGAAATGGGATTAGATATTGACTATGTTGCACCAGCTTGTATTAATGTTTCTCGTAAGAACTATATTATTAAAATTATAAAGAAAGGAAAAGAGAAAATTAAATTAACGGGTAATACAATTAAATCTAAAAAATTACAAACATATATTGTTGAGTTCTTAGATGAAGGATTAAAGTATTTGTTAAATGGAGATGGTCATTCGTTTGTGGAATTGTATTATGATTATGTAACGAAGATATTTGATAAAGAAATTCCATTATCAAAAATTGCAAACAAAGCGCGTGTTAAACAAAGTATTAATGAATATAAAAAGTATGTTATGAAAACTACTAAGGCTGGTTCATTAATGTCTCGTCAAGCACATATGGAATTAATTATGAATAGTGATTATCCTGCGGGTTTAGGTGATACAATTTATTATGTAAATAACGGTACGAAGAAATCATCAGGTGACGTACAAAAGATTGCTAAACCAACTAAGAAACAACAAGAAGAATTCACAGCGAAGAATGGTTACCCGATGCCAAATGATTACATAGAAGTGAATTGTTATATGATTGATGAAAAAGAAATATTAAATAATCCTGATTTAAAAGGTGATTATAATGTTCCTCGTTATCTTAATAATTTTAACAAACGTGTTGAACCTTTATTAGTTGTTTTCAATCCGGCAATCAGAGAAGATATACTAATTGAAGACCCAAAAGATAGACAATACTTTACAAAAGCACAATGTGATTTAGTTAATGGTTTTCCATTAAAAGAAGAAGGTCAAGATAAATTAGATGAAGTTATGACTTTGTCTGATAGTGAAGTGATTTTTTGGAATAGAGTTGGACGTGATCCTTACTTCATGTATGTTGAAAATAGTTTAGAACTTGCAGACCAATATTGGGTGGAACATAATAGAAAAGTTGTTACACTTCAAGCTGAAAGTACCAAATCAAATGAAGAAGAAATAATTGAAAATAACAATCACGATTATGCGTTTCACGCGATTGAAATTTAGATAACAATAATAGATGAAGGCATCGCTCTAAACTTAAGTGCCTTATTAAGATTCTCCGCTTCGGCACCTTTTCTTTCAAGAAGTTTGTCGGGGCGGAGTCTTTCCAATCTCGCCATAAGTTCTTCAACTAATTTAGATTTCTCATCTTTACCTTCCGTAATTAAAGATTGATAATCTAACTTAACTTGACTGTCAGGAACTTGTAAATCACCCGAAAATTTACCCCAAATACGACCTAAACCTTCTTTAGAATAAGCAATCAAATACTTTCTAACCCAGTTTTGAGCTGGTTTATTTAAGTTTTCCCATACCAATTGTTCAGTATCAACATCGGACGGTAATTTAATTACATCCTTATTATCTTTAAGACAGGTGTCTCTATCCATAGTATCATAATACCAATACCAAACATTATAATTTTTTTGTTTTATTGAACCAAAATCAAATTTACCACCCGGTACATTATATAAATGAACTAATTTTTTACCTTCAGGACCCGCAGTTATTCTATAAGTCAAATCACCACCAATTAGTCTATTTTTAATACTTCTATCTTGCATTCTTAATAATAAGTCAAATGCTGGCGTCATAAAATAAGAACCAGCATTACCCATCTGTGCAAATCCACCGGCACCACCGAAACCTAATCCACCAAGACCACCAAATCCCGCCATAAACGGATCAACAAATGAATCACTTAATTCAGCACGAGCAAACCATAATAATTCATTTACTTCACGACCAGCAGGAATTTCATAAACTTGGGTTTCTCCTGAAAGTGTAAAATAATCCTTTTTTAGTTCCCAATCACCACCAGCTTGTAAACCTACAATTTTGGAGTATGAGTGAGTATATTGTGTTTCGTAATCTAAACTTCTTGTTGTAAACGCTCTTGATAATGATTGTGTATCTATATCTAATCCCGCAAGTGCCGACCATTGAGATTCAATCAACCAATCACTAACGTATTGTTCGTATTCAGATAAAGCCAATTCCATGAAGGTATCCATTTGTTCTTCGGTAAGTTCAATACCACGAACAGGCATACCTAAAAGGTGGAATACCTGAGTATATAATTTATCTTTTTCCGCTTGTGAAATAATTTGAGACATAATTTGATTTATTCTTATAAATATCTTATATTTCTATTATGAACGAGAAACTAAACGAATTATTCAGTATCTGTGGGATTAACGATTTTGTGTTCCACTTACAAAAAGAGGGAGAAACTAACTATATAGACTATACTTTAGACCCTAAAACCATCGTAGTTAATATTCCCGATATTGAAGATAAGGAGTTTGATCAGTTATTAACTGATAAAATTAAAGAATTAAAAGAGACTTTTAAGTAGGTCTTTACTGAACGATTCGGAATATTCTCCGTCACCCATTACTTGGTCAATGACGTTCTTTTTCTTTTGTAATATATTATATATAATTTTCTCAACCGTATTCTCAAACACGGGATAATAAACTAACACACTATTCTGTTGTCCGTAACGATATGCTCTATCTTCAGCTTGACTATGATGAGCTGGAACAAATGATAAATCATTCATAACCACAACTTCACCCGCAGTTAATGTAATACCAACACCACCTGCAATAATATTTGAAATAAATATTTTTATTTTATCTTCATTTTGAAATCTATCAACACTCTCTTGTTTCTTTTCTTTAGACATACTACCATTTAATATTACAGAGTTCTTTTTATATTTCTCATGTAACATATCTAATGACATCGTAAAGTTGGTGAATACGATTACTTTTTTTCCTTGGTCTAAACATTTATCTATAATCTCACAAGTGTATGGAATTTTTTCATAAGCAATAAGTTGTCTAATTTTCATTAAACGATTTAATGTTACACTTAATGTTTCTTTATCTTTATTATCATTACTTATTCTTGTAAACTCTTCTAACTCCTCGTCATACATTTTACTACTTAACTCTACAAATACAGGTGTAACAATTTTTTCAGGTAAATCTAAAATATCTGTTTTCATTCTACGAAGAACATATGACTTTGTTCTTTCTCTTAACTCATCCAAATTACTTGCGCCACTTGTGTTCCACACTTTTCTATTTCCAACCGTGAATTGATAACCTTTACAATAACGACGAACGTATGATTGCCAATTTAATGTTAAAGGTGAGTCAACAATCTTTAATAAGTTGAAATAATTTATTGGTCTTGATGTCATTGGCGTTCCCGTTAATAACCAAACTCGTGGTATGGTTTCCAATACATCATTTAATAAACGAGTTCTATTTGCGGTACTATTACTAACATAATGTGCTTCATCCACAATTGCCAAATCAAACTTTTCATTTACTAATAATTTATAATCGTCACTATCTTCACTTTTTTCTGTGGTGTGATAATTTTTTAATATATCATAATTGATAATGTAGTAGTCAAAAGTAGAACCCCATTTACGACCTTCCACTATTAATACTTTTCTATCTGTGTAATTTTTAATCTCTCTATCCCAATTTATTTTAAGAGATGCAGGACAAACAATTAAAACTTTTTTAGCTCCGCTTTCCATTGACGCAATAACGGCTGCCGTCGTTTTTCCAAGACCCATGTCATCGGCCAATATAAACTTATTGTTCGCTAATAATTTCTCAATGGCGACCTTCTGATGTTCCATAGGAGGACGATTATCATACGGACTATAATCAATTACGCGATTTAACTTTTTCTCTTCTTGAACGATTGCGGATTTAGGTAACCACATCGCGTGGTTTTGTTGACTGTCAATTACTTTACCCCAAATATGAAATGCCTTATCAGATTCACATAACAATTTTTCACACCATACTTTTTCGGGTGGTAATGGTAATAACATTTCTTCCATTAATTTCTCACCAAATGTTGAAACGATATTGATATGTTTACGAGCAACTTTAGGGGCAGTGTCTTTATATTTGATGACGTATTCCGACTGTGGACGAGTTAATTTAAAGTTTTTAACTTCCACAAATTTACGTTTGTATTCTAATAAAACATTATTAGATCCGTCATATTCATTTAATATTTCCCTTGCTTCAACCTCAGGTATTTTCTTTTCCATCTATTATATATAATATAACTAAATAGAATGGAAGATTAAACTATTTATTAGGATATGAACAATAAACTACCAATTACTCGTTTAGGTAAATTCTTCTCTCAAGATGACTTTGATATTAACATTCAGATGGGTCAGGAGTATCTACACGGGGATTTAAATATGAAATTGGTCTTATATCGTGTTGATAGACAAAAGACCGATAATGACGACGTATACGCCGAGGCGGGTATGGATGAGATTAAGTTTTTTCCTCCCGTTGAGTTTAATGCATTGGTTAAAATTGAGGAACCAAAAAATTCAACTTATACTAAAGGATTATTGAGATATAATGAGCCAGGTAATATGATATTATCGGTTTACATTACACACCTTAATGAATTGGGGGTAGACATTAGATATGGTGATTATATTGGTTATGCAGATTCAGAAGAAAAATTGAGATATTATACCGTTACAAATGACGGTAGAATTACATCGGACAATAAACATAAAATGTTTGGGTACAAACCACATTATAGAAGTATAGTTTGTGCTCCAACACAAGAAGGTGAATTTAGAGGAGTTTAATATGGGAATACCTAAAAGAAAAAACATGATCAACGTTTACGGCGGTAAGGATACTTACCAAGGTGAAGGTATATTAAAAAGAAGAGAGGAATTATTGGATATGATTACAAAATCCGATTCTTTTCTACCTGACTCTATTTTACATGATGATTTAGATAGGGGTATGTTGGATTATGTAAAAAATACATTTAAAGTTGTATCTGATGGTGTACAAATACCTGTTATTGATAAAATATTAACAATTCAAAGATGGGGTGAATTTTCAAACAATTGGGAATTTTCAGATTCTGACGGTAATGTAAAATTACCATTTATTACAATCATTAGAAAACCTGACGTACAGTTTGGTACAAACCCATCAATACAAAGAACTATTCCCGATAGACATCAGTTTCACTATGCAACGGTTCCAACTTGGAATGGTAATTCTATGGGGGCTGACATTTATAAAATACCACAACCGATTCCATGTGATATTACATACGACATTACTATTGTTTGTAATAAGTTTAGAGATTTAAATAAATTTAATAAATTAGTTTTACAAAATTTTTCATCTAGACAAGATTACACTCAAGTTAAAGGTCATTATATTCCAATTGTTTTAGACACAATAGAAGACAATACACCTATGGAAACAATTGATGGTCGTAGATTTTATATGCAAACATATAAATGTACTATGTTAGGGTTTTTAATTGATAGTGATGAATTTGAGGTTAAACCAGCTATTAGTCGAGCGTTTATCGTAAATGAATCGATGAAAGGTGGAGGTAGTTTAACTAAAAAATATATATCTAAAACAATTGATATAACGTTAGCCACATTAATATCAAATGGTACTAGTACAATATATAGTGTAGGTGAGAATATAACAGTTTTATTTAACGTATCAATTAATGGAATTGTACAGGAAAAAGACGTACATTATTCACATTCTCATTTTGGGGGATTATCAAACATAAATTTTAGCGGAACCCCATTACAAGGTGATGTAATTGTTGTAAGTTACTATAAAGGTAGAAATAACAAAATGTATGACCAAAACGGTAATGAACTACAGGTTGGTCGTGAAAGTTTTAATTTCAATGGAGTCAACTTAGTTTTTGATCTACAAGAAAAGATTAATAGTGTTATTAGTGTTACCACAAATGGACTTATTGAATTTAGTGATGAGGGATATGAAATAACAGGACAAAAACAAATAACACTAACAAGTGCTCCTGTATTCGGTGCCACTTTAGATTTTGTTTATCTTTATTAATCATCCCCGTATATGTCCTTCTTTTTAGGTTTACAAAGTTCTTCTATATGTTTTTCTAAAACTTTATAGATTTTTAAACCGTTTTTATCACAGTAATTTTTTAACATTTCGTGGTGTTTCCCACTTATTTTAACGTTTTTTTGAGTGTTTTCCATATAAAAGATATTAAAAGATAAATAACTATCTTTTTAAGAAAAGTTGGGAAATCTTTGATAAAAACAAAGATATTTATAAGATAAGTAATAAAATTAATTAACCAAACAAAAATCAATGGCAAGTAATAACAGAGTTTTCGTGTCTCCAGGTGTTTATACATCCGAGCTCGATTTAACATTTGTAGCACAGAGTGTAGGTGTTACAACATTAGGTTTAGCTGGTGAGACTTTAAAAGGTCCAGCTTTCGAACCTATTTTAATTTCAAATTTTGACGAATTCAAATTGTATTTTGGATCTACTTCACCTGAAAAGTACAGTGATGGTAATCCAAAATATGAATTAGGATATGTTGCAAAATCATATTTACAAGAATCTAATCAATTATTCGTAACGAGAGTATTGGGTCTTACAGGTTATAGACCATATAAAACATTCGGTATTAAAACCGTAGGTGGTGTAATTTTAGAAGGGTATTCTGGCGTAACTAATGAAGTTGGTAGTGTAACAATTACAACAACAGGAATTACAACAACAGAAACCGGATCTTCAATAAATTCATTAAATGAAATTATTGCTCATTTGTCAGGTGTAACATCTGTTGATGGTACTGATATTGTAACATATTTAAAAGATATTTACGGTGATTATGAAGGTTCAACTACTGGATCAACTAATGAATATTTTTGGATAGGAAGAAATACGGAAGGAACAGAAGATAGTGCAATTGTTGGAAATGGTACAGAATTAGTTTCTCCATTATCTGGAGAAAAATATAGTAGTAGTAATAATACAAAAGAATGGTGGAATACAATGCATCACCAATCTGATGGTTTGGTCACTCCTCCAGACGGTGACGGTGTAAATGGTATTTATTCTTATTTATTCACATTTACAAATTCAACTAACAAATGGTCAATTACTCAATTTGATTGGGAAGCACTTTTAGCCGATGAATACCATAATGTAGTGGTTGCAGCAATAAGATCAAGAGGTATATATAGCGGACAAACATTAATACATGAAGTTAAGGATGATAATAAATTCATATTATCAGGTGTTACGGGATCTGATATGAATACAAACCCAATGGGTGAGTTTTCAATCAACGTAACAGGTACAACAAGTGGAGTTAAACAATTTGTTTGTTCATTAAATCGATCATCATCAAAATATATTTCTAAAGTTTTAGGAACTGATGTATTTGATAAAGATAAAGGTGACTATCCGGTATATGTACATGAATCATATCCTAATTATTTAGGAACCGCCTTTGAAAGAGGATTAGTAAGAGGTATTTCTATGGACGTTTCATATGAATCAGAAGAAGATTCTAATTCATATAATTACTTAAAACCATGGGATACAACAATTTCACCGATGGTTGTTTCTGAAGTTCGTGGTGGTAATGTTGCTGATTTATTTCAAGTTATTACAATCTCCGATGGAGAGGCCGCTAACTTTGAAGTAAAAATCAATATTCAAAATATTAATTTAGAAACTATGGAGTTTGATTTAGTGGTTCGTGATTTTAACGATACTGATGAGAATCAAGTAGCTCTTGAAAAATATTCAAGATGTTCTATGAATCCAGATACTCCAGGTTATATAGCTAAAAAAATCGGTACATCTGATGGTGAATACGCGTTAGTTTCTAAAAGAATTATGTTGCTTATGGCGGACGGAGCACCTGTAGATGCTATTCCTGCTGGTTTTAGAGGTTTTGCAAACAACAAAAACTTTGGTACTGTATCAGGAATTAATATGGGATTAGGTAATGTAATATTCAAAACAAAATATAACGATGCGGGTGATGTTGAAACTTACGATGTGAATGGTTCACCTAATATTGAAGGTGGAGATAAGGTAAGAAAAGTTATGTTAGGTTTATCTGATGCTGTTGGATTCGATAGAGATTTATTAAAATATAAAGGTGAGATGGCAACAACAGAAACATTTGGTTTCCATTTGTCTGTAAACGCCTCTACAATTACTGGAACAACAACTTTCCAAACAACACCATATGATTTAGAAGGTCAAGATGAGCTTAATAATAATGGTAATAATAAATTAACTAATATTAATTTCCGTAAATTCACTTTTTCGGTTTACGGAGGTAGAGACGGTTGGGATATATACAGATCAGAAAGAACTAACGACGATCGTTATATTTTTGGTAAATCTATTTATAAGTTAGGACATACAACCCCCGGAGGAGTGTTTAGTGAATCAGTAGGTAATTCTGACTATTACGCTTACTTACAAGGTATTGAAACATATTCAAATCCTGAAGCGGTAGATATTAACGTATTTGCTACACCTGGTATTAACTTTGATCGTCATAGTTCATTAGTTAATCAAGCGATTGATATGATTGAAACTGAAAGAGCAGATTCATTATATATTATGAACTCACCAAATATCACAGGTCCTTCAGCAACGACTGATATTGTTACTGCTTTAGATAATGCAGGTATAGATTCTAACTACTCGGCAACATATTGGCCTTGGATTCAAGTAAGAGATACAGATAATGCAACACAATTATATATCCCACCAACAGGTGAGGTTGTTAAGAATATTGCTTTAACTGACAACGTGTCTTATCCTTGGTTCGCAGTTGCGGGTTATAGTAGAGGTTTGATAAATGCTATCAAAGCAACTAAAAAATTGACTTTAGACGATAGAGACGTATTATATAAGAACAGAATTAACCCAATCGCTACATTCTCTGATACAGGTACTATTATTTGGGGTAACAAAACGTTACAAGTTAGAGAATCCGCTTTGGATAGAATCAACGTAAGAAGATTGTTATTAAGAGCAAGAAAGTTAATTTCTGCAGTTTCTGTAAGATTATTGTTTGAACAAAACGATGACCAAGTAAGAAATGAATTCTTAAGATTGGTAAACCCTATCTTGGATGCAATTAAGAAAGAAAGAGGTTTGTATGACTTCCGTGTAACAGTTTCTAACGATCCTGAAGACATCGACGCAAACACAATGAGAGGTAAGATTTACATCAAACCAACTCGTTCTCTTGAATACATCGATGTGGAATTCATTATTACTCCAACAGGAGCTTCATTTGAAAATATCTAATCTAAAAGGAGATATAAAAATAAGAAGGGTATCAGAAATGGTACCCTTTTTTAATGCTCCACGTGGAACATATGTATAACAAAAAAATAATTATACTTTACCCAGAATACTGGAACTAGATATTCTAGTATTTATTAATGATATATTATTTATTAAAGTAGAGTATTAAACTGGAACTAGATACTGGGGCCTGTAAAAAACTACGAAAAATAATTGACATAAACAACCTTTTTCAGATAATTAATTTAAAATAAAATTATTTTCCTTTTGGATATATTTATTAGAAAGTAAATAACTAACAAAACTTAACAAACACACAATATGGCCGATTTATTAATGAAAATGCCGACACCTTACGAACCAAAAAGGGTCAACCGATTTATCGTAAGATTCAACTCATCTTTGGGTATAAACGAATGGTATGTATCTGCAGCGTCAAGACCAAGTGCTAAAATCAATTCAGTTGCAATTCCTTTCCTGAACACATCAACATATGTTGCAGGTAGATTTGAGTGGAATGAAATTAAAATGACTTTTAGAGATCCAATTGGACCTTCAGCTTCTCAAGCTTTAATGGAATGGTTCCGTTTACATGCTGAATCTGTAACAGGTCGTATGGGTTATGCTGCAGGTTATAAAAAGGATATTGAATTGGAGATGTTAGACCCAACAGGAGTAGTAGTTGAAAAATGGTTATTAGAAAACTGTTTCTTAACTGACTTGAACTTTGGTGAATTAGACTATAACAGAGATGAATTAGCTAATATTACATGTTCTTTGAGAATGGATAGATGTATTTTGATATACTAATATTACAGATTTTCATATACGAAAACCGATAGTTCACAAGATTATCGGTTTTTCTTTTTTAAAAACTTTACTTTGAACTAGTTATTAAGTAAATTATAGTATTATGGAAGAAACTAGAATTGACCCGGCGATTGCCTATGATGTAATAGAATTACCAAGTAAAGGTATTCATTATACTAATAAGAAAAAATCGGTAAGAGTAGCTTATTTAACGGCTTCAGATGAGAACATTTTATCGTCCCCAAGTTTTTTAAATACAAATACCGTTATTACTGAACTTTTAAAAAGAAAAATTTTAGATAAAGATTTAAACATAGAAGAAATTGTTGAGGAAGATAGACAAGCAATTTTAATCTTTTTAAGAAATACCGCATTTGGTTCTGATTATAATTTAACAATTACAGACGATAAAACTGGAAATGAATTTACCGTTGAGGTAGATTTAGGTTCATTAAAAATAAAAGATTTTAATTTAGTAGAAGATACAAACGGTGAATATGGTCATTATTTAGAAAAAAGTAAAACGGAAATCACGTTCAAGTTTTTAACACAAAAACAAGAAGATGAAATTGAAAAAATTAAAGAGAGTTGGAATGGTAATGGTGTTGCACCTGTTATAACCAAACAACTTGAGATGATGATTAAATCTGTTGGTGGGGTGAGAGACGCATTAAAAATTAGAGGTTTTATTGAAACCATGCCAATTAAAGATTCACAAGATTTTAGGAAATTTGTAAAAGATAATAAACCCGGGTTAGATTTAACCCAAACAGTAAGAACCCCATCAGGAGAAGATGTCCAAGTTAGAATTGGATTTGGGGTAGAGTTTTTTCGCCCTTTCTATGGAATATAAGAAAGGACAGTTAGACGAAATTTTATTTTTAATTAAAAAAGGGTTTTCTTACGGCGATTTATTAACAATGCCGGTTCACTTACGTAGATATTATGTAAATTACATAATTGAGTTGGAAAATAATACTCAATAGTATTTATAGGTATGTCGGTAAGAGATAAAGAATATTACGTAAACAATTATGCAGATAAAAATTCTGCTGTTGGTGCTTATATAAATGATGGTGGAAGAGATCCTGCAACACAGAGTTGGATCGGTAATCAATCTAGATACGGAAGATCAATACAATCAAATACTACATCAACCACACAAAGTGCAAATAGAAGTTTAACTAACCCAATAGATGTTGCGAAAGCAATGGCAAAAGGTGTTTCATCAAAATCAGAAATGGGTGGTGAATTTAAAGTTAATATGGAGGGGTTAACAAATTACAAAACTGCGGCCTCAGCACTTCAAAATGAAATATTCAAACAATTAGAAAGAGAGTCTCAATTACATACAACTATTAATGAAAAAATAGGTATTACGGGAGAACTATCAAGAGCATATAGAGATATCATATTAGAGACCGTTCCTATGGCAGCAACTTTAGGATTTGATATGGAAAATTTGGGTGATTTAGTTACTGGGTTAGGTGAAAAATCTGGTAGATTTAACTTATTATCTCAAAAAACGATGGAAAATTCTTTAGTAACAACTAGAGCATTTGGTAGTTCTTTAAGAGATATGTCGGAGACAATGAGTGAATTTGAAAAAGTGGGATTTGGTGCTGCCGATACTTTATTAAAAATTGATACGGCAGGTAGATCGTCAATTTCTTTAGGTTTAAATGCAAAGAAAACAACAGAAATGTTGAAAACAGATATAGGTAAATTAAACGAATACGGGTTTTCTAACGGTGTTCAAGGATTAAATAGAATGATACAAAAATCTCTTGAATTTAGAACGAATATGAATGACGTATTTAAGATTGCGGATAAAGTTATGAGTCCTGATAGTGCAATTGAATTAACCGCAAATTTACAAGTATTAGGTGGTGCAATTGGTGATTTTAATGATCCACTTAAGTTAATGTATATGGCAACGAATAATGTTGAGGGTTTACAAGATGCGTTAATTGGTGCTGCAGGTGGTTTAGCAACATACAATAATGAACAAAAAAAGTTTGAAGTTACGGGTGCAAATTTAAGAAGAGCGAAAGAGATGGCAGCTCAATTAGGTATGACAACTGGAGAACTAAATAAAACAGCAATTGCTGCTCAAGAAAGAATACAAGCTAATAACGTTTTATTAGCTAAAGGGTTTGATATGAGTAAAAATGACAGAGAATTTCTTACAAATATGTCACAAATGAAGGATGGTAAAATGTCAATTACCATACCTGAAAGTTTAACAGATAAATTTGGTAAACAAACAGAAGTTACATTAGATTCCTTAACACAATCACAAATAGATGTATTAAAGGCTAATAGGAAGGCTTTTGAAGATATGAATCCTGAACAAATTGCTAAACAACAATTTTCATCAGTTAAAAATATTGAAAATATGTTACAAGGTGCGGGTTTAAAAAGTGTTAAGACAGCAAAAGATAGAGCATTTGGAAGAAATGAATATGTAGGAGATGATCCAAAATACAAAGGTGCAATTCCATTAGAAAAAATAGCACAAGAAAATTTAAAATGGGCAACAGATTTTTCGGATAAAACATTAAAAGGTGTTGCGACAAATTTCGGTAAAGAAATGACTAAGTATACTGACGGTTTAATATCTGCAACCAAAGATTTGGAGAATCAGATCAAAAAAGAAAACGACAGATTGAGAAAATTTCTTATGGGAGATGAAACCGGAAGAAAAGGACTTGAGGGTTACGATAAAGAGAAAAAAGATTATTATGAAAGATCGAATCCTAAAACAAACGAATTTGTTATAAAATCACAGATAGAAGTTACGAATAAAGGATTTAACATGGAACCAGCGGTTAATGTTAAAGGAACTCCTTATATTATGTTACACAATAAAAAATAATTAAAATCATATATTATCTATTTATAGATAAAAGAAGATAATGCCAAAATACTTAAGTTTTGACGCTACTAAGGACATTAGAGATAGAATGTTAAATAGGACCTTAGATCCTGTTTACGGAAGAAGTCCGTCTCCTAAAACCTTTAAAAGTGATGATTATAGTATTCAAACATTAGGAGACAGTCCAAATCTATTACTTCCTCAAGTCGACGACAATAGAAAGAACGATCTTTTGGTTCCACAAAAATCTAATATTTTTAAACCAACTGAATATTTCATTAAAGAAACAATTGCAGATTTACCAAGAAGAGCAAATTTAAATTTATATCCATATTTTGTAAAGACGGACGAAAATTTGATTAGTATTATGGCTACTAGAAGTTATGATACGGAATCCGAATTATTTAAGTTCGCGGCACATAATATCAGAACCAATAGTAATGGTCCCGTTTTAGCAAGAATTAATCAAAATTTATACACCGCAACGGTTGCTAAAAATAAAATAGGAGAAGCATTATTAGGTAATACTAACACACTAATAAACATTATTAGAGGTAAACAACCTTTAATTGAGGGTAATGAAAAAATTACCGCATCTAGAAGTATATTAGGTAAAGGAATTGATTTTTTAGGTACCGTGGCGGGAACACAATTACCGTTTAGTACAATACCTGGTGATTACTTAACAAACCCAAGAGCACCCATTAATGTAAGACCTACAGACGTTTCTACGGGAACTAAGGTATGGCAAGATTTAACGGGGGTATTAGGTTCAATTGTAGGTATTCAAAGAAGACCTTTACCATCAAGAAAACCGTCCGACATATTAATTGAAAATATGGGAGACGCCACAAAGTATAGATTATTTGATTTATTAAGTTTCAACGCTTATGCTCCTAACTATACAACAGGTGCAAGATCTCAAATGTCAACCGGATTAGGTAGAATACCGAGTATGGTTGCTCAAGGTGTTAAAAGTATATTAGGTGTTGAGGCACCAGCCGGAGCTGCATATATTGGAGATGATAGAGCAAATAATGTTAAAAACGCCACTACCGATTTATTTAGTGGTAGACCAATAAGAAGTAGTTATTATCTTTCATTAATGTTTGATACGATTGCTGCTGAACTTTTTCATAGTAATAAAAATATTACACAGGGAGGTAAAATAGGTGGTAAATTAACATGGGCTAGTAAAAATGGAACAACCAAAGGTGTAAATTTACAAAATATTAATGAAGATTTATCTACAAGATATAAATTTAGGCCAGATTCAATTTTAGAAATTACTCAACAAATATTGGATTCAAAACCACAAAATGGTGGAGATTCTTTAGCACATATCGGTCACGTTATAGATCAAACAAGTAGATATTTTAAAGATGGAGACACATTAATATCAAGAGGTTCAGGTGTAAAATATATAGATAATTCGGGTAGAGATATAGGGGTTGAATATGCAAGAGTATGGACTAAAGATAGACCATATTTTAATTATGGTAATACGATGCCGTTTTATAAGGAAACGGAAGATAAACCATATTATAAGGGAGGAGAAACACCATTTAGAAGAAAAGGTATAAGACGTTTTGATGGAAGTGTTATGTCAGACACATGGAATTTGAATATGGCTCCTATGTCGGACGGAACGACTAACCCTGAATTTCCAGGTTCAACAAATATTGTTAGAGGAGAGAAAAATTTTTATGCTAAAAAGTATATGTTGTCAATTGAAAATTTAGCATGGGGTTCATCAACATTACCAGGTTATACAGTAAATGATTTACCTTTCTCAGAAAGAGGACCTAACGGAGGTAGAGTAATGTGGTTTCCACCATATGATTTAAAAGTATCTGAACAAAATAGTGCTAAATGGGAATCTAATACGTTTTTAGGTAGACCCGAACCAATTTATACATATCAAAATACTGAAAGAAGTGGAACATTAAATTTTAAAATTGTTGTGGATCACCCAAGTATTATGAATTTACTTGTTAGAGAACATTTTAAAAATTTAAACGACGAACAGGCGGATGATTATATTAATTCATTTTTTGCGGGAGCAAAAGATATTGATTTTTATAGTTTAATAAGAACATATGCAAATTTAAATGAAGATGATATTACTGCAATACAGAATTATTTAAACACCAATAAAAATCCAAATGACATTAATCGATTAAAAGATGCTGTTCCGACTATAGTGGGGAATAATCCTGAAGGAAGTTCAACAAACGACGCTAATAAGAAAAATGAATCATTAAAGGTAAAATTAATATTCCCTAATTCAGATCCAGATAGTGATAGTGGAACAAGTTTTAAATCAATTCAGAATTATAATGATATTGCCCAAAGTTTAAGTGGAACAACAAGTCAACAAACTGCATTAGCTAGATTAGAGACCGCATTAATCACTATTATTAGTCAAAACGATAAAAAAGATTTAGTTAATGTATTTGGAAAAGATAATATAAGTGGACCAGAATCAACACAATCAATTCAAAATGTTAAAGATGATTTGTTAAAAGTTTTTGAAAATCAAGAAACAAACTTTAATAGTTTTAAAACTGCAATTGAAAAATTAAAAACAAATATAGAAAATAAAAATATAAATAGCGATATTGTTATTTTAATTGGATCTACAACTTCAGCTACAGGAGATGATGTTAGTGATTATAACTTATCTATGAGAAGATCACATTCTATTGTTAGATATGTTATTGAAACATTAAAATCAAATGTAAAAGATAAATGGGAGTTTAAAAACGTAACATCGAAAGAGTTTTCACCAGGATTTGAAGTATTCCCAATTGAAGTTGATTATACCTTGAATAAAGATTTAGGTTTTGATGGTTTAGATAAGTCTATAATTTTTAGAACAATTAATTATGGAAAGCAAAAAAATGTAGATAATGTTGACTGTGGTAAAGTAACGTACGAGACTCCAAATTTAAACAAATTTTCACCATTATCATATGGATGTAGACAATCTACTGTATCAATCGATTATGATACTAAAACGAATGTAGATGGACCTTCAAACGTGTCTAGTATAAGAATGTCACCTACGGGTAATGTTAGTACTAACAAAACTAAACCACCTATTGATTTGATGAAAAAAATCATAATGAAAACATTATCTGAAGAGTTTTATTTTAAGAAATTAGAAGAAACGTCTCCAATGATTTATAGTTCATTAAAAGAAAAATTAAGATATTTTCATCCTGGATTTCACTCAATGACTCCTGAAGGTTTGAACTCACGATTGACGTTTTTACAACAATGTTTAAGACCGGGCAACACAATACCAATAAAAGGATCATCTGATGATTCCGATATAAATGCGAGAAATACAACATTTGGACCTCCACCTGTTTGTGTAATGAGAGTTGGTGATTTCTATAATTCAAAAGTTGTGATTAGAGATCTTAATATTCAATTTGAAGAAAACGTATGGGATTTGAATTCTGAAGGTATTGGAATACAACCTATGATTGCAACTGTCACAATACAATTGAATTTCTTAGGTGGACAAGGTTTAGAAAGACCTATCGAAAGATTACAAAACGCATTATCATCTAATTTCTATGCAAATACCGAAATGTATGATGAAAGATCTGAATCAACTAGTACAAAAATAGGAGGTATGGATGCAAATGAATTTACAAAAGAATTCATACAAGGTTTAAATAATAAATTATTTCCACCAACATTATTAAAAGATAGTCCTAGTAAAAATAACGTATCTGAAGGACAATATATTGGTGCTTTGATAGATGGATCAGCATTAGATTATACGACCGTTATTGATAATCTTTATAAAAATACAAGTCAATATTTTGTCTCATATGAAAGTTTTTATAATAGTACTCTAACAAAATATGGTAAACATTTAACAAATTTAGTTTTTAATAAAGATTATCGTAAAATAAATGTTTATGATGTGGAAACCGGCGGAGCTGCAACAACTTTAAATTTATTTGGATTATATCCTAATAATTCTAGTTTACCTTCACTATGTAATCACACCGCCGATTCGTTAAAAACTTATTTAAATGACCTTAACTTCTTATCAGATAAGTATTATATTTTAAAGATATTGAAACTTGAGGACACCATTCCATTAAATATAAAAGATGATGTTGCTAATGTTCTACACTCGTATGTGATAGAACAAATACCATCAAAAATGATTGATTTATCAACATTTAAAAATATTACAGATTTTGAAAATAATAGAAATGAATTAATTAAATCTATTGATAATGTTAATTTTATTACAAAATACGCTAGAGATGTTAAAATTGAAAAAGAAAAAGTAACAAAGAATATATATAAATTAGACGGAACAACAGATGAACAAAGAAAAGTAAGCTTCTATTCAAATTATAGTGATTGTATTGAACATATAAAAAAGAATACCGAAAAGATGTATTCTAAATTAGATACTTCAATTAACTTTTTAAATATACAATATACATTTGAAATTGCTGAAGATATTATAAGAGTATTATTTTACGATGATAAATCATCTATAGTTAGTAAAATAGGAACTACTTTATCTACAACGGATAATGATCTTTTGGATAGAATAACTAAAAAATTAAATCAATCACTATACCAACCATCAGAAATTAATATTAAATTTAGTAAAGATCCGGTTCGTAAAAATGACAAACAAATTAAGATTGATTTGGAACCAATGGGAGAATCTCCAGAAGATGTGGTAACTATAGATGAAGTTAAAAAGTTATTCGGATCATCAAATAATGTGACAGATAAATTAAACTATTATAGAAAATGAGTAGGGATTATTTTGATAGGTATCAGTTTTTTATAGATGATGGTACATTTAGAATTGTACCGGGAATTGAAATCCCAATTAAAGGAACGGATAAGTATATTTTATTTAAGAAAGGTAAAGACAGATTAGATAAAATGTCACAAGAATATTATGGTGGACCCACTTTTGGATGGTTAATTATGTTAGCAAATCCACAGGCGGGAAGTTTAGAATTTGATATACCAGATAATTTCTTCATAAGAATACCGTACCCATTAATTAGCTCTTTACAAGATTATAAAAGAGGTGTAGAATTGTATAATCTATATTATGGTGAAAAATAACGTAACAAATACTGAAGATATACAAGTAAAAGTTGATCAAAATAATTTAATTTATATTGACCCAAACTCAACTGTTGACGCGGATGGAAATGTAAACCCAAGAAACATACAAGCGGAAAAGTTAATCATGTATGTTAATTTAGAGGCGGACATCGTTCCAAGATCTATTTTAGTATCAGATAATGAAACAAACACGTTAACAAGTATTGCAAGTGGAACCCTTAATTTTCTAAAAAATGGAGACGGACAAGACTATGATACAACATGGACTGACTCATTTTTAAATACAGAAGAAAAAAAAGATAATAAAGGTAATCCAACAGGTGAATTTTTTCAATCAGATAAAACTGGACAGTCCTTTGGTATCGATAGTATTTCAATAGAAATTAAAGGATTTAATGCGATACCACAAGTTCGAATAAATTTTATTGATGTAAGAGGTAAAACATTATTTGAATCACCTGAAAATTCACCATATAAAGCATTCTTTCATATACCTTGGCCAATATTTTATTTAACGGTAAAAGGTTATTATGGTAAAGCGATCAAATATAGACTTCATTTAGTTAAGTTTACAAGTAAATTTAATGAATCTAGTGGTAATTTTGAAGTTAGTACAACATTCGTTGGATCAACATATGCGTGGTTGTCCGATATTCCATTACAAGGAATATTAAATGCCCCATATCTTTTTCCTAATGAGTCAACACGAACAACTCGTTTTAATGAAACTTTAGGATTAGAAAAAGAAGAATTAAAAAAATCTTCAAGAGGGTACGAAATATTAAAGACAGTTTATAATGAATATAAATTAAAAGGACTTATACCAAAAGATTTTCCTGTAAAGACAGTTAGAGAAATTTTAACTATTGCATCTAATTTAGATTCTTTATTGGAAAAACAAATATTTGATCAAGTGGTTGACATGAGATTATTTGCTGCCACAAAAGAATTTGGTGAAACTATAGATGAATATGAAAAGTCAGTTAGATCGTGGGCATCAAGTAATTTAATTAACACTCCTGTAAATTCATTAAACTCCAAGCAACCGAACGGTACAATAGTTCAATATTTTTATGTTAATAACGAGGACAAAAAGAAAACAACACAAGTAATAGGTGATGGTAATGGAACATTAGAAAATTTATTAAAATTATATGATAAAAAAATAAATGAAAATCAGATGTTTACTAATTTTTTATCAAGTAAACCACAACAACCATCTTTAATTAATAATACAACTTCTGTTTTTTCAAAAAATAGTTTAGGTATTAACAAAATAGAGGGAATAAGTGGTTATACCACAACCGATGACCAAAAATTTGTTGCGGTTGCAATTGAGAAATTAGTTGATGATATTCGAGACGTTAGAAGAAGTTTTGAACAACAAAGAAATAGATTGGAAAATGATGTGGAGAAAAAAATGAACGAAATTGTTCGTAATAAAAAGAACGGTTTTGGATTTGAACCCACAATTAGAAATATTTTTGCAGTTATATTAGCCAATGCTGAAGTTCTAATACGTTTAATGAAAGACGTACACAGAAGAGCAATTGATCAGGCGGACACAAGAAAAAAAGTAGTAGGTGAATTTTCTAAAGAATCAAAAGGAGAGTCGATATATCCGTGGCCGGAATTAAAATCAACTATTTTAGGTAAAGAAAATACAATTATTTATCCTGGCGATCCTGATTTTCATGTTAGATTAGGTTCGGATAATCCAGTTAGATGGCCTGAAGTTGAGTTTATTGAAACATATATTGGAATATCAACAAATAAAGTGGATTCATTAACAAATAAAGAGAGTGGAGTTGATAAAAATAAAACACAATTTGAAACTGATACTGATGTTAATAAAATAAAGAAAATCAATACGGCTAATTCGATCACTAATATATTACCTTATATAAATAAAACACCATCATCATTTGTATATGAAATTTATGAAAGAGCATTAACATATAATTTAGTCGATACATTTAATAAAGATACAATTAAAGAATTGGCGAATATTGAATTTCAAAATATATTAGAATCGGTAAAAGGAGATAATAATCTAAGAAAATTATTAAAAGATAGTATTAAAAGTCAAACTGATCTTTTATTACAATTACAGAAAATTGCACCATTTGAGAGTTATAATTATTATTTAGATAGTTTACCAACAACAGATTATTTAAAATCATTTTATTCACAATCATATTCCATTAAACAATATTTTCCGATCCGTACATTTAATGACGTTGAAGTATACCCAAAATTAAAAAATAATTTATTAAATTATAGAGTTGATGATTATAGGACGAACATATATCCATTTAGTTCAACAAAATATTTAAGTTATTTAAATCTTAATGGATCTTCCGTTGAAAAATTCGGAGTAGATAATTTTACATACCAAGGGTTTTTAGAAATCGATACAACACAAGGATTAATATCTGGAAAAAAGGACTCAAAATTTTGGGTTAAACAAGGTTATACTACTAATTTATTTTCAATGCCAATTAATGTTGATAATAATAAAACTAACATATTAAACACCCCATATTTTCATAAACAATTGTTTGCGGATTTTATGGATACAGATGTTAACGGACCAAATGGTAGATATACAGCATCGGCTTATTTATTTTTAAATTCTTTACCTTTTGTTGATTTGGATGATAATGTAAATTATGATGGGATGATTATAATGGTTTCATCATTATTTAGAGAAATTAGTACGTCGCAATATGTTCCTTATTTCTTAATGTTGAAATGGGGGTCAATTTATCACAGATACAAAAAATATATATTAGAAGGTAAAGATATATTAAGTCAACAAAAAAATCTAAATGAAGGTTGTATCATAACCGGTATTACCTCACATAGTGGTGTAACGGGATTTACAACGACAAATATAAATGGAAGTAGATTTTTTGATAATCAAAATAACTTAACATTTTTTACTAATTCAGGAGGGACTCAACCTGTTAGATATACAGGTGACACTAGTGGTTATAGTGATGTTGGTATACATCCTTATTATGATAATATTTTTTATAATGTAGTAAACAACGATAGTTTCTTCATATATTTAAGTGGTGCCACTGAAAATTATACAACCGCAATTACAAATGGAAAATTAAAATTAAAAAAATACGATAGTAGAGGAACCAACAAAATTAATTATTGGACACAATATGTTAATAATGGAAATAATGGATATACTTTATTACCGTCCACAGGTGGTAACTTACATCACGGTAAAAAACAATCATTAGTAAATAATGACACACCATTTAGTGATAATTCTTTTGCGTTAGAAGAACAAAATAATTTTAGAATTATTTGGGAAGATGAATATATTAATAACACATATAGTGGTAAGACATTTTTCTCACCGGAAGAATATAACAGAACAATAGGTAATTTTTATAATTTAAGTAGTAACAATAAAAAGGTATTTGATTTAATTGCGACTTTTAATCCACAAATGTTAGAAGATTTTGAAACTCACTTTTTAAACTTCGCATCTGAAAAAGTTAATTTAAATTATTCTGATAAATCGTTTAGTTTAACAAAATATGGTAAGTTTCAAGAAGTATTAAGAGACATAGTAAACCTTTCATATGATAAAAATAGTGATTCTGATAACATTGATACTCAAATTCAGAATTTAAAAAAGAAACAATCTGAAAAGTTAAAAACAATTACAACTTCATTATTATCAAATAATGATTTAATAAATATAACAATTGGAAACCCAAAAGAGTTAGACCCACATGTAATTAATGGTTTTATTGACATTAATAAAACAGATAAATTTAAATACGATACTTACGATTTGACCGCACAATCGGGAGACACAAAATATATTCAATTATATGTAGGACCGTATGTAACTGGAACGTCTTTAAATAATGAATATTTAGATAATGAATATTTAGATTTCTTTAAAGATAATAATGTTAAATTAAATGAATCAAACGTATTAATGTTTAGATCATTAATATACATTTACGCGGGATATATAAAAAATGGTGGAACACGAGACAAATATACATTCCAACAATATCTATATAAAAATATTATTTTTAATAGTGAAAATAATACAGGTCTAAATAATAGAATGTCATTATTCTTTAGTACTTTGATACCTCAATTTTCATCTTTTAATATTGAAGAATCTAAAAGTAAAATAGATTTTTTTGATGGTTATAATAATAAACCATTAAAGGTTGAGTTATATAATTTCTTTAAATCTATGAACGATAAATGGATTGCAGGAAATTCTATAGGTCAAAGGTCACTTTTAGAAGAGTTTTTATTTTTAGATAAGGCTAATAAAGACATAGGCAATGAATATTTTATAGACATATCACGATTACTCAATTTAGGAGAACCCGAAAACATTAAACAAAATTTATTCAGTTCAATATCAATATTATTACAAGATACAGGTTTTGATCTAAGAGCATTACCAGCTTATATTAATTTCTATGGAACAAATTTTTCAAACACACCTAAATTAACACCATCCAAAAAAATAGCACAAAATATATTTGGAACATTCTTAGAAGTTGATTATCAAGAATCATCACCTAAAATTATAGTACAATATGTAGGTAAAAATTCGACAAGACCTGACATGTCAGATAATAAAAAATATAGATTTACTGACGATAGTTTTAATATTGGTAATACTAATAATAACCCAGTTATGATTACTTTACCTAAAGTATTTCAAACGGGAGATTTATCTAAAACAAATAAAGTAGTTGCATTTGAAGTAAGTTTTGGAGATCAAAATCAAAGTATTTTTAAAGGTATTAGTTTAGATCAGGCATCAATTAAAAATACAACAGAGTCATTTTACGTATTAGAAAACTTAGCTAGAAGTGAATCGGGTTCATCATCACATAATGTTGATATTGGTTTATATGAGTATTATAGACAAGCGGCATACACATGTGAAATAACTTGTATGGGTAATGTTATGATACAACCTACGATGTTTTTCTATTTGAAAAATATCCCTATGTTTAAAGGAACATATTGGATAACTGAAGTTGGTCATGAAATTAGGAATAATAATATTGTAACCAAATTTAAAGGATCGAGAATGCCATATACAGCATTACCTGATTTGACAGATTCATTTATGTCAAGTTATAGAACATTATTTGATAAACTACAACAAAAGGCGATCAATAGGGTTAATGGTTCAGATAAAGTTACGGAAACAAGTGCATCAATTGTAACTGCCGACGGTAGTCAATACACATATGATATGGGTCCTGATAAAAAGAAAGTACCGGGAGAAAAGGTTACTTTAGACGATGTGGGAGTAACCGTAAATGGAATACCATATAATGGATTTAATGAATTTAGATATATTGTTCAAGTTGAATATAAAGGTGATAAATGGTTAAGAGCACAGGTGGTTAGAATGGGAGAATCAAATTATTCGATGAACGATACGGACAGTATGTCTTTAATAACTAAATCTAATTTTAAACAAGATCCAGCGTTTACTTGGGGTAATATTAGACAATTTAGTGATAAAAATTATTTCTATTCAACCAGATTTATTTTAGATAAAATGGATGTTAATGAAACATTAACAGATTATAAAACACTTTTCCTAAATCCAAATAAAAATAAAAATATAACAGTAAATCATCAAGATAGTTCAGATAAAACTAAACCAATAGCTATAGGTCCAATTGACAATATTAGGGATGAAAAAGAATATGGAATTGCTCTATCACCTAAATTGATGAAAGATTTAGATTTACAAGATGGTGATATTGTTTATTTTAAATTGGAGAAAGTGTAATATTAATAAAACTTGGGATATTTATAGTAATAAAACAAATATTATGGAAAATAATAGATTAAATAATACCATGGATCAGTTTTTAAACCCTAAAAAGGTTAAAAACGTATCTAATGATGGTATGGAAAGAGAAGAATGTGATTTAGTAACAGGAGAATGTTATACAATCAGAGAAAAAGACGGTATCGTTGAAAGAATAAACAAAAGATATATTACCAATGACGGTAGACAATTATTACAAGATTAAGCCATGTTAGAGAAAAAATTATTAGAAGAAGTAAAACGTTTCAATTCCATCAATAAGTATGGTAAGAAAATGATCATGGAGCAAGACGCTCCCCCACCAGCACCAGCAGAAGATCCATTAGGTGACGTACCTCCTCCACCAACAGGTGATGTACCTCCTCCACCTCCAGCAGGTGACATGGGTGGTGATGTTCCACCTCCACCGGCAGATGATATGGGAACCCCTCCAATGGATGAAGCAGGTATGGGTGGTGATACTGAAGAAATGGATATTACAGATTTAGTTAATATGACTAAGAATATCAAAAACGATCTTGAAAATAATAAACAAGACAATTCTGCAGTTATAAATAAAATGGATGACGTATTCACCAAACTGAATGACTTAGAAAGTAAATTGGCTCAAATGGATCAAGTTATGGCTAAGATTGACCAATTAGGTGCAACAGTCGAAGCTAACAAACCTAAAAGTGAAGTTGAAAAACTTGAAATGAGGTCTTTAGATTCATACCCATTCAATGAAAAACCACAAGAGTTCTTCGCACACAAACAAGGTGAAATGAGAGCTAGTGGTAAAAACGAATATGTATTAACTAAGGATGATGTTGAGAACTATGCGCCCGATGCGTTAAGAAGTTCATTTAACCCAAACGAAGAACAAAAAGATGAATATAGCTTCTAAAATAAAGTTCTTAATGGAACTTCAGGCTCAAGTTAAAATTAACCATTGGCAAACCAAAGGTTACGCAAGACATAAAGCCTTTGACAAGTTATATGAAGGATTAGTTGATTTGACAGACACGTTTGCTGAGGCCGCGATGGGTAAGTACGGTAGATTTAAATTAGAAAATGAAGATAAAACATTAAACGTTGTAAATTTATCTGAATTGGATTTAAAGAACATGTTACAAACATCTAAAGAGGCGTTAATCCAATGGAGTAGTGAGTTTGATTCAACAGATACGGATTTATTGAATATCCGTGATGAGATTTTAGGACTATTAAATAAAATAACATATCTATTAACATTAGAATAAAAATAAAAAAAAATATTTAAGATGCAATCAGGATCAGCAGCAAGAACAGCTTCAAATACAGCAACAGGTTCATTAACATATATCGATGGTTTAATATCAGGAGCAACAGCTCAAGGACAATATCAAATTACTTTAGACCCAAGATATGTGAATGACGCAATAGTAACCACATTAAGAAATTATGGTTATAAAATTCAGACTAAGAACAATTTCATGGGTACCAATAACGATTATGTGATTAGTTGGTAACAAAAAAATACTTTAAAAATAATTCAACCCAGATTTTATAGTCTGGGTTTTTTTATGTATATTATAACATAAATGATTATTAAAATTTAAATCAAAATCACATGTCTACATTTGACGCAGTACTAAAACAGTACGAACAAAACAAAAACGCCACAAGTGGCAATTCAAACAAGATGTCTTCAGAAGACAGATTAAAACGTTATTTCACAACCGTATTACCTAAAGGTTCTAAAGGTGAAGAAAGACGTATCCGTATTTTACCTACAAAAGATGGTTCTTCACCATTTGTAGAGGTTAAATTCCACGAAGTTCAAGTGGACGGTAAATGGGTAAAATTATATGACCCAGCACAAGAAGGAAAACGTTCTCCATTAAACGAGGTTTGTGAAGGATTAATGATGAGTGGTGTAGATTCTGATAAAGAATTAGCACGTAACTATCGTTCTCGTAAGTTTTATATCGTTAAAGTGATCGATCGTGATCATGAAGCGGATGGAGTTAAATTTTGGAGATTTAAACACAATCACAAAGGTGACGGTGTAATTGATAAAATCTTCCCAATCTTCCGTAACAAAGGAGATGTTACCAATCCTGATAATGGTCGTGACTTAATCTTGTCATTAACATTAACTAAAGCAGGAACAGGTAAAGAATATACTGTTATCAATTCAGTATTAAACGACGATCCAAGTGCATTACATACTGATGCTGATGTTGCGAAAACATGGTTGGACGATGAATTAACTTGGTCAGATGTTTATTCTAGAAAGAGTGAAGATTATTTGGAAATGGTTGCAAGAGGTGAGGTTCCACGTTGGGACACTGCAAGTAGCAAATGGGTTTCTAATTTAACAACAGAAGAAACTATCGGAGCACCGAAGTCTTCAACTCCTGTTGTTGATCCACAAGATGACGCAGAAGTAGACGGTGACTTACCGTTCTAATTATTAACGGAGGGGTGGAGATAACGTCAGAAGCCCCATTTTTAAAACAATATTATGGCAGGTATAAAAAAGACTGATTTCTCAGCAATTAAAAAGAAGTTCTCGAAAGAGGCAGAATATAAACCAGATCGTTTCTTTGATTTGGGTGACGCTTTCTTAGACGCTTGTGGTATTCCAGGTCCTGCAATGGGACATATCAATATGTTATTAGGACATAGTGATACGGGTAAAACTACGGCACTCGTAAAAGCTGCGGTTGATGCACAGAAGAAAGGAGTCGTTCCTGTGTTTGTTATTACCGAACAAAAATGGAGTTGGGATCATGCGGAATTAATGGGATTTAATAAAGACGGAGATTATCTTTTCAATAGTGATTTTGAATATATCGAACAAATCACAGAATATATCAATGAACTATTAGATGCACAAGAGAAAGGAGATTTACCTCACGATTTATTAATCCTTTGGGATTCGGTAGGTTCGGTTCCTTGTAAAATGACTTACGATGGTAAAGGTGGTAAACAACACAACGCGTCGGTTTTGGCTGACAAAATTGGAATGGGTATCAACCAACGTATATCAGGTTCAAGAAGGACAGATAAACCTTATACGAACACATTAATCATTGTTAACCAACCTTGGGTAGAATTACCTGATAATCCTTTCGGACAACCGAAGATTAAAGCAAAAGGTGGAGAAGCAATTTGGTTAAACTCAAGTATCGTATTCTTATTTGGTAATCAAAAAGGAGCAGGAACAACGAAAATCTCAATCACAAAAGATAAGAGAAAAGTTAAAATAGCAACAAGAACAAAAATCTCAATTATGAAAAACCACATCAATGGTTTAGGATATGAGGATGGACGTATCTTGGTTACATCACACGGATTTATGCCAGGTAGAGAAGACACTGAAGAGAAGAAATCTATCGAGGAGTATAAAAAAGAAAGTGGTGATTACATCAGTAAGATGTTAGGTGTTAATGTTACAGACATCGCAGACGTAGAAGTTGTAACAGAAGAAAGTGATCTTTAAATTTAACAAATGTCGGTTTTACTTGTTGATGGAGACAATCTATTAACTATTGGTTATTACGGTGCAAAGAACGTGTTTTATAAAGGAACACATATCGGTGGTATCTACCACTTTCTAAACACTTTAAGAAGATCTTTTGAACAATACCAATTAGATAAGATTGTTGTCTTTTGGGACGGATTAGAAGGTTCACAATGTAGAAGAAAGATTTACTCACACTACAAAGAAAACAGAAGACAAAGAGTAAGAACAGAAGAAGATTTACAATCTTACTTATATCAGAGAGATAGAATCAAACAATATCTTGAAGAGGTTTATGTAAGACAAGGGGAATTTGAGTATTGTGAGACTGATGACAACATCGCTTACTATACTCAAAACTCACCCAACGAAAGGAAAATTATTTATTCATCAGACGGGGACTTAACTCAACTCGTTTCAGAAAACACACAAGTTTACAATCCATCACATAGGAAATTATATTCACCTAATGATATAATCGTTTACGAACACGAAGAAATTCTCATCGAAAATGTTCGTTTAGTTAAAATGATTTGTGGGGACTCATCAGACAACATTGCAGGAATAAGAGGAATGGGACTTAAAAGATTATTGTCTTTGGTTCCTGAACTAAGAAATCAACCAATTACGGTCGATCAGGTTAGAGATAGATGTAACCAATTATTTGAACAAGACAAACATAATAAGTTAATTGCTAATTTATTGACAGGTGTAACAAAACACGGTGTACTCGGTGAGGAATTCTTCGACGTAAACAATAGGATAGTAAGTTTGGACGAACCGTTTTTAACGGACGACGCAAAAGAAACCATAGATCTATTAATAAATGAACCGTTAGACCAAGAAGGTAGATCATATAAAAATGCAATGAAGATGATGCAAGAAGACGGAATCTTCAACATCTTACCAAAAGCGGAAGACGCTTGGATAAATTTTATAAATCCTTTTCTTAGATTAACAAGAAAAGAAAAAAACATAAATAATAATAAAACAAAAACAATTAAAGTAAGACCCTATGAGTAGAGATTACCAAAACCAAGACAACATAACCAAATTTGAGTTCTTGTTGTCATTAGAAGGACATATCGTATGTCAAAGATTTTTTAACGTTAGAGATCATGTTGATCAATCCAGACGTTCAATGGATCTTCACTATTATATAAAAAATATTTGTGAGGATTTTATGGAAGATTTGAAAATAAAAAGTTCCAACTACCTATGTGAGAATCAAAACTATATCCTTCATTCGGAGGTTGTGGATGAGTCGGCAATTCCAGAAAAAGAACATTTTTTAATGGAAATTAAGTTGGGTGAGGATGTATTTATTCAAAGACTATATCCCGCATATCTTTATCATCCAAAGGCAAGATACACGGTGGATATTCGTCCAAGATTGAAGAGAATTTTGTCAGATTTGACAGACATTTTGTCTTCAGAAGAATTGGAGACAAGTTATTTAGGATACGAATTATAAGAAAAAACAATATATAATAAACACTATGGAAGAAAGGAATTTTGGGTATTTGGGGTTTTCGTTTCAACAATCCCTTATTAAAGCGATCATTGAAGATAAGAAGTACGGAGAAACAATTATTGATGTATTAGATAGTAAGTTTTTTGATAATAACTCTTTTAGATTTATTATGGAAAATACAAAGGAGTTGTATAAGAATTACAACAAAATCCCTGATTATAATACATTGGCACAGAAAATCATGGCTGAAGGCGGTAACAAAGATTCCTCTAAAATTCACGTAGACACATTAGAAGCAATTAAAAATAATGATTCCCAAATTGAATATGTTAAAGACACGGCACTTAACTTCTGTAAACAACAAAACTTAAAAAGAGAGTTAAAAAGTGTACAGAGTATTATTGAGAGTGGAGAGTTTGAGGCTTATAATAAAATTGAGGAAATTATTCAAAAGGCATTACAAGTTGGTATTTCAAATGATGAAGCAACGGATGTATTTCATGATATTGACGGTGCGTTAGAAAAGGACTTTAGACACCCATTACCGACAGGTATTGTGGGGATTGACAACTTACTTAAGGGTGGGTTAGGGATCGGAGAATTGGGGGTTGTATTAGCTCCTACAGGTACTGGTAAGACTACCTTACTTACTAAGTTCGCTAATACCGCATATAACTTAGGTTATAACGTTGTTCAGATTTTCTTTGAGGACAATCCAGGTAATATTAAAAGAAAACACTATACGATTTGGACTGAGATTGCACCTGATAGTCAACCTGAATTTAAAGAAGAAGTAAAGGCTAAAGTAGAAGAGGCTCAAGCTAAATCTAAAGGTAGTTTGAAGTTATTGAAATTAGCAAGTGATAATGTTACAGTTTCTGAGATTAAAAATAAAATCAGAAAGATGAATTCTGACGGAACTAAAAAAGTAGACTTATTAGTTATAGATTATGTTGATTGTATATCAACTGATAAATCTACAAATGGTGAAGAATGGAAAGGTGAAGGTTCTATTATGAGAAGTTTAGAATCAATGACAGGAGAATTTGAAATGGCAATATGGACGGCAACACAAGGTAACCGTGAGTCAATTTCAAGTGAAGTAGTAACTGGAGATCAAATGGGTGGGTCAATTAAGAAAGCACAAATTGCACACGTTATATTATCTATTGGTAAAACATTAGAACAAAAAGATCATAACTTGGCAACTCTTACATTATTAAAATCTCGTATTGGTCGAGATGGTGTTGTATTCCAAAACTGTAAATTCAATAACGAGTTTCTTCTTATTGATACAGAGTCTCAAAATACATTATTGGGACACGAAGAACAAAAAGTTCAGATAAATGCTAATAGAGCGGCGGAAGCATTTAAAAGGAGACAACAAGTGGCCGGAAAGTAATTAATAAAACAAACATAAAAGAAAAAAGAACAAATGCAGAAAGGTAAAAAATTTCTGAGTGACTTAAAGTTACACTCAGATTATTTCAAATGGAAGGAAGATGAAAAAAGATATGAAACGTGGGAAGACGCATGTGAGAACATAATTGACGGACACAGAAAAAAATATGTAGATTATGCTGAGGCAATTGAACCATATTTACAATCTGCCGTTGAGAGTATGAAAGATCAAGCTGTATTAGCTTCACAAAGAAACTTACAATACAGACACGAACAAATTATGAAACATAACACGAGAATGTTTAACTGTACATCAGGACACATTGCTCGTAATAGAGTATTTCAAGAGATTTTTTACTTGGCATTATCTGGTTGTGGATTTGGTGGAGGATTATTAACTCCTTTTGTAAATAATTTAAGTAGAATACAAAAAAGAACTTTAGGAACTAAAACTTTTTATATTGAAGATTCAATTGAAGGTTGGGCAAACGCATTGGGTGTATTGTTATCATCTTACTTTGTTGACGAACAACCATTCCCTGAATATGCAGGTTATGAAGTTAAATTAGATTATTCTTTAATTCGTGAGAAAGGTTCATTCATCAGCGGTGGTTTTAAAGCACCTGGTCCTGAAGGTTTAAAACAATCTTTAGAAAAAATAGAATCTTTAATTGAAAAGTGGTTAACTAATGAAGGAGAAAAAATTCGTCCTATTTTAGCGTTTGATATTATTTGTCATTCAGCGGATGCTGTATTATCGGGAGGAGTTAGACGTTCAGCTTTGAATATGATTGTTGATCCTAATGATGATGAGATGATCCACGCTAAGACAGGTAATTGGAGAATTGAAAACCCACAAAGAGGTCGTAGTAATAACTCAGTTATTTTATTGAGAAGTGAAGTTGTTAAAGAACAATTCAATTACTTGGTACAATTAAATGACGGAGCAAATGATATTGGTTTTGTTTTTGCGAACAGTTGGTTTGATATGTTTAATCCATGTTTTGAGATTATGAAAATCCCTGTATTAGATACAATTGATTTTGGTAAAATCAAATATGATGAAGTTGAACAATATGTTAAAGACAACAAATCTAAGTTCGGTATTCAAGGTTGTAATTTAACCGAGATCAATGCTGAGAAGGCAACAACAAAAGAAAAGTTTTTAAAGGCTTGTAAAGATGCTTCTTTCTTAGGAACATTACAAGCGGGATATACTAATTTCCCTTATTTAGGTGAAACAAGTAAAGCGATCTTTGAAAGAGAAGCTTTGTTAGGTGTTAGTATTACAGGTTGGATGAATAATCCTAAATTATTTAATGCTGAATTATTAGAAGAAGGAGCACAAGCTGTAAAAGATGCTAATAAAGAATTAGCGGCGGTAATTGGAATTAACCAAGCGGCAAGAACTACGTGTGTAAAACCTTCAGGTAATGCATCAGTTGTGTTAGGAACTGCGTCAGGTATTCATCCTGAACACTCTGAGAAGTATTTCCGTATCATGCAGTTGAATAAAGAAAGTAATACTGCAAAATGGTTGGAAGAAAACATGGGATTCTTATTAGAAGAAAGTGTATGGTCTTCAACTAAATCAGATTACGTTGTATTTGTTCCAGTTGAAAATCCAAAAGTTGGTTTATTCAAAAAGGATATGAAAGGTATTAAACACCTTGAGTTAATTAAGTTGGTTCAAAAACATTGGGTAAATGCGGGAACTAATCCTGAGTTATGTGCTTACATGCCGGTAAATCATAATACATCTTGTACAGTTATTATTGATGATAAAGATGCAATTGTTGATTATATTTGGGAACAAAGAGATTTATTTACCGCTGTTAGTTTCATGTCAGATTACGGAGACAAAGATTTCAATCAAGCACCATTTACATCAGTATTGAATTTAAATGAAGTTATTGAAACATATGGTAAAGGATCATTATTAGCGTCAGGTTTAATTATTGATGGTTTACATTACTTTAATCAAAACTTATGGTTGGCTTGTGACACATTACTCGATAGAAGTATTTTATTAACAGGAACAAGAGAACAAGTTTTATTAAAAGAATATTGGTTATCAAGAGCCAAAAAGTTTGCTAAGAATTACTTTAAAGGAGATATGAAGAAAATGGTTTATTGTTTAAAAGACGTTCATTTATTCTATAAGTGGGAAACTATTACTCGTCAATTCAAAGAAGTAAACTTCGGTGAAATTTTGAATAAACCAGAATACAAGAGTATTTCTGACTATGCTGCTCAGGCTTGTAGTGGAGCACAATGTGACGTAACAAGTATCTAATGGTAGAAGGAGTAGATTATTACATAGATGAGAAGTCGGGGCTTATGGTCCTGACTTCTTTGTTTTTACAGAAACGAGGGTATTGTTGTTCCAATGGATGTGCAAATTGTCCTTATGACCCCCCACATATTATAAAAGGGAACTCAAAAATAAAAGAGGATACATAACCATTTTAGGTTTATCTATATTTATTGAATATGGCAGTAACGTACGGTATTGATTATCCATTTAGAGATAGCCCCAAAGGAGATTATCTTAATATGACTGAAATCCCTGAAAAGGAGATTAGAGCCAATCTTATACACCTTATTTTAACAAGAAAAGGTAGTAGATATTACTTACCTGATTTTGGAACAAGAATATATCAATACATTTTCGATCAAAATGACGCAATTACATATAATTTAATTGAAGAAGAAATCAGAGAAGGAGTTAAAAAATTCATACCAAACTTAGATATTACAAATATATCTATAACATCAGCGGAAGACGATCCAAATCGACAAAGAAGTATCGCACAAGATGAAGATGAAAGATTATTTAGGGTTTCTGATGAATCGACAAAACCATATACGGCGGTAGTTAAAATAGAATATACAGTTAATAACGGGTCATTTTCAACTTCCGACTTTATAATTTTAAACATATAAGATGAGTAAACAGATATCATACGCAACAAGAGATTTTCAGGGATTAAGAAATGAATTAGTAACATTAACTAAAAATTACTATCCTGATTTAGTTAAAAATTTTAACGACGCATCGATTTATTCGGTATTATTAGATATTAATGCCGCGGTTGCGGATAATTTACATTTTCATATTGATAGAGTTTGGCAGGAAACTATGTTGGATTTTGCACAACAAAGACAATCATTATATCATATCGCAAAAACATATGGTATTAGATTACCAGGTGTTAGACCATCAGTAGCGTTATGTGATTTCTCAATTACTGTAGATGTAAGAGGAGATAAAGAAGATGTTAGATATTTGGGTATATTAAAAAGTGGAGCACAAGTTTCAGGTGGAGGTCAAGTTTTTGAAACAATTGATGATATTGATTTTTCGGTTCCATTTAATAAAAAAGGAGAACCTAATAGATTAAAAATACCAAATTTTGATGTAAATAATAGATTAATATCTTATACAATTACAAAAAGAGAACCAGTTGTAAATGGTATAACAAAAATTTATAGAAGAGTTATAAACCAAGCGGATCAAAAACCTTTCTTAAAATTATACTTACCTGAACAAAACGTATTAGGAGTAACATCTGTTATTCATAAGGACGGTACAACTTTTACAAGTAATCCAACATCAAATGAATTTTCTAATATCACAAATAAGTGGTATGAGGTTAAATCATTAATTCAAGACAAAGTATTTGTACCAGACCCAACATCTGTATCAGATACAAATAATTTTACTGCAGGAACATTTTTACCTGTAAATAATAAATTCATAACAGAATATACACCTGAAGGTTATTTTTCATTAACATTTGGTTCGGGTACAGTTAATCCATTAGACAATTTGGATAACTATATGACAGGACAATTGAAAGTTAATTTGGCGAGTTATTTAAATAATCTATCATTAGGAACTACACCAAAAATTAATACAACATTATTTGTACAATATCGTGTGGGTGGTGGTAAAGATAGTAACTTAGGGGTGAATGTAATTACAAACGTAGATGATGTTGAATTTATAGTTTCAGGACCTGTACCAGCAAAGAATACTGGTGTGGTACAATCACTTAGAGTTAATAATATAACACCTGCAGTAGGTGGTGCAGATCAACCAACAATCGAAGAAATTCGTAATATGGTTTCATATAACTTTGCAGCACAAAATAGAGCGGTAACATTAAATGATTATAAATCATTAATTGAAACGATGCCATCAACATATGGAGCACCTGCGAAGGTTAATGTTATGGAGGAAGATAATAAGATTAGAATTAAATTATTATCATACGATGACCAAGGTAATTTAACCGATACTGTTTCATATACATTAAAATCAAACATTTTAACCTATCTTACGGAATATAAAATGATTAATGACTATTTGGATATTGTAAGTGGTGAAGTCATCGATATGGGGTTAGAAATTGATTTAAACATAGATAAAAACGCAAATCAAACAGATATTATACAAACGGTAATTCAGGATACAATTGAACATTTTGCAATAGAAAAACGTAAAATGGGTGATCCTTTGTTTATCGGTGCTTTAAACAAAATCGTAGGTAGTGTATCAGGTGTGATAAATGTAATTGAGACCAGAGTTTACAGTAAAATAGGTGGTGAATATTCATCCGCAGAACCATCACAAACAACAGATCAAAACACTAGATTGATAAATCAGTCCGATAATATGATCTTTATGAAGTCAAATCAAATCTTCCAAATTAGATTCCCAAATAAAGATATTAAAGTTAGGGTTAAAACATTAGGAACGGCTACATTTTAAAATGTTTTTTCGTTATAATATATAGAAAATCACATAGTTTCTATTTATTATAAGAATGATACAAAAGCATAGAATTTCGACCAATATTGGGGTTGACCAAAAAATTACAGTTGAGTTAAAACAAGATTTTGACGTTTTAGAGATTTTATCTTTAAAATTCAGTCAAAAAGAGATTTACACTTCGATGTGCTCTGATTACGGAGTTGTCTGTGGTAGAGTTACTGCAAACAATGGTTTTGGACTTGGTAATGTAAGAGTATCAATATTTGTACCATTAACAATAGAAGATGAAAAGGATCCTGTAATTTCTACTCTTTACCCATATAAGGAAGTTACTGACAGAGACGAAAATAATTATCGTTATAACTTATTACCATCAAGACAACAACATAGTGGACATGCAAAAACGGGGACGTTTCCCGATCAAACTAATATTTTAGAGAGAGAAGAAGTTTTAGAGGTATATGAGAAATATTACAAATACACAGTTAAAACAAATAGTGCGGGTGATTTTATGATTTGGGGTGTACCTATTGGTGCACAAACAATACATATGGATGCTGACTTATCTGATGTCGGTTGTTTCTCTTTAAGACCATATGATTTTATTAGACAAGGAATAAATGTCGATGGATTTAAAAACAAATTCTCATTTAAAGAATCTGAAGATTTAGACTCTTTACCACAAATTGTTAGTATAAATAAAATCATCCAAGTTTATCCTTTTTGGGGAAATGAATCTTTATGTGAGATTGGTATTACAAGAACAGATTTTGACTTAACAGAAAACGGAGTTAATATTCAACCTAAAGCATATGTAATTGGTGGTATTTTTACTGACAGTAGTAAAAATGCAATTAATAAAGCTTGTACCCCAAGAAGAAAAATGGGAAGAAAATGTGATTTAGTTGCTAAGTCAGGTAAGATTGAGGCTATTAGATTTACACCTCAAAAAGATGATAACAATTACCCACGTTTAGAAGTTGTTAATATAAATGAGGACATACCCGATGACGGTGGATTTGTATTACCGGTTATCATGAACATGGACTATGTAATTACAAATGAATTTGGTGAGAATGAAATAACTAATGATATTAATAGAGGTATTCCAACATCAGGATGTTATAGATTTAGAATTAACATGAATGATAATGATTTAACGAGAGTTAGATTTAATGCTGATTATTTGTTACCAAACATAAGAGAGTATCAATTAACCGAAACGTTAGGTGGATTTTCTTATGATGTTCCAAATGATAAATCATACGCGTTCTCAACAAGTCTAAGTGATTATCCATCTGAGGCTTTACCATTAATTTTAAATAATGATGGAGGCGAATATTATCCACAAGATTATTTTTACAGATTCACATATAATAAAGTCTATACAGTATCGTCATTTCAACAGAGATATAACGGTACAAATTTAATTGGACAAGTCGGTTTCGCTAATATAAATGACACAATTCCAAGTGAAGAAGAAGATTGTGGAGATAAACTAACACCACCATCAAATTTTGGTATAAAGAATTATACATTTCCATTATTAATTGCCGATTTTTTATTAGTGTTGGATTTTGTTATTAAATTTTTAACATTACAATTTTTAAATTTTACAATTTTTATTTTAAATACCATAGTTGAAGCATTAATTACTATTTCGGCAAAAAGGAATAGAGGTTTAAGGTCAAGACTTACAGAATTTGTTATTAATAATCAAACAAAATTAAGTTTAATTAATTATCCTGAATGCGTCGAATGTTCAGATGAAAGTTCCACTATTGGCGGTGGAAATGGTTCTGGTATATCTTATAGTGGAAATAGTAGTTGTGGTTATTACGATACATTATATGATGATAATTTGGTGACAGGGTATTTTGTTACGAATAATAGTAATACGAGTGAATTTAAGGGTTGCGGTTATAATGCTACACTTTTACCAGAAAATATAGGAAGAAAATATGTTCAAACTAATGCACAATTAAAAACAGAATTAAGTGCAGGTAATATATTAATCTCTACAGCAATTTATGGTGGAGAAAAAAATGTACCTGAATCATATTATCCATATCAATCAGGTAATCCATTCGTATCAGGTATTAGAGATTTCAGTTGTGAAGATTGGAATTATAATGGAGGATATGCAACCCCAAGTGCAAGAAGTGAGTTTGCAAACGGAGTTTTTTATATCATTCCAGGTACTCAAACTCCAGCAAGATTATCAGGTATATTGAGGGAATATTATAGAAGAAAACGAGTGGGTAAAATGTTTTGTGGTGGAGTCGTTAATTATGGTTTTATTGATAACTGGTTATCTGGATCACTATATTTTTTACAATTTAAAGCTAAAGGAGTTACTAGAGCTATAAGTAGTAATAATGAAAAATTAATAAGATATTGTAGGACATTAGTAAGATTCGTAGGTAACGGAATTAATAAATTTTATTATAGATCAGCTAAATTTAAAAATGGTAATTTTATACCTAATGAATTAAATCACCCTACGACATTTGTAGATTTAGGACCAAGAGATGAATTTATTAAAGAAATATGTATTGATAAAAGATTAGATCCAAATTGTTCTGTATCAAGAAGTATTGGACCTACCTCATATCAAGACATTGGAGATTTACTTGGATTAGCAATTAATTATAGAATGGATGTCGGAGGAGCTCTCGGAAATTTAGATATGTTTTTTACCAACAAAGGATTTCAAAATAAAATAGGTCTAAGACAAATTTTAGATGGAGATATTCTACAATTATTATCTATTAATAATGAAGCCGGTATAGAAGGATTTGATTTAGAAAATTCAAAATATCTTGCATATCAATTCAATAAGTTAGATCCTGAGATTTATCCTGAAGTTTTTAAAAACGGAAACTCACAATATGGACCATTACCGGTTACTTTCGATCTCAAAGAAGATGGTGAAAGAATTAGAGCATGTTTAAATGAGCCGGGAAGATTGGGTTGGGATTCAGATACTTATGGATCTTCACAAAAAGTACCGTTTTATTTGTGGGATAAGGGAGGTACGGGATTTGGTCCATACAATGAATATAAAGATAGTCAATCTTGGGATTATAGTTCTGTTGAATTACAACCTTTACAAGGAATGACATACGCTTATAATATTAATGGAGCACCAAATGATTCGTCAGACAAATATTTGTTATTACCAATGACTTATACTTTTAGTGGTTTAACAATAAATGGAGATGGTACAGATCAAATTGATTTTGATATTGTTGATCTTGATGAAAATCCTTTTGATAGTAGCGAGGACTATGGTTTAGAATATCCTGGTTTTACTTATTTACACGTAACAGGGTTTACAAATCAATTATTATCTGGAGGGTCGGGACAATATACTAAGGCACCAACAGGTGGAACATTATATACTAGAGTTGGTCCAGTATCTGGTAACTCAACATATCAAGGTATTACAATAACAAATGGTTGGCACTCACAATTTTGGAGTAGTTCAATTGATTATATCATAAGACCAACAATTGATTATTACAGTGGAAATAGACAAATCCTTTCGACACCATTTCATTTTTATTTTGGACTGATGGCGGGTAAAACGGGAATGGATAAGTTTGTAGATTTATTTGGTCCTAAAGGGGCATTTAATTTACTTGAATGTGAAAACCAAGTTCCTTAATAAAAACTAAAAAATGAAAAAGAAAGAAATTTTATTACCGAGTAAAAGATATTTTAAGGCCGATGAACAGGATCTTAATCTTAATGTTAAATTAGATAATGATGAGACATTGATGAGAGAAGGTGATAGAAATATAATGTTAAATCTAACCGAATTATTTGATGACGAAAGAAACCAAAGTTTTAACTATAAAATATATGGTAAATTAAAAATGGTTTTTAGAAACATGTATAATGGTTTTACTGATTATATTCCATTATTAAGAAACTTTTATTTATGTGGTGACGGAACAGGAAATGATTTAGGATTTGTACCATATAACGAATTTGCGTTTTTAAGAAATGATGTTTTACGAGAAAGGACAACCCCTTCATCTGGATCCACATTAGGAACAACAAATGTAATACCAAAAATTGATTTATTTGACGGAACACCATTTGGAAGATACACCGGTCATACCATCACAACATCAATCGACGCTCCTTATAAAAATTGGAATTTATATTTAAGTTATGTGAACGGACAAGATTCAACATTCCCAATAAAGTATACACTATCTGGAGACACCAATGGAAATATGACATATTCTTTTGAGGCGAAAGATGGAATACCATTTAGAGTTGAAGATAATGGAAATTATTATACATTAACATCACCTATTGAACACGGAATGTCACAAGGGGAGTATATCATATTATCCGGATCAACGATGTTAAGTGGATTATCAGTTAATAGTAAAATTTTTTATATTGATAGTGTTGGTAATGAAATTTACAATTCCGAAAATTATGTTGTTAATTTATTTAAAAGTGAATTTACAACGGAACACACTTTGAGTGGAGTAACATTTGTTTTAGGTAAAAGATGTTTAGACATTAAAAATATTTCAGGAACAACGTCACAATATTATGTTCATAAACATAAAACATTAACAGGAGACCAACAATATATTATGGATAAAGTTGGTTTTGAATCATCAATTTTTGAAGATGAAAGAAAAATATTATTTGAAAATCCACTACAAGAAAATGATATATTAGTAGAAAGAAATCGACAAGAATCTGTATTATTTGATTTTAAAGAAACATTCTCATTAACGGGAATAACTAATAATTTGGGTTACACACCAACAGAAGTTTATATAAGTATAATTTTAAAAAACGGTAACGGATTATTTGATTATCCACCAAAAGTAGGATTTAAATTTAATTTTCATGATAATTGGTTGGATAATCAATTTAGTGGAACAACATCGGTTGAAAAGGCAATGACAGGATTAACACAAACGTTCAGTGGTAAAACAAATACAATATTAGGTAGTACCTACAATTATACGGGTGTAACATTTACTGGTGGAACAACTATACCGGTAGGAACCACAGGTCTTACAGGTGCTTTCGTTGAATACAATAGAAAAGAATTAAAAGAAAGAATTATTAGTGAGGCGTTTCATAAATTTTCACACAAAACAATTTTTTCTGGAACAACAGTAGGTGAAAGTAATAGATTATTTTATCACAGACAAGATCAAGATAGTTTTTATTTGGGAGCAACAACAGGAAATACTGTTGGGTATTATTACCAACCTCACTACAGAGTTAAACTAAGAGAGTTATCACCATATATTGAAAATTCAAAAACAAATGATTTAATCAATTTACCTGAAAATGCAATTTATGATAATGATGATAAATTATGGAAATGGAGAGATTTATATGATCATGGATTTGTGGATCAAGATGGTAATGGAACAAGATTTCCATATATGAATAATACACACTATGTTGTAAGTGATATTAATTTCTATTTAAGAAATGAAAAATCATACACAAATAAATCTGATGAATTTAATAGTTTTAATAATTATAAAAATAAAACTAACTGTTAATGGAAATTTTAAAAAATAGTAACAATTTAAATATTGTAGTTAATAGTGAACAAAATTTTAGAACAGATTTAGGTTGGCAGGATAATCTTGCCGATTTTGAAGATGAGATTTTAAAAGATATTATTAATCCATCTAAAAATTATGAAACAGTTAGATACATTCATAAACCATATGATAAAACAACCAGTGGTATTACAATGTCACAAACAGATATATGGTTTCAATTTTATTTTTCAAGTGGAGATACACCAAATTATGTTTTAGATTATAATCCTGTAGGTATATCAACACAAGAAAATCAGTTGATGACAAAACAGTCAATTGAAAGTTTTTTTAGGTTAGAGTTTTATAAAACACCTGGTAGTATAACAAATTATGTTTTAACATGTGAGCCACCGACAAGACAAAATAGAAGATTAATAAATTCTAAAAATTTAGCATTACCCTTAGGTGAAAAATATTTTCATACAGGTAGTAACTATGGGTATAACATATATGTACCTGTTTTTACGGGTTCAAATTATCGAAACAAAGAAAACATGTATTTGTTTTGGTTTGATAATGAGAGTGTTTTAACCGACACAAATTTAAGCGGAACAACAACATTAGATCAATATGTTTTTGGAACTGGAACTACAATACAAACTATATTATTTACAAATGAAAATAATGAAATAACACAAGTTAATATACCAACAACAGGAACAACGTTAATTGGTTGGACAGGTCAAACATTTACAATACCAAATCAAATAACCTATAATAGAAATTTTTATCATGGAATGAATACATTTTTCATGACGGCAAAATTTTTCAATGCGGATAGAGGTGAGATATTAGATTTTATAAATTCAGGTCAAACAACAAGTTATAATATAACAGAAGAAAAAGATATGTATTATCAAATTGATTTTGATCATTATGAAAGAACGTATCAAATATATAGATATACGGGAACAACAAAGTTAGGTAGAATAGGCACAGGTTATACAACGACTGATAGTATAACATTCTACGAAAAAGGAGGTGGAGTATTATTACCAGTATCAACCCCAACTCCAACACCTATCGGTGGAGTTACGGCGACACCTAGACCAACGTCAACACCTTTCCCAACTTCAACACCTACACCTGTGGCCACAGTAATTCCTACAATAACCCCAACACCTACAGAAAGTCCTTGTGTAACGTCAGTAAGTTTTGATGTTGATTTTGGTGGAACTGTTAGATATTTTAATTGTGAGGGTACCGAAGTTATCGAGACATTTGGTATTGGACCACAAGTAATTAATGATTGTATTCAAAATAATTCATTATCAGGAGTAATTGCATCAATTTCATCCGTGTTTTATGGTGAAATATCATGTGCACCAACCCCAACCCCAACTCCTTTACCACCAACAAATACACCAACTCCTTTACCACCAACAGAAACCCCAACAGCAGGACCAATAACCGCAACACCAACTCCTTTACCACCAACAAATACACCAACTCCTTTACCATATAGTGTGACAGGATCAACAAATGCAGGATATTCTAATAATGGTTATGCGGTAGGAACGTTAACAGTATATGCTAGTTATAGTGTAAAAGTTACTTTAAATGTTTTTGGTGGAACAACAAGTGGTGGTTCGAATAGTGGTTTTGTTGCTGGTGATATATTTTTAAATGCCACATCGCCAGCTTTAACAGCACCTGACAGTACACAATATGTAACATTGGGTGAAGGAGTTTATAATTTCACAATAACAAGTTCATATGATAATGGAAAATATGCAAGTATAACATTTGATGTAATATAATAAAATGAAAAAGAACGAATATACCATATTAAAAAGACAAATACCTGATGTTAATTTACATTCAGAAACTGGTACTTTTTGGTTTGATACAGAAATAAATGATTGGAAATCTTGGTATAGCGCATCAGTCCCAATAGATGGTATGGTACCATCTTCAAATGAGACAGGTAGTTTACATTTGGTACGTGACATAAAATGGTATCCCGATATTACATACACAGGAAGCGTTGTTTTATTTTATAGTGGTAAAACGTATCAATCATTAACAGGTAGTAATTTAAATAACATACCATCTGGTAGTGTATATTGGAAAGAAGTTGAACAAACTGCAATTAATAATACAAAGGGGAAATATTATAAATGGGATGGAGATAATTGGAATTTATATACGGGATTTACGGGTTATGAATATGTAGTACCAATTGCACTTGAAGCAAGTGCGGATGAAATGGGTGTAATGTCATCCTTTGATGGTAATATTGAACAGGTCGAACAATTAATAAATTTTACTTATAAACAATCAGGTTCAGTTGTTACGGTTTATAATACGGTAAACCCAAATAAATTAAGAAAAATTGTTGATCAAGAATTTACAATTGATTGGGGAGATGGATATACATCAGGGTTAACTGTTAATAGTGGAGTATTATATTCTAATTTCCCAAATTCGGGACACACATATCCAACGGTAACGGGAAATACAACGGGTAGTTATACATTAACATTATCATTAGATTCTCCTTGGAATAAAGAAAAAATAATAAAAAATATAACAATATCAACAGGTGTTACAATAGATAATGTATTAGGAACCTCCACCGGTTTTACCCTACCTGGTAACATTTATTACACAGGAAGTAACTATCAAAATTATTTAAATGATTATGATTATTCTAACACAGGATATACTGCAACACCCACCAAGCCATTTAAATTTATGGCAATAGGTATTAGTAGAATAGGTGAATTACGAAAATATGGTGAAAGTACCGTGAGTACATCATCTTACACAACAGGTTTATTTTCAGGTTCACTATACTCTGGTTACACTTTACCTAATGACAGCGGAAGTTTATATTATATGGACTTAGCAGATGGATATACAATGATCACGGGTAGTGTTCCAAACTATAGATTTGGACCAACTAGTGGTTACACATATGAAATAACGGGAAATACAATAAACACCGTTCCATACCTTACAACAATCGGAAACACAACTCAATATGACACAGAATACGTAATAAATCATATGTTAACAAGAAACGAACATTTTTTAGGTTTTATAGATGACCCAACAGTATATTCTGACATTTTTGTGGAAAGAGGACGTCAAGGTGTCATGGAGGTTAACCTAAGATTGGGTGAAATTGACAACATGAGTGAGTTAGATGTTTATGGAAATGGATTTTTTAAAGTTAAAAAACAATAAGATTTATATTTATAATAAAAGAATATGGCAGTAGGATCATATGGAATAGTTAGACCGGCGGATATATCACCTGATGATGTAGAAATTCTATATCATTATGCACCAAATAGAATCTCGACGTCAATAACAACCTTAAAAAAGTTAACACCAAATCAGGTTTTAACACCAATTTTACACAACGGAAATACCGGTGGAGAAAGCGGTGTGGAAATTTTAGGAGGTTTATATAACCTTAAATTAAATGCGGTAGATTTTCCCGATTTAGGAATATACACACTTCATATCAGACCAAAACAAATTAGAACAACAATTATGGATTGTGGTGTTTTAGCATCATTACCATCAGTAAGAGGACTAATCTTGGATTTATCAAATGTTAAGTCTGAAGATAGAAATAAATTTACACCACAAGGTTTAGTGGGATATAGGATTGAATATATAAATTCTAATAACAAACAAAAAACACCAAATTTCTATAAAATTGTTACATCTTCTTTTTATTGTACACCTGTTACTGCGAATCTAAATAGTTCAACACAAAAGTCGGTAAGATATCAATATAGTGAAGGTGCAACAAACTTTATGTTTTTAACAATTACACCATCGTCAGCACCATCGAATAAACCAAACACGGTTCCATTTATCGGTAGTCCAGGTCAAATGGTTATTTTATCAAATACATATATGAACCCAACAACTATCGAAATTGATATGGTTGAACATGATGCGTCAACACTTGCAAATGCCCTTTACGGTAATCAAACTAAGGCGGTTACTCCAGGTATTTACACAATTTACGATAAAGATAATAACATCTATAAACAATATAACTTATTTGAAATTAAAGACGACTTTAACGAAACTCTATATGAGGTTAGAGAAAACCGTAATGATATTGATGAAACTTTAAACTTTGATACAATCACTAATATCTAATGGCAAAATTACGTAAAATTCCAAGTCAAGCTGCAAGTGGTGCCGATACATTCAGTGACAACCTAGTTGGTAATCAAATTACCACGGGTACCGGTCAGTTGACTAATACGAACTTTGCGTTAGATAGTGAGGTAATACAAAGAGATACAAAGAATTTTAAAACAAATCCGTTTTCTAATTTTTTAACATTAGATGATTTAAAAGGACAAACTTCAAGTACAACTACGAGTGGTACCGCAAGTAAAAATAAAGAAATAAAATTTAAAGGTTCTAAAAATGATGCCGCTAAATCTTTATTTGGATCATTAAAAAGTAGACTAGGTGTTGCGACAACTAATATAATTAATAATTTTCCGGCGGCTATTTTGATTGATTCTAATAGTTTAATTAAAGTAACGAATTTTACCGCTAATAATATTACATACGATAATATAAGTAATACCACTCAGTTTCAAGTTGAATATAGTAAACTATACAATCCATTTTCGATTGTTATGGTCACACCGAAAAGTAATACCATATTACCTTCAATTAATAAAAACAGAGATTTTTACACTTCTTTTAAAAATTATTTAATTTCAATAAGTGGAAAAACCTATGATGTAATTTCATATATTGAACCTAATAGTGATAATATAATTTCATTAAAGGTAAGTGGTAAACCATTTGGTAACTTAACGGGGTTTTCTGAAAATATATTAATTAAACCAAATGATGGTGTTATTGAAGAGTTCTTTAAAGGTTTAGATGATTTAGAGGAAAGTTTATTAAATAGAGATAGTTTTCCAAAGTACACCTCAAGTTTCAAAGTTCCAAGAGATAGTTTTGATGAAACAAAAACCGAATTAATTTCAGTAAATTATAGTTGGCCGTTATCCGATAAGGAAGATTGGAACATTAAAATTACAGGTTTAGAATATGATAGTTATTTAACAAATTTAAGTAACATAGCAGATGAAATTGATGATTATAAATCTAACTTATTTGTTAGGTTTTTAACATCACCTCAATTGTTTGAATTTGATAGTCCCGATAAAAAGGCCGAATCATTATTTCAATTATATGGACAAAGTTTTGATAGTGTAAAAAAATATATTGATAATATTGCTTACATGAGAAATGTAAGTTATGACGGTATTAATAACGTACCCGATGTATTGTTAAAGAATTTAGCGAATACTTTAGGATTAGATACAATTAACTTAATTGATGAGAAAGGTTTAGATGAATTATTATACACTAAGACATCACAACAATATTCTGGATTAGTATCGGGAACGTCTTTAATAGATGCCGAATATGAATTTTATAGAAGGTTGTTAGTTAACTTGGCTTACATTTATAAATCAAAAGGTACAAGACAATCTTTAGAATTCTTTTTAAGATTTTTAGGTGCACCCGAACCAATGATTAAAATTAATCAATACGTTTACAAGGTAATATCTTTACCTAAATCATTTGATTTAAAAGGTGACATTTATGATGTTATATCGGGAACTAAAATTTACAAAACAGGAATATTCTTACCAACAGGTGGAACTATTAATGGTGTAACATATCTTCCATATAGATATTATACTGGTATAACTACAGGTACAACAACATTTAATTCTGAAAATTATCCCGTTAATGGAGATACGTTATTACCTAAAGGAATTACGGGATCAACAGAATATTTTTTCCAAAAAGGATCTGGTTGGTATGATAATACTACAGATCATAAATCACCATTAGTGATTGATATCGATAATTCAACGGTAACAGGAAGAACTAAAAATATTGTTACTAAAAATAGTGCATACACATATGGTGAAGATTATTTTGACGTTTATAGAAAATTGCCAGGATTAGACTCAGGATATAAATTAAAAAATATTATCGATAACAATCAAACAGAAAATCTTAATGATAATTCTGGTTTATTATTAAATAGAAAAAATATTGAAGTTTATTTATCGTCAGCACAAGCGGTTGATTATGACATATATCGTAAATCAAGAGACTTTGGTACAACAGGTACAACATTCGGTACAAATAGTTTAACACCACAAACAGGAGTAACATTTGCTGAGTATGTTGATTTAATGATACATCAACAAATTAAAAATTCTAATTTAATAAAATATAAGAAGAATTATATTACATTAGAGGACATCTATCAAGATTACATATCACATACAGATTTCACACCATATAGTTTTCCCGATGTTAATTTGTTTATTGAAAAAATGAGTCCTTATTGGACAAGTGTTATTGATCAAATTATTCCTGCAACAACTTTATGGACTGGAGGTAATTTAATTTCAAATAATATTTTTGGTAGATCAAAATATCAATATAGATATGGATGCCAACCTACAGAAACGGAAGACCATATTAATTTTGATTTAGAAATACCAACAGGATATACAAGTTATTTTGGTTATTTAATAAAACAGGCGGACAATGAGCTTGGATTTAGTATTGAAAATGATGAATCTGGAGAAACGAAATTTGACGGTTATGTTAAACTTTATCCGGTATTTGAAATTGACGGTAAAGTTTATTCTGGTATGACAGATCCAGGTAATATATCTGCATTAAATAAAGATTCGTTTGATGAAATTATATCATCTGGTTCAACCCATACTATTTACGATTCAGAAAGTATTAATTTTAGAGTATTAAAAAGTTCAAACAATAATACAAGTAATCCAACATCAGGTACAATATATACTCGTCTTTATGAAACTACAGGTACTTGGAAGACAGATACTTGGAATACAAATGTAACGGGATGTACATATGTTTTAATAAGTGGTGCCACCTCATTAACTGGAACAACAATAATTAATAATGACAATACTATAACAACGGATGGTGTTAGTATTAATTTATATAGTGGAGGTACCACTAATGATCTTGTAGATTATAATGATTTATCATACGACACACAATTAAAAATATTGTGGAAAAGGGCGATACAAAATACAATTACATATATTAACACCTATTCTGGATCAACTATAGATGGAGAAGGTAAAAATACACAATATGGAACTGAAATTGGTAATTCATCAATTACGGGAACAACAAAACAAAAAATACTATCATATGAAATTTTCATAGATAATGAAGGACGTGAAAAAATTAAATTTACGTCTTACAAATATGGCCCAAATGATTGTACAGTAAAAAATTATTTAGATTATGGATATGTGTCAATTGGTCAAAATGATGTAAAAGATTGTAGATTTAGTGGAGGATTAGCGATATATGAGCCAGGACCAACACCAACTCCAACAAACACACCAACACCAACCGCAACACCTACCACAACTCCTTCACCAACACCAACACCATTACCTGCAACTGCAACACCATTACCTTCCACCCCAACACCAACAGTAACTGCATCACCTGCAACAAATACACCTACTCCAACCCCAACACCAAATTGTAATTTCTTAGTCGATGTTTTAGTTGTTACTAGCACCCCAACACCTACTCCAACCCCAACACCAAATTGTAATTTCTTAGTCGATGTTTTAGTTGTTACTAGCACTCCAACTCCAACACCAACCCCAACAGCCACACCAAATTGTGAGTTTGCTGTTGACGTAGAAATATTTTATAGTACCCCAACACCAACCCCAACATCCACTGCAACACCAACCCCAACACCAGATTGTAACTTTAATGTTGATGTCTTAGTCGTATATAGTACACCAACTCCTACACCTACTAACACTGCAACACCTACACCAACACCAGATTGTAATTTTAATGTTGATGTTGATGTTATCTATAGTACCCCAACTCCAACACCAACAAATACCGCAACTCCAACACCAACAAATACCGCAACTCCAACACCAGATTGTAATTTTAATGTTGATGTTGATGTTATCTATAGTACACCAACTCCTACACCAACAAATACAAATACTCCAACACCATTACCGGAATCCGCAACAAATACACCAACCCCTACACCATTACCAGCAACAAATACACCAACCCCAACACCTACTAACACTACAACACCAACTCCAACTCCAACGCCAGATTGTAACTTTAATGTTGATGTTGATGTTATCTACAGCACACCAACACCATTACCAACTAACGTACCAACAGCAGTACCAACCAATATACCAACCAATATACCAACTAATGTACCAACTAACGTACCAACGGCAATACCAACGGCGGTTCCAACTAATACACCAGAACCAACCAATATACCAACTAACGTACCAACCAATATACCAACCAATATACCAACCAATATACCAACTAATGTACCAACAGTAACACCAACACCTGACCCTAATTTCTATTATGAGGCGGATAGATATCAATGTTTACAAAATGGTAGTTGTGAATATGTTGAAACTATTGTTATTGCTAATGATATAGAATTAGTGTTAAACGCAAGGTTTAGATTAGACCCTGAAACAGGTTATATATTTCAGGTCGTTAATTCAACAACTCCACAGATTGCTTTATTAACAACTATGTTTGCATTAGGTGTTACAAGTTGTAGTTCATTATGTGCTCAACCTGCAACTAATACACCAACACCATTACCAGCAACTGTGACACCATTACCAGCAACTGTGACACCATTACCAGCAACTGTGACACCATTACCAGCAACAGCAACACCAATACCTGCAACATCGTTTACCGCTTATATTAGTTTAGATAGTGGTTATGATGCATGTAATGGTGGAAGTTTTACACCATATTTTGCATACCAATTTAATGGATTTTATGGAACAATGTGTGACGCAAATAGTTATATAGAAGGTGGTATTATTCAAGCAGAAATCGATCCAAACGGGTATTTTTGGTTAAGTGAAGGATTCGGACAATCAAGATATTATCAAAAATCGGGATCAACAAATAGAGCTTATCCACAAGAGGGTTGTGTAAGTTGTCCAACACCAACGCCATTACCTGCAACGGCAACACCTGTACCGGCAACGGCGACACCATTACCAGCAACAGCAACACCAATACCCGCAACACCATTACCAGCAACAGCAACACCTGTACCGGAGGAGGCAACACCAACACCAACTAATACACCACCACCTGCAACATCATATGCTTATCAATTAGGACCATCTTATACATCATCGAGTATGGCTTGTGATAATTTCGGTATGGATTTCTACACTACAGTATATGCAACAGCAGATCAACCATTTAATGTAGAACAATTCTTTTTAGATCCTAATTTAGTAACTACTTATACTGGTGAGAACGAAACACATGCGTTTTCTTTAAATAGTGTAGGAGCCACACCATATTCAGGAAACATTTCGTATACCGGAATAGTATCCAATAAATCATTCTGTGCAGAAGCACCTTAATAAAATAAAACAAAATAAACAGATATTTATAAAAAGAAACAAATAATATGACAGTAACATTTACATTAACATCGGGATCGTCAGGAACTTCGGCGGGTCCGTTTAATATTTCAGGAACAACAAATGCTAACGTTGTATCAGAATTAGCCTCTGGTATTACAAAAGCCCAATTAACAACAGGTCATACAATTACCGGTATTAATGATGCTATAACAGGGGGAACAATTGCAAGTACAGGTACTTGTACTAATACAATCCCGTGGCCGCCGGAAACCGCAACCCCAACACCTACTCCGAGTCCAACACCTGTAGTAACATCATATTCATATCAATTAGGAACATCAGTTACACAATCGAATATTGGACAGGCTTGTGCTGCTATTACTGGTAGTGGTGGAGAACCTCAAAGTCCCTTAACTGAAGTATTTGCAGCAACAAATAATGCAGCCAATGTAGAACAATTCTTTACTGATGCTGGTTTAACAAGTGGTTATGGTGGAGAGGATGAATATCACGCTTATTATAGAACCGGTGGATTTGCAACATATACAGGACAAATTTCAGCAAGTGGATTTGTAACGAACATTAATGTTTGCTCAACATAAAATTTAAAAACAAAACAATATTAAAACCCCTTTATTTTAAGGGGTTTTTTGTTTAAATTGTATATAATACTATTTATAGAAATATGTCATATACAATACGATTAACAGGATTTACTTTAGGTGTATCAATATTAAATGTTGATTTATATGCTTGTACAGGTAGTTTAGATGATTGTACTAATAATTCAGGATCTTTATGTACAGGATCCCTTTCAGGATCTGACTCGTCAAAATATTTTCCTTTAGTTGGATATTCCAATATTCCAAGATCAAGTTTAAATGGTACATATGTAGTTGTTCCGGAGGGAATAAAAACAATTAGAGTGGTACCATCAGAATTTAATGGAAAAGATGGTGACCCTGTTATATGTGTTGAATGTGTTGATTATAATAATTTAACAATAAGAATGCCGACTACACCAACTCCCACACCAACTCCCACACCAACAGTTGTACCAACGGCAACTCCCACAAATACACCAACAGTAACACCATTACCGGCAACAGTAACCCCATTACCAGCAACTGTAACCCCATTACCAGCAACTGTAACCCCATTACCAGCAACTGTAACCCCATTACCGGCAACTGTAACCCCATTACCGGCAACTGTAACCCCAACCCCAACACCTGAGTGTGTAATATCTGTAGGATTTGAAGTTGATAGTGCTGGTGATATTAGATATATTGATTGTTGCGGTGAGACAATTTATTTAACATTTGGTATTGGACCACAAGTAATAAACGATTGTTTGCAATATGGTTCATTATCCCAAGTTGGTGCAACTATTTCATTTATAAATTATAGTGCAACATCTTGTAGTTGTCCTACAACACCAACTCCTTTACCGGCAACTGCAACACCACAACCAACTCCATTTGAAACTACGTTTAGTGGTTATGTTAGTTTAGTTAACGGACCAACAGCATGTACTGGTGGTGAATATAGTAATGTTAATATTACGGTTGTAGGTACGTCTTTATGTAATTTAACAAAAGTAAAAGGTTTATCTTCCACAATGTATGGTAACGTATATGGTGATATGATAGTTAATGACACGTTTTGGGTTTCTGATGGTACGGATGAAAGAGAATTTATGAGAGATGGTTCGGCACAAACAGGAACAGCACAAACAGCTTGTACAGCTTGTTCAGGAGCACCACCAACTTCAACCCCTTTACCACCAACTCCTACACCGCAAACATATGATGTGTATGAGAGATGTGATTTAACAGCAATATATTATGTAGATTATAGTGCGGGTAATTTAAGTTTTGTGACGATAAATAGTGAATGTTGTTCAAGAATAGACACGAATAAAGATAGTGCTTATATGGCAACAAACTATCCATCAGCAATATACTTCTCATCATTTACAAACGTAACTTGTCCTTGTGATTAAAATAAAATAAAGATATTTATAACATATGAGTTTTTTAAACAGTAATCACGCGGAATATTTAACGGCCCGAATAACAAACGAGGGTAGAAAGGCTATTGCCAAAGGTACTTTCAATATTGAATTCTTTCAAATAGGAGATTCTGAATTTGATTACGATACAATTTTTAGTGGTTTAACAGGAACAACAGGACAACAAAAAGTTTTTGCTCCATTTGATAATGAATCAGGTGTTAAATATCCGTATTCTTTAGGTAGTGATACCCTAACTTCAACAACATACGGAACACCAATTAGTAATAGTTCAACTACAACTTTAAGAAATGAAATGGGTAGTGCTGGATTTGTATCTATGTATTCAACCGCACCAACAGTAAAAACAACACCACAACCATTAACATATAGTAAACTAAGTGGAACAACAAGTCTGGTTGTGGTGGATGGTACGAATTTTAAACCAAATGATTTTATAACAGTAGTTTTAGATGGTTTTTCAAGTACAACAATTACGGGACAAACAAATAGTATGATCTATAAGGTAGTATCAAAAACAGATAATACATTAACACTAGATCGTAAACTCCCTAATTTAACAGGACTAACAGGTAATGTACAAGTAGTATTAAATGAATATTTCGACGAATCACCAACAACTGACATATTTAACCCAATTGATTATACACAACAACTTAATTCATGGAGATTAAATACAGTATGGTCGGACAAACCAATCGGGGCAGATTACCCAACAAATGATTTAGATGAAAGTTTAAGTGGTTATAATAGTAATCAATATGTTTCAACAAAACAATTATTAGGATATACAAAATCAGGACAAACATTTACAAATTTTGTAGGAACAACTATAACAGGAACTACATTTAAAAATTCATTCGATGAATTAGTTGAAGTTTTACCGTCAGAACAAAGGTGTATTGCAATTATACATTATTCTGAACTTGGAGATGTTACAAATGATCCTGAAAGATTTTTTAAATATGATGATTATATAAGTTCATTAACGGGAACTACAGGTGAAAGTATTACATTATTTGGTGATTTAGATACAGATGATAGAGACTATAATAAAACTGATAGTGACTATTTTGAAATTTACATACCATTTATTAATTATCATAGAAATACAGGAATAACATTAGGTGCGTTATTTACAATGGACACTGTTGATTATTACATTAAACCATTTTCAGGAACAACAGGGTCTAGATTTGAATTAAAATTTAGATATTTGTTAGACGAACAAACTAATAAAGTAGGTAAAGTTTTTATTAATAACAAAATAGTTGTATTCGACGATCAAGAGTTGGTGGCGATGTTAGATTATAGATCTAATAGACGATATACATTACCATCACCTAAATTGGGATCGGTACCAAGTGACGGAACGGCAATTAATTCCTTACTACCAACCACAGGAGATACTGTTTGGTTTACATATATGTTTGGAGATACAAGTACTAGTGGATCTACATTAAATGCATTACCATGCAATTATTTTAATAAAATAACAGGGAACGGAACCCCTTCACAATTAACATTTAAATTTAATACAGGAGCATTTCCAAATATGTACACTACCCCAAGCGGTATTAAAGACGGATTTATTGCTAATAAATTTTACGCCTTAGTACAAACAGGAACAACACCAACTACTTCCAAATGGATAAAAATTGATATAACATCAAAGATATCAGGATATACTAGTGGATATATTGATCCAACAAATTTGGTTAACTATACGTTTACAATTACAAAAAGTGATTACACTGGTGGAACGTCTTTTGATTTAGAAGACCATATGTCAGATGTAACAACTGATTATTTGTGGAATACAACGGGATCAACAACACAACCACAATTTGGTGACGAACAACCGTTCCCTGGCAGTATTAGATTAGTAAGAGCAACCGATATTGAAGAAATGAATATGTTAATAAACTTACCATCTACTCAATTCTTAACATCACAAAACCCAACATATCCAACAACCGGAACAACTCCCACATATATTACCGAAGTCGCATTATTAGATTCATTAAAAGAACCGTTAGTGATTGCTAAAACATCTACACCAATTAAAAGAACAGGAACTCAAGTTTTCGCAATTAAATTAGATTTCTAAAGCTTTACTATTCAGTTAATTTGATTTAATTTTTACTCTATGAGTATAGATATTAATTTCAAAAACAAACCAAAGATTCTCGGTCTTGATATTTCCACGAAGACGATCGGCTTTGCTTTATTTGATATGACGGGTTCTAAATTATTAGAACTAACACATTTTTCACCAAAAATTAAACCACAACCAGAAGATAAGATTGAGGAATTAATTAAAAAGGCCGACGCATTTAAAAAACATTTGGAAAGTTATAAAGACATGGGAATTCTTCGTGTTATTATTGAAGAACCATTGTTGCAGTCAAATAACATTTATACTATAGGAACATTATTACGTTATAATACATTGATACTTAAGAACTGTTATGATGTGCTAGGAGTATTACCAACATTTATTTCCACGTATAACTCAAGAAAATTTGCTTTCCCTGATTTGGTTGGTCCAAATGATAAAGGACGTAACGTTTTATTTGGTGGATACCCAAGAGATATTGATAAGAAACACGTCATTTGGGAACACGTTAATAATGTATGTCCTGATATCAATTGGTTATACGGTAAAACGGGTAATCTTAAAAAAGAAAATTATGACATGGCCGATGCGGCATGTTGCGTTATTGGTTATGTTAACATGAACAAACAAACATCTTAAAATATTCGGCAACTAAAGTTTTACTTTACGAGCTGTAAAAGATATATTTATATTAGGACGGGACTTGTAGAAATACAAGTTTGGTTGGAGGGAGTCGGCGTGGTGTCCGGCTCCCATTTTTTTTTATCATACTTTTTTATTATATTATAATCATGAACACCCAAGAAGTAGACTATTCTGCCGTATTTGATATTTTAGAAGATATATTTGGTGACTATAAAAATCATAATGATTATAGGTACCAAGTGTCCTTTGATTGTCCTGTGTGTTCACATGAAATTAAAGGATTAGATAAAGGAGACGGTAAGGGAAACCTTGAAATCAATTACAAATATGGTGTTTATAAATGTTGGGTATGTGCTGAGACACATAATACCCACGGATCAATCTATAAGTTAATTAAGAAGTTTGGTAATCCAAAACAATTAAAGAAATATCTTTTATTAAAACCTGAAGATGATGAGGAGATTGCTGCAAGAACATACAAACCTGTAAAATTACCTAAAGAGTTTATTCCATTTAAAGATGCTAGTATGGGTTTAAAGATGACCCCACAATACAAGCAGGCATACAATTACATTAAAAAAAGAAACATCACTGATTTGATGTTACAAATTTATAATATTGGATTTTGTTATAGTGGACCATATGAGAGTAGAATTATAATTCCATCCTATGATGAGAATAAAAGATTAACGTATTTCATTGCTCGTTCTTATTTACAAAAGACAAAGAGAAAATACATGAACCCCGAAGCACAAAAGGAGATTATTATTTTCAATGAGCATTTAATTAATTGGGATGAACCAATATACATTGTGGAAGGTGCGTTTGATAGCATCTTTATTCCCAATGCAATTCCAATGTTGGGAAAGTTTATGAGTGAACATTTATTTATGAAACTCTACAATAATGCAAAAAAAATAGTTATAGTACTAGATCCTGATGCGTGGAATGATCAAGAAAGATTATACCATAGATTGAATTGTGGAAAACTAATGGGGAAAGTGTGGAGTATAAGATTAGAAGGGGATAAAGATATTGCCGATTTACAGGGAAACTTAAGTGAATATAAAATGAAACAAATAGATTAGAATGAATTTAAAAGACATCTCATTAGAGATAAATGACTTATTAGAAAAAAGAAGACAAGAATTAGAATTAACATTTATAGAAGAAGAACACATCTACTATATGAAAGATGTTGATGGTGAAATTAAAAAGAACTTCCCGTCAGTATCAAAAATTGTAAAGAAATTTCATAAACCATTTGATGCTGACGGTATGGCACTTAAGATGTCTAAAGGAGATCCTGAAGGTCAAGCACAATTACTTGCCGAATGGAAACAAGCTGGTGATTTATCAACTAATATGGGTAGCCGTGTTCACTTTGAATTAGAATCTGAATTAATTGGTCGTTTCGATAACTACAAAGAAGTTAGACAACCAATATTTGAAATTAATGAAGAACAACAACGTAAGAGTGATAACATGATTATTGCAGGAAAACAATTTCTTGATTTAATGTTAGAACGTGGTGGAGTCTTGTTGGATACAGAAATTGTATTAGGAGACCCAATTGAACAATACACAGGACAACCAGATAAAGTATGGTTAATGCAAAACAAAGAGAAGGATGGATTTGGATTTGTTATTACAGATTGGAAAACAAACCAACCAAAGAACTTTGAAGTTCATCATTACACGGGTAGATTATATCCACCATTTAACAATTATCATGATAATGCTTTAGGTCATTATTATTTACAATTACCATTATATGGTCGATTGTTGCGTAAGATGTTGGAAGGAACAAAATATAACGATACTAAATTATTAGGTAATGTAGTTGTATTATTAAAAGACGACGCAACATTTGTTGAATATAAAGTTCCACATCAAATTAACAACGCAATCCTACAAATGGATTTATCAAAATATATTTCAAGATGGTCAAAAAGATAATTCATATTGCTGATTTACATATTCGTACAATTCAAATGCATGATTTGTATAGAGAACAATTCGAAATATTATTAAATGAATTAAGTGTAAAATTTTTAGAATGGGCAGATGAAAATATATCACATAACGAAATTAGAATTGTTGTTGCGGGTGATATCGCACATCAAAAAATTAATATTTCAAATGAACAATTATTATTAACGAGTTGGTTTTTAAAAGAGTTAACTCGTTTTGGTAAGGTTGTAATAATACCAGGTAATCACGACTTCTTGGAGAATAATACACAACGTATGGATAGTATAACACCAGTCGTTCAATTATTAGACAATCAACACATCACATACCTAAAAGATAGTGGTGATTATGTTGATACCGATGGTAGCGTTCAATGGGTTGTTTATTCATTATATCAACACAACGTAAGACCTGAATTTACAAAACAAGAAGGTTTATTAACGGTTGGACTGTTCCATGGACCGATTATGGGGTTATCGACAGACTTAGGTTATGAGTTTGAAGATGCGTATGATCAATTAAACTTTGTTGATTTAGATTTATTGTTATGTGGTGATATTCACAAGAGACAACAGTTCACATTACCAAATGGAGGTCATGCAATAATGGTTGGTAGTCTTATACAACAAAATTTTGGAGAGACAGTTAAACATCATGGGTATGGAGTATATGATGTAGAATCTAATGAATATGAATTTCACGATTTAGAAAATACACAACCGTTCCTACACTTTAGAATAAACGATATCAAAGACATAGAAAATGAAACCGAAGAGCACGTTAATCTTGGATAATGAGTTTATTCAATATTGTGAATTAAATAAAATAGATAATGTAGATAAGTTAGCACAAGAAACCTTCAATAGAGGGTTTTCTTTGTTAAAGTATGGTGAGACACCAAATGGTAATAGAACTAAAGAAATAGTCGAAGTCACAAAAGAGGTAATAAAGGAAGTGATTGTTGAAGTTGAAAAAATTGTAGAGGTACCTATTGAAGTTATTAAAGAGGTAATCAAGGAAGTAAGAATAGAAGTACCAATAGAGGTCATTAGAGAGGTTGTAGTCGAAAAGAAGGGTAAGACCAAGACCGTAACTAAAGAAGTTATTAAAGAGGTTCCTGTTGAAAAAATTGTGGAAGTTATTAAAGAGATAACCAACAACGAAGAGATAGAAAAGTTGATGAAAGAAAACGATAAATTAAAATCTGATTTGGAAAAAATAACTAAATCTTTAAGTGGATTAGGTAAAGGTAGATACCTTAAAAATAGTGACTTAGGATCACTGTATGATGAATAAAATATTTCCGGCAACTTACTTTTTTTTACGAGATAATTTCTTTATACTTTATTATAATCAGAAATGATAAATAAATGATATAAAAAAATGAATCTTATGTCAACAATGGCTACAGGTAGACCAAGAGTCTACAACACGGGAGGTTTCGATGATTCCTCATCAAGAAATGCAATAATTAAATTCTCAATGGAAACATTAGAACTTGAAATGATTGCAAATCCAAATAAGTACGGTATTGATTTATTGTACAAAGAAGACCCTATTTGGGGAATAGAAATCGAACATTCCAAAAATTGGACTGGTGATTTCTTCTCAGATGAAAACAAGGGCCTCAATAACAAAAGCGGTTTAGGTTTTAAAACCGTAAACATCCCTTGGTGGAGGAAATCCAAATATTGGAATCCCGAAAAAAACCAAGGATGGGATAAAAATATTTACATTAGAACTAATGTGGATTTTTCTCAGGTTATTTTAATTAGACCTGAAACATTTGCAAATCCCGCTAAATGTCATGTTGCAAATTTCCAAACCAAATGGATTACCACAGGTGAACCTGAAGAATGGAGATCATTTAAAAGAGAAGATGTTGAAGTGTACAACCTAATTGATGGTGTGTACATTTTAGATACAAACTTTTAATATAGAATAACCCCTGTATTTTAATTAATATGGGGGTTATTTTAATTTATAATAATAAAAAATTTAATGATTATGATAATGTTATTTTGGGTCCTTGCCGCTTACGGATGTATGTGTATAATTTCTTGGTCGACAATCTTTGAAGACTTGAGAGAATGGGTAAAAACTAAATCTTCTTTCTTTTATAAACTTATGACATGTCCCCTATGTTTGGGTTTTCACTTAGGTTGGGTAATGTCACTTGCGTTAGGTGGTTTATGTAATCACTATTTCCAAACAAATTTATTTTGGAATCTTTTTGCTGATGCTGTTTTTACATCGGGAGCGGTGTGGTGCCTAAATTCAATAATTGAGTTTTTTGAAGAAAATAGAATAAAATAAAAATAAAATGGCAAATATTACAATAACTGATGAGGATATAATGATTTACAATCAAAAAATTGAAAAACAAATAAAAATAATTGAACAAGACACACCATCGAAAAATAATAGTTGTAGTAATGTTTTATTAGAATCAATTGAAAAAATTAAAACCAGCAATAAATGGGTAGGGTCTAAAAACGAAAAAATAAAAAGTTTAGGTAATTCAGATGCAGTAGGAAAAGTAGGGGAATTAATGGTTGAATCAATCGTTAAAAATTACCCCAAAACGTTTACTGTTGAATACGATGGAGATAGAAACACAAATAAAGGTGATGGTATTTACGATATGAAAATATACCCATTACAATCTAATACAACGGTTAGGACTGAAATTAAAACTGCAACAGTTGGAACAAACAATAATACATTTCAATATGAGACGTTTAAAGAAAACGTATGTGATAAGTATATATTAATGTCTATCACCCCAAATGAAATATTTATGACATCTATTAATCCTTCAGAATTATATCCAATTGAAACACACGAAGTTTTTAATGTTAAATTATGTATAAGAAAAAGAACTGATGTTGGTAAATTAACATTAAGTCTTAGTTCATTATATAAAGGAGTTCGATTTGGAAACACAATAGAAATATATAATTCTACAGATGAACAAATAAAAAGATTTTTAGAAAAACATTTAATTATTAATGGATAATTTAGATATTTTATTTAAATGTATTGAAAAATACTCTAACATTACTTTTACTAAAGAACAAACAAAAAAAGAAAAAATTAGTTTAGGGATTGAGGGTATAAAACATATATCAAAATATATCAATGTTAATAACGGTACAATAAAAAGATGGATTGATCTTGATAATGTACCCAATTATTATAAATTTGATTTATCGGAAATGTTGGGTATACCTGTTGATCTATCAACATTAACTCCAAAAGAAAAAGATCAATTCTTTACATCAAAAGAAACTGCCAAATTATGTTTTGATCTTTTCCAAACGGTTTTAAAAGAACATGATGTAGATGAATTAGAATACACATATGTAGAACCATCCGTTGGGGACGGTAGTTTTTATAATTTATTTCCTGAAGATAGAAGAGTTGGTATTGACATTGAAAGTAATTTAGAAAATATTGTTATTAAAGATTATTTGAAATGGTCACCCGATACGGATAAGAAATATTTGGTTTTAGGTAACCCACCATTCGGATTAAGATCAAATTTGGCTTTAAGATTTTTAAATCATTCAAATTACGCAGATTTTGTTGGTTTTATATTGCCACAACTATTTGATAGCGACGGTAAGGGATCAACTAAATCAAGAGTAGAAGGGTTGAATTTAATATATAGTTCAAACATTAATCCTCATTTTTATTTTCCCGATGGAAAAGAAGTTAAGGTTAATGTCATATTTCAAATATGGTCTAAGAGTTTTAAAATTGAAAAAGATAGTAGAACATGTAATGATTATATAAAATTATATTCGTTGTCTAATGGAGGAACAATTGCAACAACCAGAAATAAAAATATGTTAGATAAATGTGATATATATCTTCCATTGACTTGTTTTGGTCAGGATAATATGAGGATACATGATAATTTTTTATCATTACCTAAAAAAACTGGATATGGTATTGTCATATTAAAAAATAAAGAAAATATTTTTAATTTACTTACTAATACCGATTGGTCTAAAGTATCTTTTAAATCAACAAACGGAGCGTTTAATTTAAGATCAGATTTAATACAAGGTGTATTAATTAATAATGGTTTCATTGATGAAATAAAAACTAATGAGTAATCCTTTTATAAAAGTAACTTGGGAAGATGTACCTGAGAATTTCACCCCTGAGAAAATCAGAAGGGTAAAATCTTATTTTGAGAAAAAGTATAATGCAAAGACCGTTCAGGTAATAACAAAAACTTTAACTAATGTTAATCAAACACGTTTAGAGTCTTTAGAAGCGTCGGACAATATTTTAGATCATCAATATCAAAAGAAATTGATGAAAGATTTTCTTTCCGATAATGAAATAATCATTAAGGAGGAGTTAATGGAAAGATTAGATAATAAAGTAAATTCCCAAATAGATAAATTAAATGAAAACAAAGTTAGATATAATAAATGGTATATTAGGAAAGTGGAGTTTTCTAATTTTCTATCATTCGGAGATAATAACGTTATTGATTTTACTGGGTTGGACGGTATTACGGTAATTGAATCCACACCAAAGAACTTTGGTGGTAAGTCTACATCATCAGTAGATCTTTTAATGTTCTTATTCTTCAACACAACAACTAAAACTAAAACTAACGGAGAAATCTTTAATAGATTTACCGATAAGAATGATGTGAGTGTTCGTGGTGAGATTACAATTGATGGAGATGATTATGTAATTGAGAGAAAGACATCTCGTAAGATGAGTAAGTCAGGTGAATACACGGTTAAGAATGACTTAGAATTTTTTAAGAAAGCTGAAGATGGATCCATTGTAAATTTATCCGGTGAACAAAGAAGAGAGACGGAAGCATTTATATCGTCTGCAATTGGAACACAAGAAGATTTCTTATCAACTATATTAACAACAGGTTATAACTTAGAAGAACTTATTGAATCTAAACCCACAGCTCGTGGACAGATATTAACAAAGTTCATGGGATTAGAAAGTCTTAAAGCAAAAGAAGAAATTGCTAAAGAGATGTATAATGATTGGTCTAAGAAATTAGTATCTAACACATATAACAAAGTTAGTTTAGAATCTGATAATGAAACACACAAAGAAAGTATTACTAATTCTGAAAGTGAGATTGTTAGATTGACAAAAGAATTAGGTAAGTTTGAAAAAGAATTAACAAAGTTAGAAAAGAAAAGAGACGAAGTATTTTTAAAAAGAAACAACGACGTAGATAGGGAACTTATTAATACCAATCTAGTTTTATTACAAAGAGAAGTTATTTTTTTATTAACTCAAAAAAATGTAAGTCAAATAAACGCCGACGGAGTTAGTGTTGTTGAACCGTCACAATTTTATAACGAAGACCAACACAAAGAGTTAAAAGGTGAAATGGCAAATCTCCAAGGAATTGATGTTGTATCCAAACATGAAAAGACTCAAAGAGAAAAACTAATTAAACAATTTGAAGAAGGAACAGTTTGTCCTACTTGTAATAGAGCATTAGATGAAGTAGATCATACTGATGAAATTGAAAAGATTAAAAAGGAAATTGAAGACATCATTAAAGAGATGGAATTAAATCAAAATCAATTTGATTTATTAAAGGAACAATCTGAAGGGTTTGATAAATTAAAAACTGAATTTGAAAATTACGAAAGAAATAAACTTCGTAAAGAAAGATATGAGTTAGAGGTTGAACAAAAACAATTGGAAATTGATAGTAAACAAAAAAGATTAGACAATTACGAAAGTAATAAAAATAAACTTGAGGAGAATCAAAAAATTGATGCGGAAGTAATTGCACTTAAAACTAAAATAGAAACCGCTAACGGAGACATTAGACAAACAAATACGAATATAGAAAAACATACCAACAACATTACAAACATGAATGAGAAGATTGGTATTAATGAGGAGTTAATTAAAAAGATTACAGCTGAGGAAGAATTATCCGCTGTGTTTAAAATATACTTAACTGTATATGGTAAAAACGGTATATCCAAAATTATTCTTAAAAATATGATTCCATTAATTAATCAGGAGTTATATCGTTTGTTAGTTGATAGTTGTCATTTCATTTTAGAGATGAATATAAACGATAAGAATGAGGTTGAATTTATTATGATAGATACTGAGACCCGAATCGTTAAACCCCTTAATGCGGGTTCTGGTTATGAAAGAACCATATCCTCATTAGCACTTCGTAGTGTATTGACCAAGATATCATCATTACCTAAGCCCAATATAGTTGTAATGGATGAAGTATTCGGTAAGATTGCAGATGAGAACCTTGAAATGGTGGGTGAGTTCTTTAAAAAGATTAAAAATTATTTTGACCATATTCTTGTTATATCACATAATTCTTTAATACGTAACTGGTCGGATAATATCATTATGATTAAAAAAGAGGAGAATGTCTCTTCCGTGGATTTTATTACAACAAAAATTTCTTAGTTTCGAATATCTTAATTATATTTGTCCTATAAACTAAATTTATGACACCAAAAGATTACCAACAGTTTGGTCTTTACGCAAAAGACAAGGGTATTAGTTCGTTGAAATTGGACTATTATAACCAAAAAGTAGAAAACAGTTTAACTCCTTACATCTTAGAGGAACGAACCTTAAATGTAACCGTTATGGACGTGTTCTCACGTTTGATGATGGAACGTATCATTTGGGTTGCAGGTGGTGTGGACGATCATATGTCCACCATTGTTCAGGCTCAGTTAATGTTCTTAGACAGTATCGACAGTAACGATATTACAATGCACATCGACAGTCCCGGTGGATCTGTTAAGTCAGGTCTTTCTATGGTAGATGTAATGGATTATATCAAATCAGACATTAGAACTATTAATACAGGTATGGCAGCTTCAATGGGTTCAGTCCTATTAGGTGCAGGTACCAAAGGTAAAAGAGGTTCGTTGAGGTTCTCTCAAACAATGTTACACCAATCTTCAGGTGGAGCGGTTGGAAATATCCAAGACGCTGAAATCAGTATGATTGAGTGGAGAAAAGTGAACAACATCCTATTTGAATTATTGGGTGGGTACTGTGGAAAATCAGCAGAACAAGTTAAAAACGATGCAAGTCGTGACCTATGGTTAGATGCGGAACAAGCACTTTCCTACGGTATCATCGATGAAATTGTGGGTAAAAAGAAGAAATAAAGTCAAAGGGGGATAAAACCCCCTTTCTTCATATTTATAATAAAACATATAATATGAAGATTGATAAAACAAATATCCTATTAGTTTTGATTGCTTGTTTAGCCGCTTATACCATATTCCAAAATCAAGGTATAAAAACCGACGTTGCAGGGTATAATGCTAAAATTGAATCCTTACAAAAGGAGATCGATTCAGTTTACACTGCAAATAAAGAAATTGACAATCAAATTGAAAAGGTTGATAATCACATTGTTAATGTCGATAAAGAAATCGATAACGTTACAAAAAACATAACTATTATTAAAAACAACACAGATGAAAAAGTTAACGCTATTACTACTATTGGTAATCTTGAGCTTGAGCAGTTATTCACAAACAGATACAACTAAAGTTATTGTATTAGACACTACTAAAGTTACCATATCAACAAAAGTCGCTAGATTAGTTTACCAAGACTTAATTCGTTATGATGGTACAAAATTAGAGATTGTTGAATTAAATAATGTCATTGGTTTAAAAGACCAACAAATTAATTTATTTAAACAAAAAGATACATTAAAAGACCAAAAAATTTCTAATTTAGAGGTGATTATCAATAAGAAAGATGAACAATTTGGATTAGAAAGACAAAAATCTGAAAGTCTATTAAAAGAATTAAAAGGACAAAGAAGAAAAACATTCCTTTATAAGGTTGGATCTTTTGCTGGAATAATTATGACATCTTTATATCTTCTTAAATAAATATGAAACACATCTTAGACATTAGAAATATAATAATTGTATTATTGATTGGTGTGGCTATTGTGGAATTCGTAAACCCAAAAGGTATTATGCCACATAGAACGATTACTATACATGATACGGTGGGATATGAAGTTCCCGTTCATGATACAGTTGGTATTGAAGTTCCCATTGAAGTAGAAATACCTGTGGAAGTACAAATTCCATATGCGGTTCATGATACTTTTACAGTAACTAACCCAATTGATACCAATGCAATTTTAAATTCAATCGGAATGAAAATGTTTAAGAAAGACATTCTTAAATTACCAAACAACGTTGGAACCGTAACTGTGTTTGATACCATATCAAATGGTAGGGTGTTAGGTCGTTCATTTAAAAGCGATATCAAACAAAAAGTAGTTAGAGATACAACATTCTTAGGGGACGCAAGAAAAAATTTATATTATTTTGGTATTGATGCTAAGTTAGATAAACCAAATGTTATCAATCTTATTGGTTTAGGTTTTATTATAAAAGATAAAGATGCTAAACATTTATATAAGATTGGTATTGGAGTATCAAATAAAGTAGGGCCTGATGGAACTAGTGGTCAATTAGTTCCGTTTATTGGTGGAGGTGTTTATTGGAACGTAAATCGTAAGAAATAAACTAATATGAGATCATATTTGTTATTCATATATGGTGTTTTTGATGACCACCAAGATATAGAATTTTTTTGTTTAGAAATATTAGGTAAATCACCATTTGTTTGGACTGTTAGATATGTTATTGAAAATAATCAAAACATAATTGTTATGTTTGATTCTAATGAAGACCACGGGGTATTATCCGATGAAATACATTTGTTATCAAAAAACGATAGTGTTAAATTTTATTTTCTAATTGAAAAAACTTCTATAGTTAGTGTTTATCTACCTGAAACAATTAATGATTTTATTTTTAAACCAGCAACCTCTGATCCATTAATGATTAAAGTTGAATACGAAAAACATACTGAGGTACAACGAGAAAGATTAGAATTAGACGACGTATTAGATAAAATTGACCTATATGGGATTGAAAGTCTAACTGAAGAGGAAAAAAAGTTCTTAGACAATTTTGAAAAGTAATATTTTTTACTTATTTTTATATATACACAATTAAACACCAACCACATGAAAAAATCCATCTTAAACAACACCGAGGAAATACAACAGTACATAAAGGACATTCGTAGAATACCTGTTATATCACATGAAAGACAAGAGGTTATTTTTGAAAGACTTAATGATAAGACAATTACTAAACATGAAAAGAAATTTTTATACGATGAGTTGGTTGTAGGTAATTTAAGATTTGTTATATCAGTTGCAAAAATGTTTCAAAATCAAGGGATGGATATTATGGACATCATATCCGAAGGTAATATTGGTTTAATGAAGGCGGCGGAAAGATTTGATCCAACAAGTGGATTAAAATTTATATCATACGCTGTGTGGTGGGTTAGACAATCAATAATGGCATCATTAAATGAAAACGCAAGAACTATACGTCTTCCGTCAAATTTGGTTCAAGAATCACAGAAATCTAAAAAAGAAGAATTAAGTCAAGAAGATAATTTCTTTATTAATAATAGTGAAGAACCGGTGTCAAGTGGTCTACCATACTGTGTTGGTCTATATAGAGAAATAAACGAAGACGGAGATCAACTAATTGATATTATTCCAAACAAAGAAGCGGAAAGACCTGATGCTATTATGAACTCACCTGAAGAAATAAAGAAAAAAGTTTCAGCAATGTTAAGTGTCTTAGATGAAAGAGAAAGAGTTATTATTGAGAGATATTATGGTCTAACAGGTGTTGAATCAAACTTAGAGGACTTGGGGGAGGAATACGGTTGTACAAAAGAACGTATTAGACAATTACGTGATAAGGCCATTAAAAAGCTTAGAAACGAGAGTTTTGGTCTATTAAACTATTTATAAAAATATAATATTATGAAAAAGTTAATCGAATTAATAAAAACATATAAATTACAGGTACTGATTTTTTTAACAGTCATCTTCTTTTTTAAGTCTTGTAGCAATTCAAGTAGAGTGACTAAATTAGAAAAAATTCAAAAACAAAACGTATCTACGATTGATAGTCTTAAAACAACACATAAAAATGAAAAAATAGCAATTCACGGTTTTTATGATAATTGGATCACACAAAAAGATAGAGGGCCACAGTTAATGGAACTACATTTTATTGTTAAAGAAAACTTAAAAAAAGAACAAGAATCTAAATGAAACATTGGTTAAACCAAAATTTTAAAACATTAATTATTGCGGCATTTTTGATTCCAATCATTACTGTTGCAATTGTTTCTATTTCACACGTAACAAAATGGTATGGTATATCCAATCCAGTAAGTTGGGCTGTTTATTTATCAATTGGAATTGAGATTGCGGCATTATCGGCATTAGCGGCCATTTCGGCAAACATGGGTAAGAAAGTTTATTTCCCATTTGCGGTTGTGACGTTAATACAGTTTATAGGTAATGTATTTTTTGCGTATACATATATCGATATCAATGGACAGTCGTTTAGGGATTGGGTTGATTTAGTATTACCATTAACAGAATTAATGGGAGTAGATTCAACTGACTTAGTAGGTAATAAAAGATTCTTAGCGTTTTTTGCTGGAGGTATGTTACCAATCATTTCATTATCCTTTCTTCATATGTTAGTTAAATTTACGGAAGAAGATAGATTAAAAGAAAATGAAACACCACCAATTAAAGAATCGGAATCTAACCCCGAAGATTTAAAAAACTTTATTGATGAGTCTGTAAGATTAAATTTAAGTGAAGATGATTTAAAAAAATTGGAAGAGGTATTATTAAATCCACCTCCACCAAATGAAGAATTAAAGAAAGCGGAGGAAGAATATAAAAGAAGAGGAGAATTATTGGCAGAGATAATGAAGAACGACGAAGAGATGGGTTTATATGATGAACCACTTGATAACCCAATGATTAAAGAAGATTTGGATGATGAAGTATCTGATTGGGATGAAACATTAATGGATGGTTTAGAAGACGAAGAACCTTTCTTTACGGAAGAAGAAATTGAGAATATTTTACAAGAAGAACCCACTGAAGAAGAAGTTCAAAGAAATTTTTCCACTATAGAACCCGAAACGGAGAATATTTTCCAAGATAACGAAACACTTGAATTTGATATTTTAGTTCAAGAGGATTTGGAAGTTTCCGAACAAGAATTTGATGGTTTTGTTCCTGAACCATTTGCAACACCTGAGGAAGTCGTGGAGTTAAAAATAGATGAGGACAATGAACGAATGGATATTATAGGTCAGAACGGGAACGAAGGATTACATTACGAAAACAAAGAAACCACATCATCCGAACAAGATGATGAAAAAAAAAATTAGAAGAGTCCCTAACTCCGACATTGGAGGAATTGAAGGTGGACTTGGTTTCGTTAACAATAGAAAATACACTCCCCCAAGAGCAAATCCAAACGTTAGAATTAACAGATTCTAAAGAGGAGACTTTATATTGGGAATCTGATGATACTAACCCAAATCAAGTAATATATGATTTGGAAAATAATAAAACAATCATACCAACGTCCGAAGAAGAAATAAACACACTACCACAAGGAGAAAAAGTTATATCGAGAAATGTTAGTTCAAGACGTAGAAATTTTAGATAATTTAAATATTACTCGTAGAAAGTCTAAGAAGACGCAAATATTCCTATACGACACCCAAAGAAGATTAGATGATTTTTTAAGTAAAATGAAATATCGTCTAAATGGGAAATATGAAGATGTCCCTCATTATGTTATATCTAAATTAGGTGTAGTTTATCAACTGTTTGATACCGACCATAGTTCCAATACATTTAATGACCCTCAGATAGACAAAAAACAGATCAAAATAGCCGTCGAGAACTTAGGATGGTTGAACAAAGATACCATCACTGGTGTCCTTTATAATTGGATTGGAGACCCATACAGAGGTGAACCACATATCCGTAATTGGAGGAACTATTATTTTTGGGACGTATACTCCGAAACCCAATTAAAATCCCTTTCTGAACTTTGTAATGAGTTGTGTGATAAACATAAAATAACTAAACAAGTGGTACCATCCCACGGATACTTGGAAAATGCTTCAAATTTCACAGGGATAGTATGTAAATCCAATTTTTCAAGTATTTATACAGATATAAACCCTTCCTTTAACTTTGGGGTTTTTTTTAACAATGCAAATGAAAACTAAAAATGATTACGATGTAATGAAAGGTATGTTAAAGACCATTAGGACTATAACAGAATCAAAGGCATCAAATAGAACATTAAACGAGGCAGTTGGATTCCAATCACCTGAGGTGGATAAATCCGAAGAAAATCTTAAGAATGACGTCATGGTAGTAAATGATGTTGAAATTAAAATGAATTCTTCAGATGAGGCGGACTTAACATTACAAGATAGTGAAAAAACAGCTATATCTCAGTTAATTGATAATTTTAAACAACAAGTTTCACAAATTGCCGACTTTACTCCTGGTATTACAATTGCTCCCGATCAAGTTAGATTAGATGGTTCATTAACTGATCAAGACATTAGTTTTGTTTTTATTGCGGGTAAAGAGTCAGGAGCATATATCAATGCTGATATGTTAAAATTGGAACAAGACGTTGCAAATGAATTAGAAAAATTAGCTAAGTTTCAAGAAACATTTGAAACTGCAATGAATCCATTAATACAAGAGAGAAAAACTAACTAATAAATGGCACTAACAGATCAAGACAAGAGAGAGATTGAGAATATCACAAAGAAAGAGATTAAATCTTTTATGGACACAACACAGGCCCATAAGATTGTTGTGAAGATGATTCAAGACGAGTTAGGAACAAAAAAGATAGACGATAAAATAATTGATTTATCAACCAAAGTAGTAGTTGAATTATTCAAGACCCTATGGCAGAGAAAATCATTTTGGGAAACTGCTTTAAAATCTGTTAAATAATGAAGTATTCTAAACCAAACTTTGAACATGAGTGGAGTGAGGCTCTTCGTTACCGTGAATTTGAAAAGATGGGTAAGGACAAGTGGTTAGAGAAAGCATCTAAAGATTTTGAAATTTCTAATTTTAATTCAATTAAAGAAGTATTGAATAATGTGGATTTAGATTATGATACACTTGAGGATGAAAAGAAAAAAAGATTTGAAAAGCATTTTAAAGAGGGTGAAGTTGAAATACCAATGGTAGTTAAATTTGGTGAGAACGATTATGACCTTTTAGGTGGTAATACAAGACTTGCTGGTTTAATTGGTAAAGGTATTAACCCCAAATTGTGGGTCGTGGATATGACAAAAAAGAAAGAAGAAGTAAAAGAAACAGGTGCAGATTCGTCAGGTTCTTTTGAAGGATCGGCGTTTGGTGGAGATGGAGATGTGATTAAAAGAAAAATATCTAAAATACCTAATTTTGAACCAAACGAACAAGAATTAGGGGAAGTAACAGATTCAAGTTCTTCAGGTGCATTTGATGTCCCTGCGTTCGGTAAATCAACCTCTGGTGGTCGTAAAGACCCATTGAAGATTGACGGACCTGACAGTATCTATAAAGGTAGAGCGGTCAAGGATAAGAATTTCCCTAAATGGGGAGGACCAGATAGTGTTTTTGTTAAGGTAAAAGAGAAATGTAAGAAGTTTCCTTATTGTAATCAAGGTAATACGGGAGCAATTGAATACGTTAATGAAGACAAAGAAATACAACAAATAATAAACGAAATCTCAAAAACATACGGTTTACCACGTAAACAAGTGGAAAATATCGTATTAAATGAGATTAAAGATATATTTATATAGATATGAAAGTAAGTGAAATAAAACAACTAATAGAAAGTATAGTTACTGACGAAGTTAGAAAAACTATAATTGAAGAGTCTGAAGGTAATAAAGAAGTGTATCACATCAAATGTGAGGGAATTCCTTTAGGTACTTATAATAGTCAAGAAGAGGCTGAAAATGATATGGATAAATTTAAAGAAATGCATCCAGGTAAAGAACTTATCATTGAGAAAGGTGTTTATGAATCACATCACGACATGTTAGATAAATTAGACGAAATGAATGATCAATTAGAAGAAACAGACAATATGGAAAATACAGAAATGCAACCGGAAGAAGGAAATGCGTTTGGTGGAGCATTAGCTGCCGCTAAATTAAAAGGTGATAAAGAATTTAAAGTTGGTGATAAAGAATATGACGTAAAAGAGGAAGAAGACTGTGAAGAGTGTGGTGGTTCTTATATGGAAGAAGAGGAAGAAGGTGGAGATGATTTTGAAGAAATGTTAAGAGGTAGAAGAAAAAAACATAGTTATGTAGATAAAGGTGAAGAAACACCTAATGAAATGGGTGAAGAAAAGAAAAGTTGTGAAAAATGTGGTAAAGAAATGTGTGAATGTGGTGGTGGTATGTATGAATCAAAAAAGAAGACAATACGTTTAACTGAAACTGAATTAACTAATATGATTGCTAAAATGGTTAGTGAATCAATACCTGGTTTAGATGCGGCTAAAAAATCACACACTGAAAGTGGTAAAGAAAACAAGGCTAATATTGCTGCAGTTGAAAAGAAAATAGCGGCAACAATGAAATTTGATGGTAACGATAACCCTGAATTTCCTAAGGCAATTGGTAAAGGTGAAAAGGTTGCAAGAAAGAACACACCAGCACAAGAAGATGAAATTAAGAAAAACTTCGCAGGTTTAGAAAACTTAGATTACGATATTGAACCATCTCAACAATTTAAAGATAGATTAAAGAAATCAATTGAGGGACATTCAACAACTGGTAATGCCCCAACAACAGAAAAGACAGATGTTAAACCATCTAATGGATCTAAACTTGGAGAAGAACCTAAAGATAAAGATGGTAATGTAATACCAACACCTGAAACGGCTAAAGGAATTGAAAAACAAGTTAAAGACAGACAAAAGGATAAGGATAGTAGAGAGTTATATACCAAACAAGCCGTTCCGGTTAAATCTAAATCAATCAACGAAGAAGTTGAGAAGATGAAGAAAATGTTTAAATACAACGAAAAAACTCAATAATACCTTTTAAATCTTTTCATTAATCTTTATATTTGTATTATAATAAAGTTATGGAAAATAAAGAGAATTATTTAGAGTTTATTGGCTCGGAAAATTACAAACAACAAATTGATGTATGGTATAGGGCATACAATATTAGTAGAGAAAAAACTGAACTTTTCTATGATTTTCTTATTTCACTATATAATTTAATCGAAGAAACTTATTTAGGTCCCGATGCGGTTAAAACAACCGATGATCAAATGAACCATTTTACATGGTGTTGGGATAAAGCGGTGGATAGTTTTAGTAAAGAAAAAATTTATTTTAAAGAAAGGGGTAACGCATATGAATATATGTGGAATTTCTATTTAGAGGCTTATTATTACCCTAAGAATTTAGAAAATACAATAAGAATACCAGAATATTTTTATGTACTTTTTGACTTTGTTCACCGAAAAACCAGATCTGAACTGGATATGTTAACGGAATTATACAAATTGTTAGAACAAAACTTGAAAAAGTGAATTTTTTTCCATATATTGATATTAAAATCGTAATAAAATATGGAAACCTTAAAAAAAATTGACGAACTTTTCATGAAGATGAAAGTTGACACGGAGAAGGTTTATGGAAAGGGTAACAGAAGTGCTTCTATTAGAGCAAGAAAATACGCCCAAGAAATAAAACAATTAATTGGAGTCTACAGAAAAGAGATCCTTGATGAAATGAAACAACATGATGATGCAACAAATTAAACTTTTCTTTTTTGTATTAAGTATATTATATCTTACAAAATTTTTACTTGAATTTATTGTAAAATTATTTCAAGAAAACCCTGAACCTATGAAATTATCTAATGTGGAACAAATAATCCTATTAGTGGCATCTTCATATATAATAACCTACATTTTAATTTAATACCGTGTTTGAAGAAATAAAATCATTAAGACCACACTTTCATTCTTTAAGAGAGATACAAAATAATGTTAGTTTAGACATTAAAGTACCTTTATCTTGGAAGTATGAAGATATAGTAAAACCATATAGAACTGTTACTTTAAAAGTACAGGATAAAAACGATAAATTTAATTTAGTATCGTTTATCTCACAAGCAACTCAAGAAGGTTACGACGTTGTATTTGCGTGTGCGGATGAAATATTTAAATATAATAAGGAGGAAGAAGAAAAACAAAAGTTATTCCACCAAAAAGTAAAAGAATTACAAGAATTATTTAAAACAGAAACTTTAGATAAATTAAAAGAGATAAATCTAACTGATAATTATGGACAAGAAATTACAACAGGGATTGAATTGGCTGGACAAGGAAATGAAGAAGGATCAGAAGGAAGTGGAGATACAGAAGACGAGGATGATTGATGAAATAAAAAAAATTAATAAGGAAGAGTTGTTTAAACCAAAAAAGAAAGTATCTATAATAGATAAATTATTAAAGATATTAGGTTATGGAAAAAAAAGGTGAGTTATTAAATCAATTGGCTATTATAAGTGACTTATTAGAAAAGTTAAACACAAATACAGAATCAAAAACTATTGTATTAAACTTAAAAGAGGAAGAATTTTTAATTGCGTTTAATGTTATACAAAAAAAATACGGAAGAAGAATTGAAAAACCAGAAGAAACATTTACAATTAGTATAGGTGAAGTAGATATTATCTTTAATATGAGTAATGTCTAAATAATTCACGTCTATTGAATCCTTTAGACTCTAACAATTTATATAATTGTTTTCTTTGATAGGTTGTAATGTCTTTGACGAACATAAAGTTCGTCTTTTTCTTTTTAAGTAGATCCTGTTTTAGTAATTCAAATAATCTGTCAGAGTCATTAAGGTTTTTATTTCCATACATTTTAACGTCATCCTCAATCTGAACAAATAGATTTTTATTTAAAGTGAATATTTGAGTAATTTCAGTTATCGGTAGAATTTTATCCACCATCTCATGATATCTGATTCTTTTCTTTGTTTGAAGATCATAGATTAACTCTTCTTGCCAATATGGTAAGATTTCTTTGATACGAAATTTATCGTCTTCAATCTTAGCTTTTGTATTCCTACCCAAACTATCTTTAACGTATGTTGCAGTTGCCCAACGGTTATTTGGGAAGATTAAAGCAATCTCATATACTAACTCCTGTTTGCGTTTACTACCCTGTACTTTTAGAAATGGAGGTACACGCTGTGTTTTAAATTCCCTCCAATATTCATATACGGTGGTTCTTTTCATACAACGGTATAATACTTTGACTCTTTTTTTATTACAAAAAAGAACTATAAAATATTTTCCCTTTTTCATAGAAATTTATGAATTAAAGAATAAACACCATAGATACCAAAACAGGTCCAAATTATCGCAAATACGATAACTCCTGTAGGTACAAAACTACCAGCATCTTTGATGTCACCCTTTTCTTTACATGTTTTACAAGCCATAATAAAATATATACTTTAAATTTCTCTTTATCAAATATTTTGGTTATATTTTTTGATATAAATAAATGATTAATGATTAGTTACATTGGAGGAAAGGCACGAATAGGTAAATGGATTGTTCCACATATACCCACAGATATTGAAACATACGTAGAAGGTTTTAGTGGTATGTTTTGGGTATTCTTTAATATGGATTTGGACAAGTTCCCAAATCTAAAAACGGTCGTTTATAATGACTTTAATCGTCTTAATGCAAACTTAATGAAGTGGACGAAACAATATGATGTTTTACATCAGGCGTTATCGACGTACCCATGTCAAACGGTTGGAGTTGAAGACACACCACCTGAATATGAACAAATGTTTAATCAATATCAGAAAGAAGTATTTAATCCTGAATTAGTTATAACAGAAGAGAATAGTTTAGAAATAACTTGTAAGTATGTGTATGTGTTGACACAAGTATTCTCAGGGTCAAAACCTGAAACATCTTCATATACAGATTATAAAGGTGCCTATCGTTGTAAGGTTTTAATTTTTATGGATAAGTTAAAGAACCCAAAATATAGAGAACACATTGATCGTATTAGTTTTGTTGAGAACAAAGATTTTTGTGATGTTGTAAAACAATATGATTCACCGACAACATATTTCTATATGGATCCACCATATTGGAAAACTGAGAACTATTATTCTAATCACGATTTTGATGTTAACGATCATATTAGATTAGCGGAGTGTATGAAAAGTATTGAAGGTAAATTTAGTTTATCATATTACAATTTCCCTCAATTAGTTGAATGGTTTCCAAAAGATCAATTTGAATGGAGAACCGAGAATTTTAAGAAAGCGGCCGCAGCTAAGAAAGACGGAACACAAAATGAAGGAACGGAATTATTGATTATGAATTATAAGGCTCCACAAGTTGAAGGTAAAGAAGAGAAAAAACACAGATTGATAGAAGAAAGAAAAATAAGAGATATTTTAAAAAAGGCAAGACAAGTAGAAAAAGAAAGAAAAGAAGAAGAAAAAAGATTAAAAAAATTAGAAACGGAACTAAAGAATAAATTAAAGGATATAAAATAAAGGACATGAATACAGCATGGTACGTGGTAAAAGTTTTACCCGGTAAAGAAAGATCATTAACTGAACAATTCAATAAAGATATTGGTTTAGGTAGAATAAATAAAATTGTAAGATTTGTTTGTCCTACTGAGAAAGAATTCGTTGTAGTTAAAAATAAAAAAGTTATTAGAGAAAAAGTATTATATAGTGGATATCTTTATTTTGAATCTCTTAAACAATTAGAAAATGATGATTTGAAGGTAATATCTTTAATACCTAATATTATGGGTATGATGGGTGATAGGATGCCAATGTTATTAAAAGATACTGACGTTAGACGTATATTGAAAGATGATACGTTAGAAGAACATATTGAAAGTAAAAAATTAAAATTTGATACTGGAGAATCTATTATAGTATGTGAAGGACCATTCAAAGAATTTAGTGGTATTATTAAAGAAGTAAAAGGTGATCGTGTTGACGTAGAAATAAAAATATTTGGAAGAAATACTGCAGTTTCGTTAACTTTGGACCAAATACAGAAACCTTAATGGATAAATTATCGCCTGAAGTTTTAATATATCTTCAATCGGTTAAAAATTACTTTGAAACCAATTTAGAAGCAAAAGAATTTTTTTTAAGTAATTCAGATGAAGAATTGTTTTACAAACATATGACTGAGATTGCACAGAAGAACTATGAAAAAAATGGAACAGCAACATTGGACAGAGAACAATTTGAATTATTAAGAAAAACAATTGCGGCGATTAGTGTCATTAATAAAACAAAATTTAAAAACGGAATACAATTTAAAAAAGAAGACTTTGATTACGATAATGGGGTGTTTATTGAATTCTCCAATTTCGGTTCAATTTGTCTTAATTAAAATATTATATGAATAAGAATTTACCAATTAATTATTCCATTTACGATACCGTTTATGGAAATGAAATACCAACAGAACAATACTATGTTATTAAGTATGACAAATTACCATCAAAGTTTACGGATATAAGTTTGTTGTATGAACCTGATATTATTGAAGAAATAAAAAAGAACGGGTTCACCGAAGTTATAAAAATTAATATCAAATCTAAAACTTATGAATCATCAACACAATCTTTATTTGTGAATGATGTTGCGGGAATTTTTGTAAGAACATATAAGTCAAGTAGAGGACATAAAGAACCAAAAGAAAATCATGTCCATATTGAATTTGCTTACGATGGAACAAAGGGAGGTATTAAAGAACAAATTGATTTTAGTGTATTCAAAAAGTATGAGGTTGCAAAAAAGAAAGCGAATATTCAACTTGTTAAAAGTGATATGGGTCATTTAGATACTGAAGAATACGATTTATATGTTCCACCTACAGATTTAGAATTAAATTATGGAAGTGATTTTAATAAGATTCATGAGGTTATTGTTGAAAGATTGAATAAAAATAACGATAAGGGGATAATTTTACTTCACGGAGATCCTGGTACTGGTAAGACATCTTATATTAAACATTTGACTACTTTGGTTAAAGATAAAGATATTTTATTCATTCCACCATCGATGGCGGAGATGTTATCTGAACCAACTATTATACCATTCTTGATGGACCACAAAAACTCAGTTTTAATAATTGAGGATGCTGAACGAGTTATTAGTGATCGTGAAGGTAACGGGTCACCGGCAGGTGTATCTAATATCCTTAATCTAACTGACGGTATTTTGGGGGATTGTTTAAATATTCAAGTTATTGCAACCTTCAACATGAAGAGAGAGAAAATTGATCAAGCACTACTTCGTAAGGGTCGTTTAATTGCCGAACATAAGTTTGAGAAGTTATCGGTGGAGGAAACCAATAAATTATTAAAACATTTAGAAAAAAATCAAGTAGTTGAGGAAGGTATGGTTTTAGCTGATATTTATAACATAGACACAGAAGTCTATAAAACATCCCCAAAAGGAAATAAAATAGGATTTTAAAATTATAAAATGGAATACGTAACATCCGCACAAGTTGCACAATTACAATTAGAAGGAAAAAAATTATTAGTTCAGTACACAGCCGATTGGTGTTCACCATGTAGAGCACTAACACCAAGATTATCTAACTTATCTAACAAATATTCAGATATTACATTTGTTAAAGTAAATGTTGATGAAAACCAAGACGCTGTAATGGAGTTAGGTATTAATACTGTACCTACCATTATGATTTACGAGGGGGATACATTAATAAACAGATCAGTTGGGGCTAACGTTGACAGTGTATATAGTAAAATTTTAGATACATTATAATATATGTCTAACAATATAGTATTGTTTACTATGAACGGATGTGGACATTGTCATGATCTTAAAAAAGAATTAAATGAGTTACAAATATCATTTAATGAAATAGAGATAAGTCAAAATAAAAAAGTGTGGAACCAAGTTGTTGAACAAACAAAACAAAATGTAATTCCAACTATCTATATTACTAAAGAAAACACAGATGAAGGGTTAGTTTTTATACCTGGAAAAGATTTTAATAATCGAGATGAAGGTATTGAAATCATAAAAAAATACACATTATAAAAAAAAAGGGTTTGAAACCCTTTTTTTTATGCCTATTAGTGGAATAAAAGTATTTATGTAAAAGACTTTACTTTTACATGGCACTACAAAGAATAAATTGGACACAGATTGAGACGGAAAACGTCACACCAGGTACCACAATTGATCTCGGTTCATCCACAACTCCATTAAATGCGGTCTACGCAGATAATTTATATGTTTCAGGAACAAGTTTAACTGATTTAACCACAGGATCTTCAGGTACATCAGGTTCTTCAGGTTTGTCAGGTACTTCAGGATCTTCAGGATCTTCAGGATCTTCAGGTGCAAGAGGTACTAGTGGTACATCTGGTACAAGTGGTTCTTCAGGTTTAACAGGTTCTTCAGGAACTTCGGGAACATCAGGATCTTCAGGTATAAGTGGAACGTCAGGATCAAACGGATCTAGTGGTTCTTCAGGAACAAGCGGTATTGCGGGTAATCACGGTACAAGTGGTTCTTCGGGTACATCGGGAGCAAGAGGTACTTCAGGTACATCAGGCACTTCAGGAAATGTTTATCAAACATCATCAACAACATACATTACAGATATTGACGAACACGATGGGGAAGACCTTACTTTCACAGTTGATAGTAATTTATCTTATACCACGGGTCAACTTGTAATTGCTGCAAGTAATATATTAAATTATTTAATAGGACGTGTTGTAAGTTATTCAGGTACACAATTAATAATAAGAATTTTAGAACATGTAGGAGGTAGTGATCACAATAGTTGGTCCATTAATTTATATAGTTCAATAAGTGGAGGAGAAGGAGGAGGAACATCAACACTTAAAGTCGGTGACGGATCAACATTAATTAATGGAGTAGATAAAATCATATTTAGTGGTGCAACCGTTACAGATATTGGTGCGGGTAATGTTAGAGTGACTATAGTTGGTGGCGGTGGTGGAGGTACAAATGGTACAAGTGGTACATCAGGTTCTTCAGGATCAAGTGGAACATCAGGTATTGCGGGAAGTGGTGGAACATCAGGTTCAGACGGAACTTCAGGAACTAGTGGTACTTCAGGAACGTCAGGTTCAAGTGGAACATCGGGTACAACGGGTGCAACTGGTTCACACGGTACATCAGGTAGTGCGGGAACTTCAGGTTCATCGGGTACATCACCTTTAGGTTTTTCATCGGGTACCTCAGGAACAAGTGGTTCAGATGGTAGTTCAGGAACGACAGGTTCTTCGGGAACTTCAGGATCTAGTGGATCTTCAGGTATTGCTGGATCATCGGGAACATCAGGTGTTGATGGTTCTAGTGGTACTTCAGGTGCTGCGGGTTCATCAGGTACAAGTGGTGCAACGGGAACATCGGGTACATCAGGTTCTTCAGGTACATCGGCGGCGGGTGGTGGAGGTGTGTATGTTTTAAAATTAACATATTCGGCAGGTAGTTTAGATGCGAGTCCTTTTGCTGCGGCAACCGACCCACTAGGTAATACTATAACATCAGGTACTGGTGGTTGGACATTTACAAGAGTTAGTGCAACTGAAATAAGTGTAACACATCCATTAGGACTATGGGGAATAAATTTTATGACACATTCACAACTTATTGGTGGAGATTTCTTAAGTAGAAATATGGGAGGAACATCAACTGGCCAATCAGTCTGTGTACAAAACGCAGCAAAAACCTTAATGACATTTAAGGCATTAGGAACAGGATTTACTGGTATATATGGTACGGGTGCGGTAGTACAATACATAACATGGCAAGTACCTACAAATAATATTTATATATAAAAATGGCAAGATTAGAATCATTACCAATTACATTAGTTGCTAATATAAAACCTGGTAGTATTACTACTAGTACATTTTATAATAATACTGGAAGTACTTACCATGGATATGGATATACATTTAATTGTACATTACAAGTAACCGCAACACTCACTTCTGACGATAGAATTACACCAAATCAATTTATGTATGATGCATATTTTGTAAATGAAGGAATGTGGTTTGGTCAAAGTAGTAACGGCGCATCTTATAAAATTATAAGTACATCAACACCAACAAGTGCAACGGAAATTGATGTTGTTTTAAAAGATGTTGGTTTATATAATATATTATCCGACACTTCATTTAGTGGTTTTAATACCCCTAGCGAAGGTAATAACGGATTATTATTTTATTTATCCGATGACGGAGATCCAATATTAAGTGGATTACAATTGTTACAACCTTATTTACCTGACATTAACTATTTTGTTAATGACATGTATGCAAAATTTCAATATAGAAATTTAACAACAACATATTACAACAATAACGATACTAATTTAGTTTATAATACAGGTTATAGTGTTAATCAAATAGTTTATTTAGATTCAACAGGAACATTTCAATTAGTTGACACAACAAACGCAACTCAAGTTGAAAAATCTTTTGGTATTGTTACGTCAGTAAATGAACCTGAAGATGGAAACATGGCAGTTAAACCATTTGGTGAAATCAAAGGGGGATTAACATTAACAGGATTTTCAATTGGTGATATATTATATTACGATGCAACTGCATCAAATACATCTTATGTAACGAATGTAAAACCGGCAACAAATCCACTACCAATTTACATTAAGATTAGTGATACCACAGGTTCATTAATTGGTGGTCAAACAAGTGGTGGAGGTTCAGGTTCAGCGGGAACCGCAGGAACAAGTGGAACTAGTGGTTCAGATGGTACATCAGGTTCTGATGGTACAAGTGGTTCAGATGGTACATCAGGTTCTAACGGATCAGACGGTTCTTCAGGTTCTAGTGGTATAAGTGGAGTTGACGGAACAGATGGTACATCAGGTACAAGTGGTTCTGATGGTACATCAGGTTCTAACGGATCTAGCGGTACAAGTGGTTCTGATGGTACATCAGGAGATAGTTTATTTGCACAAACAGGATCTTTTTGGGCAACAACAAATGACGTACAGATTACAGGTTCGTTAAATGTTGATGGTATTATTACCGCAAAACAATTAAATATTGATTATGTAAGTTCCTCAATTCTTTATACATCAGGTTCAAATAAATTTGGTAATACATCGGATGATACGCACGAGTTTACGGGTTCATTGTTTATCAGTGGTTCAGTTAATATTTCAAGTGGTAGTTTAATAATAGACGGAGTTTCATTCTCAGCGATGACTTCAGGAACATCAGGTTCCGATGGTACAAGTGGTAGTAATGGTAGTTCAGGAACAAGTGGTTCAGATGGTACATCAGGTTCTAACGGATCTAGCGGTACAAGTGGTTCAGATGGTTCTTCAGGTTCTTCAGGAATATCAGGAATTGACGGAACAGATGGTTCTTCAGGTTCAAGTGGTAGTGATGGTACATCAGGATCTTCAGGTTCAAGTGGATCAGATGGTTCTTCAGGTTCTAGTGGTAGTGATGGTACATCAGGTTCTTCTGGTTCAGATGGTTCTTCAGGTTCTTCAGGATCTTCAGGTTCTAGTGGATCGGATGGTTCTTCAGGTTCTAGTGGTAGTGATGGTACATCAGGATCTTCAGGTTCAAGTGGATCAGATGGTTCTTCAGGGGATAGTTTATTTGCACTTACTGGTTCAGTATGGGCAACAACAAATGATATTGAAATTACAGGTAGTTTAAGTATAACTTCTCAATTAGGTATTACAGATAGTAATATCATAATGACGGATAGTTCATCGCTTTATCTTACTAGTGGTTCAAACATATATGTAGATGGAGGAATAATAAGTGGAGCCTATATCTACGGAGACGGTTCAAACTTAATTAATATTCCAGCATCAGGAGTAACAGGTTTACAGTTAAATCAAATCACAAGTGGTAGTAATACTGCTTCAATTAATTTAGATGGATTTAATATTAATACTGATACATCTATTACAGGTTCATTAACTGTTAGTCAAGGTACTAATGCGGTTAATTCTTTCTTGTATTTGACTGATAGTAGTTCAATGGTTTTAAATAGTGGTAGTAATATCATTATAGAAAATGGTGGTTACATTACTGCCGCCTTCTTTGGTGATGGTGCGGGATTATATAATATTCCAGCTTCAGGTGTAACAGGATTAGAATTAAATAAAATTACAAGTGGTAGTAATACGGCTTCGGTTAGTTTAGATGGATTTAATATTAACACCAACACATCTATTACGGGTTCATTAATAGTATCCAACGGTTCAGGTGTATTTGATTCAAGTTTATTTTTAACTGACAGTTCATCACTTATATTAACAAGTGGTAGTAATATCATTGTTGAAAATGGTGGTTTTGTTACTGCAGCTTTCTTTGGTGATGGTGCGGGATTATATAATATACCGGCAAGTGGTGTAACAAATTTAGCACTAAATCAAATAGTAAGTGGTTCGGTAAGTGCGTCTATTCAATCCGATGGAACATTCAGGGTTAATGGAGACACGTATATTGATGGTATATTAACCGCAAAACAATTAAATATTAATTATGTAACGTCATCAGTTCTTTACACATCAGGTTCAAATAAATTTGGTAATACATCGGACGACACACACGAGTTTACGGGTTCGGTTTTTATATCAGGATCAGTTAATATTGTAAGTGGTAGTCTTTCAATAGACGGAGTTTCTTTCTCAGCAATGACATCCGGAACAAGTGGTAGTGATGGTACATCAGGTTCATCAGGATCTAGTGGTAGTGATGGTACATCAGGATCTTCAGGTTCTTCAGGATCTAGTGGATCGGATGGTTCTTCAGGTTCTTCAGGATCTTCAGGTTCAAGTGGTTCAGATGGATCTTCAGGTTCTAGTGGTAGTGATGGTACATCAGGATCTTCAGGTACTTCAGGATCTAGTGGTTCTGATGGTACATCAGGAACTAGTGGTTCTTCAGGTTCGAACGGATCTAGTGGTACTAGCGGTTCTTCAGGTAGTGATGGTACTTCGGGTATATCAGGTGTTGACGGTACAGATGGTTCATCAGGAACTAGTGGTTCATCAGGATCAAACGGATCTAGTGGTACTTCAGGTTCAGACGGTTCATCAGGAACTAGTGGTTCTTCAGGAACTGCGGGTACATCGGGTTCAGATGGTTCTTCAGGAACTGCGGGTACTTCAGGTAGTGATGGTACGTCAGGTACAAGTGGTAGTGCGGGTACATCAGGTTCTTCAGGTAGCGATGGTACAAGTGGTACTTCAGGATCTAGTGGTTCTGATGGTACAAGTGGTACTTCAGGAACTAGTGGTTCAGACGGAACTTCAGGTACAAGTGGTACTTCAGGTACATCGGGTTCTTCAGGTTCGGATGGTACTTCAGGGGATAGTTTATTTGCTCTAACGGGTAGCGTTTGGGCAACAACAAATGACGTAGAAATTACTGGATCATTATCAATAACTTCCCAATTAGGAGTTGTTGATGCTAATATTATAATGACAGATAGTTCGTCATTATACATGACGAGTGGTTCAAACATATATGTTGACGGTGGAATAATAAGTGGAGCTTACATTTATGGTGATGGTAGTAATTTAATTAACATACCAGCATCAGGAGTTACAGGTTTACAATTAAATTTAATTAGTAGTGGTAGTAATACAGCATCTATTGATTTAGATGGTTTACATATTAACACCAATACATCAATTACAGGATCATTATATGTTGATGGTATTTTGACCGCGAAAGAATTACACATTGATTATGTAACCTCTTCAGTTTTATATACATCAGGTTCCACCAAATTCGGAGATACTTTAGACGATACACATAATTTTACGGGTTCAGTTAATATAACAGGTTCAATAACATTAAACGGACAAGCAATTGGTACCGGTAAATTAGATGAATCGGCGTTTAACACATATACAGGTTCAAATACATCACAATTTGCAGGAACATCATCATACGCGATATATGCAGAAAACGCAGTTATTGTTTCAGGTCAAACTAAAACATTAAATGTATCCTCAGCTTCAACAACATGGTCATTCAATCACAATTTAGGATACAAATATCCTGCAATTAACGTATTTGATGCAAGTGATAAAGTAGTAATCCCAACAGAGATTGAAGTTATTGATAGTAATAACTTAAAAGTATATTTTAACGAGGCTCAAACAGGTACAGTAATTGCTACTGTCGGTGGTAATGGTTCATCAGGTACTAGTGGTTCATCGGGTTCGGCTGGAACAAGCGGAACTTCAGGTTCATCAGGAACTGCAGGTACATCAGGAACAAGTGGAACATCGGGAACAAGTGGAACATCAGGATCTAGCGGAGATAGTTTATTTGCCGAAACAACACCTGGCACATGGACGACAACAAATGATGTAGAAATAACGGGATCGTTAAATATTACATCTCAATTAGGAATTACCGATAGTAATACAATAATGACCGACAGTTCATCATTGTATTTAACAAGTGGATCTAATTTACATGTTTTCAATGGTCTTGTTGATTTAACAAATAGTGATTTAGAAATTAACACAGGTGATTTAACTGTAAATAACGGAACAATTAGCGGTTCATTTACAGGTGATGGTGCAGGATTATATAATATCCCATCATCAGGAATTACAGGACTTAACTTAGATAGAATTGTTAGTGGTAGTGTAAGTGCATCATTAGCTGATGGAAAATTAAAAGTTAATACAGATGTAGTAATTGATGGTACAATCACAGCAAAAGAATTACGTATTGATTATGTAACATCTTCAATACTTTATCAATCAGGGTCAACAAAGTTCGGTGATACATTAGATGATAAACATGATTTTACAGGTTCATTACGTACAACAGGTTCAGTTATTATTGATGGAGATTTAACAGTACGTGGAACAACAACATTAACATCAACTGATCCATTAAGAGAATCACTTATTATATCAGGTGCAATGGCAATGATGCAAGCTCAAATTCAATCACAAATTATCTCTGCTTCAATATCAATGGGAGGACAAAACGTAATAACACAAGAACAAAATAATATTGTATTGGATTTAGGTGGTTTTTAAAAAAACAAATTAATAATAAAAATATATTACAAATAGATAGAAATAACTCGAAGATTGGTAAAAATTAAGTATTTATAAACTAAACAAACACAAAGTAGATGGCACAAATCATTAAACACAGGAGGGGTTCGATATCAACCCTCAAAAACACAACGGCAAGAAACGGTGAATTAATCATCGCAACCGGTTCGATTGGTAATTTACAAGGACCTTTTATATTTATTGGTTCTCCGGAATTATCGGATGAAGGAGTTGCAGGAGCATTTAGGGCAGCATCCAAGATTTATCAAGGAGCAAACGCACCATCAATTGCTGCTGGTACATATGGTTCAGGTTTAGATGGTGTACCATTCTACGCTACTGCCGAAAAGAAATTATATATATTAGACACCGGTATTGCTGGTAATACAACCATGAATTTGGTTGGTAACATTGAAGGTAATACTATCAGTGGTGTTACAATTACTAATTTAACAGGTACAACAGCAACGTTTGGTAGTCAAGTTAACGTTAGTGGTTCAATTAATGTTACAGGAAGTTTATTTATAAACGGTTCTGAATATACATCAAATAGTTCAGGAACTTCAGGTTCATCAGGATCTAGTGGTTCATCAGGAACAGCTGGTACTTCAGGATCTAGTGGTTCTTCAGGTTCATCAGGATCTGCGGGTACATCAGGATCTAGTGGTTCTTCAGGAACTGCGGGAACTTCAGGTTCATCAGGTTCTAGTGGGTCTAACGGTTCATCAGGAACTTCAGGATCTTCAGGATCTTCAGGAACTGCAGGTACATCAGGAACAAGTGGTAGTGATGGTTCATCAGGTTCTAGTGGGTCTAACGGATCTAGTGGTACTTCAGGATCTTCAGGATCTTCAGGAACAGCAGGTACATCAGGATCTAGTGGTAGTGATGGTTCTTCAGGATCAACAGGAACATCAGGATCTAGTGGTTCATCAGGAACATCAGGATCTAGTGGTTCATCAGGAACAGCAGGAACAAGTGGTTCTTCAGGTTCTAACGGATCTAGTGGTACTTCAGGATCTTCAGGATCTTCAGGAACAGCAGGTACATCAGGATCTAGTGGTAGTGATGGTTCATCAGGATCATCAGGATCGGCGGGTACATCGGGAACTGCAGGAACAAGTGGTTCATCAGGATCTAACGGATCTAGTGGTACTTCAGGATCTTCAGGAACTTCAGGATCTAGTGGTTCATCAGGAACGGCAGGTACTTCAGGATCTAGTGGTTCTTCAGGAACAAGTGGTTCTTCAGGTAGTGATGGTACTTCAGGAGATAGTTTATTTGCATTAACAGGTTCAATATGGTCAACAACAAATCCAGTAAGAGTTGTTGGAGCGGTAACCGCTTCAGTGGTATCGTCTTCATTTGTTGGAAACGGTGCAGGTTTATATAACATTCCAGCTTCGGGTGTAACAGGATTAGAATTAAATAAAATTGTAAGTGGTTCAGTAAGTGCATCTATCGCATCTGACGGAACATTCAGAGTAAATGGAGATACATTTATTGATGGTACACTTACAGCGAAAGAATTAAACATTACATTAGTATCATCTTCAGTTCTTTATCAATCAGGTTCAACCAAATTTGGTGACACACAAGACGATGTACATTCATTCACAGGTTCCGTTAACATCACAGGTTCATTAATGTTGAACGGTGTAACAGTTGGAACGGGTAAATTAGATGAAACAGCGTTCAACACATATGTTTCAGGTTCTAATTCTCAATTCGCAGGAACATCGTCTTACGCAATATACGCTGAAAACGCGGTTATTGTTTCAGGTCAAACTAAAACGTTAGTAATTGGTTCAGCATCGACAACATGGTCATTCAACCACAATTTAGGATACAAATATCCTGCAATTAATGTGTTTGACGGTTCAGATAAAGTTGTTATACCAACAGAAATTGAAGTTATTGATAGTAATAACTTAAAAGTATACTTTAATGAAGCACAAACAGGTACAGTAATTGCTACTATTGGTGGTAATGGTTCATCAGGAACAAGTGGATCAGGTGGAACTTCAGGATCTTCAGGATCAGCGGGTACATCAGGTTCATCAGGTTCATCAGGTTCAGCAGGTACATCAGGTTCTTCAGGAACAGCAGGTACTTCAGGTACATCAGGTTCTTCAGGATCAGACGGAACATCAGGAACAAGTGGTAGTAATGGTTCTTCAGGTACATCAGGAACATCAGGTAGTAATGGTTCATCAGGATCTAGCGGTTCTTCAGGTACAGCAGGTTCATCAGGAACTTCAGGATCTTCAGGATCTGACGGAACATCAGGTAGTAATGGTTCATCAGGAACAAGTGGATCTTCAGGTTCATCAGGAACTTCAGGATCTAGCGGTTCTTCAGGAACAGCAGGAACAAGTGGTTCTAGCGGTTCTTCAGGTTCATCAGGATCTTCAGGAACTTCAGGTTCATCAGGATCTAGTGGTACATCAGGAACTGCAGGAACTTCAGGATCTAGTGGTTCTTCAGGATCTTCAGGATCTAGTGGTTCATCAGGAACTTCAGGATCTTCAGGATCTGACGGAACATCAGGTAGTAATGGTTCATCAGGAACTAGTGGTTCTTCAGGTTCATCAGGAACTTCAGGATCTAGCGGTTCTTCAGGAACAGCGGGAACATCAGGTTCTTCAGGTAGTAATGGTTCATCAGGTACAAGTGGTTCAAGCGGTACATCAGGTAGTTCAGGAACAGCAGGAACTTCAGGATCTAGTGGTTCATCAGGATCAGCAGGTTCTTCAGGTTCTTCAGGTTCATCAGGAACATCAGGATCTTCAGGAGACAGTATATTCGCTTTAACAGGATCAGTTTGGGAAACAAACTTAAGTGTTAAATTTAACCAACCAGTAACTTCTTCTGTATTCACAGGTTCGTTCATTGGTGATGGTGCGGGACTTTATAATATACCAGCAAGTGGTGTAACAGGATTACAATTAGATAAGATTGCAAGTGGTGCGGTAACAGCATCGGTAACTGCAGCAGGTCTACAAGTAAATGCTAACACATCAATTACAGGTTCATTAACAGTAAGTTCAGGTTCAGCAACAATGTTAGGTGGTAATTTATTTGTATCAGGAAACTTACAAGTATTAGGTTCATCAACAAACGTAAGTATTCAATCAAATACAGTTGAATTAGGTGATAATATTATCTTAGTAAATGCTTACTCACCATTCCAAAGATACGCAGGTATTAGTGGATATGATTCAGGTTCAATAGGACAATCAGGTTCTTTACTATGGGACTCAGTAAATAATGATTGGTTAACAGTTGATGGTTCTAACAATTCAAGTAAAGTAATTGGAACGACCGCAGGAACATTAGGAAGTGAAACAAGTTTAACAAGTGGAACATTCCCAATTGCATCTTCTGACAACACAATCGGTGATAGTTTATTGAAATATAGTGGAACAACATTACAATTCAATACAGATAAATTCACAGTTGAATCGGTATCAGGAAACACAGTGGTAGCAGGTACATTAAAAGTATCAACTAACGGTAATGACTTGATAAGTAGTACAAGATCAAATGTTACATTTAAAAATGCTAACGACATATTTGGTGAAGTACCGACAACAGATACAAGTGATGTGGTGACTACAATATTAGGTTATAAAACCTCAGATGGTAGTTTAACATTCACAAATACAATAGACGGTGGAACGTTCTAAAAAAACGTAACAAAAATTAAAAGGAAGACCTAAAAAATCTTCCTTTTTTTTTATCTTATTAAGAAATTAAACTATTTATAGAGTACTATGGGAATACAATTTACAGGAGGACTAAAAATAGTCCCAAATATTCACAATGGAACGTTTACACCAACTCCAACACCCGCACCAACTAATGTTGTAACAAATACACCTACTCCTACACCATTACCGGCAACAGAAACACCAACACCTACACCAACAAATACAGAAACACCATTACCGGCAACAAGTACACCAACTCCTAATCCAACCGATACCCCAACACCACAACCTACTAGTACAGAAACACCATTACCGGCAACAAGTACTCCTACACCACAACCAACTAGTACCACTACACCATTACCGGCAACAAGTACACCACAACCAACATCAGTATCAACTAGTACACCAACACCAACACCATCCGTACCATCTTGTGATATTACATATAATGTAGTACCATTTGATATGACTTGTGACATTACATATATTATAATACCATTTGATACAACATGTGATATAAATTACGAAATAACAACAATTTAATATAAAAATAAAATGTCAATAACGGTTCAGATATTAACAACAAATTATAGTGGTGAAACTGCTACAATTACATTTTCACCCTGTAGTGGAGGAACGATCAATTTAGGTTCACATGTTATTCCATACAATTATATTAGTGATAACTATTTGGGAGATTACTCATTATACTTTACTGGTTTTAGTCAAACATGTACTTTCAGTATACCTTGTGCAACCGCAACACCGACACCAACGGTAATTGTTGCAACCGCCACACCAACACCATTACCTACAGATATACCAACACCTGTACCAACAGATACACCATTACCTACAGATATACCAACACCTGTACCAACAGATACACCAACACCGACAGATATTCCAACACAAGTACCTACAGCAACACCGGAACCAACAAATATACCAACAGCGGTACCAACTGATACACCATTACCAACTAACGTACCAACTAGTACACCAATACCGGCAACACCGGTACCAACAGATGTACCAACTAGTACACCAGAACCAACAATAGAGCCGACTAATATTCCAACTAGTACACCAATACCGGCAACACCGGTACCAACAGATACACCATTACCAACAAATATACCAACAGCGGAACCTACAGCAACACCATTACCAGCTACAGCGGAACCAACAGCAGAACCTACAGCAACACCAACAGTAACACCTTTACCGGCAACACCTTTACCTACTAACGTACCAACTGATACACCTTTACCTACTAACGTACCAACTGATACACCTTTACCTACTAACGTACCAACTGATACACCTTTACCTACTAACGTACCAACTGATACACCTTTACCTACTAACGTACCAACTGATACACCTTTACCTACTAACGTACCAACAAACGTACCAACTGATACACCTTTACCTACTAACGTACCAACTGATACACCTTTACCAACAGCAATACCAACAGCAATACCAACAGCGGTACCAACTGATACACCATTACCAGCAACACCGGTACCAACAGTAGTACCAACAGTAGTACCAACAGCAGTTCCGACACAAGTACCAACTAGTACACCGTTACCTCCAACGCCACCACCGACAGCAGTTCCAACAGCAGTTCCAACAGCAATACCAACAGCAATACCAACAGCAATACCAACAGCAATACCAACAGCAATACCAACAGCAGTACCAACTAATACACCACAACCAACAGCAGTACCAACTAATACACCACAACCAACAGCAGTACCAACTAATACACCACAACCAACAGCAATACCAACTAATACACCACAACCAACAGCAATACCAACAGCAATACCAACAGCAATACCAACAGCAATACCAACGGCGGTTCCAACAGCAATACCAACAGCAGTTCCAACTAATACACCAGAACCAACACAAGTACCAACTAACGTACCAACACAATCACCAACACCAACACCATTCCCACCAACACCAGAACCAACACAAGTACCAACTAACGTACCAACACAATCACCAACACCAACACCATTCCCACCAACTGCAACACCTGAACCTGCAGTTTCAACTGAAGTCACAGGTAGTAATGGATTTTTTGGTGGTGCAATAACAAGTGTTATAATTGGAGGTTTATCACTTACAACAAATGATGTGTTTCCAAGAAGTCCTGGAGATGGGTTCTCAGGAACAGTTCCGTTAACAGGTTCACAAACGGTCGTTGTACATATAGCCGATGTTGCTCCTGATGGATGTTTAACAGTATCTACCGCATTTAACGGACCACAAAGTATTGCGGCTTCAGGTGGACAAACATTCTCACAAGTAATGGACATCACAGGTGGTGTATTCATAAATGGAACTGATGGTCAATGTGCGTAAAACAACAAATAAAAATAATAAAAGGAGATCATAAAAAGTTCTCCTTTTTTGTTTAAATAAACTATTTATATTGATATGGCAACATCGATTAGAATATTAACAACAAATTATAGTGGACAAACTGCCACTATCACATTTTCACCTTGTAGTGGTGGAACGATTGACTTAGGGTCACATGTTGTCCCTTACGACTATGTAAGTGAAAATTACATGGGAGATTATTCATTATTATTTACTGGTTTTAGTCAAACTTGTACTTTTAGTATTCCATGTGCAACTGCAACACCAACACCAACGGTAATTGTTGCAACGGCAACACCAACACCAGTACCGGCAACAAGTACACCACTACCAAGTGGAGTACCAACAGAAGTACCAACTGAAACACCAACAGAAACACCAATACCAGCAACAAGTACTCCAACACCTACACCAACAATTGTGTCATATTCTTATCAAATAGATCTCAATGGATATTTTGAACCTTATATTGCGTGTCAAAATGGATTAGTTAATACTACTGTTTACACAGAATATCCATCGTTAAATACGGGACATATCTTATATAGTGATTCTGAACTTACTTTAATATTTGGTTTATCAGGACAAGATTATAACATTATTGAAGATGGGGTAAATAAATACGTTGTAAATGTAGGACCAAATGCAGAAATAAATAGTTTAGTTAATTGTACAAATGTAAGTGGACCAACTCCTACACCAACAATAACAGGTACAACAATACCAACTAGCACACCAACACCAACACCTACCGCAACATCAACACCATTACCGGTAAATAATATTATGGCGAATGTTGTTTTTTATCAAACCGCAGCGGGAAAATTACGAGGATATTTTACACCAAATTCGGATTATAATGTGACGGACGATGTTATCATTCAATGGTCTTTGACAATACAAACCACCACAGGAACAATAAACATACCGGATGGTGGATTTTTCCAAAGTAATTTACTAACATCTAATAATACTTTCACTAGTAATTTTTATACTGATCCAGATATTAACTATAATGATGTAATTCAATCTGGAACAACCTTGGGAACAATTGAGGTACTTTCGCCAGTAAGTGGAACAGGTTTAAATAATTATACAGTTAGTTGGGAAAGTTTTGGTTTTAACAGTGGATTACCTCCAGATGTTACACCAACACCAACACCAACATCAACATCAAATCCAACAGATACGCCAACACCATTACCAGCAACTGAAACACCAACACCAGAACCAACTAGTACACAAATACCAACAAACGCACCCACAGAATCACCAACCCCAACACCATTACCAGCAACGTCAACACCAACACCAACACCAACACCACCAACGTTATCTATGGGATTCAGTGGTGCATACGAAACATGTAATAATTTAAACACATATATAAACATATTAGGAGGTGGAAATTTCATTAGTGGATCAACATTATGTAACTCAACAGGATTTGAATTATCAACATACGATGCCGATATATTTTCTGGAGATGCACCAGGATGGTTTTCCGATGGAACAAACAGTAGAGAGGGGGTATTAACAAGTGGAATATTTACATTTACCAATGCTTGTGTAAGTTGTTCAGCGGCAGAATCACCAACACCAACCCCAACACCAACTGAAACACCAACACCAACACCAATACCTTTATATAGTTACGGAGTACATTTAGGTGGGACATATTTAGATCCATATACGGCGTGTCAAAATCAAACAGTTGATTCTACATTTTACAGTATAAATTCAACATTAAATGTTGGTGATGTATTATATACAGATGTGGAATTATCAAGTATATATTTTACTGGAATTGGAAATTACTTTATAATTGAATATGAAGAAAATAAATATGTAATAGATACAGACAACTTAGGATCGATAATTAGCTTAACAAATTGTCTTGCTATTCCAGGACCAACGGCAACACCAGAACCAACAGTAGTACCAACAGCAACACCAACAGTTACACCAGAACCAACAGTAGTACCAACAGTAGTACCAACAGCAACACCAACAGTTACACCAGAACCAACAGTAGTACCAACCGCAGTACCAACTAACGTACCAACAGCAGTACCAACAGCAGTACCAACAAATACACCTGTACCAGCAACTGCAACACCAACACCACAACCAACACCATTTGAAACTACGTTTAGTGGATTTGTTAGTTTAGTTAACGGACCAACAGCATGTGCTGGTGGTGAATATGGTAATGTTAATATTACCGTACAGGGTACATCATTATGTAACTTAACTCAAATAAAAGGTTTATCATCCACATTGTATGGTAACGTGTATGGTGATATGACTAATAACACCACATTCTGGGTTTCTAATGGTACAGATGAAAGAGAGTTTATTAGAAATGGTTCCGCAGAAACCGGAACAGCACAAACAGCTTGTACAGCTTGTCCGGCGGCACCTACAGCAACACCAACACCATTACCTGCAACATCAACACCTGTACCAACAGCAGTACCAACAGCAGTACCAACTAATACACCAGAACCAACAGCAGTACCAACTAATACGCCAGAACCAACAGTAGTACCAACAAACGTACCAACTAACGTACCAACACAATCACCAACACCAACACCATTCCCACCAACGGCAGAACCAACAGCAGAACCAACCGCAACACCAATACCTGCAACATCATATGCTTATCAATTAGGACCATCTTACACATCATCGAGTTTGGCTTGTCAAAATTACGGTCAGGATTTCTACACTACAGTATATGCAACAGCAGATCAACCATTTAATGTAGAACAATTCTTTTTAGATCCTAATTTAGTAACAGTATATACCGGTGAAAATGAAACTCATGCGTTTTCTTTAAATAGTGTAGGGGCCACACCATATTCAGGAAACATTTCGTATACCGGAATAGTATCCAATAAATCATTCTGTGCAGAAGCACCTTAATAAAATAAAACAAAATAAACTAAAATGAGACATAAATTTAAAGTAGAATATCAAGTAGGTGAAGAAAAAATAACATTTAATTGTAGTGCTATCGGTAATTCAATAGAAGAGGCACTAAACATTACAACAATAGAAGTAAACAAATATGTTGGAAGACAGGAAGGAACGGTCCTTTCAATCGAAAATGTATAATAAAAACATCAAAGGAGACCATAAAAAGTCTCCTTTTTTATTTATTATAAGTATTTATCATAAGACCTACATAGGTCTTTAACCGTGATATATATCACAAGGATTTAGAACACATATATATGAGTCAAATAGTAAAACTACGTAGAAGTTCCACTGGTGGGAATAGACCTACTAACTCCCAATTACAATTAGGGGAAATAGCAATAAACACAACCGACGGTAAATTATACTTTGCCAAATCAGGATCGGCTTCTACCTCTATTGAGGAAATAGTTACTACAAATGCTCAGAACACAGGTTCATTAAATCTTAGTGGTAGTTTCAATTTAATTGGAACAGAAAATATTACAGGATCTTTAAATACGTCAGGTTCTTTAAGAGTTTTAGGGAATACATCATTAACATCATTAGTAGTATCAGGTTCGGACCCCGTTGCAAATGTTCAAGCATTTGTTCCTGATAGTTCAATTTATAATGCAGCAGGATTTAACACACCAAATAGAGTTGCATCGGGTGTTCGTTTTAATTGGAGTGGAGAGAATTGGACGATAGGTGCTGCAAGAGGTGCAACAACTGATATTGATGGTTTAGTTTTCAGTAGAAATGGTAACAGACAAATGTTACTTGATGAAAACAATAATTTAATTTTATCAGGTTCAATTAATTTAACAGGTTCATTTAATATAAATGGAACCGAATATACGTCCACAACATCGGGAACGAGTGGTACAAGTGGTTCTAGTGGAACTTCAGGATCTAATGGTTCATCAGGAACATCGGGTAGTAATGGTTCTTCTGGAACGTCAGGTTCTTCAGGTAGTTCAGGAACATCAGGATCTAGCGGTTCTACAGGAACTAGTGGTTCTTCAGGTAGTTCAGGAACATCAGGATCTAGCGGTAGTAATGGATCATCAGGTACTTCAGGTACGTCAGGTTCTAGTGGATCTAATGGTTCATCAGGTAGCAGTGGAACATCAGGATCTAGCGGTAGTAATGGTTCTTCAGGAACATCAGGTAGTAATGGAACAAGTGGAACATCAGGGTCTAGTGGATCCACAGGAACTTCAGGTTCATCAGGAACTAGTGGAAGTAACGGTTCATCAGGTACATCAGGATCTAGTGGTTCTTCAGGAACTGCAGGTTCTTCAGGTACTGCAGGATCAAGTGGTACAACAGGAACAAGTGGTTCATCAGGTTCATCAGGAGATAGTTTATTTGCTTTAACAGGTTCGGTTTGGGAAACCACAAATAATGCTAAAGTAAATGGTGATTTAACAATTACAGGAACACTTACAGCAAAAGAAATTCATACGGCATTAGTTACGTCTTCAGTATTATTTGAATCAGGTTCAACAGCATTTGGTAATACATTTGACGATAATCATAATTTTACTGGATCTGTAAAGATTACTGGATCATTATACGTTAATGGTGCAGTTGTTGGAACAGGTAAGTTAGATGAGTCATGGTTTAATTCATACGTATCAAGTTCAACAACAACAATTGCAAGTTCATCATACGCATTAACGGCATCACATGCTTTAAACGCCGTTGTATTAAATGGACAAACAAAAACACAAAACGTTAGTGTTGCAGCAGCCACATGGTCATTTAATCACCAAATGGGTGTTAGATATCCATCAGTTCAAGTATTTGATAATGACGGACGTATTGTAATCCCAAGTGAAATAATTTCAACAGACACAAATAATATAAGTGTATATTTCCCATTTGCACAAGAGGGAACAATAAGTGTAACTGTAGGTGGAGCGGGAACTGCGGGTACATCAGGTACAAGTGGTTCATCTGGAACTAGTGGTTCATCAGGAACTAGTGGTATTAATGGTTCTTCAGGAACAAGTGGTATTAATGGTTCTTCAGGAACCAGTGGTGGTTCGGGTTCATCAGGTTCAGGTGGTACTTCAGGTACATCAGGAACAAGTGGTAGAGATGGAATAGGTGGAGCAACACAAACATTCGCATCATTAGCAACATGGTCGGTATTCCACAATTTAGGTATTGATTTCCCTGTTGTTACGGTTTGGGACGATAGTAGAAGTATAATCATACCAAGTAGAATAGAATCTGTTGATAATAATAATCTTAATGTTTATTTCCCACTTGCAGTTTCAGGTAGTGTGAATGTAGTTAGAGGTGGACATATGGTTAGTGGAGCGGTGGATTTATCTTCAGCTCTATTAAGTAGTAATATTGTAAGTTCAAGTGTTCAAGGAACAAATTTAGGTTTTGCAATCACAGGTTCAAATACGTTTAAAGGAACTCAAACATTCAGTGGGTCAATTGTACCTGTAGGTAGTGGTTCATTTGATTTGGGTAGTGAGTCAAATCCATTTAGACACTTATACTTATCAAGTGCATCATTATACATTGACGGACAAAAAGTTTTAGGTAGTACAAACCAAGAATTACAGATTACAACCGACAACGGTCAATCAATTAAGATTTTAGAACAAGGTACAGATACAATCACATTCCAAACTGTGGATGGAGATATTCAATTAAAGTCATCGGGTGGAGGTAATATATTAATTGACCCAACGACGGGTTCGGTTGATGTTAGAGGAAATATTGTACTACAAGACGGATCTAAAATATTAAGTTCAGGTGGTAATAGTGTTGTTTTTGGTGACGATATTATCGTATCGGGTTCAGCTAATTTTACAAATGGAGTTACAATTGGTGGTCTATCATATACGTCCGCAACATCAGGTACATCAGGTTCTAGCGGTGGATCAGGATCATCTGGATCAGGCGGTACTTCAGGTACTTCAGGATCAAGTGGAACATCAGGTAGTTCAGGTTCCAATGGTTCAAGTGGTTCATCGGGAGATTCAATATTCGCACAAACAGGGTCTATATGGTCGGCAACTAAAAATGTTGAGATTACAGGTTCATTAAAAGTTAAAGGGGCAATTACGGCTGACGAACTTTTCATGACATATGTTACATCATCTGTTATGTATTCTTCAGGATCAACAAAATTTGGTGATACATTAGATGACACACATCAAGTTACAGGTAGTTTAAGTATAACTGGTTCATTATCAATAAACGGAACATCATATACTGCAGCAACATCAGGTACTAGTGGATCTTCAGGAACATCAGGTTCAAATGGTTCTTCAGGGTCTAGTGGTACATCAGGTTCTAGTGGATCTAACGGTTCATCAGGTTCTAGTGGAACATCGGGTAGTTCAGGGTCATCAGGAACTAGTGGTTCTTCAGGTTCTAACGGTAGTTCAGGAACATCAGGTTCTAGTGGTAGTAACGGTTCTTCAGGTTCCAGTGGTACAACAACAATTACAAATGCTGTTGACAATAGAATAATGACAAGTGCCGGTGGAGTTACATTAAATGCTGAAGCCAATTTAACATTTGACGGTTCAACATTAACGGTAGCAGGTAACGTTTTACCTGAAGCAAATGGAACAAGAGATTTAGGTTCGGCAACATATCGTTGGAGTACAGTTTATACGTCGGATTTATCCTTAAACAACGGAATTGGTGATTGGACAATAGTGGAAGGTGAAGATGATTTATTCTTATATAATAATAAGAAGGGTAAAGTATATAAGTTTGCTTTAACTGAAGTTAACCCTAATATTGCAACACCTAAAAAATCATAAGAGATGGGAGTAAACTCATCACATTTAGGTTCAGGGGCAAACGTTCAAACTTATGTTGGAAACACATCAGTTGATAATGCAATTATTAAATCAAATGATAATAATAATGATTGTTGGTTAATGAATTGGGGTGATGCTGCAATTTGGGGAATTTATAATAGAAATATTGATACAACATTAACAGTTGCAGGTGCAGTTGATGTGAAAGCCAATTCCACCGCATTTATTGGAGGAGGACTAGCTAAAATAAATCTTTGCCATTCTGACGGTAGTTCTAATTTTAATGGAGATATGATTTTATCTGGTACGGGATCATTAACGTTACCAAAAGGAACAACAGGTCAAAGACCATCATCACCATTGTCAGGTATGGTTAGATTTAACACAAGTGTTGGGTTAGCTGAAGTTTATACAGGAACCGATTGGATTTATATGTCAGCATTAAATGGTTCATCTGCTGAAACTGCGGCACCTTCTGCAAGTGTGATAAAAGCACTTAATCCGGCGGCACCAAATGGTGTTTATTGGTTAAAATTTGTATCAGGTTCTAACACAGCATTTCAAGCGTATATTATCTTTGATAAACCAGATGGTCCATGGGTTAAAGCAGTTCAATGGTATAATACAACTGATTTATCAGGTGCTGGAGGTGTAAATGCTGGTGGTTCTTGGACGTCAAGTCAAATTGGTTTATCTGCAGGAAAAATACCAAGTACAGATATTAATATTTTAAAAAGTTCACTTACAACATTATGGAGAGTTACCGGTAGTGCGGATCCACTTATGAACTATGGTGCGGGTGCATTAAAAATAATCTTTTCATCATTACCTAATTGGGGTACAGATGCACTACCAACTACATCACAACCATATGACATTTATGTTGATGCCGCAAATGACGGTACATGGGATTATGGATATCGGTATGTCCCAACAGAACAAAGTAGATGTGCTCATACAACTTCAATATGGATAAGTGATCACAATTCACCAGTTGGTTCAGGTAGCACTTTATTGTTGGGAACTAAAACATCAAGTGCTGGATATCCAATATGTTGGACGGTAGGTGCGTCATCTTGGTATACAAATTTACATCCGTGGACGGGTAACTCCGCAGCGTCTGCTGGTAGCGTACAATGGGGATCATCATCAACTGCAGCATCATTATATTTTAAAAATTAAATTATGCCATTTTACGAATATAAAAATCACAGAATAGGAAAAGATAGTTTAAAACCTGATTTTATTGAATTTCCACTTCCATTAGATATGGATAATGGTACAAATATTGCCTTTATACCAAATGAGGAAGATAGAAATTATTTTATTCCAGATAGTTTAATTGAAGTGACTGTGGATGATATAAAAAATAGGGCAATAATGATACATAATTTAACACCATTTGGGCCATTAGTTGGTGATGAATGGTTAGAGAGTGATGTGATAAATTGGATTGAAAATATAATACAAAAATATTAAGAAATGCCATTAAACGTAAACGGAAATATATTAACATCAAACGGGACAAAATACTTTAATTATAAAAATATAGTTACAACTAATTTGATTTGTTATATAGATGCCGCTAATTCAAATTCATATCCTGGTACCGGAACAACATGGTACGATTTAAGTGGTAATGGTAATAATTTTACATTTAATAGTAGTCCAACTTGGAGTTTAACAACAGGAGGAAGGATGGTAACTACCGCGGCTGGTGCACATTTTAGAAATAGTAGTATAAATTTAACTTCATCTAATTTTACTGTTATTGGAGCATCAAGATATGCGAATGGTTCTGGAAGAATAATATCTGCGTTAAATAATAATTGGTTATTAGGTCATTGGGGTAATAGCGTGGCGGCATATTATTCTGCGGGATGGATAACTAATGAAGCACAAGGTGGTTCCGATACAAATTGGAGAATATATGCTGGAACGGGTGTAATTGGAGGAACATATAAATTGTATATTAATGGTGCATTAAACACAACTAATACTACCGGAACCGCAGGACCTAATGGGTTTTCATTAGGTGGTCATTTAGGTTCTAGTGAATTTTCTGATGGTAATGTTTCATTTTTATTAGTTTATAATAGAGAATTAACAGCGGCGGAAATTTTACAAAATTATCAAGTTTTTAGAAATAGATTGGGAGTATAAAAAATTAATTATGGCATTTAATATAAATGGTGAGTTATTCAGTACGTTAGGTGCAAATATTGTATCATCAAGTAATGTAGTCACCAACGGTTTACTTTTATATTTAAATGCTACTGATGGTAATTCATATTCTGGCACTGGAACTGCATGGACTGATTTAAGTGGTAACGCCTATAATGGAACATTAATTAATAGTCCAACTTTTAGTAATTCATATGTTAGTAATTTTGCTTTCAATTATTCAAATAACTATGTTACAACAACTGGTATGGAAAACTATTCATATACTAATGGTATAACTCTTTGTGTTTGGCATAAGAATGGTGGTGGAACAGGTCCATATAGAGGTGTTGTAACCAATGGTGTTAGTGATGATAGAATTGGTGGTTTTGAATTTAGATATGGAAGAGAAAATTATGCCGGTGGTACAAATAATGGTACTAGTTTATATTTTAACATTACAAATTCATCTAGCGCTACAACAGGAATTGTAACAAATGCTCCACTCTCTCAATGGCATTTTTATAGTGGAACATATGACAATACAACATTAAAAACTTATCTCGACGGTGCATTATTCACTAGTTCTGCACATTCCTCAGGAGGTCAATTAAAAACAAAGACAGGTAGTACAATTATAGGGGTTTCACCAGGAACTGCAGAATATTTAGACGGTAACTTATCTATTGTTATGATATATAATAGACCATTAACCTCAACTGAAATTATACAAAATTATCAAGCAACAAGAGAAAAGTTTGAGCAATGGTTTGATTGCGGTAGTGGATGTGCACTTTATAATTATGATCCAAGTTGTACACATTGTTAAAACACAATAAAACAAATATTTATCAATATGGGAATAAATACATTAGGTGATATTATAATGTCGGGAACTGGATCATTAAAACTTCCTAGTGGAACAACAGCACAAAGACCAGCATCACCAAGTGCGGGTATGTTTAGATTTAATAGTACAATAGGAGAACCTGAGTGGTATGATAGTACCGGTGCAATTTGGCAAACTGTTAAATCACCAAATTTTAATGCTCAATTTCTACTTGTTGCTGGAGGTGGTGGTGGTGGATATAGACATGGTGCGGGTGGTGGTGCCGGTGGGTATATAAGTGGAACAGATACCCTAAGTATAAACAATACTTATAGTATTACGGTAGGTGCAGGTGGTGCAGGAGGAAATCCAAATGTTGGTGGTAATGGATCAGACACAATATTTAGATCATCTACCGCAGTTGGTGGTGGTGGTGGTTCTAGTTTTGATGGTGGTAATGGTGGTAATGGTGGTAGTGGTGGTGGTGCCGCTGAATCAAAAACAAATGGATATGGAATATACCCCGGATCATCTTATATAAGTGCAACTAGACAAGGTTATGATGGTGGACCATGTACCAGTACAGCGGCGTACAATCATGGTGGAGGTGGCGGTGCAGGAGCCGTTGGCGGAACCGGAACACAAGATGCATGTGGTAATGGTGGTGCTGGTATTCAAAACACAATATCAGGAAGTACTATAGGTCAAAATTCAGGAGGTAATTATTATATTGGTGGCGGTGGCGGTGGTGGTAGTCATAACCCTCCTGGTACAGCAAGTACAGGTGGTTTGGGAGGTGGTGGTGCAGGTGGTACTCCGAATTTAAACAATCCCGGTGTTGCCGGCACGGCTAACACAGGTGGTGGAGGTGGTGGTGCATCAACTACTAGTGGAGGTACTAGTGCAGGTGGCGCAGGTGGAAGTGGTGTAGTAATTATTAGTGTACCTAATTCTTATATCGGAACATTTAGTAATGGTTTAACCGTTACAACTATTACATCTGGATTAAATAAAATATATCAAATAACAGCAGGTACTGGAACAGTAACATTTACTTAAAAAAAAATTATGGCACATTATGCTTTTTTAGATGAAAATTATATTGTTACGGAAGTAATAGTAGGTAAAGATGAAACTAACTTTGATTGGGAAAGACATTATGGTGATTTTCGTGCTCAATTATGTAAACGAACATCATTTAATACATTAGGAGGAACACATATAAATGGTGGAAGTCCTTTTAGAAAAAACTTTGCAGGAATTGGATATACATATGATGTTATTAGAGATGCATTTATTGCACCAAAACCATTTAATAGTTGGATATTAAATGAAGAAACATGTTTATGGGAACCACCAATATCATATCCTGATACAAATAATCTTTATATTTGGAATGAAGAAGAATTAAAATGGGATAAACAATAATATGGAAAATAATAAGATATGCCATTAAATATAAGTGGTAGTGTTGTTGATAGTACATTAGTAAAATCAATACAAACTACACATATTATAAATAGAGGATTAAAATTACATTTAGACGCTTCATCTACAGGTTCATATGTGGGTAGTGGAACGGGTTGGTATGATTTAACAGGAAATCTCTATAATGGTACATTAACAAATGGACCAACCTACAGTAGTGTAAATAGTGGTTGTATTGTATTTGACGGAACTAATGATTATGTTACGACGGGAGATGTTGACTTTGGTAGTACAGCAGAATTTACTTTAGAAACTTGGGTATATTTTACAGCATTTAATTCTAATAATTGTATTATGAAAAAAAATACCGAAAATGATTATTGGCCGGCAATATCAATGTATGTTGATAATACTGGAAAATTTGTTGGATATTACTCATCACAAAGTTACGGAAGTTGTTTAGAAGGAGCATTATCATCAACCGGCGTAGTAACAACTGGAGTTTGGAATCATTTAATTTTTTCAAAAGGTTCTGGTGGATATACCCAAATGAAATTATATAAAAATGGAGTTTCACAATCTTATACTAATTATTTATATGGTAGTCATATAAATGAGGTATGTAATAGTAGTAGACCACTTATAATTGGTATAGACTTTGACACCCCAAATTATATAGTACCTTTAAATGGAAAAATTGCAGTAGTTAGAGCATATAATAGACAATTATCGGAGGATGAAGTTTTAATAAATTATAATATACAAAAATCAAGATTTGGTTTATAAAAATAAAAAATTATGGGATTTAATATAGGTGGTTATGTGTATAGTGGTACAATAGTATCGTCCGAATTAAATAAAAAATTGGGAACAATACCATCATTGGCAGCGTCTAGTGCTTCAGCAATTATGTCTGCAAATCCAGGAGTTGCTGATGGTTATTATTACATTAAATTTGGAACATTTGGAGTTAAAAGAGTTTATTGTATAATGGATACAGGAATTAATGGTGGAGGTTGGATGGGAGTAACTTCTGACCTATGCCCACAATCATCAAATTCAAATACATCTGCAACTTGGGAAACGAATAGTTCTGGTAGATTACAAAAAAATAATCCACAAATATTAAATGTAAATGTAGTGGAAGTGGGATGTGGTGGTGGTTGGACGACGAGTCAATATACATTAAAAAATCCAAATGATTATGGATACTCATATACTAATACAATGATGTTAATGCATAGAATATCTACAATAGGACAGTGTTCAGCTATTTGGGGTGGAACGGATTCTGGATATTATAGTGGTCCTGTTTACGCTGGTTCTTTTACAAGTAGTGGAATGTGTACTTGGGGAGATGGTAATTTTGTAAATGCATGTTGTAGTGCACAACCTGATATGAGTGTATTAAAATTATATTGGGTATTATTAGGAAGTGGAACTAATCCCGACTTAAAATATAAAGTAGAATGTGCAGGTGGTAGTGGACAACATTATCATATGTGGTTTATAAAATAATATTATATGACAATAAAATATCAAATATTAAAGAAAAAAATAGAACATGTTGGAGACCCATTAATATTACATCCACCAATAATAGGTGATGGAATATATGAATTTAATACTGTAGAAGAATGTGAAAATAAAATAAATCAAATGAATGGATATTCTATTTATTCTGGTGTTACATTAACAATAAAAGAAGTATATTACGATTAAATAATAAATAATTATGGGTGTAAATGTTGGCGGATATGAAATAAATTCTTCAAGTGCAAAATTATTTGCAACTAATGATATTATATTAAATGGATTAGTATTACATTTGGATACCGCTAATATTTCATCTTACCCAGGTTCAGGAACCAGTTGGTATGATCTAAGTTATAACGGAATCACTACAACTTTAAATAATAGCCCAACATTTAGCGGATTCAATGGTGGGTATTTAATATTTAATGGTAGTAATCAGAATGTTACAGTTTCACCATCATCAATTCCATTTGGAAATCAAATAAGTTTTTGTGTTTGGAATTACGGAATTACTACACAACAATCATCGGTTGTTGAATCTAGAGATATAGCAGGTGCTAGAACATTAAATATACATTTACCATGGGCAGATGGAACTATTTATTTTGATTGCGGTGGTGATAGATTGTCTCAAGCAGCTGGTTCAACTTATTTAGGATGGAATTATTGGTGTTTTACTAAAAATACATCTACGGGGGCAATGGTAATATATAGAAATGGTACATCTTGGGCGTCAAGTGCAGGTAATACAGGTACTATTAATGCAACAACGGTAGCTAGACTTTGTTCATATGCAATAGATACTACATATCATAATGCGTATTTAGGAAATGTACAACTATATGATAGAACACTATCATCTACGGAAGTATTATTAAATTACAACATACAAAAGGGAAGGTTTGGTTTATAGAAATATTTTTCTTATATTATCTTAATGATTACCAATCAAGATTTCATAACAGGAAATATCACAACAAATGGAGGTGATCCAGTCCCTTATAGATGGACACATGGTGCAACGACAGAACATATGGGTGACGGTCTTGTTGTTTATTCACTGATACAACATATGAGAGCAAAAACCTGTGTCTGTATCGGGTCTGGAGGTGGGTTTATACCCCGTATTATGACACAAGCAAGAATTGATTTACACAAACAAGGAATATTTGAGGGAGATGATAATTTAAGTTGGGGAGACATTGGAGTAACCTACCTGGTTGACGCTTGTAATGGGGTAGGAGGACCTAACGACTTAGAGGATGAGAATTCATATTTCCGTTATAAATTTCATCCCAGATTGATTAAATCAACATCAGAAGACGCATATTATAATTTCTTTGTTTTACAAGATATTAAATTAGATTTTATCTTTATAGATGGTGACCATTCATATGAAGGAGTCAAGAAAGATTTTGAGTTATATTCAACACTATTAACAGATAAAGGTATTATCGTTATCCACGATACGGATTCAGATTATGAGGAAAAACTTATAGTTTCTGAAGATGCAAAAAAAGATCATCATAGATTCGATGGACCATCAAAGTTTATTAAAGAATTAGAAAAAAACCCATCTTTTAATTTGATTAATCTATTTAATTTTGGTATATTACCTAATAAACCGTCATCTAGTGGTATTACGGTAATTAATAAGAAAAATGGTTAAATTATTAACAGTTATAGGTCACGGAATTAACTTACTTCCACATTTCATTGAACATTATCAAAAACATGTTGATGAAATTAATATTGCCGTATACGAAACCGAATTACATCCAAATTTAACCGAAGAAATTAATCAAGTAATTAAAAACTACGAAAAAGTTAATGTTGTTATAACTATACAAGAAAGAGTATTTGATTGGGAAAAAGTAACGCAACTTTATAATTTTGTTAAATCAAAACGAAAAGATAGTTGGTATGTTATTGCTGATATTGATGAATTTCATTTATATCCTAATGATGATTTACGTAAAATAATATATGATTGTCAAGAAAATAATTGGGATATTGTAAGAGGTGGTTTTATTGATAGAATTGGTACAGGGGGCGAATTTACTGAGTTAGTTAATGACGTATCTATATGGGAACAATTTCCTAATGCTGGTTTTTTTAGATATCCAATGAGTAACGCATGTCCAAATAAGATTTGTATTATGAAAGGATATGTTGATGTAACGGCAGGACAACATTATGCTAAAATTGACGACCACACAACATGGAGATGGCAAGGGTGGAGTCATCCATTAATTGCACCAGTGGATACACACTCAGTACAAGTTCATCACTTTAAATGGGACTCAACATCAATAGATAGAGTATCGAATGTTGCAAACCTAAATGAAGATTATGCGTTTTCAAGTGAATATTTTCAAATGTATAAAGAATTAAAAAAGACAAATTTTAAAATAAATTTATTAAATCCTGATTTTATGTTTGAATTAGGATTAAATAAACCAGAATATAACCATTATAAAAATTGGAATAAATTAATTAAAAAAATCATATCAATATGAGTGTAAAAACAGAAAAAGATGAGCAATTAGCTCTCGAAACGAGAAAAATAAAAGCATTAGAAAAAATTGCCAATTCATTAGACGCATTAACTGTGTGGTTTGAAGAAATCGATAAAGATGAGTGGGGACAAAGAGTCCAATATTATCTTGCCGAATTTCATAATAAAATAGTAAAGGGTGATGATGTAGAAGAAGAAATTAAAACTGACGATAAGAAAGTAAAGAAAAATGCACAATAGAAAAGTAGGTATAATAGTTCCATTTAGAAATAGATACGAACAGCTTGATATTTTTAAAGAGAGAATTACAAAATATCTTAGTGAAAAGAATATTCCGTATGAGATTATCATAGTTGAACAAGATGATGCTAAATTGTTCAATAGAGGAATGTTATTAAATATAGGATTTACTTATGCTGAGAAACTTAAATGTAAGTATGTTGTTTTTCATGATATAGATATGTTACCGATCGACGTAGACTACAGTTATTCTATTACACCCACACACTTAGCTACCAATTTTTCAAACCAAGATAGAGAAATATTTGACACATATTTTGGAGGAGTGACCATGTTTAATGTTAAAGATTTTAAAAAAATAAACGGGTATTCTAACAAGTATTGGGGATGGGGTTATGAAGATACTGATTTACTTTTAAGGTGTGTTGTGAATGATTTAGATTTAAATACACTTTACTTAGATAATATGGGAACATCAGGTTCTGTATTAAAATTTAATGGAAAAGATGCTTACGTAAAAGGTATAAATAATCTTAACTTTAATAAGGATATTACATTATTTATTTCCTTTTATCCTGATGATATAATATGTGACCATACAAAAGAAGTGGATCAATTTAATATATTTACAATACCAGGATATGATTTTTCAATATCATTCAACTCATTTTCCAGATATAATATTTGTACTTTTGATAATAAACATAATGTACTTTATGTTAATTCTAAAATAAAGAAAAATTATAAGACAAATATTTCCATTACAATTAACGACACAGATAAGATTATTAAAGTATACCAAGACGGGGATATTATTGGTAAAGTAGAATTTTCAGGAAAACTACATCAATACCAAAAACAACCATTTTTTTATATTGGAACAGGTGACCTTAACAATGAATATGAACCAAAATATTTTAAAGGATATTTTGATGCTTTTGCCGTTTATGATATCGTTTTAGATGATAATGAAATAATGGAAATATCAAAAAATAAATTTAAGGGTTTAACACAAAATTTTGGTGATTACAAATCTGCGGATTCCCTTAAATTATATTATGACACTAAGATAATAAAAGGTTATAAATTAAAAGATTTATCAGGAAATAATAATGATGGTGAAATCATTAATTGTGAAATTACAGACTTAATAGTAGATAGTATATACGAATTATATGTTCCACATAGGAGAAAATCTCTATTTGAAAGTTTACCTCACGAAGAAAATGGATTTTTAGATAACAAATGGAAAGATCAATCTACTAGATGGAATCAACTACGATTTATAAATGAAGTATCTACAAATCACGAATTATTATATAACGATGGATTATCAGATTTAAATTTTGTAGAACACGGAATAACAAACGAAAATAACATAACATTTGTAACAGTTGGAATATGAGTCATAAATTAGGTATTTGTATACCGTACAGAAATAGAAAGGAACACATTGAGAATTTGATACCACATTTATCAAAATATTTAAATGAAAAAGGAATAGAACATAAATTTTATGTTGGACATCAAGTTGATGATAAATTATTTAATAGAGGTGCAACAAAAAACATTGCAGCACATTATGCGTTTGAAGATGGTTGTGATTATGTAGCTTGGCACGACGTGGATATGTTAGCAATCGATAAAGATAATTTAATTTGTGATTACTCCTATCCTGAAAAATCACCAGTTCATATTGCAACCAAATTATCAAAGTATAATTACACATTAGGGTATGATCAATACTTTGGAGGTGTTGTTTTATTTACCAAAGAACAAGCGTATCAAACCAATGGTTATTCAAACGAATATTGGGATTGGGGTCAAGAAGATGATGATCTTTTTTGGAGGTGTTATTTTGAGGGTTATAAAGATGGTAAGATTTTTAAATCACATAAAGAAAAATCGGTTGTAAATTTTAATGGAGATGATTCATTAGTGGTTATACCAACAAACGAAAAGATAAGTAAATGTTTATCTGGTAATCATACTATTTCTGTATTATTTAAAGCAGAACAACAACAAGAGAAAGTGCCTATTTGGTTGGTTGGTGACAAAGAAAAGAAATTTATTGAATACCCAATATTAAGAAAACACGAATCTTGGACATGGGGGTTATCCTTTAATAATTCAAGGACGGTTAACATGACAGTTTTTGATAAAAACGAAAATTATCATAATAATTGGGTTAAGAAATTTGAAAATGAATGGACGTGGGTAACAGTTTCATTTGATAATAAAACAAAAGAAATGTATTTCTTTGTTAATAATGAATTAGTCACTAACGTAAACGATGTTAAAGAGAATAAATCATTTATGATTGGAGAAAACCTTAAAAAACACGATAACACCAATCCATTTATATTAGGGTTTTGTAGCAACCAAAAAACATATTTTAAAGGCCAAATTGCTGAAGTTAAAATATATGACAAGTGTTATAAAAATATAAAAATGTCGGTTAGTAAAGAAAAAAGTTTGGTTTTACATATGGATTTTGAGAATGGTTATTTAGATAAGGTAAATAATATAATATGTGAAAATCTTAATACTGAAATTACTAAAGAAGATATTGAAGTTATCGATAATATAATTCCAATAAGAAGAGAAGGTAATTTTAATTGTATGTTTCATGAAGACGAAGGATTTATTAATGGTGAATGGAAAAAGGGAGAAACGACCGCAAGAAATGAGAAAAGATTTGTTACTGAAATGCAACAAAAAAAGATAGATTATAAAAAAGATGGACTTAATAAAATATTAGAAGTGTTAGATGTTGATAATGTTGATGATACATTATACCCTAATACAAAATTTATAAATGTTAAAATGAAATGAGAATAGAATATCAGAAACCGTGGTTCCTAAAACCAAAATTACATGAAATACAAAGTAATATAATTACTCAAGGTAGTTTTAGTATTAATATTTCATTTAAAATAGGTAAAGACTTTGAAAAAGACTACAAAATTGGATTTTTAGGTGTACCTGGTAAAAATTTTGGTATTAGTTATGATTATGAAGTTGATTTGTTTGTATTTGAATTTTGGACAGTACAAGAAAACGGAGAAGAAAAATTTAATTGTTATACTTATGACATCTTAAATAACTCCACTTTATCGAGTGGATTAACATTGTCAATTACCTACAATAAAAAAACATTTAAATTATATAAAGATTTTAAATTAATCGACACAATAGAAAGTGAAGGTGAATTGGTTAGTGATTATATTAATGAACCAATATATATTGGATGTCATAATATTGATAGTACAAATATTAGACATAAATGTTTAACCGAAATGGAGTTAAAACATTTAAGTATATATTCTGAGGATATTGATATTGAAAAGTTAGAAAAATATTCAACAGATAGTACTGAATTAAAAAATTCATATGATTTTGATACATTATATTGTTATTATGATTTGGAGGATAAAAATGACGAGTTTTTAATAATGGACGAGTTAAAAGATAAGACATTTTTAAAGAAAAAAAATAAAATGTCTAACGTTGGATTCGAATTAATGAAGGAAAAATTAGATGGTGTTGGTTGCGGATTTTGTTTGGCTAAATGGACTCAAGTAACCATGCATTTACATAATGGAACAACACATAGTTGTCACCATCCAGAACCACATAAAGTAAATTTAAATGAAATTAAAAGAAATCCAACGGCATTACATAATAGTCTAATAAAAAAACAAGCTAGAAAAGAAATGTTGGAAGGAGAACGACCATCCGAATGTCAATATTGTTGGAATGTTGAAGACACAACTGTAAAATCATTTTCAGATAGAATTTTTAAATCATCGGAACCTTGGTCAGAACCATATTTTCATGATATATCTAAATCAAATTGGAGAGATGATTTTAACCCAAAGTATGCTGAAGTTAGTTTTTCCAATACTTGTAATTTTAAATGTGCATATTGTGGACCTGAATATTCATCTAAATGGATGGAAGAAATTAATCAATATGGACCATATAGACTTTCATATGATTATAATGGTACAAAAAGAATGGAAGAACGAAATACGGTACCATATAAACATTCTGAAGAAAATCCATACGTCCAAGCTTTTTGGACGTGGTTTCCCGAATTATATAGTAGTTTAGATACGTTTAGAATTACCGGAGGAGAACCATTGCTATCTAAAGATACTTGGAAAGTACTAGATTACATTATTGAAACTGAGGAACCAAATAAAAATTTAAAATTATCAATTAATAGTAATTTAGGTATACCTGATGATTTAGTTGATAAATTAATTGAAAAGTTAACAATTATAATTGACGAAAAAAGAGTAAAAGAAATAATTATTTTTACATCTTGTGAAGCTGACGGAAAACAAGCCGAATACACTAGGTATGGTTTAGATTTTAATATGTTATTTAAAAATATAGATAAAATTCTAACTTTATTACCGAAAGTAACTATTGTCGTTATGGCAACATTTAATATATTTAGTGTATTTTCTTATGAGAGATTAATAAAAAGAATATATAAAATGAAAATTAAACATTTTAATGATGAAAGATATTGGAATTCGGCAATTATTTTGGACACATCATATTTAAGACATCCACCGTTTTTAAGTTTTAGGATATTAAAAGATTATGTTAAAATTGATTATTTTGATAGATGTATAAAATTTATGAAATTTAACACAAGTTTTAGAAGTTTAAATTTTCATAAAATGCAAGAAATTAAAGATGTTGGTTTTTCATTACAAGAAATTGAAAAAATATCTAGATTGAGAGATATTTTTATTAGTGATTCAGAACTTGATTCTAATTCATTTAATAAAGACAAATTAGATTTTGTAAAATTTATTAGAGAATATGAAATTAGAAGAGGTTATGTTTGCGAAGAATATTTTCCAGAATTGATTAAATTTATAAAGAAAATTGAATATGAGAATAAAATATAAACACCCTTATTGGATTAAATATAATTGGGATTTAAGTGAACATCACGATAATCAATACGTTACTATTTTTGATAAAGAAAAAAATTATAATGTGTATGATTTTCAACATAAAGAAAAATTTATAATTACCTGTAATTTTACAATTAAAGAAAAATATAAAATTGATAAAATTTGTATGATATACGGTAAACCTGGAAAAAATATGGGATTATCATATAATAGTGAAACTAACGATGTTGCTTGGGAATTTTGGGTAAGAAAAGACAATGGAGAAGATGAATTTAAATATATACATTTTAAAGATGTGGATAAGAAGGACGTTGAAAATGGTGTAACACTATCTGTTATTAGAAAATTAAATAAATTTATATTATATAAAAACTTTGTCGAAGTAAATGAACTAACATTTGAAGGACAATTAATTGAAGATTATAGGTCGGACGGTTTATATTTAGGGTGTTCGAGTCCTGATTGCGGGTTGAAAGAACAAAGATATTATGGGGAAATGGACTTAAATCATTTTTCTATTTTAATGAAGTCGTCAGATATAAATGATGCAAAAGATTTATATCAATCTGAATTAGTAGGTTTAGTAGAAAAATATTATTATGAAGATCTTATTTGTTTATACGATTTTGAGATTATTAACAATTTAGATATAATTTATGATGAATCAAAAAATTGTAACTTTTTAGAAAAAGTACCAATACAATATATGAAATAACAATAATTTTAATTACATTAATAAAAATATAAAAATGTCAGAACAATTAGCAAACTGGAGAGATGAACATTTAAATAAAGTAAGTTGTAGTTTTTGTGCGGCTAAATGGTTAAATGTTAGTTTACACTTAGGTCATGGATTTACAAACTCGTGTCATTTACCATTACCACATCCCATTGATGTTGAAGCAATAAAAACAAATCCAGCAGCATTACATAATACTGATTTTAAGAAAGAAATTCGTAAAATGATGTTAGAAGGTGTTAAACCGGCGGAATGTTCTTACTGTTGGAAGATTGAAGATATCGGTAGAAATAATATTTCGGATCGTATATATAAAAGTCAAATTTATAGTTCTGAAGATATTGCGGCATTAAAAGAACTACCTTGGGATGCGGATATTGTACCACAGACTATCGAGGTATCTTTTGATAGAACATGTAATTTTGCTTGTTCATATTGTAATTCAGGATACTCAACAACATGGGGTAAAGACATTAAAGATAATGGTCCATATCAGAAATTTAAAACAACAAGTGCGGGGGCATATTATGCTGACGGATCTTGGTCTGAGATTTACGGTAAATACAATGAGAACAATCCATATGTTGATGCTTTCTTAAAATGGTGGCCTGAATTGTCACAAAAATTAATGGAAATACGTGTAACTGGTGGAGAACCATCACAATCTCGTAATTTTTGGCAGTTCATGGATACAATGAAACAATATCCGTCCCCTAATTTACGACTTGCAGTCAATTCTAACCTAGGTCTTAACGAAACGACGGTGAATAGGTTAATTAGTATATCTCACGAATTAGACATCAAAGAATTCGATTTGTATACAAGTTGTGAAGCTTATGGTGAGCAAGCGGAATATATTAGGGATGGTTTAAATTATGAACTATGGAGAAGTAATTTAGTTAAAGTAATTGAGAGTGCTAAAATTAGACAAGTTGTTATTATGATGACAATTAATAGTTTGTGTTTATTTAGTATTACTGAATTTTTAGATGATATGTTGAAATTAAAAGAGAAATACGGAACACATAAACCAATTGTTGACTTTAACATTTTAAGATGGCCGGCGTTTATGTCACCACTTACATTACCGGACGATATTAAACACGATTTACACGGTAAGTTATCAATGTGGTGGAGAAAACATAAAAAGAATCCGTTAATCAATATGCATGAAGGTGCTCAAATTCAAAGATTGATTGATTATATTGAAGTTGTTAATAGAGGTCATAATACAAGTGAAATGGACATGTCAATACAATATCATGACTTTAAAAGCTTCTATGTTCAATATGATATTCGTAGAAACAAGAATTTCGTGGAGACATTCCCTGAGTTAGAAGATTGGTATAATTCATTAGTGATTGACAACACAATACAAGATGTAAAAATTACTGATGGTAGAATAACACACTATGAACCTGGAGTTTATGTGTCAGATAAAGAAAATTACAATAAATAATGAATTTTGTTTTTGAAGATAAGTTTAATCTGGCTAATTTTACTTCCTGTAAAGATATTAATAGATCAGGGATTAATAGGTTTGGTATATCACCATTATTAACCGCAACAAACATTAATTGCCAATTATCAAATATTAATGGAGAGTTAAATTATTATTCGGTAGATGAAATAATTGATGAAGAGTATATAATCCCAACATCAGTAAACCATAGTCCCGATGATTGGACAGGGTATGACCCTAGGGTTAAAAGTTTTTTCTTTTATCTTAATGAAAAATATCTAACTGACTTAAGAAATAATAAAGCTTATGTTATGTTGGATCAAAGTTTAGAGGGGTATCAAACACCTTGGTTATGGGAGTGGTTTCATAAAGAATGTAAAGAATGGAATGTTTCACCAACACGTATCATTTATGTTACTGGTAATATGATTGCCGATGAAACATATGAAAAATGGACAAAAGACAATGATGTAATTGAAAAGATTAAAGTTATACCATATTCACATTTTGAATTAGATATGGGGATGATGTGTTATGAAAAAATCAGAGATAACCACCCATTACCAACATTTGAAGATCACATCACACATAAAACAGAAAATATATCTCATATTAAAACTTTCGCTTGTTTAAATAAAAGAATTAGATTACAAAGAGTTTGGTTTTATAATTACTTACATCAAGCGGGATTAATTAACAAGGGATTAGTTAGTATGAACTCATTCGATAAACATGGTTATATATTTGAAGGACAAGAAATAAGTAAAGAACGTATAGACGAAATATTAGTTGGATTACCACTTTTAGTACATGAAAAAAGTAACGATGAATTTGATGATAATTTCTATATTAGAAGATTCAATAATCAAATTTCATTAGATACATTTATGACGGTTATTAGTGAAGCTCATTGTGGTGATAGTGACGAAACCATGTTTTTAAGTGAAAAAACATTTAAAGTTATTGCATGTAATAGTCCATTTATTATAATGGGGAATAAGGATAGTATGGAAATGATGAAAAAAATTGGATATAAAACATTTGATGGTTTTATAGATGAGGGATATGATCATTTACCGACACATGAAAGGTTACAATATATTATTGAGTCAATTAAAAAAGTTGATGATATTCAAGATAAATTAAAATGGTTTTCTTCTATGGAAGAAATTATAAAATATAATCAATCAGTATTGGTTGGTAAATTATTTAAATTACCTGAAGCGTATACCAATTTAAAAAATTATTGTAATCATACAAATAAAATTAAAAATTTAATTTAATGTTTGATTGGTATAAATACGATTTAATTAGAAAATTAACTACAGATTCTAAAGTTATAATTGGTATTGGAGATAGTTTTACACAAGGACAAGGTGCTTGTAGTGAAGATATATGGAAAAAATATAATTGGGATATGAAAAATGTTCCTGAATCCGACGAAAAAATCGTGGATACAATCTTTTATGAAAACTCATGGGTAAATCAATTATGTAAAAACCATTTAACAGATTATATGTCGATTAATTTAGGTATGGTAGGTAGAGGTAATCGAGCATCTGTTAAACAATTATCAATGCACCCCGCGTTTAAATTTGAAAATATAAAAGAAAAAATAGTTATTTTCATGTTAACAGGTATGGAGAGATTTGATTTTGTACATAAAAATTTAAATCAACATATTCATTTTAAAACAATGTGGCCAACCGATTCACATGTCGGAGATGAAAGAGGTTTATGGAATGAGTATCTTACTCATATCTATTCAGATAGATCCGCAACAATAGAATTAATATTGAACATTCATGAAGCTCAAACATGGTGTAAAGCAAATAATGCAAAATTAATATTAACAAGTGCTTTCTCAACAGATTATAACAATGAATCATTTTATAAAAAAATAAGAGGAGAAAAAACAAAGGAAAACTATCTTTATGGTAATATTCATTATCTTAATGAATTGATGACTATGGTTAATTGGGATAGTTACCTCAAACCAGGAGGTTTTTCTTGTGTTGCTGACATGTTATGTCATTTAGAGAATAGAGACGATTTAATAGGTGTAGAATCATCGGCAAAATATTACGATTACGCGTACTCAAATAAAAAAATGTCAAAAGGTGGATATATAACACCCTGTGCACACCCGTCAATAAAAGCTCATACTGAGATTGCAAAAACTATGTATGATTTTATAATAAAAAATGATTATTTATCAGAAATAAAAAAACAAAACAAATTAATATAATGGAACAAAGAAGATTTTTACCAACATTATCGGAGTTAATTGATAGACTTTCGATTGTACAATTAAAAGAAGTGTTTATAACTGAACATAAAGAAGAATACGCTAAAGAAATTGCTGATATCACACACGACATACAACTTATTTTAAGTGAGAAAGATGTTGTTATAACTGGTGAGATGTTGAGAGCGGTTATTGTATGTGCACAAATGAATTTACACATTTGGCATAACGAATCTAATGTAAGAAGTGGAAAAGAAGGACCAAGTATGTTATCGTTAACTCACGGATTAAATGGTATAAGAAATACCGCCAAGAATAAAATACAAGAAGTTGTTGGTGGAAGAAAAGATTATAAAATTGATTGTATTGCGGCTGATTTTAAAGATTGGGAAGTTAGTTGGCCAACAAAAGAAGAAAATGAAGGATAAGTTAAATAAATATGTTTGTACTAACCCGTTTAGTTATATGGACTTACAACCATATCAAGTGTATGTTTGTTGCCCCTCATGGTGTCCAACAAGTATTAGAGACGGCAAAGAAGAAATAGAGTGGGATACTAATACGGCAATTGATATACGGAAATCAGTATTAGATGGAACATATAGACATTGTGATCATAATGTGTGTCCTAGTTTAAATAGATTATTAAACACAAACGAAATACCAATTAATTTCATAGAAAAAGAAAAATTTCTAAACTATCATAAAATTAACTCAATCGAAGATGTTGAAAAAATAGAAACCCATCCTGAGAACGTTTTATTTGGTTTTGATAGAAGTTGTAATTTTAAATGTCCATCTTGTAGATTGGACTTAGTTTCAAATGATGATGAAAATTCTAAAAAACATCAAGATAAATTAAAAACTCTTTATGAAATTGAGACTAAATTTGCCAGTCATATAAAAACAATATTAATAACTGGTAGTGGAGATCCATTTTATTCTAAAATTTATAGAAACTATTTAATTAATTTTGATATTAAAAAATATCCAAATTTACAATATATAAACATTATTACTAACGGTAAAATGTTAAATGAAAAAATGTGGAATTCATTACAAGCGAAAAAATATATAGGATCTATTGAAATTAGTATAGATGCGGGAACTAAATATACTTACGAAAATATTACCAGATTAAATGGTGATTGGGATATGTTATTAGGTAATCTCAAATTTATAAGTACAATTGATACTATTAATTATTTAACATTGTCTTTTGTTGTAAGTGAGAAAAATTATTTAGAAATGGGAATGTTTTATAATATAATGACAGATATTTTTAAAAGTAGTAGTTTTAAATTACATATTAATTATACACAACATGTACATTGGGGAGATGGTGCATACACCGAAGAAGAAGTTAAAAAAATACAAGTTTTTAAAGAAGATCATCCATTTTTTAATTCATTCATGAATGAATTATATTATATAAATAAAAAGAAAATTGTTACACATAATTTCCATCATTTAGTTAATAAAAAATTAAATATAATATAATTCAGGATATTCCACAATTACATGAATACCACCTTTTTCGTATGCGTTTTTATAATGTAATTCAATATCGTTCCAATCCTTTAAATCAATAAAATTAATATTAGGACACATGGATTTGAATTCCTCAAAGTAATTACCTCTGTGTTGATGACCTGGATCTAACGGTTTATCAGAACCCTTACCTAAACGAATAATCATATTAGGTTGCCATTTACCTTGACTCATTAATCCAATTTTATCAACATGGTTAACTAATTGATTTGTTGAACATATTACAAAATCCCAACGAGGGTAGAATGTAACGACAAACTTACCAGCCATAGCCATTCCTAATGACATACCCATTTGAGATTCTTCCATAACGGGAAGTTCAATTAGTTTTTCTTTAGGAACATCACCAATGGTCGTACTCATTGGATTACCGTGCCAAAGAACCTGTTGACCTATAAATACAGTATCTTCCTGTTGACCAAGGTAAGTCATTGAATTTGTTAGTGCGTCCTTATATGGGGTATATTCTGGTGAACTCATAATTATTTATTTTCTATATTTTTTATTATATTTTTGGCAATTATTTCATGACATAATTTAGATGGATGTTGATCCGGTATCAATTCTGTAAAATTAATTTTATCATTTGATATAAGTAAATTTTCATTCAAATTTATCATATAATCTAAACAATCATATGTTTGTCCTTCATATTCAAATTTAATAAATTTATCTGAAAAATAAGAATCTGTTTTAATATATTTTAATAAATCATCTTGCCAACACCATATCTTAGTTTTAATACCTTTATTTTCGTAGAATATAATAAAATCTTTTATTTTTTGAAATACTTGTCCTGTAAATATATTAAACCATTCATTAAATGTTATGTTATTTTCTACTAAATATTTTGTTAACTTAGAATCGTTTTGACTACAGGATAATGTTTTTAATTTACCACCCACCCCAACATCAAAATGGTTCCTAACAATTTGAGATGTTTGTAATATAATATAATCAATTTCCGAATAATCATATTTACCTCCATCATTAAATTTATATTTATCGAATAAGTTGTTAACAAAATCGATTGACGTTATATCATTACCACCATTCGGTTCTCTAACAATTTCAAATCCATTAAAATGATTAGCCACCAATCTTGGAAATCTAAATATATTTTTATAACGAATGTGTGCATCTGTTAATAAATTAGGTTTAAATTGATTTCCTTGATTAACCACATTTTTCATAGTGGAATAATAATACAATCCCTGACCCCAAGTAAACGAACAACCGGCGAATATTATACCTTTCATTATTTTATTTCAGATTCAAGTCTTCTAATTATACTTTCAGCAATCACCTTATGACATTCTTTTGATGGATGATGATCATCGGGAATATTATCACCGAAAAATACAACATCACCCTTGATCTTTAAATGTGGATTCTCATCGTGCATTTTACGTATTGTATTATATCTTACATCATTGTAAAAAATTGGTACGAATCTCTCTCTAAGATATGGGTATTTATCCAATTCATAATAGAAATCAGGTTCCCAACATAGAAATCTTACTTTTATACCCTTATCCTCATAAAACTTCACTTCATTTTCAAATCTATCTAATTGTATTTTTAAATGAGATTTTACAACATTTTCAATTGTTTCATTATTTTCAATCAACCATTTATAAAGGTTATCCCAATTATAACCGTGATGATTATTATTCAATGAAATCATAGCATAATCTTCTTTACCATTTAATGTAAAATAGAATTTATTACGCCAAATTTGAGATGTTTGAATAATTATATATTCAATATCCCCATATTCTATGTTATCACTTACATAATGGTCGTGCTTTTCATTAATTTTATGTTTAAAAACTGTACGTAAAAAATCAAATGTTTCATCTTCACTCCCACCATTCTGACCTTTAACTAATTCAAAAGTATTAAAGTGATTTGCAACTAAACGAGGAAATCTTAATGTATCTTTAAATCTTAGATGTGCGTCGGTTAATTCTTCACGTCGATATGTGAATTCATTTAATGGGTATTTTTGTTTAGGTAAGTCCGAATAGAAATATAGACCTTGACCCCATGTAAATGAACAACCACCAAATAATAATCCTTTCATATTAATTAAATTCGTTTTTATTTTCAGTATACCAATTGTAAGCTAAGGATAAACCTGTTGTTAATGATGTTTTAGATTCCCACCCTAATTTTTCTTTAATTTTATTTGAATCAATTTTACGAGTTGGTATCATGGAAGGTTTTCCACTAATAAATTCAGTTGGAGCGTCATGGTTAGCAATTACTTTCATCATTTCTAATACTTCTAATACGGAATAAACTTTATTAGACCCAACATTATAAACTTCAAACATTTCAGTCTCATTTTCCATAATAACTTGTAATGCCTCAACAAAATCTTCAATGTATAATAAATCTCTCAATTCACTACCATCACCCCATACTGGAATTGGATCCATTTTATCGGCCACTTTACGAATAGTTGCTGGAGTTACGTGACATTTATTGAAATCATACTTATCGTGAGGACCAAATAAATTGGCTGGTCTAACAACGGTACATTTCATTTTAACAGGTAAATACTTACCATACAATTCACATTGAATCTCAGCATATCTTTTCATCCAACCCACAGGGAAGTAAACAGGATATGGTTCATTAAATAAGAAATCAGTCTCAACAACGGGTTCATCTCCTTTTGGTGGATAAACTGTGTTAGATGATAAGAAGATGTAATGTTGAACCTTATTTCTCCAACTGGAGTCAATTAAGAAGTTATTCATTGCGACGTTAGGTGTAACGTGAGCTAACGGATCAACAACAGTATCTACCGCATTAGATGTTGACGCTGCGGCGTGAAATACTACATCCACATCTTTAGTTGCAGTTAAACAACCTTCGTAAGTTTGTAAATCGTGATATGTGTAATGAACACCATCATGAATTTTTCTAACACCTCTTTTGTGTAAATTTATTCTTAAATTAGTGTAACCTTCTTTAAGTAATCTTTCGGTTAAGTTTTGACCTACTAATCCCGAACCACCGGTAATTAATATTCTTGAATTTTTATTTATCATTTTATTTATATTTTGTATTTTTTTCCATTTCTTCTAAATGTATTTTTTCATTTTGATAAAAATTAATATACGTATATCTTACGAAATCATTTTTAACTGGATTAACTGCGTGATTTGCGTTATTTCTTGTAAAGTCTAATATTGCGAAGTTACCTTTTATAGGAGGGACCACAACTTCTACTCCATTTTCAATTATAACTAATTCACCACCACCATTATTGTAGTCTTTTTCATCTGATAAGTAAATTAATATAACACAATATCTTGATATATTAAATCCATCTCTATGTGGGGTGATAAAATCTCCATTTTCATATAATGTAAAATTAGAATTATGTAATTCATTACCAATTGATTCAGGATAAATTTTCTTTAAACATTTTACTACTTCATCATTAAAATAATTTTTTAATTCGTTAAAAACAGGACTTGTGCTTTCCCACCATTTTTGAACCACTTTTTTATTATTTTCTTTTACAAATTTTTTCCTTTCTTCATATTCTTCTTCATTTAAACTAATTTTATATCTAGGTTCGTTATCACTTAAATTGTAATCAAATCTAGCACTATAGTATTCTTTAGTTTTTGATAATGATTTTAATTCTTCTATTTTACCATTTAATGTATTTATATCAGTAAAAATTTCGTCTAATTTACCAACATAAAATCCATTATCAAACAAATCTCTTTTTAAAAAAGATAATTCTTCGGTTTTAAATTGGGAAATGTAGTAATAATATGTCCTTTCTAACGCTCTTTTAAATGAAGTTGTTGGTAATAAATCGTATTTTTCTTGTTTTGTGGTATCCATTTGTCTTCTTAAATCACCATTAGGTTTTGAAGAATCCCAAGTAATCGAAATATTCTTTTTACTAATGGATATTAAATCTTCTATCATCGATTTAATAGTAATTTCTTCTCCTGAACCAAAATTTACAATATCATTAATTTTATTTTCATACATTTTATATATTGCGTCCGCAACGTCATCACCAAATACAAAGTCTCTAGTTGGACTACCATCTCCCCAACATTCCATTGTCCCTTCAGATTCCCATATTTTCTTAATTGTAGTTGATATTACGGTACCATTACCACTAAAATCATCATAATCACCAAATATGTTTGCGGGTCTTATGATGGACCATTTATCATAACCATATTGCACTTTATATGACTCTAATAAAAGTTCACCAACCCTTTTTGACCAAGAAGGGTACCAATCGTTCTCAGAAGGTAAAGTTTTCCATACATCATCTTCGACAAATTTCTCAGCAGGAGAGTAAACCCCAACCGAACTAACAAATATTAACCAACTATTATTTTTATATGATTGATTAATTATTTCAGTATTAATTTTTAATGATGGGTATAAAAAGTCAACAGGTTGATTTTTAGCCTTCAATGGAGATCCTTTAATTCCAAAAGAATTGATTACTAAATCAGGTTTATACTTATCAAAAAGATATTTTATATTTTTTTCATCAGTTAAATCTAATTTCTCAAAAACAAAATTAGGCTGTTTAAAATTTAATTTAGTGTCAACAATATCAACTCCAATTACTTTATACGAATTTTGAATTGTTAAGAATTTTTTTATTAAATATGTTCCTAATAAACCAGAACAACCGGTTATCAACACGTTTTTCATTTTAAAATGTTTTATTTATTAATGAGTTAAAATAATCTACATCAGAATTGACCTTTTTAATTTTAATCACTTTATTTTTATTTTCTTCAAATCTATCTTTATTATTTATATAAAAATTAATAATTTCTTCTTTATTACTAAAAAGCCTTTTTATTTCATTAAAAACAGCAAATAATCTTTTTTTGTTATCTTTAATATTATCATAACTATGATCTATAATTTCATCAAAAAAGTCAAAATCATATTTATTTTTTAAAAATTTCACATGATCAACCCCCGATAGAAAAATGGGTAGCTGATAAAAATAAAATGGTTTTATTGATTTTTCAGTTATATGAACACTATCACTAAAAAAATTAGACTCTGTTACAACATTTACATAACTCTCATGAAAAGATCGTAATTCATAAATATCTTTCCAATTAAAATTAGGGGATAAGTCACCTTCACTAAACCAATTTGTTTCATTCTCATATATACTTTTTTTAATACCTATATTTTCAAAAAAATCTATATCGTCTTTAAGATTTTCATATTCGATAAAATTAAAAAATCGAGAAAAGAAATTTTTGGAAACATCACCACCTACTAAATTTTGTTTTCTATTCCACCCCATTATTAATGACCAATCTACTTGATCCAATAAATTATTATTTCTTAGTAAAACCAAAAGAGAATATCTATGTGGTTTAGGCGATCTATTGTGGCAAAGAAAAAATTTACCTTCTTTTATAGGTTTATGTTCACTAATATATTCTAACATATGACCTGAAATAAAATTAAGTAAGAATTCTAAAGTATAAACATTAATTGATGTACCTATTTGTTCTTTATATAATTTTAATTTTGAATTATTATTTAAAACAAAAATTCTAGAGTGGTCAAATCCGTGTTTTAATGATTTATTATGTATAAATTCCAAATATTCAAATTCTTCATATTCATGTTCGTTTAAGAAAACTATGTTAAAATTTTTACATTTTAAAAAACATTCTTTAACGTCATCTGGTAATGGTATATCACCATATTCATGAAATAGGTATAAACTATTACCTATTGGATTAATAAAATAATAAAAATTTTCATTTGGATTATTATAAACATCTAATATGTTCCATAATCTTACTTTAAACATCATTTCATAATAACGAAAAAGTCCATTTACAACTTTGAATTTATTTTGACCAAACATATTTTCTAAATTTGGTTTGGGATTAACATTCTCATCCCAATTATCGTAAACTACATTTAAAAAATCACCCATTTTCCTGTTCCGTAGTGCGGCCACTCTTTTTTATAATTATACCAAATAACATCATTAGGTACTTCTCTTTTTATTCCATTCCAAGTTTCTTCCGTAGGTGTATTTGTAGATACACCGTTATCCTCAACAACAAAACGTATTGGTAAATCATAACGTTGAGCGTATTTGTGCATTTCATAAAAACCACCAGTTTCAAATGCCATATCACCAATAAAACACCAAACTTTATCATCCTTACCATCTCTCTTATTTGCGAGTGCAACACCTGTTGCAATTGGAATAATCGCACCAACTATTGCTGATGAATAAAACTTATGTTCTTTACTAACTATAGTAATAGAACGACCAGCAAGTATCTCTTCTTCTAACCATTCAGATGGAATACCTTTAAGTAGTGCATGATAATGAGATCTCCAAGTTGAGAATACCCAATCTGTTTTCTTAATGTATTTAAATATTTCAATTAATTCATCTTCATTACCACCACTTAAGTGTATTGGACCTTTTACCTTACCGGATTCCCAATGATCCGCCATTTTTCTTTCAAATTGAATTAAACCAGCTTTATCCCATAACGGATTATTGACCATTGGTAATTCATCTACTAAATTTTTAATCATCTGTCTCTTTTTTGTAATGTTGGTTTATCTGTTGGCCATTCCATTTGATATTCAGGATCATTCCATTTAACAACACCTTGTTCGTTAGCATCAACATAACCATCTTTGTAAAATAAGTTATAATGAAACATACAATCGGTTAGTGCGTAATGTCCATTCGCAAATCCTGGTGGTACCAATACCTGGTTCCTATCTTTTTCAGTTATCATAAAAGATTCCCATTCACCGAAGGTGTCCGACGTTGGTCTCATATCTAACACTATTAAATATATATCACCGACTGCAGCTTGTACCAATTTCCAAGTTTTATTATCATAATGTAATCCTCTTAATACACCTTTATATGATTTTGAGAATCTACCGTGAATACTAATTTCAGATTTCTCATAATGAATGTGTTTCATTACAGGATGTTCCTCACTATGAAATGTCGTGAATATCTCACCTCTATATTCTCTATAAATTGAAGGTGTAAATATGGGTACTTGATACCCGAATTTTTTTGACGGAGTTTCTATGAACTCATCCCATTTATTACTCATATTATGTTTGATTTGCGTATCCTAAAGGAAAACCATTTCTAAATTCAGCACCCATTCTTGGTACTATCATTTGGTAGGCCATTATTAATTCTTTAATACCCATATCTATAGTCCATTTTGGGTACCATCCAGTCGACTCTATTTTAGTGTTTGATACTATGTAATCCCTTTTGTCGGGATCTTCGTAATAGTCATTATATGATACCGCAAAGTTTTTAACGTGAGATTGAATTTTTTCTAATAATTCTTGTTTACTTAAATTAGCATCACTTAAACCAACATTAAAGACTTCACCCTTATATTGTTCATAGTTAGTCAACATAAACAAGAATACATTTGCAACGTCTTGAATATGAATAAAATTACGTTTGAATGATTTTTCAAACACAACAATATATTTGTCTGTTATTGCTTTATATGTAAAATCATTTACTAATAAATCAGTCCTCATACGAGGAGACACACCAAATACGGTGGCTAATCTAAAAACAATGGCGTCAGTGGAGGTCCTTAAGAAATTTTCAGCCTCACATTTAGTTTGACCATAAACAGATATTGGTGTTAATGGTGATTCCTCATCACATTCAAGTTGACCTGTTCCTAAACCGTAACCACTATTTGTATTTGGATATAATATTTTTTTACCTTTACCGTTACAGTATTTTACGATATTAACAATTTGACTAAAATTAATTTCTTTAGCCAATTCAGGTTCAGATGCACATGCGGGAAATCCCACAATTGCAGCTAATGGTATAATAACATCAACCTCATTACATAATCTCTCTAATAATACTTCATTACGAACATCACCATGTATAAACTTAAAATTTGGGTTTGAAGTATAAGATAATAAAGATACTTGATTAAAGATTAACTTATCAAGAACTACCACCTCGTGACCTTCAGATAACATCTTACCCGTTATAACGGAACCAAGATAACCAGCACCTCCCGTAATTAATATTTTCATATATAAAATATACTAAAAAAATCTCTAATTACAAATTGTTATTACGATTTTTTTTATTTATATTATTATATAATATTATGGACAAAATTATATGTAGTTTAGAAGAATGGGATAGTATATTAGATTTTTATAGACCTAATGGATCTTCTAAAAGTTGGTACATCAAAGAATTAAAAAGAATATCAAGACCCCTTATGTGGGGAGATTGGGATATTTTTTCTGAAAATGGTGAAATGTTTAGTTCGGATTTCTTCAAAGGTAAAGTGTGCCCCTCAATATATAACCATAATATTACATATCTGACAATAGATAAAATAGGTAACAATAAACACATATACATAATAAATATTTATAATATGTCTTTTTTTAGGGATAATTATGATATTGGGTTTAAATGTGTATCTGAGAAATATTTGGAGGACGTTAGAAATGGTAAATGTAAAATATTATTATTTTTAACATATGAAGGATATTCAGGTTCTAAAGGAAACGATGATTTTGAAATAATAGAAAAATGGAGAAAGGAATCTAATTTACCTTCATTTTCGGTCTATTATGCGTGTGGTAATTTGTTGAGTAAAGAAATTGTAAGAAATAAAGAATTACATATAAATGTTGAACCTATTTTAGATTTTGAGGCGTGGAATAAATTTTCATATGAGAAAATTGTTGAGTATAAAACTATTGATGATAGAAATTTATTTTTAATGTATAATAGAAACCCAAGACCACACAGAGTTAGATTTTTAATTGAATTACTAAAAAATAATATTTTTAATAGAGGATTTGTGAGTTTAGGGGATGTTAATATGTACGATCCTGAAATTTATTTAATATCTGAGAATGATATTAATCATTTTAATTTTTTAAAAGATAATTCACCAATTCACATTGAATCGGCACCAAATTTACATTATAATTTGGCATGTAATATAACAACGGAAGATTATGATAAAACATTTATTTCTGTAATATCTGAAACGTTAACATATGAAGACACTTTATTCATATCAGAAAAAACTTGGAAACCAATTATGGTTGGTCATCCATTTATAATATTAGGAAATAAAGGAACGTTAAAATTTCTTAAATCAATTGGGTATAAAACCTTTGATAAATGGTTTAACGAAGATTATGACAACGACAATGATGAAACTATTAGAATTAATAAAATTATTAAAATATTAATTGATTATAGCCAAAAATCTAAAGAAGAATTATCTTCAATTAGAGAAGAAATGAAAGAAGTTTGTAACCATAACCAACAAAATTTTATAAGACTTTATGGATTAAAATATGGATCAAACAATATTAATAAAGAAATATCAAATTTGATCAACAATGTTTGGAAGGACCTTAATATAAAATCATTTAATTTGGTATACGATGTTTGGCAAAACAATAACCCAATTTCAAATGGTTCAATATACTACGATAATAAATGGGCCTTTAACGATGGAGATAGTTTATTAAATCATACTTTAGTAAATGTAAAAAAGGGAGAATTTTTAATAAAAAAATATAAATTAAATGAAATTAATGAATATGGTAATTTTTTTTACATAATTAATCATCACATTAACCCCACTTTTATAACTAAAGAAAATGAAGATTTTGTAATAACTAATGAGGTAATTGAAAAATTAAAGCAATATAAAAATTTTAAGTTATTATTAATCACTGAACATGAACCTATTGATGAAAATGTATTTGTTTTAATCAACAATTACTTCATTAAAAAAAATGTAAATTTGTCTCAAATATATTGTATCAATAACAATTCAAAATTAGAAGAATATAAAAAGAAATATAATAGTGATATTAATGTTTATAAGATTAATTTTTTACTTTTTTGTAAAATTAGGGATATGAGAGACGGAGGTGGATGTGAATTTACGACAAATAAACAAGGTAAATTTTTTATGACATTTAATAAATCAATTAAACCACATAGAACGGCGTTATTGTGTTTATTAATGAAATATAATTTAATAGATCATGTTAATTGGTCATTTATTCCAAATAAGAACGAAACAATTCATCCTGATTTTATGGAAGACGTTATAAATGAAGATAAAGAATTAGAAAATTTATTTAAATATCTTTTAGAAGTTAATTATAAATTAAGTGATTATGAAAATAATATGTTTACTTATAATAAAGATGATGATAATGAAAAGCGTAATTTATCACAAAAATTAACTGAGATTGAAATTGTGGATACATATATAAACTCATACGTTAATATTACAACAGAATCTGTATTCAATAGATTACCAAATACCGTTCATATCTCAGAAAAATCCTTTAAACCATTTTTTTATTATCAGTTTCCAATATTTGTTGCCTCTAAAGGACATGTAAAACAAATGAAAGAAGAATATGGATTAGATTTTTTTGATGATATTATAGATCATAGTTACGATGGTGAATCTGACCACAAAAAAAGACTCATAATGATTATTGATGAAATAAAAAGAATAAATGACAATAAAGATTTATTTACTGAATTCTATAGAAATAATCAAGATAGATTCGAAAATAATAAAAAAATAATTATAAATTTATTGGAGTACATCCAAAAAGATTATTCGTTTTTTGAAAATTTAATATAATGCAGAAAGTTTTAAATTTGGTTTATGATAATTTTGATGAATACACCGAAGAACCAATTCCCAATATAATATTTCGTTATCCAAAAAGAGGAGTTTGTGATTCAAGGAATTTAATCAAACATTTTATAGATGATACATCATATGGTGATAAATTTATACAAAGAACCTGTACAATGTCTGAAGTGAGTAATAACCCAACACAAAATTACTATTATATTATAAATCATGGGGGAGAATTTATTAGTGATTTTTTTGAGAATGGTATAACACCTTTTAATGACGGTGTCGTTGATTGTTTAAAAAAATGTACAAATTTCTTTGTTATGTTCCTAACCGAACACGAACCTGATTGTGAAGAAAGTTTTAAGAAAATTTTAGATTTTGTTCGAGGAATAGGTATAAACGAGAAACAAATTTACATCGTAAATAACAATTATAAATTACCCGAATACAAAGAAAAACATCAATCACAAATAAATGTACACACAATAAGATTTGTTCCACATTCATCCACAAAGGTCTTGAAAAAAGTGGGCGGTTGTGATTTTGAACCGATAAAAGAGGGTAAGTTCTTTCAATTATTTAACAAATCCCCTAAAATTCACAGATATGGTTTATTGTGTTTCTTAAAAAAATATAATTTATTGGATGATATTAATTGGTCATTAGTACCCGGATATGACTGTAGACCAATAGAAAGTTATTACTACCCATTATTTTCAAAAGAGGATAGAGTTATGTTGGAAGAGGAGATGAAATACTTCAATGAATTACACTTTAAGAAAAGTGATTACGAGGTTGAAAAAGATTGGTTTCACGAATTTAGTGAGGTTAATAATAAAGATTTTCCGATATGGATGCATACACCTGAATATCCTAAAAATTATGAGAACACATATGTTAATATTATAACGGAATCAATGTTTTTAGATTCAAACAATAATATACACATATCTGAAAAATCATTTAAACCATTTTACTATTACCAAATGCCTGTTATTTTATCAACACATAACCACATTAAGATGGTAAAGGAAAAATATAAATTAGATTTCTACGATGATATTTTGAATCATAGTTATGATGAGGAACCAGACCAAAGAAAACGTTTGGGTATGTTTGTAGATGAAATTGTAAGGTTATCAAATATAAAAGAAGAACTAATAAATTTTTATAAAAACAACAAGGAACGATTTGAAAGTAATAAACAAAAAGTTTTAGATCTTTTAACGATAGTTGATGATGATTATCTTTTTTTTGAAAATTTATGTAAATGAGAACACTTTGGACATTTGGAGATAGCTTTACTGCCAATATAAAAGATTTAAGTGATAATCATAGACAATATCTTAATATGGTGGAACAATTAGAAATTGTATCGTGGCCAAACCTATTGGCGGAAAAATTAAATTCAAACATTAAAAATTTAGCAATTGCAGGTAGTTCCAATTATCAAATATTTCAAGATTTTTGTGATGTGTCGCATTTAATTAACGAAAAAGATATTGTTATAATTGGTTGGGGATTGGTTTCTAAATTTAGAAAAGTTAAAAACAATGAGTTTCAAAATGTATACCCTAACTTAAATGGTGTTGATAATGAAATTATATCTGATAGAAATCAAGATAAATGGGTTGAGGAAATATATAGTTGGGAAAATTTAATTAAAACATTTTCCAAATCTAAAAATTTTAATGTATATTTTTGGTCAGGAGAAGAGTTTAGATTAAATCATAAATTAAACAATCAAACATTAAAACAAAATAATTGTTTATCGATGTATGATGAAACAGAGGGAAAAATTCCCGACACACATTTAGGTATAAATGGACACAATAAAGCGGTTGACGTATTTTTAAATTATATTAATAATGAATAGACTTTGGACGTTTGGATGTAGTTTTACCGCTGAATATAATCCAATTGAAGGTGTTTATCATCCATTTGAAAATCAATACGATCGGTATAAGAAATTTAAGGGTGGAAAACTTCCGTTAGTTTGGTCTGAATTATTGGGTAAAAAAATTGAATATCAAACCATGAATTGTGGTGTCGGAGGATCATCAAATTATAGTATTTTTAGACAATATATTAATGTGTGTGACTTAATAAAAAAAGGTGATATATTAATATTTGGTTGGACTAGTATGCTTAGATTTCCTGTAATTAATTTAAATGAGAATATAGTCATTGAACTATTACCAAATGCCACAAATTATAGTGACACGGGTTATTCTAAAACTACATTGGAAGAAATTATTGTTAACAGATCTCATCCATTATGGATTAATGAAGTTTTAGATTGGATTAAATTAATTAACATGGTCGTTAAGGAAAAAGGTGCTGAAGTGTACCATTGGTGTAGTGATGACACTTTATTTAATCAACATAGTAAATTTATTGATGAAAGATTTATCGTTATTGATGATCCTGAAAGCATTAAAACAAGTTTAATGGGTTATTTAAACTTACCAAAATTTTTTGATGGACTTTTAAAAGCGAGAATTGTGGAAGAAACAAACGGCGAAGTTATTGATGATCATATGGGAGAATATGGACATATTAATCAAATGGAATATTTTTATAAACACATAAAAAGACACTCAAAAATATTAAATAAATAATGAATACATTATATACGTTTGGATGTAGTTTTACTGAAAATTTTGATCCATTTATAAAATATCCAGGTACAACACGTTACGATTATATCATGAATTATCATAACGGTATTATACCAAAAAGTTGGCCACAGATTATGTCTGAACAATTAAACATGAAATTGAGAAATCACGGTGGAATAGATGGTATAACCGGTAAAACTGGAATGGAAGGAAACTGTAACTTTTCAATTTTTAATAATATATGTATGGCAAGTAAAGATTTCCAAAGGGGAGATATTGTCATCATTGAATGGACACACATGGAAAGATTTAAATGGGCGGATCATAAAACTAATAGGATAACAACAATAACACCTAATCAAATACCAATTGAATATGATAAAAATGTTATTGAATCTATTTTTGTTAATAGAACATATGTTTTATGGATTGAAGAATTATTTAAGTATCAAATTTTAATCAATAAACTTGCCGATAGTATAGGATTACGTGTTTATTATTGGACGATAGATAAAAAAATTATTGAGTATAAAATAGATGAAATTAACGATATTAATAATAGATGGTTATTATCCAATACTTTAAAATATGATAAACCATATCAAGAAATCGTAAAAGAAAATGGTGGTTTACGAATAATAGACGAAACTAATGAGGTTATTATTGACGATCATATGGCATCTTCAGGACATGAGGTCTTGGCAAATTTATTTTTAAAATATATACAATGAGATTAATAACATTTGGTGACAGTTGGACTGCCGGACACGGGGTTGAAACTGACGTAAAATATAAAGAAGAACCATTTCCCCACATGTTCATACAAAAATTAAGAGACATGAACTCATGGCCAAGATGGGTTTCAGATAAATTAAAATGTGAATATATTAATTTAGGTGTTTGTGGTTATGGTAATGAATATATTTTAAGAGATTTGAGAGAAACGATTGAAAACGGATTTATCGATAAAGATGATGTTGTTATAATAATGTTATCTTATCCATATCGTTATAAATCAAAAGACATTCACAATGTGGTTGAAATATATCTATTAATGGAAGAATTATTGGAGGGATATAAACATTTTTACTTTAATTCTTTTTATCCGTCGTTTAGAGAAGAGGATGTTGATACAAAAAAATTACCAGAGTATTTTATAAATCCAGATGGATGCGTTTCAGATATATTACGAGAATATGAAATAAAGAACGATGTCGGTGTTTGGGAGTACGGGAGTAGAAGTGTATGGAACGATGAGAAGAATTTTTATGAAGGAGACTACCACCCAAATTTAGATGGGTATAAAGTGATTGCTAATTACATATATGGAAAACTTAGAAAAAAAATATAACGAGATAAACATTCCCATATGGAATGAGCATCTTAGAAATATGGAAAAGGAATTGGAGTGGTATACCCCAAATATAAAAAGCGGGACAACTCATTACGCAATGACACTTGAACCGAGACATCATGAAGATTTATATATCACTATGAAAACTTGTATGTATTATCTTAATGAGACAGATTCCAATATTAAATGGGGATTACAGATTTTTTGTGGGTGTGATAATCACGAGCACATTAAAGATATGGTAAAAGATTGGGGAGAGGTAATTGTTATTAATTTAGAAATGCCGAGTCTAACAAAAATAGAATATAATGTCTTGTTTAGAGATGTTGAATTTTGGAAAACAGTAAAAGGTGACAAGGTCTTTACTTTTCAACTGGATTCTATATTATTAAGGAGTGGAATTGACGAGTTTTTAGATTATGATTACATCGGAGCACCTTGGAGAAAACCCAAAGAAGGGTCGTATGTGGGTAACGGTGGATTATCATTAAGAACTCGAAATGTAATGTTAGAAATATCTGTAACGAATAAAATTAAAGAAGTTATTTGGGAAGATATTTATTTTGTGAAGTATCTTAAAGGTCGAGGTGTTGCAGATATTGAAACCGCTAAACGGTTTAGTATGGAAGACGTTTATTCACCAAACCCATTAGGTGTCCATTACCCAATAAAATATATTGAACCAGAATTATTAAAAAAGGTTTTATTTAAAAAGTAGAGAATGTATATTATAGGAATTTCAGCATTTTATCATGACTCCTCTGTTTGTTTATTCAGAGATAACCAATTAATATTTGCTTGCGAGGAAGAAAAATTCACAGGTATTAAACATGATGATTCGTTTCCAACCAAAGCGTTGGAATATATCTATAAACAATATAAGATTACACCTAAGAACTTACAGGCGGTTTGTTATTACGAAGATCCCCAATTAAAGTATCAAAGAGTAATGAAAAACATCAAACCTCAATGGTTTAAGAATCCCATATATTCGTTAAAGTCGTATTTGAAAATACGTAATAACATAAAAGAAATTGATAAGAAATTAAAAGAGATTTGTCCCACGGTATTTTATTCAACACATCACGAGGCTCATCAGTATTATGCACATTATACGTCTCATTTTGAGGAATCTACTTGTTTATCCGTTGACGGTGTAGGTGAAATTGATACGGTGTCGTTAGGGGTTGCCGATTACAATGGAATTAAGTACAGTTCAGTTGCAAAGTATCCACATTCAATGGGTCTTTATTACTCCGCATTAACCTCTTATTTAGGGTTTAGACCGAACGAAGGTGAGTATAAGGTAATGGGATTGGCGTCCTATGGTGACCCTCAAAAGTATATTAAAGAGGTACGTGATTTGATTTCATTTAAAAGTGGTAAGTTGGTGTGTAATATGGATGTATTTTGTTGGAATAAGACCGATAAATCCATGTTCAACGAAAAACTTGCGGAACTATTAAGCGTCCCACAAAGATTACCGGAAGAAACATTGGAACAAACACACAAAGATTTGGCGGCAGCGGTTCAATTAAGATACGAAGAGGTATTATTTGAAATTATCAAATCAATTAGACACGTAAGTAAAAGTTCAAACTTAACATTAAGTGGTGGATGTGCATATAATGGAACGGCGAATGGCAAGATTATAGACAAATCACATTTTACACACCTTTGGATTCCACCTGCACCATCTGACGCAGGGTCGGCAATAGGTGCTGTGGTTCATTATTTGGTTAAAGAACGTAAAGTAAGAAGTAAAATTACAAGAAATCCATTTTTAGGTCCCGAATATTATTTAGATGATATTAGACATGCAATTGGTACCAAGAACTTTAAAAAGTTTGAATCTGAAAATAAATTAAGAACACATATTGCACAAAAATTATTTGAAGGTAAAGTTGTTGGATGGTTTAATGGTCATATAGAATTTGGATCAAGGGCGTTAGGTAATAGATCAATATTAGCAAATCCAACATTACCTAATATGAAAGATAGAATTAATAAGGTGATTAAGAAAAGAGAAGGTTTTAGACCATTTGCCCCAATGGTAACCAAAGAGAAACAAGATCAATTCTTTGAGATGACAGACGATGTTCCATATATGAATCAAGTTGTTAAAGTAAAGGAAGAATATCGTGATAAACTACTGGCGGTTACACACGTAGATGGTAGTGCAAGAGTTCAAACAGTTTACAAATACACCGTAATTCATGATTTATTAAGGGAATTTGAAAAATTAAGTGGTTATCCAATTTTACTGAATACCTCATTCAATGTTAAAGATAAAACAATGGTATTAACGCCAAAAGATGCTGTCGATACTTTCTTTGATACTGATATGGATATATTAGTAATGGGTAATTATGTTATGTATAAAAATTAAAATATGAAAAAACTAATCAATTGGGTAAAGAAATACTTTGCCGACAAAAAGAGAAAGAAGGAATTTAAAAAGAAATTAGAAGAATTACGTAAAAGAGATCCATTTATCTATAACCATTAATTTGGTTTTTTAAAAAACTTTCTTTATATTATAGTATTATGTCAATATATTGGTTCACCGGACAACCCGCATCAGGTAAGACTACGTTAGTAAACAACCTCCTAACCCATTTTGGTAAGGAGAACACTATTATTATAGATGGTGACGATTTGAGGGATATCTTCCAAAATAAGGACTATTCTGAGGTGGGAAGGAGAAAAAATATTGAAAGAGCACAAGACATTGCTCAATTTTTGAATAAAAAGGGGTTTACGGTCTTGGTATCCTTAGTTTCACCATATAAAGACCAAAGGGAGGACTTTAAGAATAGAGAAGACGTTATTGAGGTTTATGTACACACGACAGAGGATAGAGGTAGAAATCAGTTTCATGTGGAGAACTACGAACCACCGACCGAAAACTTTATAGATTTGGATACAACAGGTAAAACCGAAGTAGATTCTTATTATGAAATATTAAAAAAATTAACACTATGAATAAAAAATATGCGATGTATGTGGGCAGATGGCAGAATTGGCACAAGGGTCACGAGTGGTTACTTAATCAACAATTAGAGAAAGGAAAGAATGTGTGGGTAGCCATTAGAAATGTGGAGACAGATGAGAATAACCCAAAAACCGCTCAACAGGTTATGATGGATTTGGCGGACGAACCGTTTTTTAAGGAAAATTCACATAAAATTAATATATCTATTATTCCCGATATTGAAAGTATCAATTATGGTAGAGGGGTTGGGTATGATGTTATTTACCACGAACCACCTGAAGATGTTGCTAAAATTAGTGGTACAAGTATCAGAAACGGGTATATTGACTCTAACGGAGATATTATCGAATATCCTAATATGAATGATAAATGATAGATTTTAATTTTAAATATTACGAAAGATATGATGTTAGCAATATATCAAATCATCTAAAAGATTTAGATTGGAATGAATTTACATTTAGACAAGAATCGTATCATGTCCACGCGGAAACATTTACAATTCCGATTTTATGGGATAACGAAAAAACACAATTAAAATATTGGAAAGATTATAATATTTTTAAAAATGATTTGGATAGTATCGGTGATATTTTAACAACAAAAATAGGAGAAGGTCATATTGAAACTGCAATTCTAATAAATTTACCAAAATCTAAAAAAATAAAACCACATACCGATGCACATATATATTTTGATTCTAGAAACAGAATACACATTCCAATTGTAACCAACGATATGTGCATATTTGAAGTTGATGGTGAAGAGATTAATATGAAACAAGGTGAGATTTGGGAAATAAATAATAGTGATAAACCACATTCGGTTATCAATAATGGAGAAACTGATAGAATTCATTTATTAATTGATTGGAAAGTTATTGATAAAAACAATTCCAAAAAATCTAAAACATTATTATGATAGTAGAAAGGAAGAGACACATCGCTAAAACCATATCATATCGTATTATAAGTACCCTTATTGGGTTCTTAATAATATGGTGGGTAAGTGGATCAATTAAGATTGGAACGGCTTTTGGGGTAGTAGAATTAATATATAAACCCATCCAATACTATATTCACGAAAGAATTTGGTATAAATGGATAAAATTTGGATTAAAAGATTTCAAAAAATCCAAAACATAGTTATAATGGTATAAAGAAATGGTGGGGGGAATTACAAATAAAAGTATTATACTGTAACTAACCTATAATGAAAATTAGACTTAAACGTTGTATATATAAAAACGGATTAGATATAATCGCACCTTTAAAATGTGGTACCCGTTGGTTAGAGGGGTTAGATGTGAAAAATCGTATAGATACTTTTGGATTTGACATAACTGATTTAGAGAAACATATACATAGTGGTACTACTTTTATATATAGACCTATAATGGAACATTTTCTATCTGGTACAGTAACTGATTTATCATTCAAACCTCAATTGGACGTAATTGATATTGTAACCAATATGATAGAAGGTGGTTCCGTACATTGGTATCCGTATCTATATAAAAAACTTTATCCATTACATAAAAAGTTAGGATTTTCATTTTATAAACTTCGAGATCTGTCTCAACTTACTCCAACTGATTCCAAATTACAATGGTCACCGACCCAATATGAATTTAAACTACCAACTAAATACAATTCCATAGAAACGGCATTAAGTACCTTACCACACGAACACTCTATTCAATTAGAAAAATTGATTAGTGAAGAGGAGAAGTGGCTTAAACTAATGATAGAACCACATTATAATGGAAAGAATTGGTAATTACAAAAAATTATTGTATATTTAAATTAAAGTAGTATGTATGATTTACCAAGAAAAAATATTTACAAAAGAGGAATGTCAAACTATAATACAATACCACAAAAAATATACAGAATTAGAAGGTTGGTTTCCGTCAAAACTTATCGATGGACAGAGAATAAAAAGTAATCAAAATTTAATGTCATATGAAGTGTACACCATATTAAATAATAATGAAACCAATTGGTTTTATGATAAATTAATTAATTGGTTTAGTGAAGTTAGTGAAGTTAAAATTGACAAAACTTTTAAAACACTTATATGTACTTTGCATAGATATACAATTGGCGACCATTTTACAAAGCATATAGATTTAATTAAAGGATACGAAGAAAGAAGATATAATTTAGGGATACAATTGAATGATGACTATGATGGTGGTGAATACATTACGTGGGATGATTCCGGTAACGAGATTATAATAAATAAAGAACCTGGTACGGCGTTGGGATATCATTGTAGAATATGGCACGAAATAAAAGAAATTACAAATGGGGAAAGATGGTCTATTGTGATGCCAATTGAAAAAAGTCAAATAATTCAAAAATTAAATTTAATTTAATAAATGAATATTTTTAAAAATTATATAAGTCAAGACGATATTGATATAATATTAAAATATTATAATTTTGGTAATCAAAATAATGATGTAATATCATATCATGGTAAGTCTTTTGAGAAAATAGTTCATTTAAAAGAAATATTTTATTGTGATTTAAGTAATCAAATATTAGTTAGTACTATAATAAAATATATAAAATTGGAGGAAGATGAGGTTATATATTCATTACATTATATTAAATATGAGACAGGTTATTATGCTAGAAATCATATAGATGTAAAGTCAAGTAAAACGTATTTGATTATGTTAAACGATAGTTTTGAAGGAGGTGAATTATATGTTAATAATGAATTGGTAAATTTTAAAAAGGGAGATTTAGTTAACTTTAATGGTCAAACCGAACAACATGAGGTTAAAGAAATAACATCGGGTTGTAGAGAAATTATGGCCATTTGGATCACAAAGAATAAAAGATTATTATGACGGTATAAAAAATAGACATATATTCAAAACTATTTTATATCGTCTTATAAGTATTTTAACCTAATTCTTAACAATATGGTGGATAAAGTGGATCTATTAAGATTGAGACCCCCCCAAAAAAAGGTTGTGAAATTAGTATGTAAACCCCACTTAATACTATATATATGAGATAATTTGGTATAAATGAATAAAATATGAACTAAAAGAGAAAAATTAACTATTTATAGATAAAGTAAAATAGATTTGATAAATTGAATAATTATTTGTATATTTAAATAAAAATAATCGATATATCATTTATAAAAAAGTATAAACAAAACATATGAGAACATTGCTATTAGGGACAGATTTTGCATACAATTCAAATGGTGATTTAAGACCAATTGAGATAAACACCAATATTGGTTGGGATGTGAGATTAGCGGCTGAGACTGAGGGGGCCATAAATTTGACACAATTTATAAGCTTTGTATCAAACAACAATTTTGTAAAGGTCACATTTATCGGTGGAATTCCACAAGTAAGTGAAAAATTTAATGAGGCTTGTGTTAATTTGGGGGTAGAATATGAATTTATTGAAACTTTAGGGGGTATTACAATTCCATATATTGAAGATAGTGATAATCACTTAATTGTAAGAAGTGCCTACGATGTTTCAGCAATCGTTGACGAAACTTACTGCAAAGATAAAGTAAATTTTTTAAAACTGTTTCAGAATGAAAATTTTGGGTTTAAGTTTGCATATATGGATGAAACTTCACAAGTTATATCAAATATAACGACCATACCTAATAATGGTATACACCCAAACTTTATTTTAAAAGCAAGATTTCCAATATATGATAGGGAAGTATACCCAAAATTTTTTAAAGTTTCAAATATTGAAGAATTAAATGAAGTTATTACAAATAATGTAAATGAAGATTATTTCTTAATGGAATATTTGTTTAATGAGGAAAAATTAAACGAAGGACGTATTACAATTATTCGTTCCTTAAATATCTTATACCCACCAACATTAGAATCGATTCCTATCTGTGCATACAAAAAATATGGTAATTTAAAGGTTATGCAAGAATTAAATGACAACTCATATGATAGTCTAACACATCAAATTTCTAATGTAGATAGAAACGGATACTTAACAGGGACACAAAGGTTGGTGAAACCTAAATTACTTGATACGGATTTAGTTGTAATGGCAGATGGTAGTTTTAAAACAGGGCAAGATTTACAGGTTGGTGATACTGTTAAAACAATTAGACTATATGAAAATCAACCTAACATAACTGAGGCCAACGAATTGAGGACATATAACGTTGATTATAATGAACTTCTTTCAAATTCATCATTTAGTACCAATGTAATAACATTTAAAAAAAGAATTGATGTTTCAGTTAAATTAACAACACTAAACTTTAGTGACGAAACAAATTGGAAAGATACATCAAATTCTGTTTATTTAATAAAAAGAAATAACAATGTTATGTGGGCAACAATTGGGGAAGATATAAACACACAAACTACATCAAATTTACAAATAGGGGATATATTATTATTAATAAATGTTGGTAATTATGATACTATTTCATTTAATGAAAAAACTGTGATATCTATACAAGACGAAACCGAAGTATTAAGTGGATATATAATAGGTGTACAAGACGAACATATTTTCCTAACCATAACAGATGGTGATTCTGCAACCGTATCATCATATATCGCAGTAGAACACAATTCATATTGTGCACCATGTAATTCAATTGGAGTAGGGTCTGGTGGATGTGATAAGATGTATGAAGTTTGTTCGGCAACAGGTGCTTGTGGATATTATTCAAATAGATGTCTACAACTCTAAAAAACTATTAAAATTTATATTATGAATACAATAACAGAACAAGAAATATTAGAAATGAATAATTTAATGACCCAAATCGGTGCATTAATTATTAACGAAAATTCTTAAAAAATTACACCTATCGTTTAATTAGTTATATTTAATCAATGAGTTTAGATTTATTAGAAATAGTATCCGCATGGATAACAGCAGCAAACCCATCTGACGCAGAAGCGTCCCTTGCACAAAAACGTTCAGAAATTTGTAATTCTTGTGAACACAAAAAAGAACGTATAAAAAAATTTAAATTAGGTATAGTTTGTGATTTATGTGGATGTCCATTAATGAAAAAAATTTATTCTAAAAATAACAATCCATGCCCGATTGGAAAATGGGAAGAAGTTGACAAGTTGTTTTTTGCAAAAAAATTAAATAATGAAAAAATTATTTAATGTCAATTCTTATTAACAATCAACTTATTTGGGTTTCAATTCCAAGATGTGCGTCTGTCTCAATAGAAGATTCATTAAAAAATAATAATCAATTACAAATAAATCTAACATCTAAAGAACCCTACCCCAATATAAATACAAACCACCATTTTCATTTTAGAAAAAACTTCTTATTAGAAGAATTTGGTTTTCAAAAAACTTGTTGTATCACAAGAAATTGGTTTGACAGATGGTATAGTGCATTGGAATATTTTTTTGAAATATCAAATCATCTTCATAGAAACGAATTAAAATATAATTGGTCGGATATTGATAATAACTTTATTTATGAATATTTTAATAAAAATTTAGCAGATGCAATATATTGTGATAATGAATATAAAATACAAAAAGAATATAGTAAATTTTTTAATGTAATAAATAAAAACTTACCCGATACGTTATCGATATTTGCATGTAAGAATTATTGGACAGATAACACAAAATGTGATTATGAATTTGATATTTCCGAAATAGATAAATTCAAAAATTTAATATATGAAAAATTTGGTGTAGTATTAAAAATTAAAAAAATGAATGGAACATCAAAAATAAAAAATAAAATTGAAGTTAATGATGAATTAAAAAAATGGGTTTGGGATGTTTTTGAAAAGCCCTTCACCAAAAATATGAGATTAGTGTAATGAAACAAAAATCTAATTTATATATTTGTGGTGATAGTTTTGTTGATTGGGAAGTACCTAAAATGCATTGGACGGACTATCTATCCAATCATTATAACGTAATTAAATTTGGAAAATTTGGAGCTGATAATCACTCTATATTATACCAAACAGGAAATATACCAAATTATACAAATGGTGATAGAATCATAATAGTTTTTACATCCCCATCAAGATTCCCAAGAAGATATTTTGGGGAAAGAGAAATAAATCATAATTCAAAATATTTAAATTGGGAATGGTATAAGGATAAATTATTTGCAAAAAAACTGTTTGAATTACGAATTAAAGAAACAAATAGTTGGTTAAATGGTGAACGAGACGATGAAATTTTATTTCTTAAGAAAATAAAAATGTTTTATAACCACCACCAACCAATATTTGTAACATGGAACGATGAGTTTTATGAAAAAACAAAAGAGTTTATAGAATTAATAAAAGTAACTTCTATTGCAGATGAAGGAGGTGACCCAATAGATTGGCATCCAGGTTGGAAAGGGTGCCATGATTTTTATGTTAAACTACATAAACTTTTAAATATAGATGAACCAATTGTAGATTTTAAAAATAATAAAAGTATAATATGAAAATAGAAAAATATAAAATAGATTATCCATACGATAAACAAATATTAATTAGTCAACTTAAAAAAAATATTAATTTATATTCATCCCAAACAGGTGATTATGATTCTCCTGGTATACAAACTCCATTAGGATTGGTCACAAAGGAAATCACTTTCATAAAAGAAATAGCAACTAAAAAGGCAATTGATTATCTCAAAAAGAATGGTATAATTGATACGGTTATAGATTATTGTTTAGAGACTTGGGTTTTTATATCAAGAAATGAAACAAAACAATCTTTATGGCATGACCATTTAAAAATGGGAGGAAAATATAAAAATTCCATTATAACTGATTTAACCTTCACTTATTATGTACAAATGCCAAATAATTTAAATGGTAATGAAGGTATGTTCTCATATAGTTTTGATAAAAATGAATTTTCAGTTTTACCTGAAGAAGACGAATTATTTTTATTTTCGTCAAAAATACTTCACAAACCTGAAATTTCCCCAAATTCAACTAAAGATAGAATTGTAATTGCTGGTAATTTTAAATTTAATGTTTCTAATGTAAAAGAAAAAAATACATTATTATAATTTTATTATGTAATAAATTTTTAACATATAATTAAAATTATAAAATAAATTAATATGAGAGCTTTAACAACATCAATTTTTTAATAATGGTTATAACAATACTAGCAGAACCACGAAGTGGATCAACCAACTTAACTAATTGGTTTTTTAGTAATAAAAATTTTACCACATTATTTGAACCCATAACAAGTCCAAATTGGAAGTGGTATAAACATGGTGTATCACCAAAATTGTGGGAATATAAAACACCACACATTTTAATTAAAGAAACATATGATATTAAAACAGATTTTTCAGAATTAATAGAAATATCAGATAAGGTAATTATTTTATATAGAGAAAATATAAGTGAACAAAGTGAATCTTGGTTAAATGCTAATAAAACAAATAATTGGGATAAAGCATGGGTATTTAAAGAAAATTTAATAAAAGACGGAGATGTATCATATTTTAATCAAATCAAAAACGGATTAAAAGAAAATTATTTAAATAAAGATTATTTTAATATATCATATGAAGAACTATATTACAATAATGGTTTTCAAAAAATATTAGATTATTTAAATATGGTTGAATTAGAAAATAAAAATTTTCCTTACGGAGAAAAATATAGAATAAATGTTAATAAAGGAACAAGTCTTATTTAATAAAGAGGAGTGTGAATCTATAATATCGTATAACGACACCCATATTAAAAATTGGATAATGAGTGATAGAAAATATAATTCACAATCAATTACATATTCGTTGGAAACGAAATGGTTGTTTGATAAACTTAAAACATTTTTTGAAGAACAATCAAACATACGGATAAAAAAAAATAAAGAAGTTATACATTTTCATAAATTTGTAAAAGGTGATTGGTTTGGAAAACATAATGATATTAGAAATAATAGATTATATGCAGTGGGAGTTTTATTAAATGGTGATTTTGAAGGAGGTGACTTTAAATTGTATAACCCAAATGAAATTACATTAGATAAAGTTATTGGGAATACATATTTATTTGATGTAAGAATAGACCATGAAATAACACCAATTTTAGAAGGTGTACGATATTCTTTATTATGGTTTTTAGAAAACGAACATATAAAAATAGAAACAAATAAATTAATATGAATCCACTAAAATATTGGGACCCTAATGAATTTGAAATCTCATCGTACAAGTTTAAATTAGGTGAACGAAAAAACAAAATATTTAAAACATCAGGTACAGACAACACAGGTTTATGTACATACACATATAATGAATTAGGATTTAGAGGTGATAGTATTAAAAGAGAAGGGTTTAAAATTATGTCATTTGGATGTTCAAATACCGAAGGTGTTGCGGTTAATGATCATGAAACTTGGCCAGCTCAATTCACATCATTGATACCAAATGGTGTTAATTTTAATTTTGGTGCTGGCGGTAGAAGTAATGATTTCATTGTTAGATGTTTATTAACGTATTATGATGTAATAAAACCTGATTTAATATTTATAATGTATCCTTCACCTTTAAGAAGAGAAATATATACTAAAGATTGTGGTATTGAACCGTTCATGCCAACGGCTTCTTGGGGTTATTTAAAAGAAACTGATGATGGTATTAAAACACAAGAATATTTAACTTATTTACAAAATTATAATGAGGATACCGTAAATTGGTATAAAAATCATTTATTAATAAAATATTTTTTAGAATCTAAAAATTGTAATTGGGTATGGAATGGTTGGAATGTTAGAGAAATAACATCGATAGATCATAATGAACTCAACAGATTTGATGGTGATTATGGGAAATATTTAGATTTAGGTGTGGATAATGGACATCCAGGGCCTAACCATAATAAGACCTATGCAAATAAACTACATGATTTTATATCAAAAAATTTCCCAAGTTATATAAATTATTTACCAAAAAATAAACAAAATTTGATTTGATTTTTCACATATTTTCATTATATTATCATTAATGAAAATACTTGTACATACATGTTTTATTGGAGTAACAGGATATGCTAACCACGCAAAGTCCTTTTTTTGTGCTCTGAACAAATACCACACAGTAAAGGTTAGAAACTCCACTATAGGTGGGGGTTGGAAGGGTATGAATGATACCCCACACGATAATGAACCTTATATTACAGATGAGATGAAGGATATGTTAATTCTTCAAACTCTTAATAATTCGGATGGTAGTAGGTCGGATTACCCAATCTATGGATATGATGGTGGTTATAAACCTGACGTTCATATTGTTTTGGTTGATACTAACAATCGTTATTTTTATGATGACTATGATGGTTATAAAATAGCTTATAATGTTTGGGAATCAACACGTTATCCCGATAATTTCTTTAAAAGATTACATTACTTTGACGAGGTATGGGTTCCAACACAATGGCAATTTGATTGTTTGGTTGAACAGGGTTATCCATCACATAAAATATCAATAGTTCCTGAGGGAGTTGATGTAGATACATTTAAACCGTTAACTAAGACATCAAAGAAGGACAAATTTAGGTTCTTACATTTTGGTAGATGGGATTATAGAAAGGGAACTACAGAGGTTTTAAGTGCGTTTAGTAAGACATTTAAAGATAGGGATGATGTGGAGTTAATTGCATCAGTTGAAAACCCTTATCCATTTGACGGACTTAAAACAACTGAAGATAGGGTTAAACATCACAATATAGACACAACGAACATTAAATTTATAAAATTCACACCACAGGAAGAATATGTAAAATATTTGCAAGAGGGTGATGTGTTTGTTACATGTGCACGTAGTGAAGGATGGAACTTACCGTTGATTGAAGCTATGGCTTGTGGAACACCGTCAATTTACTCAGATTGGGGAGGTCAATTACAGTTTGCGGAAGGTAAAGGTATTCCTGTAAAGATAGATGGATTAAGACCTGCTAATGTGGAACATAAAGATTTCCCTGGTGAATATTGTGAACCTGATTGGAATAATTTGGGAGAACAAATGTTAAGTGCATTTAACGAATATAAACGACATAAATCATTTGCTGTGGCTGAATCAAAAGAAATACATGAAGAGTTTAATTGGAGTACTGTTGCAAAGGGTGCTTCAGATATACTTGAAAATAAATTTGATGACTTTGCTTTCATCACAACTGGTAATATCGGATACATGCCGGTTATTGAAAAGTTAGTTCAATCATTATTAGAATTTTCTAAACGTAAGATTATAGTATATGGTATTGATTGTGAGGTTCCATTTGACTATCCAAATATTATCAAAAGAACGATAACAACACCAAAGATATCTGAACACGATAAATGGTATTGGAAACAAATGGCATGTATTGAATCTATTAATGAAGGATTTGATAATTACGTTTGGATGGATGGTGATGTTGTCGTAAACTACAACGTAGATAATATTAAATCTTATTTCAAAGAGATTGAGAACTATCCAATATCTGATGTACATGTTCAGGAAGAATTCTTTGGTTGGTATGATGATGGAAAAAATTCACAACTATTCAACGAACAAGTTGCAAAAGAATGGGGAGTTCAAAAACAACAACCTTATATGCATGTTTGTATGTATGTCTATAATAAAGAATGTAAATGGTGGTTTGAAGAGATCCTTAATCATTATGTGGAAGTAATGAAAGATGGAGGTAAAGATTACAAACGACTATACCTATGGAACGATGAGGGTATTGATAATGCAATGAGATGGAAATATAATTTTAAAAAACATTTACCACTATCTAATTTTGACACATCATCTTACGACGGAGATGATGGAATGACAAATGAAACACAACATCATTTCTTAAAGTTTTGGAATGAAGAAGGACCACAAAACTTCAATAGAATATTTGGGTACCAAGCAATACCAAAAGATAAGAATCAAATTCTTTATTTCCACGGTAATAAGAATGCACAGATGTCCGATTTTATGATGGACTTCATTAAGATGAAACGTGATAATAGTTTTTATAAATCAGAACAATTTTATACATCATTAGATGTTAATACATATAAGTTAGAGAACTTAGGTGACATCAAAGATGTTGAGGGTGGAACAATAGAAATTGCGGACAAATATGGATGGGCAAGAGCAATCTATCATGAGATATTCAATTTACATGATTATTATAAGGGTGGTAATGAAAGAAGAATAAATGAAGGTGATATTGTTGTTGACTTGGGAGGTAATATGGGTATCTTTAATAGATGGGCGTATAGTCAAGGTGCAAGTAAAGTAATTTCATTTGAACCAGATAGACGATATTTTAAATTACTGTCACTTAATGCTGACCCACGTTCAATATTATTTAATGCGGCTGCTGCACATGAAATTGGAGAATTGAATTTATATGAGAGTACTCACTTAGGAGGATCAAATGTTTTTGGTATTGAAGGTCAGGAAGGATATAGTGTTAAAACATATACATTAAACTATCTTTTTGAAAGTGGTTTGGTGGATCATATTGATTTCCTTAAGGTCGATATTGAAGGAGCAGAACATGCAGCATTTGCGGGTATCAGTGATGAGAACTTACAAAAAGTTAAAACCATAGCAATGGAATATCATCATAGTCATTTTGATTTTGATGATGAATTAAGAACAAATTTTATAAATAAAATGAATGGATTAGGATTCAATTCATATCTATTATTTATGGGTAATAATAACAGTTTACAAATGATATATTTTTGGAAATGAGTACATTAGATAATTTGGCTAAAGTATACGGAACTGATAAGTCTTCCGACAATCACAATTATTGTGTTAAATATGAAAAGTATTTACCATTTAACAGATATGATAAATTAAACATATTGGAGATTGGTGTCTTAGATGGTAAATCACTATTAACTTGGAAGGATTATTATTATCGTTCTAATATTTTAGGTATTGACATCAATCCTGATTGTAAAAAATATGAGGAAGATAGAATTTTTGTTGAAATAGGTTCACAAGATGATGATAAGTTTTTAAATCAAATTTCAAATGAATATGGTCCATTTGATTTTATATTAGATGACGGATCACATTTGAATGAACATGTTATTTATTCATTTAAAACACTATTTCAATACGTTAAATCGGGTGGCATGTACATTGTTGAAGATGTTGCAACATCCTATTTCCCTTGGTACGGTGGAGGTTTAAATGACCCTAAGAGTATGATGGAATACTTCAAGAAATTAACGGATGATATTAACTTTAGAGGTGTTGAGAACTTAGATGATCAAGCCGCAGTATGGGATCGACGAGAAGATAAACTAATACCATATTCAAATAAAGTACAACCTGATTGTAGAACTGATATAGAATCAATAACCTTCCTTAATGGAATAATTTTAATAAGAAAAAGATAATGGGATATACACAATTTAATGATGATGTTTTTGTAGTTGACTGCTGGCCTGATAATAAAGATAAAGAAAATGTTTTAAAGAAATTACTTATAAGTTTAAAGGTTTATAACTGTCCCATTATATTATGTGGACATTATGCAGTTTCACCTGAGATACAAGTGTTAGCAGATTACTATCTATATGATGGTAATAACGACATATTATTAGAAAAGGATTTTGCTGAGTATGGTATTAATAGTGATAGATGGACCGATATGGGTTCATATAAGATAACTAATAAAATAGATTTTCATCACGACTATGCAATTTGGTTGACAATGAAAAATGCTTTCAATCTTGTTAAACAATTAGGTAAACAATATATTCATTTCTTAGAGTATGATAACTTACCAGATGAAATTCAGTATCGTCAAGCAT